GTACCCTCAATTAATCCTAGTTTATATGCTTGATATCTAGCACTTTTATCATGTTTCATAAAAGCTTTTTGATACCTTGACGATGCTAAGGATGGAAGTTTCGAATAATCGATACTATCCCAATCCTTTGCACACATCTTGGTTTCAACCACATTTGTAAGTTTTACCAATACCTTACGGTAAATTTTAGGTGAGACTTTAAGGTATCTACGTATAATGTTAGCCTTGGCACCTTTTCTAGGCATCCATTTTGCACATAGACCATCTTTGTTCTCCAATGCTGTCTTAATTAAATCTAAAGCAGAGTCCCAACAATTCTGGGTTCCTACTAAAGTTAAGACATCATCCCATCTACCATATTCACTAATTAAGTGAATGTTTTTATGTAAAACTTTTCTGTGGTTGTCACATAACCATAATAGACAATCTCTGAAGATTTGTCTCTCACCAGCTCCACCACGGACATCACGTGCCCAAAAAATAATTCTAATTGTTGTGAGAGGGTCTTCATTAAAAGCTTTAGAAACCTTGGCGAAAAGTTTCTCGTTGCTCGCACCACGCATTGCTCCTATTTGAAAAAATAAGTTGACACAATGTTTAAGTGAGGATGAGTTTGTGGTCATCCCATTCTCAGTAGTTGTGTCTCTTTGTTGTATGGCGTCGATTAAATTCATAGTTATATAAGTATATTAGTTTTTGTAAAAATTAAATTAGATAATAATGTTAATAATAAAAATACGTCCTGTCAAGCCCCTATGACTAATTTTTTTGTTTTGATTCCCACCTTTCTCTTCTTGATGGTTTAACGTCTTTCATTTTTTTAGTTTTAGATGGTGTGGCTGCGGTATTAAGTTTTCTACCAAATTTTACTAAATGCTCTAATTTTCTAATTTCTTTTTTAGATTCACCGTTAATTGGCAGTCTATCTAGCTTTTGTTGTGGTGTTAAACTATTATAGTATTCCTGTCTTGACTCAGCAGCTCGTCTTCTCTCGTTTCTACTTGTTGGTCCGTTTTTTCTTAATTTTGCCATAGTTATTTTTAGTTTTTAGAGCGGGTGGGTGGAACGAACCACCATCTACCTACTGGAATGTATGCCGCTTTTATCTTTAAGCTACACCCGCATGTGTTTTTACTTTAGTATAATTATAAAATAAATTTTGTGTTTAGACAAGAAAAGTTAGTAATTTTTTTGATGTCTTCTGAATATCCTTTGTATATCCTCTGTTGTTATCCCTCCTCTATCTAGAGGGGCATCTAACAATACTTTAGATAAGGTTTTGAAAATATCAAATCTATCTTCTTTTAATGCGTCTTCTAGCATTTTAATTTGCTTTTTTCTATCTAAACTTAATAGAAAGTTTTCCATAGGTAATGGTTTTTAATTAATAATTTTTTGATTTAGTTTTGTAAAGCTTTTTCGGCTTCCGCTGCAGTTGGGTAGTCACCTCTATCGTCTAGGTAACCAACTACAAATCTTTCATCTTTACATCCATTAGTTGCGTAGGATTTGAACTCACCTCCAACAATGAATGGTTTACCACACCACACATTTTCCATGATTGCCATTGGTATGGTTAGACTTTTATCTCCGGTTACATTTAGAGCTGTAATATCTAAAGTGGATATACACTCAGGTATTGTTTTTAAATTAGGATTTTCAGGTATAGATATGAAATCTAAACTTTTACATTGACATATCTCTGATGGTAGTTCTTTTAGTATTCCTGAAATATGTAATACCTTAAGTTGTTTAAACCTACCTATAGAAGGTGGTATTTTAAATCCTTTTAGTATATTACTATCTGGTTTAACTTTACCGTATCCTGAACCTGTTGATATTGTTATGTCTAGGTGTGCTAAGTTATCGGGTAAGGTGTTAAAGAATTCATCAAACCCATATAAAGCGACAAATTTTCCTAGTGCATCACCTTGTGGGTACTTAAGAGATACATGGTCTGTCATTTTGTCATTCTCTGTCATGAATTTTTCTTTAAAAAATTCTTTAAGTTCTTCCATAGGGCCAGATAACATTTCTACTATATCAACACCTCTATCATCTATATCCATAAAATTGCTAGTTTCAAAATGAAACTGATATCTATTTTTTGGTAATCCAGTTTGGGTGTGTTTGTCTGCATCACTCCCTCTTGGTTTTGATACTTCGGTGTCCGTTTTATCTAATATAACATATAGTGGACCTTTTGGTATGTATGTATTTTCATAATAGGTCAACCCTGGAGCTGAAGTACACCATTGTGTTTCTTTATTTTGACCACCGTAATAACAGGCTGCTTCTTTACCTAAAGGATTTTTTTGTTCGATTTTTATAACTTGCCATTTATCACCATCAAAAACTAGTGTTGACCCAGGATGTATCTCCAACTCTTTTCTTTCTGCTTTAGACATTGTTAATTCATCCTTACTAATATTGTAGTCCTTTACCGCATCAAATAATGCATCCGTACCTTTAATTTTATTTATATCTTTTTCACCCTTATATTTTTTCATTGTTTTAAGGCGGTCTAACATTAATAAATTGTCAGTTACCTTATATAAATCTTCGAAAAATTGGTCTTGTAGTTGTTCTAATTTAACTCCCCAATCGGGACTACCGTAAGCGTAATGTTTATCAGCCTCTTGTTGTAACCCCATAAATTGTTTAATAATCCATTGGGTGTATTTTCCTACTTTCTTAATGTCTCCACTGTCAATATCTGCATCTCCTCCCGGCTTAGTTGTGGGGTCTGCTAACATCATGGCTTTTAATTGTTCTACTGACATTAAAGCTTTTTTACCTTTCTTTTTTGGCTTTGTATATTTTGTCATGAAAATATCATAACGAGAACCTTCAATAATCAGTTCGGATAATACGTCTCTAAAGTTAAATGCCATGTTAAATTAGTGTTTTTATATAAATATGTGTTAAGTATAAAGAATTATAGGGTTTTGATATAGGATATTATATCCATTAGAGCATTAACATCTTTTTCACAATATTCTTTTATTTCTGAAATGTTATTGTCTTCATAATAGCTTCTATGTATGTTAGTCCCATCTACTTTTCCGTCTTTTGGTGTGTCTAATCCCAACACACTACATATTAAATGTAATGCTGATAATCCTTTGTAAGACCCAAAGTTCCATACCTCTTTGGTATCTAGTGCTTTTATTTCCCATGGTTTAGTATCGTGAGAAGGCATAATAGGTGAAGGTTTTATCTTATTTACCAACATTCTTTTACCAAGGTAAGGTAAATCAAATGTTTTGATGTTATGTCCACATAATGAAAAATCTAACTTGTAAACTCTATTTAAAAGTTTAACTGTTTCTTTTAATATCTCTTCTTCACCACCTTTAGTAAATGATTGTATTTTTCTTTCTTTAGCTGTAATGAACCCTGCACTAACACAAACTATTCTACCAAACTCTGGTAATAGTCCAGCGTATTTCTTAAATAGTTCTCCTTCAGACATTCTTTCATCTTCTGGATAATGTCTTCTAAAGTAAGACTCACCCATTTTATTCCATAAATTATAAAGAATTGTATTCTTTTCTTCCATTTCTTCTATGGTTGCATAAGACCCACAGGTTTCTATATCAAAAAATAGTAATTTATTCTCCTGAATATTTTTCATCGTTATTTTCGTCTTTTAGTTTTTGGTATGTGTCTGAATCTACACTTACTTGTACTACTCTTTCGTAAACTCCTGGTTCTCTATTGAAGTATTCTACGGTTTCTCCTTTGTTAAGTGTTTCTACGTCGTCTTCACGTACCCAAATTAGTATTTTCATGTTTTTGGCTTTTTATTTTTTAAAAAAATATATTCTGTGATGGTCCATCCTATACATACCATAATAATACATACGAATGTTATTCCCAATATTTGTGTTATTGTTTCAATCATAGCACAAAGATAATAAAAATTTATTTAATAATAAAATCTAGACTAAGATTTTTCGTTTTTTATTTCTTCTTCTGGAAAAGGTAGTTTTAAGTTTGTAACCTCATCCATTATACCATCCACTTTAAAGTCCTCTGTTTTTGATATTGTGTCATCACCACTTAGTGTGTGTATAGTAACAGTATTATCTATCTCGTTAAAGTGACTTAACACCACTTTCCTCATATTTTTCCCTTCTGGTGTATGTATATCTAGTACCCATTGTTTTGGGTATGCTCCCCACATATTGGTATTATTTCTAAACTTTAGGTGGTCCATTAGTTTTTTAAATACCTCCCGGTTATTTTTTGAGTCTTCGTAATTTCCTTTGTATTTTTCATCAATCTCATCTAATGTCCTCATCATAGCATAATTTATATCCTTCAATCCATCCTCGTCTATATCCCATGCATCATACCATGAATCTGACAAATTATACCCAATTTCATTTATGTCCCATTCCCTTAACTCACTAAAATTGTTTATCCCTCCACTACCTATTAATTGTAGTAACTGAGGATAACTTATCTTGGTGTAAAAGCCGTTGGTGGTAGCTTCCATTTCATATGTTACTTCCTGTTTAATTTCGTCTGCGACCGCTTCTTGTCTAGCTCTCCATACAGCGCACCCTATAGCCTCTAACACTTCCCACTGACTATCGTCCCACTCTGTTCTAAAGTATCCTGTTAGAAAATTATCATATACACCTTCTGAATTAAAGATAGTAGTTTGACTGGTGGGGTTTATACCCTCCTCTTTCCAGTAATCTGGTTCGTATCTATTAACAATATCTATAAATTTTTCATTGGTTTTAGGTGAGAAGTGGTGGTCTATATATGTTAGTTCGTCATCGCTCATCTCCTCACAGTCAGTATATGTTCCCATTGCAGAATCAAATGCCCAATCTTCATCTCCATCAATAACCAAATATGATTCTTTATATAAAGATGTAGGCGTAAACAACTCAATACCCCAATCTGAAAACTCTATAGTTTCAGTATCTTCCATATTATAAGGTGATATGTGGTCTCCTGCTAAAACTACATCATCACCAAAAAAATTATCAAGTTTGTCGATATTTCTTTCCAAATTTCTGGAACCACCTTCAATTATATCGTACACCGCTTTAGCAAATTGGTTTTTCTTAGAAAACCCTAGTAGTTCGTCCTCGGTATAAGGCATATTAAATTTTATTCTTTGTTTTGGGCTGTATCTTAACTTTAGTAGTTTAGAAATTTCTTGTTTGTGTGCAAGTATTTTATGGGGTGTTCCGGCATTGTAACTCAATTCACTGAATAGAAGATAATCTCCGCTGTATAGGGTCGGCATTTTGGACCCTGTGTCTACGATAATGTAACTTTTATCGTTAATTAATAATATGTAGGGGAATCCAACTGAACCTTTTATACGGTTTTCAGTGTGAGGCTGGACATCTTTTACCCAAGGTACTAATTCTTTTGTTGCTCCAAAATTAAGTGGTAGTATAAGTTTTCCGTCTTTACCATCGTAGAGTACTCTATGGTTTTTTATTTCTGTAAGATTATTCATATTATATAGTGTTATACTATAAATATTAGGAATTAAATGTTATACTCGGTATAAGCTGACAATCTATTATGTTTAACTCTCATTAAAGTAGAACATTTTTCATACTCCTCATTAATTTCAAAATATTTTATTAATTTGTCTATTGTTCTATGAGGTTTTGTGGGATTAAAAAATTCTAAATCCATAATCTCAGTATCATCTTCAACAGATGTAATTATAAACTCATAAGCTAATCTGTAAGCGGCATCTTTTTCTGTAAAATTAAACATATTATTATCTTTTACAGCTTCCTCTGATTTCATATTTGTGTCCACTATCACTGTTTTCATTTAACATTGTAGCGATTCGTACCGCTTCTTCTTTCTTTGTAATATCCCATATTTGTGATAGTCCGTCCGTTAATAAGACGTGAGTTTTTTTACCCGTTTTAAGGTCCATCATTACTTTTATTATATTATATGCCATTTTTATATTTTTTATTTAATAGTTTTACGTAAAAATCTGCCACTCCTGGACCTAGATTATCTTCCCATTTCTTTTTAAAATTATTAATTAAATTTCTTAATGCAGGTAAATGAATAAATTTATTATTCTTATTATTTAATACTCTCATTACAAAATCAAAATCTTTTTTAATCATAATACAAATATAAAAATTATTTTTTACTTATTCAACTACCTCTAACTTAACTTTTAAAGTATTTAAAATTCTTTTGGTTATCTTATATGGGTCTCCATTACTTGCTGGCCTTCTATCTTCTATATGCCCTTTCCAGTTATTTTGTACCGTGGAAACTGGAATTCTTATACTAGCTCCTCTATCGGATACACCATAACTAAACTTTTCAATAGATTGTGTTTCGTGTAATCCAGTAAGTCTTTTTTCATTGTCACTCCCATAGTTGTTAATATGTTCTTCATGATAGAAAGAAAAAGTATCACAAATACCTTCTATCATATCTTTTCCACCAAGTTCTCTCATTTTTTTGGTTGAGAAGTTCACATGCATTCCTGAACCATTCCAGTCACCGTTTACTGGTTTTGGGTGTAATTCTACTGTAACTCCGTGGCTTTCTGTAATTCTATAAAGTAGGTATCTGCTAACCCATAGGTCATCTGAAACTTTTAGTGCTCCTTTACCGAATAGTTGATATTCCCATTGTCCTAACATTACCTCAGCGTTGACACCGGTAATATCTAACCCAATATTCATACATGCATCTAAATGTTGTTCTACAATTTCTCTACCAATAACTCTATCTGTCCCAACTCCACAATAGTATTTTCCTTGTGGTTCTGGATATCCTTCTTTGGGGAATCCTAGGGGTTTACCATCTTTCATTAATACATACTCTTGTTCGAATCCAAACCACCATTCCTCTTGGTGTCTGTGAAAATCGATATCCTCCAATTCTGCTCTTTCGTTAGTCTTGTGTGAAATACCTTTTTCATTTAATACTTCACATAATGCAAGATAAGACCCAACTCTTTGTGGGTCTGGGTAAACTCTCACTGGTCTTAGGATACAATCTGAATTATTGCCCACGGCTTGTTGTGTGGAACTACCGTCGAATGACCATTCTGGTAAATCTTCTAGGTTTGGTGTGGTAATCGTACCATTTAATTCTACAATTTTAGTTTTACTTCTTAAAGTTTGTTCTGGTTTAGTTCCGTCTAACCAGATATATTCAATCTTTGTTTTTATTGTCATTTTTATCTATTTTATTTAAAAGTTTATCTAGTTGTTGTTGTAATAGTCGCACCTCATTAGGCTCTACATCATCTTCTAGTTTTAGGGTTAATAGGGTTTCTTTTAATTCCTCTAATTCTTTTTTAATTTCTGGGTTGGTTTCTGTATTCATTTTATATTTATAATCATATGAATGTTATTTTAAATAATAAAGAAATTCCGGTAGAAATTATGTCTACCCCTAATAGTATTTCTACTGGCATGATGGGTAGAGACCATTTAGATGGTGGTATGTTGTTTGTTTTTGAGGATGTAGGCGAACGTTCTTTCTGGATGAAAAATTGTTTGATACCTTTAGATATCATTTTTATGGTTAATGGTGAAGTTAGTGAGGTTTACGAAAATTGTGTTCCTTGTGAATCAGAGCCTTGTGAAAGATATTGGGGTTTGGCTGATAAAGTTTTAGAATTAAATGGTGGGGAATATTTAAAATTTATATGAAAAGAAAAAAATTAATATTATCTAAAAGTAGTCTTATAGATTTAATATGTGAGACGGTACTAGAAGTCTCTAATATTAATGAGGGAGGAGATACAGACACAGTTATGCCGACACGTAAATCTCTTGGATTAGGTGGTAAAACAGCTTTAGATAGTAAGACATCTTCTTTTGTAAAAGCACAAAAAGATTCTAGTGAACACATTGGACATACAGATTATGGATATAGTCCACACGCAGGGTGGAAACAGTTTTGGGCTGATTGGCAAAATGACGATTTCTATATCGGCGATAAGCATAGTCAGTATTGTCATAGCTGTGGACTCGGTTATCACGGATATGCCGAGGGAAATATAGATGAAGACGCGAAATTTAGTTATATACAATCTGGAACTGGTGATTTAGTTGCTGATGCAAATGATATACAAAGCTATTTAAAAAACGAAGTGGGTGACAAATACAAGAACCTCGGAACAGATGGTACTTTTGGTGATGAAACAGCAAAAGCTGTAGGTGCTTACTTAGGGTACCCGAATATTACATCAAAGGTGAAATTATTAGAATACCTTGCACCTAAATACCCAGATGAATTTGGGACAAAAGGTAAATCTGGTTATGGAATTGGTGGTAAATCACAAGGAATAATAGCAGACCTATTGTCTGCAAAATGTGTAAAGGATTTGAGGGAGTGTATGGACAAATCTGATTTTGCAACAAAACACGGTAAGACAAGAGAAGAATTTGCAGATATGTTTTGGAAGGCAGCTGTTAAAGCTAGAACAGAGGCTATAGATTGGATTATAGAGTTTTATAGTGACAAAAACCCAGATAATTTCAATAAACTTATTCCGGAAGATGAGCAGTTTAAAAATTTCTATTCTCTTTGGACTCTAAAAGACATAGTTGCCGCTATGCAAAATAACCAGGATTTAGGTTTATCGAAATATGAGCTGCAGGGTTTAAATTACTTGAGGATGGACGTTTATAGTAAACTGCGTAATAAATTAGAAGAGATGAAGGGAGAGGAGAAGTATGAAACAGACTTAGACTACGGTGTATTTTCTAAATCACTTAGAATATTCTTTTGTTGTGAAGGGGATTTTTTTGCTTGGGTTAACGATTCCCAATCTCTGTATCGATATAATGTAAATTTATATACTTTTCTTAACCCGAGTGAAGAGGGTTGGGAACATGACATGTTTAGTTCAACCTTACATGAATTAGGACATATTGTAGATAATATTCTTTTGAAAGACCTGGGGGTAAAACCCTATCCGGGAGATATATATCAGGATGAAGATAAAACGACAGACTACTTGAACCCTCCTCCTAAAGATAAGGATAAGAGAGGCCCTTATGTCACTAGAAAATCTGAGCTTTATGCGAGAATGTTTAATCTTAGACATTATTTTGATGTAAAGTCCACTATAAGTGGTGAAGCATGGGCTCAAGCATGGATGAAGAAGGTTAATAAGGGTGATATAATTTGGAATCCAGAAAAGACATTTGATGACCTTCCTGTACCTGAGTTTGGAATTTCTAAAGTTGGTGATAAGGTCTATTTGGAATTAACCTTTGAGCTTGTGTGTCGTCTATGGAGTGGTAAACGGTGGCAGAAGATATGTAGGGACCCTGAAAAATGGACGTATGGTGATATATGGGATTTTACTACATTTATAAAATATAAGATAGGTGATAAGGAGACATTTTCTACTGAACATGGACTGGGAGCGTTACTAGCTACTTTTACTTTTGACCCTAACAAATTTGAAGTTGATAATAAAGACCCAGATGTTTTCTGGATTGTCTTTGATTTTAATAAGATTGCAGAAGCTAATAGATTATACGTAATGATGGACCCAAATGAGTTGGTGACTGATTCAGAGGAGTTTGCTGCCTTGGAAAATCTATATGACGGACTTCCAAAACCAAGTTAATCCGTTAAACGAATAAAAAAATATAATTTTACCATTCACAGGATTATATACACCTTTCATCTAATTATATTTGATTTACTATTTTAATGTTATTATTGTTACCATGTAAATAAATTTATTAATAACCTAAAAAAAAAAGAAAAATGAAAAAATTAACGTATTTAACACTAATGGGATTAACATGTATTTTAGTAGCGTGTGGAGGTGATACAGAGACTGAAGTTATTGAAGAAACACCTTGTACTTCGGACACAACAGCTGTAGAAGTAATTGAAACGCCAACGGACACAGTTGTAGAATAGTAAATCTCATATTGTCTAAAAATAAAAGGTCCTTCGGGACCTTTTTTTATATGGAGTTATTGCGTGTAATCTAACTACCAATTTTCTCTTTGATGGTATTAACTAGTTCTTTTTGTACCCATTTAACAAACTCAACATACCTTGTAGGTTTACTGTCCGCTTTTTTCTTCCATGTGCCTTCTGGGTTTCTAGTGGCTCTACTAAAGAAGTTTAGTCCACTTATATTGGTTATGCATTTATGCCCACCACTATTAGCTTGTATAACGTCCCAAGCTGGCACTGTTATTTTATCTAATACTATTTTTTGTTTTTCACTTAAATTATCCCAAGGGGTATCAATAATATCAATTGCCATGTTATAGTATTGTGAACCCTCTTTTGGCATATTTTGTAGGTGGTCTTTGTATAACGCGAATAAATCTGAAGTTTTAAAGCCAATACTATCATCTTGTGCTTTTGTTTCACCAACTCTCTTAATTACTGAAATAGGTATCATATGTGCTTTTAATTGTGGTTCTATTTTTTTAAGTACTTCTTGAGCTATATCTCCTAAGTTAACACCTTTAAGAGCTCTATCCTTTTTAAATGGATTGCACGAAGCTTGTACTAACCCCATTGGCCAAGCAACTACGAAGAAATCAGCTTCTGGGTATATTTTAAATGGTGTGTATCTATCATAAGAACCCGGTTTAAATAATGCACCACCACCATATTGTACTATTATATTACCATCTAAAGTTAAATTATCACTTTCTTGTTGGGATTTGATGTATTCGGCTTGGTTTTGTGCCATATCTTCAGGTGAAGCAAATCCTTTTTCTTTTGCATATGAAGTTATATTTTGGTATATGTTTAGTAGGGATGGGGTAGAGTTCATTACCAGATTTTCTAAGAACCCAGGTTTATTTTTATAAGCTAATAATAACTTATTAGTTAAAAGACCTAACATCCATTTCTTTTCATATGCTTGGTCACCTTTTTCAAAATCCCTAATTAAGTTCATTACTTGTTCTGGTTCAATATCGTGTTTTGCGTAGTCTGCAGAATCTACGGTATTAATCATCATAATATCTTCATTACTAAAAATATCACTAGGACTTATGGTTTGTGAGATGGTTTCTACGTTTGACCTTGCTCCTTTAAATTGTGTTGCGGTGTCATCTTCAACACCTGCTTGTGAGTCATGGTGGTCTGTATGTATCTTAAAGATTGGTTTGCCGTGTGCAAAATCTACAAGTACCGGCATTACATCACCGCTTGCGTCTGGTTTTTTAACAGAAAATTCTTTATCCCCATATTGTATAACATGTGAACCTATAACATCAATCCCATAGCTTTCAAGATAATTTTTCATTCCTAATGCTGATACTACTCCGTCTAGGTCTTGGTGAAAGTATATCTCTGCTTTTGGATATCTGTCTGCTAATTTGTTAATATCCCTAATCCCACCTTCATTTAAAAGTGACCCATTAATATGGTCTAGTTGTTGTTCTGTTATCTCTATTTTCATATACTATAAATACTTTACAATCCTTCTATAAATTTTTGATGCTCTAACTCCCTTCTTTTAGCTAGTCCAGGAAATTTACTACTAACTCTATAAGTTTTAATTGCTTCCCCTGCTTTTTTATATTCATTAGTATCTAATGTGCCTATACTTTTTAATAGGGATATTACATCAGCCATTCTTAATCCTGAAGCACCACCATTATAGGATAAAGATAATAAAGCGTCGTACATATTTTGAGTTATTGGTACGTATATTCCTTGGTCCTCCCAATCCTTAAAAATTTTTCTTAGTCTCTTTGCGTGATAGTTAGAATCTTCTTGTAATTTCTCAGTGGCTTCCTTCTCACAATTTGTACCATCCCCTAATATATCACCTTCTTTAACCCCCTCTGTATGTCCATATCCTATTGTCCATTTACCATCACCAATACTATATGCTTTACATTTTAAACCTTCCTCTTTTCTTATATGACTCCAATACCATTGTGAAGCTTTTAAACTAGAAGCTCTCATAAAGTTAGAATTATCTAATTGTTCTGAAATTAGTTTAACTTGGTTTTCTGTAATTACTATACGCATAAAAAAGTCGTTTACAATAAATACAATCATAAACGACTTACTACATAAAGTAGTTATTTATCTACATACAACTAAAATACCTCTCTCCCCTATCACAAAGAATAGTAACCGCATTATTTTTATTGTTATCTCTTAGCCATTGAAATGCTGCGAATATATTAGCTGCAGCACTTATACCTACAAACAACCCGTATTTTTTTGCTAAGTGTCTTGCACATTTTTTTGCACATGCTGTAGACACTGTTCTAACCTCATCTACCTTATCTAGGTCCACGAGGAATTTACTACCGTCTCCTATCCCTTGGATACCGTGAAGTCCTGGTTCACCACCACTCATAACAGCACTCTCTGTTGGCTCTATTGCTACTGTCTTTATGGTAGGCCACATTTCTTTTAAAAACTTATCGGTACCCATAAGGGTACCACCAGTTCCTGTTCCAGCCACAAAGACGTCTGGTGTACACTCTCTTATTTCATTAGCATCTTTAAATTGGTTGTATATTTCTGGACCTGTGCCCATATAATGTGCTTCTATATTTAACGGGTTGTGGAATTGGTTGCAATTAAACCAACCATTTTTATTACATATGTCATCTCTTAAAGCTATTGCTCCATCAAAGTCTCCTTCTTCAACCTCAATTAATTCTGCACCATAAAACCTAAACATATTTTTCCTTTCTTCAGACATATTAGATGGCATGATAATAACCATTTTATAACCTCTTTCCGCGGCTAACATTGCAAATGAGATACCACTATTACCTGATGTCGCTTCACATAGGGTATCACCTCGTTCTATTAGTTTTAATTTCTCTGCATTATTAATAATAAAGCTTGCCATTCTATCTTTAACAGAACCACTAGGATTCATAAATTCAGATTTGCCCCAAACGGTAAAATCCCCAATGGTAATGGGGATTAACGGGGTGTTACCCACATAATCAGATAGTCTTTGTTTCATTAGTCTACTATTTCTACTGAAAATTTGTCTCCTTGTTGGATTTGTTCTACAATCTCTAATCCTTCTGTTACTTTACCAAAACATGTATGTTGTTTATCTAGGTGTTGTGTTCCTTGTCTACTATGACAAAGAAAGAATTGTGAGCCACCAGTATTTCTACCAGCATGAGCCATAGATAACACCCCTTTGTCGTGGTATTGGTTATCCCCGTCTAGCTCACAATCAATTTTATATCCTGGACCACCCATTCCGTTTCCGTTAGGACACCCACCCTGTGCTACGAAATTAGGGATGACTCTATGGAAGTTAAGGTCTTTATAAAAACCATCTTTTGCTAATTTAACAAAATTATTTACTGTGTTTGGTGCGTCTTTCTCATAGAACTCTACCACCATAGTTCCTTTGTTTGTGTTAATTTTACCTTTCATTTTTTAATTTTTTAATTTCTCTATTAATATACCAACTTGATTTTTCTAAGTCTTGTAACTTATTTCCTTTTTTATTTGCTCTTGCAATATATTTTACCGCGTTTCCTAAATTGAATCCTAAATCCCAACCCTCTATAACCTTAATAGCTTCATATGGGTTATCTTCACCACCATAATGATTTGGGTGGTCTACCATATCTTTTTTTCTATTTTCTTTAATATTAAACTCTATAATATCTTCTTGTGTTGGATATTTTCTTTTAGTCATTTTATTTTTTTCTACCTATCATATCTTTAATTTTGGTATATGGGGTGTCGGTTAAATCCTCATTACCATATTTACCATAAATGTATTCTTTTAAGGTATCAATATCAACCCTCTCTGAATCATAAATGCTTATTATTTTTCCTGAGGTTTCGTTTTCATTTGGAAAGACTAGTGTTGTGTATCCAGTTTCTTCTGTTATTTTTTTTATGAATTCTTTTAAATCCACTATTGCTCTAGTTGCCTGCTTAGACAGTTTTAGTATCATCACAGGTTTATAGTCCTCCAAAGCTAGTTCTTTAGCTATTTTTTTTACTGTTGTGTATTTATTCTCCATTAGTTCATGCACATTGGAGGGAATCCTTTAATAATTGTTTTAAATATTTTCTTTTGTTCTACTGTTGGGTAATTTATATGGTTTTTTTGTTCTACCATAATTGCTGTTATAGTGGCCATTTGTTCTGCTGATAGCATAGGTTCTCCATCCATACCAACATTTTTTTCAGCTTGTTCCCTAACTAACTTAAAAAATTGTTCCATATCAACATCTAATCTAATAAACATATCTTTTCTTGCTTCTTCATCATTTTTAAAGAACTCTTTAAGTTGTCTTATGTAAATCTCTATATTAACGTCCATAAACATAAATACCACTTAAGAACTACTTTTATTTTTTTCTTTAGTTGGTGACGGGGGTTTATACCCATAGGTCTTCACCTGCCTTAATTCATTTAATGTTCTTTTTTTAATTATTTTTTTTCTCATTTTTTCTGTCATTTTTTATTAATTTTTCATTCTGTAATAAATATTTTTCTCTTTTAGTAAAATTATTTATCCTATCTACCTTTTTAATCATAGTTTTTTCCATGGACATTATAGTTTTTTCCAAATTTAGAATTTGTCTCTCCACTTCTAATATAGTCTCTCTTTGTTCTCTACCCTTTTTCGCTTCCCAGATTAACCACCCAAAAGCTAATACTTCTAAAATGAATAATGCTATTAATAATGTGGTGTCTATCATGTTATCTTCCTACCTCTTTTATATATTTATCTTGTGTGTCTTCCCACGATAAATCAATTACATCCCAATAAAATAATTGTTCTGGTTTAATTCTATCTTGGTCACACATATTTTTATATCTTCTTATTGCTTTTTTCTTCCACCATTTTTCTGTATAAGGTATGTCGTCTTTGAATTTCTTTTTTAATTTTAAGTCTTCTTCTATTATTTCATTTCTTAGAAACTCACAGCCGTTATCATACATCATTGCAAGATAGACCCCTCTCTTGAACCCGTGGTCATAATCTGAACCCTTTATACCACAATGTTTAAAAACCTTGTTAATTATGTTCTGTTTAGGTCCTGTAGCGCTTATAGCTTTCTTATGTTCTTCTGGGTGATTATCTTTCAACCATTTATTCCAAGGTAAATATGCACTATCATCTGGTTTTAACCTAACCTTACCGGATGTTTCACCCATTGTTTTGAAGTGCGGCATTCCATTGTACATTGAATTTATACCATATAGTGATGTTGTTCCTACAGCTATTAGTTTGTCTCCGTATTTTTCTTCCCAAGCATCTCTAATAGTCTTACAAGTAGTTAGTGCTGCTATTAATTTGCCCATTAACATATTATACCCACCTGGTTGAGTGGAGCATATAGTTGTGGCTATAGCTGTATTATTTAGTTTGTGTTGGTCGAACTTATTGGTTTTATCCCAACCTATGTAAGCGTCTCTAACTTTAATACTTGTAACGTCAGACCCCAAACAAATCAAACCAAGGACTTTCTCTGTTTTCCTATCTCTAACCCAGAATTTCATATTACGTCCAGGATTTGCAACCCATTCCATTGTATGGATAAGCTTACGATAGTTTACCCATTCAGTAACTCCCTTTCCTGGTTCTGCTATTTCAACATAAGGTTCTAAGTCTTCAATTTGTTTTATAGTCTTTTCTAAATTATCTAAATCTGATGGTAACCATAGATTATATCTGTACGTGTATAATTTTTTCTTTATCTTAGACATCTTACCACCCTTATTCATTTCTTGCCACTTTTTATAAAGTGTTTGTTCTTCTACTGACATTTCTTTAAGCATGTCTAAATTATCGATTAGTTTTTGTTTCGTCTCCTCGAAATTAAAAGTGTATTCTGACTCTATAATATCAAATATTGTTGTTTGTTCTCCCATAGGATAATAGTAAGGTATTTTAATTGTTATTTCAAGTTTTGTTGACTTGTTAAAACTAGATATTTATGTTTAAATAAAAAATTATGGCTTGTACTAATTGTAAAAAGAACGCTAAGACTAAAACAGATAACTTAAAAGTTGGCGCTGAGTCTATTTTAAATTCATTGGATTCCTCGTTGGAAGAACAGAAACTTAAATTAGCTGAAAAATTGTTAGATGGTTCAACTAGTGTATTAAATAATCTGGAGAAGGTTGCTGTAACTATTTTTGGGTGGATTCCTTTAGCCGTTGGTTATTATTATATAATTAAATTTATTATTTCTTTATTTTAAAGTTTTCTCCTTCTGACAAACTTTCTAACATTCTTATTTCGTCACCATGTAACTCTTTAGGCATTATAATTTGGGGTTTAATCACCAGGTTGCCCGATTTTCCGTTTGGGGTTTTCATTCCTTTTCCGTTCACACTAAAATTTCTAGTTATATCGGATAGAGGTGGTACAGTTATTTTTATAGCTCTTTCAAAATGAGGTATTTCTATAGTCCCTCCAAGAATCATATCCATAATCGGTGTTTGTGGTTCATAAATTAAATCACTAGCTAATAATTTAAAGTGTGGGTGTCTATTTATAACGACCTCTATTAGGAGGTCACCAGGATGTCCTTGGTAAATCTCGTCTCCACCACCTTTATAAATAAAAGTTTGTCCTGTTGATAGGTTGGATGGGATTGTAAAGTCTACTACCCTATCTTGAGTTATACCTCCCTTTCCTTTACAGTTAGTACAAGGTTTAATAACAATTTTACCTCTCCCTGCACAACTATTACACTGGTGTCTTTGTACTTGTCTAAAGAAAGCGTTTCCAGCAACCTTTTCTATATGTCCTGTCCCGTTACACGTACTACAATTAACACTTTCACCACCCGCTCCTACACAAGCAGCACAGTTAACGTTTTTTCTATATTTTAACTTTTTTGAATGACTAAAGTACATATCTTCTAAGTCTACTCTTAGTGGTATATTTAAATTTCTACCTTTATTAACCCTTTGTTGTCGTTTGCCTCTACCAAAAAATTGACCAAAAAGGTCTTCCATTTCTGGACCACCTCTGTGGTGACTTCTGTGGTGACCACCAAATGGGTTTTGTTCACCCATGTCATATCTTTGTTTTTTTTCTGGGTTACTTAAGGTATCGTAAGCTTCACTTACTTCTTTAAAAACCGTTTCATTACCGCCTTTATCTGGGTGATGTTGTTTAGAAAGCTTACGAAAAGCCTTTTTTATGTCATCTTGTGATGAATCTCTATTTATATTTAGAGTTTTATAGTAATCTTTAATCATATGAGTTATAACAGAAATAAATATAAAATTATACTATTTAAGAACGGTAAAAGAGTTAAATGCTTTTTCTCGTCCAATAGTTACAAAAGTATCTTAAGAAAATATAGTAATATAATTAATGAAAAGAAACCTAAATTCGTAATAGAATATCTTTCTCGTAAAAAAGTTAGGTTTGAGTTGGGTGTCGTAACTACCGAATCTACAGATGATAGTATATTTGTTAAAGACGAGTTGGGTAGGACCAAAGAGGTTACTATGGACAACACTGTATACAATATAGTTAAGTTATTGCCTTACTGGAAGGAAGAGTTGGTGTATGACCACACTTCTAAGTGTAAAATAACTTACCTGGAGTTTTTATCTCAATATCTTAATTATAAGGACTTTAAACAGGTATTCACATTAAATAACAAATTAATTGTACAAAATGAAGATGAGTTTAGTCTTTTTAGTTTAAAAACTGTTTCAGATGCTTTGCGTTTAATAGATATTATCGAGTTTGAGTTAATGGACGCTGGTAGAATGGACTGTCTGTTTGTTAGAGATACCAATACTGTGCAACGTAAACAACTATATGATTTGTTAGAACGTAAGGGTTATGATAGAGGATTTCTTAGGAAACAATACACTTATTAATTATTTTTTATAAAAAATAAATTCCGTATCACTTATGGTTATAGATATGGTGTCTTGGGTTCTGTCAACTCTTACCCTAACAAACTCCTCAATTTCCTTTAGCAGACCCGGATAATCTTTTTGATTAATACCAATTTTAATTATTGGAGTTGAGAATATTTTATTTTGTTTTAGCTGTTCTGCAATTTCTGCACAATCACCTAAAAACTTAAAAGATTCCTTAATTTCTTCATTAATTTCACCCATAAACTAACATTTTTTTCTTTTTTTTCTGGTTTTTTTAGAATACCTTCTATGCCGCTTTTTTTAATCTGTGATATCAAAGCTTTTTTGTGAGCCATAAGTTTAAGTTCATCTTTATGAATCTCCTTTTTTAACCAAAGTAGCGAGTTCTTCCCCATTTAATTCCAATTTATTATCAAAAGCTATATTTAGATTTCTAAGTGAATCTACATTATTCTCATTAAACACTTTTCTTAATTCCACCATTTTAATATTAAGTAATTCATTTTTTTCTTCCTGGTCCTTATTCCATTTTATGATAGCAAATATTTCATCACTTAAAATTTTTGTCCCTCCAGCGTCAAAAGGAGCAAAAAATGAAACTAATTTAAATTTTTCATTACTTGTTCCAACTTTCATCTGTACTTTGCCACCCCTCTCATTTAAGACCTCTTTGTCTTTCCATTGGATGGGTAGTTTTAAATCAATTACTACTAACCCTTCATGCATTCTAAGACTATTAAAATACTTGTTAAATTTACTTAGTTCTGTATATAATCCCATTATTACTTAATAAATTAAATATGTTAATATATAAGATAGTGACAATCCTAGTAACCACCTTTCTTCTTTATTTATAATATATTCGGTTGGTTCTGGTGAAAATAGTTTAATACCAAAATTAAATACGCTTCTCAATACAACAAATATTGTGAATATAAATAAACATACGTAATACCAACCAGTCATATTTAGTTTTTGTTTGTGTTTAGTACTTCTTTTCTTAAATCTTGTAGTACATTTTTCATCTCTTGTGCTCCTTTTCTAGTTCTTACACCAGCACTTTTATTTCCTTTTTCAAAGAATTTAATACTATCTTCTTTTAGTGTAGCCATTAAATTTTCTAATTTTTCGATTAATTCCATTTTAATTTTATTTTTCTTCTTCTTTATTTAAATACGATTCTAGAGTTTCTAGTGAGTTATTTGTGTTTGCTAATTTACTAATTAATTCTACCGACTGTTTGGTTATGTGGTTGGTTGAAAATGTTTTATCGTTAAGGGTTCTTTCTAACTCATTTTCTAATTTCATTTTATCTAATAAAAACTCGTTTCGTATTATATTTATTATTCTCATAATGTAAGTGTAATACATTATTCATTAACTGTCAAGTTAGCATCTAATATATTGTATATGTCATTTAACATATCTAACTCTGATTCTGTTTTAAGGATATATAGTTTAAATAAAAGAATAAGAAAATTTTTTATAGGTAACAAATCACTCTTATTTTCTAACATATAAAAAGACTCGTAAAAGAAGTTCCAGAAGTACTCTTTATGTTCACCCTCTTCATTAAAGTTAATGTTCTCTAATTTAAAATCACTAATAACTTTAGACCAACACCACTCATAGTGTTCTCTTTTAACCATCTCTGTGTTAACCACATCGTCCCCTAAATAAGTTTTATGGATGATATATCGTAGTGAGTCTACATAATCAAAAAATAACTCTATTTTTTCTGAATCTATATTATGCACTTTAACCCATAAGCCCATTTTTTCACGGCTTACTGGTTCAGAAATATACTCTCTAAATTCTTGTGGTGATTTTTTTTCTTTTCCCATATACAAAATAATAATAATTGAATGGGTTGGTTGGTAAAGCGTCTATTGAGTCTTTTTACTATAAGACCACAATTTTTTCATATTACTAATCTCAGTATTAACACCTTCCTTAACTTGTTTTACTTTTTGTACATCGGGTGAATATCTTTTATCGTTACTCATAGCTCTTTGTTGAGCCTCTATTTTTTCTTTTTTACGATTAATTTTTTTCTTTATTTTTTCACCTAACTCACTAGGTACTACATTGCCAAGAGGGGTACCATCTTTGTCCACTTGTGCATTACCTGTTTCAGATGAACCCTCTAAATAATCGGACAATCTACCTATGTCTCCAACCCCATCAGCATCTTCTAGTCCCATACCTCTCCAATCATCAACAAACTCGTCTTGAGTCTCATCATTTCTATAATACTGGTATTGACCGTCAGCATTCTCTTTAGAGTGTTCAGCAAATGGGAATTTAGGGTCGTCATTGCCTTTAAAATCACCATAATCCTTAAATTTCTTTTCAAAGTCTTTGTGGTAAGCTTTAGTCTCTTTAGTGGACTCCTTACGTGACTTTTCAAATTTTTCGTATCCTGGTATACTAACATTTTTAGCTTCATTAAGTTTCTTTCTTACCAATTTTTTAATTGTATTTGTTGTACTTTCGTTAACACTAACCTCTTCATCTTTACTTAATGGTGCTACAAAAGCTCCTGCCATTCCTGATGTAGTTGCTTCCTCTACTTCTTCCTCACTCTTTTCTTCTGAATCACCAATTATTTGGCTCTTCTCTAATAATTTCATAACTTGTGTGAAGGGTTTTCTAAGTTCTGTCCTATCATTAAATAATTCTGGTAACTCTTTAAGTGCCTGGTCCAAAGCAGTGCCCCTCAGACTCCCGGCTCTAACAAGTTTCTCAATTTTTTGTAAATTTTTTAACAGTTCATTGCTTTTTGCGTCTTGGTTTATTTTCTTTTTAAGTCTCTCATAAAGGCTTTTTAAACGTTTTTCTACATTGTAGTAATTACTTTTTGCAGAGTTTAACATAGTTGTTTGTTCACCCATTTCTTGTCGTTTAGTGAATTTAGCTAGTGAGACAGAACCTCCTTGGCTAGATATAAATCCTGAACCACCACCAATAGCTTTTACTTGTTCTTTAACAATACTATTTATATTGTTCTCTAGGACCATTTTTTCAGCCATATCTGTAGCTGCATCCTCTAAAGCTTCTTCAATTACAATAGTATCTTTATTTGTTAATGTAAGACCTTCATTATCTCTAGCTAATGCATGGTTTTCACCAATTCTGTTAACTGCTCTTTCAATAATTTTACTTAGTTCTTCACTTGTTGCTAATATATCTGACATAATCTTTTTATTATAAATATCTTATTATTCGTATTTAGGTTTATTTCCCCCCATAGAATATATTTTACCTATCGGAGTGTCCATTTTACCTACACCGACAATCCCAGCTTCTGGGTCTGTAACTGGTGACTTATAGAAACCTCGTTTAATTAGTTCCTCTATTTCTTTCTTTACCAATTCTTTTATATATTCTTTATTTTTTCCTGTTTTTTTAGAAACAGTATCAATAGCTTCTTTAATTTTTATAGTTTCTGTTAACTCTAAAGCATTAATGTCTCCTTGGTTACAGTATGGGAATGTGGAACATTTCTTTTTTACTTTAACAAATTTTCCTCCTGGCCATTGTGTTTTTGAGGCTCCCCTCCAGTCTTTTTCACTTTTTGCCCATATTTTTGGTGTGGAGTAGGCTCCGGATGAAGAGGCAGTAGTAGCTTCCTCTACTTCTCCTTCTTGTGTCACTCCTAACCATTCTTCGTGTGATTGGTCTTGGTGTGCTTCGTCACAAGTTTTACCTGGATGGTCTTCGTCCTCCCGTATTTTACTTTTTGTTTTACGTAATCTATCAAATTCCATTTTTAAGGGTCCTTGTGTTGCTTTTTTTAAATTACTATCAAAATTAGCTTTTATTCCCATTATCTTACTCTTTTTAATTCTGATTGCCACATACCACGTCTAAACCAGAATGTTTTATAAAGTTCTAAAGTAACTTTACTTATAATGTCCACAATCTCACTTCTAGTCTTTCTTCCATTTTTTATCTGTAAATCAATTAATTTTTCAATCTCATTTTTAAATTGTGGTTTAGTAATAAAATCTTTTATCTCTTTTCGAGCTATTACTCCAATTTCTTTTTTATCTGTATTAGTTAATGCCATTACTTATAAATATTAGTTAACATTCGATACTACCCATGATGCGGTAACAATTGTTGCTGCACCTAAAAAGAAGTGAATTACGGGTTTATTATACCATTTTGGTCTTAATTCTTTTGTTAAATCCATATATAAATCTATTCTCTGGTTTAATAGGTCTGTCTTCTCACCCATAAAAGCTATATGTAAACTATCTTGTATATGTAACGTCTTATAATTTGTAATTTGTGTATTTAATAAATTAATCTCTATTTTCTGTAAACTATCATTCTGTTCATACACTTGAAATAGTGAGTCCATTTCAACCACTTCTTTTTCAGTAAAAGTGTGTGTTTGACTAAAAACCCATACTGGGGTAAGCAACCATAATATTAATACTAGTTTTTTCATATTCCTATGTTCTCCATTTTCTATTTCCACAGCATTCGCTTGCGGCAACAGCAATATTTCCTCCTCCTTTGATGCCGAGCTTTTTTGCGTCTGCATCAGATATTTCAAGGTTTTTATGGTACTCCACCGCTTCACCATCAGGGAAAACAAGTACTCCTCCACCCTCATCATAATATGGTCCTGCCGAGTTACCTTGGTCGGAGATACAAATTACTAACCCTCCTTTTTCCCAGTCGTAAGGAATCCACTTCATACAACCATCCTTAAACCAATCTGGTTTCTTTGTTCCTGGATTATCTTCAATCCTCATACAATCTACAAACATTTGCCATCTATTAACATCACCTAGTCCGATAACATATTTAAGACAAGCTTTAATCCTATCACAATCATTTCCGGATTCTGCTGGAATGTCTATATCGATAAACCAATCGTCACCATCTATCTCTATACTATCTCCACCATCATCAGTCCCTTGTTGTTGTTTACAATTACATTCTCTCTGACATAAAATATACGCTGCTGAATCTTTAGGGCTTGCGCTACCGTAACAATACCCACAAAGTGAATTAAGGGTATTCCATCCAACTTTTCCGTCTACACTTAACTGTCCAGCATCTCTTTGGAATTCTTCTACTGCTTTCTTTGTTTCTTTTTCAAATTTACCGTCACAATTAGTCCAGTTTTCTATACATCCTTCGTTTATTCCACCACCTTGTTTTGTTGGGTTATACGGTCCCATCTCCCCACATCCTTTTGCTAAAAGATGTTGTATCATTTTAACCACATCACCTCTAGACCCTCTTTTAGCTACCTTTATCTTACACCATATATCACATGGGACATCACCTTCCCTAATTCTCCCACCACTATATTGTTCAGATATAACTTGTGAAATTATTTCAGTTAATTGTGATTCAGTTAATTTAATTTTTTTCATCATTAGTTACGTTTTTTAAGTCTATTTTTTAATGAATTAGCTGCCTGTTTTCCATTCTTCTTTTTTACTTTAGGTTTTTTCTTTTTTATATTTTTTAAATCCTGGTTGGTCTTGGTTATTTTTTTCTTAGTGTCTTTCTTTTTCTTTTTTACGTTTTCTATTTTCTTGTCAACTTCTTTTGTTTTCTTTTCATTAGATTTAATATTCTTTTTAATCTTTTTAACTTTTTTACTACTATTTGTATTCATCATCCACACAAGGCCTATAAAGAACCCTATAACCCCTAATACCCATTTCCACGATTTTCTTAAAAATTCCATATCTATTGTTCTTCTGATTTTTCTTCGTCAGCGAATCTCTTAGTTGACTTTCTATTAGCTAAAACATTTGCCCATTTAGTTGTGAAAATTTTATAGTAAGCTTTTAAACTATTTAACATTTCTACAAGTTCGTCATCTAATTTCATCATCTTGCCACTTAGATAAACACCATTTTCTTCTCCAACAGCATAAAAGAAGTCCACATCAAACTTAACCAATTTACCGGACCACTCTACAGTATTGTCGTATATATTTAATCTGTTAAAATCTACTAGGTCAGATACTTGGTCTATAAAATCGTCCATTGTCTCTTGGTAGTTTCCTTGTTCTTCACTAGTTAGTTCTAAATCTTGTTTGTCGTAAGCGTGAACCACAACTTTACCGTTTGAAACGCTATATTCTTTTGTCTGTTCTTTGTCTCTTTCTAGAGGTTCTATCTCAGTTTCTGTCTCTACCTCTACTTGTTCAAATAAGCTTCTAGATAGGTCTAAAAGTGATTTCATTTCATCATACCTAACATTATTGTACTCATTAGTGTCTTTTGTTTTCATTGTTCTTTTTTTCATAGTAATTCAAAATTAAACGAGGGATTAACATCTCTCCAATATTCATTATAGTTACTTCTACATACCACACCATTAAAATTTTCAACACCGTCAACTATAACATTATGGCCTATAAATTCAAAAGGTATGGTATATTCTTCACATATTTTTTTTATTAACTCTAAAACCCCCTTTAATTGTTTTTCACTATAGGTGTCCCAAAATATTCTACCTCTCCACTTTTTTTCATAGACCTTGTTATTATAAATATCCCCTAACCAGGTAACATACTTGCCATCCTGGTGTCTTCTTTTAAGCCAGCCCATATTTTCTAAACATATAACAACAACTTTATTATTATCATCGTGATATCCTGTTAAAAAGTGTTGGGTCACATCACCTTGTGTTAGGTGGTGTACTTTACCACTTTTTTCAATTAGATAATTAGGTATTTTTTTATAGTTCCCATCTTTACGCACTTTTATTGTTTTTAAAAAATCTATAGCACTTCTATTGCTATTACATAAAAGTACTTGTTTATACTCTCCTTGTAGTGTATTTAAGTGTGGTTTTACTATTGTCGTTGGTTTCATTATTTTCAGTGTCTTCATTTATCTTACTAGCTAAAGTTTGTGTGGTATCTGTTAATCTATCTAATGGTATATTATCTTCCTTATATTCAATATTAAGTACTTTAGCTAATTTTTCAAGTTCTTTATCGGTTGGGTTTATAGGTTTTTCTTCTAATTTGTTTTCGTTTCTACCAACCTCTTTACTTAACTCTTCTAATTCTTTTTCATTTAAGTCGTCTTCTGATTTAATTACTCGGGACTCTTCTTCAATTATTTCTTGTGGATAATGTTTTTCTACAAATTGTGGGTAGGTTAAATTCTCTATATCTTCTTCTCTAGTATATTTTATATATCCTTCTAAATCAGTAAAGTAATCTTCATCAATTTCTTTTACTCTTTGTTTAGGTGATTCAGATGGTTCAGTTATATTATCTTCTTCTCTTAAACCTACTGGTGGTTCCATTTCTATTATTTTTTCTAGATGTTTATTTCTGGATGCAAAATAATCTTCTTCTGGGTCTTTACGTTTAGGTGTTATCTGTGCGAATGCCATATTGGCTGCTACAACTAATGCAATTGCTAATGGGTCAAACACAAATATAATTAATAATAAAAACCAATTAACAACAGTATCCATATCTTTACCTGTTGTACTAGCTAAATATTTAAGTGGGCCTAACTCTCTTTCATCTTCATTAGATATTTCTTTCTCCAATAAAGCCATATCTGTTTTACCAATTGAATCTAATACAGCTTCTAACTTTAGATTTATCTTATCTCTGTCTGCAATTGTAGTTTTTAATTCTGCTTGTAATGCTCTTCTTGCTGAACTAGATGTTGATGTGATTACTGTTTGAGAATTTTTATCAAACCATGATACTTGTTGTGGATTAGATAATGATATTCGTAAATCTGAAATTGATTTGTTTATTTGAGTTTTCTCAAGTGTTAGGTCTTCTTTCGTTTCTTGGAACCTAATTTGTTTTTGGTCTAATATAGCTAATGATTTGTCTAATAATTCAGATTGAGTTGCAGTTGATTGATATGCTCCAGATAAGAATCCGTATATACCCCCACTAGTAATTACCATTAAAACAAAACAGGCTATCATTAGATAGCCTTTTAATACTTTATTTATAGTATCCCAGTACTGGTATAATAATGATGCAACAACTAATTTAGCGAATTCAAGTGAAGCTGCCATTATAATAACTTGGGTGCTTGCTCCAGCGAATAGTTTGCTTAATCCGAATACTGAGTAGAAAGCTGCGGACCCAGCCACAGATAATGCTGCCAACGCAACAATAAAAGGAAATAATCTTTTTTTCATAGAATCTTTATTCTATAAATATCATTCAGATAGGTACTCTAGCAGTTGATAGCTATCATTTCTTAATTTTCTTAAAGCTTTTTCTTTTATTTGTCTAACTCTCTCTTTTGTTAATGATAGTTCGTCCCCTATTTCTTGTAGTGTCATAGGCGTTCCTGCAAGACCATAATAGTCTTTTATAATACCTCTTTCTCTGCTATCTAATATATCCATTAAAGTGCCTAGTTCTGTTTTTAAATTAACCTCATCATCAAAAACATCTTCTGGATTGTCAGCATTATCATTTTTTAACATATCTATTAATGTATCACCTTCATCATTTATTGGTTTATCATAATTTATGGTAGTTGGTAATAAAGCTAGTTTACTGTCAAACTGGGTTATCTCTTTTTCAGTTTTTTTCTTTTCTTTTTGTAAAGCTTGTATAACATTAACTGGATACCTTATGGTTCTAGCGTGTTCATTTAAGGACTGTAGTATTGATTGTTTTACCCACCACACAGCGTAAGATATAAACCTAAATCCCTTGTCCCAATCAAAGTTTTTGATAGCCTTTAATAACCCTAGATTACCTTCCGCTATTAAATCACTCAATGGAATTCCTTGGTTTTGGTAGTCTTTTGCCACACTTATAACAAACCTTAGATTACCTTCTAGTAATTCTCTATGGATTTCTTCTATTTCTTTTTGTGTTATATTTGGTGATTTAATTTTTTTTGCAAGCAACTTTTCTCTATCTGGTGTTAGTACTTTAACTTTTCTAACGTCTTTTAGGTAGTGTGAAATTTCTGCTTGATTTATGAAGATGTTGTTTTTTGCCATGTTTATATTTTTTATATTAATAATCTACAATAAGTGTACCACACTAAGTTATACGACATTATGTCAGTATAGTTGTGAATACAGAGGCAAAAATACAAAAATAAATTTATATGAACAAGTTTTGATTAAAAGAGTTTAGATACAGTATTTTTTAATAATTTCTATAGCTTCATCATTACCATTAAAAGCTACACCAGCACTGAAATATTCTACATCACCGTTAGACGACTCTAATATCATAACTGGTGTAAATTTTATCTTACCTGGGTTTTCTTCGTCTGCATCACGAAAGTCCCATCTGTTTTGGATATTTTCTTTTATTTCCTTCCCTTCTAGTCCTCTAGCACCATCTCGTGGTGTTATACATCTAATTGTATGTGGTATACTTAAATCATTAAGTCTTTTTTTCAAATCAATACAATCAGTGCATTCATTTTCGGTAAATAGTGATAGTTTATACTTACTAGTATCTAATTTCATATTTTATTAGTTATCTTTAAATTTATTAAGGAATTCCAATTCTTCATGTGTTAAACTTTCCATTCCTTCTTCTATAATTTTATCTAATAAACTATCTATAGTAAAGGGCATACGTAATTTAACGTCTACTTTTTCTATAGGTGATTTTAATGTATTTCTAAGGTCTAACATTTTTTTTTCTACTAAAGCTTTAAGTGAATTAGATAATTCTTCAGCTAGTTTTGGGTCTATTAGTTTATGTTTTATGTTTTTACCTAATCCGTCATGAAATAAGTGTGACTCTAATTCTTTATCCATACGATAAGCCAGTTTATTGGGTTTAGGCATTAAAAAATAGGTATTTACCTGGGGTGTTAAGAATTCATTCATTATTTCTGAAATTTCTTCAAAATTCATTTTAGATTTTACACACATGATTACAATGTTGGTTCCTGTTACAAAAGAAAATTCGTCGTCAACTACTATACTCTGCATAACTTCCCTGATATTAGTTATTATTTGACGGCTTTTTTCAACCGTTTCCCAACCCCCAAACATGAATACCAAATATTTTTTTGTTCTCTTTTTCATATATAATAAATATCTAAATAATTCTAGATATATTCTTTTCTTTAGTTACTGTTATTATATTATCGGACCATTCTCTAACTAATGGATTATGAGTTATTAATAAAATATTTTCAAAATACTCTTTAATTCTACTGAAAAAAATACTTACTTCTTCTAGGTTCTCGTTGGATACTTTACCTAATACTTCGTCAAATACTGTTATATTTGGTCTAGGTAAACATGAAACTTTAGTTAGTACTGTCCTAATAGCTAATGATGCCATAGTTTTTTCATATCCACTACCTGTTAATAATAATTTTTCCACCCCACTATCGTTATCTACCATCCAAAAATCTACCTCGTTTTTGTCATTAACTTTAATCTTAACACTAAATTTAGTCACATCTGATAATAATGTTGTTAATTCATTATTTAATTTAGGAACGACACTTTTCATGATAGTTTTAATTATCCCATTTTTACCAAAAACAGTTAAATAAGCTCTAAATACTCTATCTACGTCATTCTCCTTATTTATGATATCTATTCTTTCATTGTTTATCTTATTTGTATCTTCAATTACCTTATCTCTAGACTTATTCTCTTCAATAGTTCTAATTAGTTGGTCTTTTTTGTTATTTAATACGTCAATTTCTGACTTAATAGTCATAGTCTTTTTATCTATATCGTTATTTTTTTCTAATTTTAATTTATTCTCTTCCCACTTTTTTAATCTACTAGATAATTTATCTATATTAAGTTTCTTTTGGTCTATTTCTAATACTAGTCGTTCCTTTTTTAATATGTCTTTTTCATATTCATCAAAAATTAATTTTTTTGTACTTAAAGTTTCTATAATTTTTTCAAATGATTTTAATTTTTCTTTGTCTTGTTTTACGTGTTTGGTTAATATTTTAATCTCATCTTTCAATCTTTTTATTTCCACACTATGGTCCACATCTTTAAGTGTTTGTTTACACATAGGACATATCTCAGACTCTATTAAATTATCTAAAGTATGATTTAGATTTTTTAAATTGGTTTCATTTTTTATGTTTTGGGTATTTAATGTGTCTCTGGATTTTGTTTTATCTCTTATTAATTCCAAATCTACTTCTTCTGGCACTTCATTATCTACATAAATTTTTAATTTATCAGTCATACTTTCTAATATTCTACCCTCACTATTAATTTCTTCACCAACTAAACGTGGATTGGTGTTTTCCACATTCTTATCTATATTCGTAGACTTACTAGCTAATAGGCCGTCTCTATCTTCATTTTTACCTTTTATTTTATTTTTAGTTTCTAATAATATAATATTATTATTTATATTTTCACTTAATAACACATCTTTTTCACTTTCTAGAGTTTTTATTTCATGTTTTAAATCTTCTATGTTATATAAATTAGATATTATTTTCTTTGACCACTCCGAGTACATTTTTTTAGCTACACTTTCTTTGTCTTTTAATGTCTCTAGACCCACAAATCTAGATAGTATATTACCTCGTTCTGTTGGTTTGGTATCTATTAGAGATTCTAGGTTTCCTGCTGTGGTTAGCACTGTTAATAAAAAATCGTTCATAGTTCCAATAGATTCCTTTATAAATGTCTCTGTTTCTCTCCTCTGTTCTCCGGTAAAATTCCTTAAGTCACCATTTTCATCTATTTGTAAAAATTCCAACGAAGTGCTTACTGACCAATCACCTTTTTTGGTTTTTTTTCTCTTAATTTTCCTAATAATAATATAATCCTTACCGTCTATTTCTACGTCTCCTTGTACAAAAACTTCATTTGATTTCGTAAATCTATTAAAAATATCTATAGCTTTAGATGATTTTGTGGTGTCGTTGAAAAATAAGAATAGTATCAAATCTACAGCTAATACTGATTTTCCACCAAAATTAGGTGGGTTAGAGTCTACAACTGTTATCCCTCCTAATGAATTTATATCTAATATATTGTCTTTACCAAAAGATAAAAAGTTAGAGAATTTTATTTTTTTAATATAAACTCTTTTATATTTTGTGTTGATATTTAATTCATCGGACATTTTAGAATTAACTTTATCGTCTAATCTTTTTAATAAGTTTAAATCTACTCCGATAGAATGGGTTTTTACAAATTGTTCCATAAGATTTTTTTGGTAAGTAGTATCCATTACATTCTCCTCAATGTCTATGTCTAACTCTCCTGTTGAATTTCTGTCGGTTGCTTTAGTTAAAAGCGTAACATTTTTTGAGTTGTACTTTCTTTGAAAGTAGCTCCTTACTCTTTTTATCTTTTCTTGTGTGAAGTTTTCTGGGGTATCTTCCCAGGTTACTTTAATAAAAGGGTTTTCTAACTTATCTATATCCATATTTAAAATATAAGATAATGTTGTTAATATATCAATTATACTATCCCTGGACCTGTGTCATCATTTTTAGGTGGTTTATTTTCCTCAAACCACTCTACAACAGCGTTAATAGCCCAAACAGAACCACTAGCTAACATACCATCAAAAAATATATTGCTATATGGTATTGTTACCATACTAATAGTTGGTGAGTAAAATGCTATAGAGAAAAAGAATCCGACCCATGTTGAGGTACACATCATACACTCTAATAGGTCACCTAGGAACGTTGACTGGTTCGTTATCCATTGTCTTGTTTTATCGAATATGCTTCCAAATACTAGTATTTGTGACATTCCGTAAGCTGCTAAAATCCATATAAGTATTTCCATAATTTAATCTAGGTATGTGTCTTTTAAGTTAGATGTTTTTAAATATTGAGCTCTCCTGTTTACTGTAACGTTTTTAAAGTGTTCTAGAATATCTTCTTGTTTCTTCATTTCTTCTTTCTGTAAACTAATGACTTTTTCCCTTTCTAGTGATTGCTCTTTACATACATTTAATTTATCCAATAATTCTTTATTGTCAACCTCTTTGGTTACAATTTTTTCTACTATAACTTCTTTTTCTACAGGTATCTCTACTATAACTTCTTTTATTACTTCTTTTTCTACTGGCATTTCTTGTATTTGTGATTTAGGTAAAAATGGAGCTACCCCATATTTGTCTAATACCAAACCATCTTTTGCACATTTGTTAAAGAACTCTTTGGTGTCTTCAATTTCATTTAATTTGCAGTATTGTTCAAACTCTTTTAATAATTTTTTATCCATTTATTAATATTTCTTTTTCTTTTTCGATATCATCAATATCTGTTATTCTAAAATTAAGATATGGTTGTGAATTAGTCAAATCTTTATATTTGTATTTATTTTTATTTATGTTATATATGCCATACCCATGTTTCTTTATACTTTCCCCAAAGTTTTGGCATATGGTAGACCCAATCATATAAGCTTTCTTATTATTAGGTATTTTATAGGTTTGTCTTTTATGTATATCTCCTGCTAAAACCACATCACATCCATCAAACCTATCAATACTATAACCATCATTAAATGTATAACCAAAATCATTAGATGACCCTTCAATCATCCCATGAAATAAACCGACCTTATGTTTTTCTGTATTTTCTGGAATGTCAGGTTTTACATTATGAGATATTAATGAATATACACACCACAATATATTTTCGTCTTCATAACACCCTCTATTTTTATAGTAGGTGATATTATCATTATTTAAACTTTTAACTACAGGTGTTATAGCGTCTAACCTATCTATATTATTTTCTAAAAAATCGTGATTACCAATTAAATAAACACATTTACATATTTTAGCTGTTTCAGTCATCCACCAACACATTAAATTTATTAATTCTGGGGTCATTTGGTTTTTGGAGTGCACTAAGTCCCCTGTAAACACTATCCTGTCTGGTTTAATGTCGGACCATTCTTTTAAAGCCTGTTTTAATATTTTTTTATCTCGTTTATGTTGTTTGTATAATTTAAGATGTAAGTCGGAATAATGTACTATAGTGTTAATCATCTTTTTTTTGTTGGTTTGCTGTATATCGTTCGCTTAGATAAATTATAGTCCCGAAAATAAGAAACTCTAAAGGTCCGTTTATAATCATTAGTAAACTTATTACAAATACTGGTATTATTATTGTTAATTGTGATATATTAGATATTAGGGTCATAATAATTCGTCTTATCATTACATTTTCAATTGGGAGTACTATCTTAGTTGGGTTGTAATTAAAGTATCTTAACACCCTAACTACTAAAAGATATACTGCCAGTGATATCAACAACCAAACCAGGTATTTAAAATTTACCCAAATCAAAAAAACTAGTCCAGTGATGACTTTAATTGTGTTAACCAGTTGTACCTTATTAAAGAACTTTTTTAGGTATTTTTTTATATTTTCTATTGTACATGAGGTGCATGGTTTTGGTGGTTCTGGTTTAATTGCACCCTTAGTATAGATACTAATCCCCAACACACTTAGAAAGTCTTTTATAAGACTGGAGTTTTCATGTATAACTTCTATTTCATAATCATCTCCATGTAATTCTTTTAATATTCTAAGTCTGTGGTTACCATCTACCAATTTATGTTTTTTATTTGTTGGTCCTGTAATAAACCTTAAACCTTCAAGTTTAAAATATTTGGTGGTTATTGTTGCTATTTCAGGGTGCTGTATAACTATTGGTTTTATTTCTAGGTTGTACCCCTCATTTTTCATTTTATCCCTTAAAGAATCCCAATCATATGGTTTACCTAAAAGTCTAACCATCACCCAAATTATGATTTTTTGAAGTGGGTTTAGTTTGTTTTTTAATGGTATAGATACAGTATTTAAACCTTCGTCGTTTGTTGGTGTTTTTCTTACAAAATCGTTTCTTGTTGTCCCGCATTGTTTTTGTAGTTGTTCAATAGAATCACCTTTTTTGTAAAATATGAAGTTACTACCAATTAAATCTTTTAGTTTAACCTTCATGGTGTTGGTGTTTCTTGGATTGATTATGTCGTATTTCCTCATTTTTTTCATTTTGTCATAATTTTTAATATCTCATCTCTAAAGTCATAACATTTAATAACTTTATATTCCTCATTCTTTTCGTTAAACCAGACTATATAAGAATCACCCAAAACCAAATCAGTGTTTCTTTCTACAATTAACCTATAAAAAGATAATTGTAATGAATATGTGTTTAATTCACACACATCTAAATGTGATAGGGGCTCTTTAAATTGTTGCCATTTATTAACCTTTTTTATGTCTTTATTTGTTTTCCAATCCCATATTTCTAATTGTTTTGACTTTTCGTTAAAAAACAACTGGTCAATCATTCCAGTTACACTCCATTCTTCATCACCAACAACAACCTCAGCTCTAACTGGTATTAATTTTCCATGAGAATCATCATAGAATTTTTTAAACATATCTATAATCTTAAATACCCCTTCCTTACATTCTAACATCTTTTTTTCATCACCCAAGACATTAGTTATTTTATGTTCTGGGAATGGAAATACTTTGTTGGTTAGGTAGTTTTCAGCAAATTCGTGAAAAGCGGAGCCTCTTTCACAAGAAAAATCTGCTTTATATTTCCACTCTTTTAATATCTCTTCTTTTGTTATACCTCTTTCGTCAGCTTTTTTTTGTGACCAATAATCTTTATCAAAAGGATGTTTATATTGGCCTATGATAGACGTTACTGACTTAGTTTTAACTCCTTTCATGTAATAAACATGGTCTTGGTCATGAAATTTAATATTATTAAATTTAGCTAATTCTCTAGTTATTTTCATTTATAGTAATGTTATTTCTTTTAATCCTTCTATCCCACCTAGTTCACCAACATCTTTATCTTTTGGTAGTTTAAGTAGTTTTACCTTATTCATTAGTCTTCCCCCTTCTAATTTTCTATATAGTTTTTTTGAATCTTCCCAGGCATCACCATCTAAACATATAATTATGTTTTTTTGTGATTTATCATATAACATAGTCCATAATTTTTCACTTACACTTTTACCTAATACTGGTATAGAATTTTCTATAAAAAACATATCAAACACACCTTCAACCAAATATATGTCTTTTTCCCAATTAATTAAATGTTCATTAAATATTATTTTATCCTTTTCAGCTTCAGGGTTTTTATATTTATTTTTATGTCCAGTATAGGACCTAGAAACAAAATAATTAAGGTTGTTGTCAATATCATAGGAGGGAACTATTACCCTGCCACTGTATTGACCTTGGGTTACGTAACCAATTTTAAATTTGTCTATAATTTGGTCGCTTAGTCCTCTTTTCCTTAAATAGTTATAGGCTTCTTTGTATGGTATACTTAATTTTATACCTTCTTTAAAAGAAGTGTATTCTCTTGGTAGTTCTACTTTTTTATATTTTTTCTCTGTTTTTTTAATGAAGTCCCCACCTATTAGTTTCCAGGTTTCCTTAGTTCGTCTATTTCCCCATTTATTAAATAATTTATTTATGGACCCGTGTGTATTCATATGTTCTGAACAAGACCAACATTTATAGACACCCATATAATAATTTACTTCAAAGTTACCTTTACCATCACCATGGTCTAGGCCTTTTATATCATAAGAACAAACTGGACAATCAAAAGAGATTTGTCCTTTATTCGGGTAGTGTGACATATTGTCACCTAAAACTTCATTCAATAATTCTATTAGTAGTATTGGGTCTTCCATAGGTAAATTATATGGGTTTTTTAAAAAGAAGTCAATTACCAGACCTTAGTCTTGTTCATTTGGCCTAAAACACATGTGTAAGCATCACACATATCATAATTTTCTTTCTTTAATGTGTTGTTCCTAGTATACACCCATGTTAGATGAGATTCTTTGTCGGAAACTTTTTGCCATATAATGTGTTTTTTATCACACCCCTTATCATAGGAACCAAATAAAACTTTTTTTCCTTTTTTGTTCTCAGTAAATAAAGTTGGGAATGCAAATTTTCTAGAATCGTAAGTAGAAATAAATTCTGGTAATATATCTAACACATCATAAATAACTCTAGTTATAAAAGAGTTATATCTTATTAATATTGCTACAGTCCTTACATTATTAGAACTAATTAAGGGTTCTTCAATAATCACTTTGGTTATACCCACCTTTTTATAGTCCATTAGTTTAGCTTTAAACTGATTTACTTTTGCCATCATTTCCGCAATCTTAGACTCTGCTTTTGGTTTTACTTTAGGTGAAAAATGAGTTAGTTCTAATAAATCTTTACTTTGCATATCAAATAATGCCCAACCTATCGTTTTTGTTGATATGTCCAGTCCTAGTACTTTTGGTGTGTTTCCTGTCTTTGTCATAAGACAAATATTAGAATTTCATTTTCAAAGTAAAGTTTGAGGGTGTGTTTTTTAGTTTTTTGATGGGTCTGTCTGTGTCAACTACTCCGATTAATTGATTTCTGTCATCGTACAAACCTATTTGTGTTATATATGTCGCTCCTACATCTGACATATTCCAAATATTATGTACCTCACCAAAAGGTGTTTTAAACTGCATTCCAGTATTTGTCCCCCCTGCTCCATAATAAGGGGCCTCTGCACTTGCCGCCGTTTGATTTTCTGTAACATAGAACTCTCCTGAATCGGCAACAATATTTACCGTCAACACCCATTCTTTTTCAAAAGAGTAGTATTGACTCTGAGCTGATGTACTAGCTGTAAAATGTAAGTTAGTAAATCCTGATGAATCTCCCTCATAAAGAGTTGTGTTATCTTCAGTTCCACAACTATAACAAAAGTTGTTAACTAGGGTTGGGTGTGTTATAACCATGAATCCCATATCTAAATAACATATCCCTACTGGTATATCTTCAGATTGTGCGTAAGCTTTAGGTGTGTTAGAAGAAGAAACTGTATCTACAAATCTGAATGTGTCTGTAGCACCACCAGGATACCCTGTAGGTATAACCCCTGTCTGCCATCCTCCAGCCCAAGTAGCTGTGTTTACATTGGTTGCTGATAAGGTTGGTCCTGCTATTGTGTCTGAAAATAGAAATGCTCTATTAGTTGACGCTATACCTGGGTCACCTAATACATTCCCGTGTATCATTGGATTACCAAAATATGTAGCTTCTAATGAATTGTCAGAAGAAAATGCTTTAGGTTCATAATAAGAACTGTATAGTGTTTGTATTGTATAATCGTTACTTGTAATTGGGTTGTCCAGTGTAGGAAAATCAAATTTAATTGTTCTACCGTCTTGAAGTTCTCCGAATTGGCTGGAATCTATACTAACAACAATAATGTCTGATTGCATTAACCCACTAATACCATTATTAATCCAAGTAGACGCAAAAGATTCTGTTTGTGCACAAGTTGTAGGTAAACTAAATGATGTGTATAGGTTAGAAAACGCTCTACCGTTTGTAGGACTTCTTTGAGCTGCCGTAAATGTTAGTGAGGTCCCTGTAGCTGCTGCCCAACCATTATCTAGAAAAGGCACTAATTCAGTATTTATTAATTTTTGATTTGATTCTATATTTTTTAATTTTCCCATTTTACGTCCAAGTTTTAGTGTTATTATTTAAGCTTAATGATATTTTATTAGACCCTATGTTAAGTTTTAAAATATGGTAAGGGCTTGCTTTTGTGTCTAATCTTTCATTACTAGAATTAGCTGGAAATACAGTAGTTTTGGTTATTTTTGAGTTTGCTGGGTAATCCACATAAAAAGTTTTTGCTTTCTCCGTAGAATTATTTAATGAAATATATTTTGACGCTGCATACGAAGCCCCATATTCTGCCGGCGTACCAAAAAACCTCAATCCACTTGTTGCTACTTTATCATGATATCTAATTCCACCACCCATCTTGATTGAATCGAAATATACTAGGCCATTATTTTCAGTACCAAGACTATTTGCTCTAAACCATTTTAACGCTTCTATATTCATTTTAATTTGCTTTTATTTCTTTCCCATTTATTAATTTACGGAATAATCTTTTACCTGTGCTTGTCTCATAAGAAGTTGTTCCACTAGTTGTGTATCCATACCCTCTCGGGTCTTCTGAGTAACTATCTTTGGTTTCTCCGTCTTCACCATAAAATCTAAATACAGCGTTATCATATATACTATAAAAATTCTGAGATGCCGCATTTTTATATGGTATAGATTCTAGTATAGCCCCTTTATTAAATATAAAATTAACTGTCACATTAAGTGGTGTGGTGTTGCCCTTTGCTTGGGCTGTTTCTAGTACCAAACTTATCGGTATAGAGACATTATAATTATCTATACTGTCACCACTTAACCCACTTTTATATCCTCCGCTATATTTGTTAGTACTCCAAAAACTATTAGATTGTGAGGATATACCTACAAACATATCGTCGGCCATTTTTAACATTCTACCTAATAATGTGTAGTGTGGGTCTGTCCCCGCTGCTACCCTACTGGGTGATGTTGGTTGTCCTCCTGCTTGTGATGGGAAAACATTAAATAGTGCACCAGAGGATTTAAATCCATTTTGTGTAGTATTCCAATTAGAACTATATTCCATTAAACCTATTACCCTACCATAAGCATCACTAGGATTTTCCGTGTCTGTTATTTTTATCCCTTTGGCTCCTGAGTTATTTATATTCAATAAATCACCATTTGCTTCTGTCATCATGAAAGGTGGTATGGGGTAATAGACTGGACTTAAACTAGAAGTAGCTACATCCAAAACTAACCTTGCTGCTGGTAAGGTCGTGTCTATATTTTTATAACCATCGGAATCTAGAGCGTCTACTGATAGTGCTGCTTCCATATCTGTTGTAGTCACAAAACCAACATATGTATCTCTTATATTTGTACTTTCTCCTGCCCAACCATTAATCTTATTATCCATAATAAATTTAGGGTAGACATTTCCAACTGTATTCCAAGGTACCATTCCACCAACATTTAAATACCCCCAATCAAAAGCTCCTAAACCAAGACTTGCTTCTCCAGCTCCCGCCTTATAAGCTCTTGTAGTGTTATTTAGACTTGGTGAAAAGAATAGTGAAAATGGGGAAGCTTGTTTAAGTCCTTTAATTGTTGTTCCATTGTATTCTATACCTGTTTGTTGGCCATTAGCTCCATTCCTGATAAATGCTCCTCCAGCTACAACTAACGAATTATAATAATCATAGTCCTTCTTTAATACCATCTTTATGTTTTCTGGTTCTAGTGACGTTCCGTCATAAACTTTTACAGAATCCCATATATTTCCATACATACCTAAACCATATTCTGATAGCTTTTGCAAAAATTGTGAATATTCACCTTTAGTGTCAATACCTAACCCAGTTTCAAAATATGTGGTTGCTGAACCCACAATAGTAGATGAATTAATTGATAGTGTGTCCTTATAATCAGCTACATACCTAAAAGCAAATAATTTATGTAAGACAAATAAATCATGTACATAATAATCTATAACACATGTATCTCTATAATATTTCATATTTCCATTAGGTTGTCTCATCCCTAAGGCTACATATTTTTTATCTGTTGCTTGAACTTGGGTCTTTTCTGGTTTTGCCCATACATTATCTCGGACTTTATAACCATCATTTACTGCGTTTCTGAATGTAGTTTTGTCACCAGTAACATCAGGAAGGTAACCTAATTGTGCGGAGTCGTTGGATGTGGCGGATGTGTCAGAATGTGCTTGTGTATTTCTATAATCTATATCACTATCTGATATACCAAATTTAGTAAATAAGTTAATTACATTGCCCGCGTTAAGTACACGACTTCTACCCAAATCGGTCAGTTGTATATTTAATGTTGTTGTTGTTGCACTACTTATAAATCCCATATTATTATCTTCTTATTATATAATTATCTAATTATCTAGTTTATTTTAACTACTACATACATTTTGTACAACCCCCACTGCAAGTAGATTTTTCACCTAATTTATCACATAACATACAGTATATTTCATCATCTAAACAATAATCAAAATAGTTAGCTCCTGTAGATACCAAACATTTGTTAAGATATCCTAAATCTGCTATGTCAACTTTTCCGTCTCCATTAAAATCACCAATTAAGTCTTCCCCTTCTTCTGCAGTAGAACCTAGTAAATTAATTAATAATTTAAAGTCTTCTTTATCTACAATTCCATTTCCATTAAAATCTGCACATGCGGTACAATACGTTGGGAAAAAATTTATTACTGATGACCCTACTGTCCAACAAGTATTAAACATACCTGTTGATGGTTCGTCTATACCATTTACTGTTTTTGATGGGTGGTAATTTGCCCATAATGTTGATTTAACCGGATTAGTTCCTATCCCTTGGTCATAAGTAATCACTCTATTGTCTTTAACCTCACAACTAGGGCCAACCATAACTGCTGATAGTGTGCCATAATTAACTTCGGTATCGGCCTGAACCCTACCTCTACTAGCTGGAATATCATAAAAACAACTAGTGGTTAGTGCACTTAAATCTACATCTGATACACAACTACCATCACCCACAAATCTACGATAATCAATATCTGAATCTGATAATCCAAATTTTTTTATAGCGTCTACAAACCCACTGCCAGTAGTTAATAGTGTTTTACCGTAATCTGATAGATATAATTTAAATGTATTACCAGAGAGTGTTACGTTATGTATGTTTAAATATGCCATTTTAAAAATCTATAGTTATAACAAATTGTTGTTGTCCATCTCTTTCTACTGGTGATTGTAGTTTTGCTATCGCCATTAAATCTGGGAAACCGTTTTCATTATCATATAAACCTATTTCACTTATTTTAGGTTTTGTGCTATTTCCTGCAATAGCGTTATAATTTACAAATGTCGGATTAACTGAGTTAGTAAATGACATAGTACCTGTGCCTAAAGAGACAACGTGTCTCATCTCATATATAGTTGCCATAATATCCGTCTCTATTGTACCATAAAAGAAGTATTCGTCACCAAATTGTAATTGAGTTGCACCCAATGTGCTTGCAGGTGGTACTGATACAAAATCATTGTATGTATACCCAGTTGGTGTTGTTGGGTATGGACATGGTGCTCCTAGTGTGTCGTTACCTGTTAGATAAACTGTTGTACCAACTAAATTACTTGCTGATATAGCGGTTCCTACTACGTGGTTAGGTATGTCTGCTGTCATATCTAAATATTCCCACGCTCCTGGTAATGGGTCACCACCAGTTGTTATTTGAAATAGTATGAGTAGTCTGTTTGCTTCAAATCCTAATCCTCCACTAGCTGATAAATCTTTTAAGTATGGAAACTCTTGACCGAAGGTTATGCCTACATCAAATAAAGTGTCGTTAGGTCCTAAAGTCTCATAAACATAGTAATTACAATGCATCCCCGTCATTCCCGCGGTATCGTCTGCTAACATATAAGTTATATAAACTCTATCGTACGTACTTTGAACTACTCCTTGTGTGCATCCAGACCCAGAACATCCAGTGCCCGCATCTATTTTACTTGTTCCTGGAGCGGGTAGTGTATAGCTTCTATTAGATTTATATGACATGGCCGTTAATAACTCTTGGTCGTCTATAATTACAGTTTTATAATCTGGAAATACTTTACCTACAGTATTAGGTGTATTACCACTACCAATATTATCATCAGTTAGAGGGTAATACCTAAGACCATCATCATTCATGTTTAGATTTTTATTGGATAGCATCACATTAGGCGTTGGGTTAAATGAGCTATTTATTGGTGGGTCAACATAAAATGTTTGCCCTAGTATTGTCTCGTCTCCCATACCTGTCCCTGTACCTGAACCAAAATTATCTTTTTTATGCCACATTAACCAAGGCATATGTAATTTAAAGTTCCTTGCCGCTCCCATATTATTAATATTTCCAGCGAAATTATAAGCTTCTAAAGCAAATTTTTCGCCATAAAAATCAGTAGTAGAGTTATTTGTGTAGTGTATAATCCCAATACATTTCTGTTGTTCTGGAAGTACAACTCTTGGTTTGTCCTGTGAATCATAGTACCATGTACCACCAATTGTACCATGATATGCATCCACATCTTGTAAACTAAAACTTTGTCCATTGTTACTACCATAACCAAAATATTCTTTACTACCACAATAACCACTTGAGCCATATTTATTAACGTCTTCGTATCCTGAAGTAATTCCAGCTACACTCTCAGACCAATTTATATTCATATTCCAAATTTTAGCGTCATTTGTTGATACACTACAGCAATCGTTATAAGAGAGTGTGTCGTCACACCAATAAGATGTGGCATTTGCTATATTGTATATACTACCTACTGTGGTCATTGGATTACCGGAAACTGCTGGATATACTCTCATAGCTACACAATTAGATACAACCCCTTCAGAAGCATAGTCTGGCACATCCCTATCTAAAGTTAATACTATTGTACCTGTGGTAGCTGTGTAGTATGTTGCACTAACAACTTGATAAAATAGTGTTGGTCCAGCCGCTGAATAAACTAATTCTGAACAACCATTACCTGAAAATGTGTAAGATATAGATACTATATCACCTACTAGTGGGGCATAAACTTGTGAGCTACAAGCGCCTGATGTCAGAACAACTGTACTAGTTCCAGACATACCTGAAGAACACACATTCCAGTTTGATGACAAGGTATAGTAACTATTTGTATTTGCACTAAAGTTGTGGTCTCCAGCTGTATTAATATAGGGCCCCAATGCTGGCACACTAAAAAATCCTCTTGTGGTTGCACTATTATACACTTCTTCTATATTATGTTGTGGTATTGTTGGGCCAAATGTGTCTGTAGTATTAATTCCGCCATTTAAAGGGTATTTTATATGACCTTTATTTTTTGCTGGATAAGGATTCAAATTTTGTGCATTATGTTCAGCTTGTAGAATATTTAACTCTGCGTAAGCTATAGGTAGGGTATTATAACAATCATAACAAACTTCACTGTCTCCTAATTGGAATAATCCTATATTTAATTTACCTTCTGAAAGTTTTTTTCTTCCGGCATCTGTTAGTCTAGCTACAATTGCTCCTTGGGTACTGTTTTTAATTATATAACTCATATTTTTTTCTTTATTTATAAATACATTTTATATCACTTTAATATGATGATTGTTGGGAATAAAATGCATCCCTACTTATTTTAAATGTAACTCTCTCTGTTTGTGAATCAGTTTGTATTGTTTTCGCGTTAAGGATTGGGTAGTATCTTCTTATTATAACATCGTAAGAATAAGTACCGAATGTCGGTAGTTTTAATGTTACTATCTCATTTATATTACCTACTGTGTTTATATCTATAGTTATTTTATAATCTCTAACTATGGACCCATTAGAATCAAATAGCCTAACTATAATCTCGTCAATAGTCGTTTTGTCTTTATAGTAAAATACTGGTATGCTTGGGTTCTTATCTGGTGTAAAACCTATAACAGTATAAATTGTTCTATACCATAATGTGAATGTGTCGTTAACGGTATAAGTATCTAAACTATCTAATAGTTGAATTCTTGTGTCGCTTGTTTTTTGATAATCTTTTTCTGGGTATATTAATGCCCCATTAACCGCGATTGTTACCGCACCCACAGATTGTTTATCTAGATTAATATAATAATACCCATCCTTTTCGAATATGGTTTCTGTGGTTGTAGTGGTTACGGTAGCGGGAACTTGGAAAGTTTGTATGTCGGTACCTCCTTTGGTGTCGTATAGAAATTGTATGTTGTCCCCGTTTTTTACAGTTTCTTTAAAGAAGACAACTAAACCTGTCGACCTATTATACTGATAGTCACCATTATTCGCGGTTATTTCTACCCCATCAGGCCATTTTGTGGGGTTGGTGTAGTTGGTACTTCCCGATATACCTTGTTTTAGTGTTACTCCGTTTACTGCCACCAACGGGGAACTTCCAATACTTGCACTTAACTGGTAGCTAAAATTTTGTGCACTCCATGCAAATGGAATTGCTGGATTACTACCATCCACTTCTTGCATGCTACGTACCAATACCGTATCTGTAGCCAGTTGGTGGGTTTGTACGGGTAACTTAAAGTCATCCAGGTATAGTGTTGGTATCGGTGGATTAGTTAAGACTGTCATGTATAAATCTTTATCATAATCTATTTTTTTACTAGGTGGGTATTGAGCTGTATCAAACCATAGTTCTGTTTTAGCTTTTTTATCTTTAGTTAAGTAGCTAGGTCTAATAATATATTCCCATGATTCGGTAGTTGATAATGCTGAAAATGGAATCTCTGTAGTACCTGTACATATAATACCTCCTGTTGCACTATCCACACCACAAGGCAATGTATCAAACATAAATTCGTAATCGGGTAGTGTTGCTACTTCCTCTGTTTCAAAAACATATGGATATATCCTATATTTAGGATAACTGTTACCAAAAATTAAATCGTCTGTATTGCCACCAAAATAGAAAGTCATTTCTTTTGATGTGTCTGTACTTGCGTTGTAGATTGGTAACGCTGGCATATTACCAATTGTAGTTATTGGGGTTACGCTCGGGCTAGATAACCCTGGTATGGTTGTTGTTGGTTGTGGAGTACTTTGTAATGTTACATTAACTTTTGGTCGTATTACGGGTACCCCTTTATTGCACCTGTTGTTGGTTGTGGGTCTACACTTTTGTGTGGTTATTATGTTTGATGTTGAGGCACTCGTTGCTAACACGCTTACTGTTGTAGATGGGCCCTCTAAATTAGATTTAAAGGTCATGTGATACCAATTTGCCTGTGGTTGTGACGTCTGATACATACCAATTCTTCCAGGTAATTTATATTTTAATAAGGAATTATTATCTACCCATTCTGGTGCTGAGGCACTATTACCTGACCACGTAAGACTATTATTTAAATCAAAATTAATGTCATACACAGAATTATATGGTCTTGCATCCCCTATGCTACCATTAAGTGGGTCTGTAAATTCTATTTTAAATCTAGTATTAGCTCTAGTAATCTTAATCCTAAGTCCTTGTACGGATGCCCAAGTACCACCACTTGTTAGTGGTGATGTTGTTCCAGAGTTTGTTAGTATCATAGTTTGACCGTAGTCTGATGCCGCGGAGTAAGTAGTAGAGATGCAACCACCATTACACTCCCTAAAATTAGGGCTTGTGTATCTATTGAATGCGTACGCACTCATATGAGAATTATTTCTTACTGATACTTGTCCTGTACTAGTTCTCATACTTAAAGATAATGAGTGTCTTACACCTATTGGTCCATATAACCCCAATGTATCTCTAAATGAATGTAGTAATAAAGCTATTGTATCGTCATCACTAGATGTTGAGTTTACCGTGACTTCCCATTCATAGTTGTCAGATGGGCAAGCACTAACCATACCTGTTGACTGTGAATTATTTGTGTTAGATTGTAATTTTCTCAAACTACCAGTTAAGACATTACTAGCTAAAGCTATTTTACCATTAGAATCTACTGTTCTATCACTACCATCAACATCAATATTTCTAACTCCATAAGTACTACCTGTACACATTGAAGCTCTTGGATTGCCGTACATCCCATAGTTTTGTCTTGGGTCTATAGTTAACCATTTTACCAATGGTGTTTGTGATGTAGTCGGCCACCTAACAACAAATTTATCAATGTATTCATTATAATAAAATTTACCTATATCACCGGCAAGTGTACCAACAGTTGGTCCTATTGCGTTACCTTCCTCCATTTCTAGATTGTATGCTCCTAGATACCAATCTGTTCCTGTGTCAGTTAATCTATCTGCTGTATCTCCGGTATATAACCAGACTTTTGGGTCGTTAGAGTGTATTACTCCGTCTTGGAATAGTCCTGTAGGTACTGAACGGTCTTCTGCCCAACCAGGCCCCCAACCTGCTTGAAATTGAAAATCGTAATCAGCGAAAGGTACGAAAGCACCCCACTTATCAAAAATTTCAGTCATTGACCACCCACTATATGTCAATCCACTATTATAATCAAATTCAGTACATCCGGAACTAAACTCAATATTGTCAACTGTAGGTCTATTTTCAACCATAGTAACACTATATACACCATTATCTAGATTGTTGAAAGTATATGTTGTGTCCGCTGAGGTTCCGTAATAAATGTCTATTAATTTATCGGATTTTCTTAGCTCATACCTAAAATACTCCCCTAATGTTGTAGCGGTAGTTACGGCTATACTACATTTCTTGTTTGTGTCCGTAACACATGAATTGTCTGATAGACTTACAGTAAGAGTTGGTTTAACTAGTCCACTTATGGTAAATGTGGTGGACCCGGTCTCCCCTACAATGTCAGTTATAGTTCCAGTATAATCACCTTCACATAGATTATACACCCCAAAAGTGTCTGCGGTATAAGAGTTAACTGAGCCTGACCAAGAAACACTATATGGTGAAGTCCCCCCAGAAACTGTTAACCCATTTATGTATCCACTACAAGACCCGCTTAATGTGTTTCTTAAATTATATTGACTAAAAATTATATTTCCGTTATTTGTTGGCATTTTCTATATTATTCTTCTGGACATACATCATCACTAGATATACACTCGTTTATTGCTTTACAAAAATAAGTTCCATGAGGACATATACCACTCTCATCACTATCAGTCTCAGTATCAGGGTTGTCTATCAGGTCATCTTTAATTGTTTGTGGTGTTAATGGATTTTCTATTTGGTCTACTCTTTGTTTTTCTTTTTCTGCGTCACTAATTACTTGTGTTGTGGACTTATCTCTTATTTCATCTTCAGTTTCCGTTATTACCTCTTGACAGTTTGCCTTACATTTTTCTATACTCTCATAACGACCATTTCTGTCTTCAAAACATAACCCCTCAAAACAGTTCCACCTCTCAGTGCCGTTTCCGTTTCCAGAGCCTGACCCCCAACCTGAACCACACCAATTATTCCATTCACCACATTTGATTGGTCCGTCTGGGTCACAACCTCCCGGTTCACACCTACATCCACACTGCCTTTGGGTACAAACCTTTTTACAGTCCTCTAGACTACTATATCTTCCTTGGTTAGTTTCTATACACTCACTTTTTGTGGGTGATGCTCCTATACCAATTTTTCCTCTATTGTCCCGATTTACGGGTAATCTTTGTTGTACACAATCATACCCCCTTCTTCTACCTACACCACTACCATAACTACTACCATTAACTTGTTGGCACTCTTCCTCACATCTATCTAAAGTTTCAAATCTACCTCGTGGGTCTTCTATACAAACCGGTTCACTACTACCATTGCCATCAGATGTCCTCCTACCTCTATCTGTAGGAATATAACATGTATATCTACATTCACCGTAGTCACATTCTGATTGTGGCTTTGGTGGTCCTCCTGGGTTTGTACCACCGTCGTCATCATCTATATTTGGTATTACACCTTTAGGTTTTATAGGGGTTACACCACTCACAACCTCTTTTATTAGATTGCCGCTCTCAGCACAGTGATTTATAATTACCGGAGTACAACTTGCGTTTAATTTTTTACAATATTCATTTGCCCTTTTTATACAATCTATACAATCATCAGATTTAGTATCTGCCATTATTTCTGATATTCCGAATATTGGGTCTAATTTCAATTTATTAGCAACGTCTTGGTTACATTTGCAATAATACTGACAACTAGTAGATTCTGGTTTAACTATTATTGTTGGGTCTACAATCGTGATTACTTTACCGTCTATAGTTATTTTTTTATCTACATTAACTACTTTCCATTTATCCGGTGTAGTTTTATGTAAAATGTCGTAGGAGGTTAACGCTTTTTCTGTTGAGCATGGTTTAAATAGTCCACATTCTGGTGTAATTACTATATAGTGTATTAAATCGTTGCCATATAAATCTTTAAATATATTTTTCACCACATATGAATGTCTTTGTTGTGGAAATGTGTATAGACAAGTAGCGTCATAGTCTTGGTTGTATTGTGGCAAACATACTTTAAATATCCCATTTTTAGACATTTTTGTCATATAGTTGATTGTCCCTCCTTTAAGTGTATAGTCTTTTATAATATTGTTTTCTATTAGTGATTGCCATGCATTCATTGGTTTATTTCTTACTATATCCCATTTTAGTACATTATTAGTTCCTTTGCTGTCCACAAAAGTTAAATGGTTAAAAGTTGTCATATTAACTGTAGGCACCGTTAATGTATTACACCCATTATCGGTTATATAAAGTGACCCGTCTAACTTTACAGACCTACCGTTATTTCCTTTAACAATATCAAACCCTTGTGACATCTCCGTTGAGTCAAAAAATAATTGTTTTTCCCGTACACTATTTGCGGACTTAATTGCTCTAAAAAATGGTGCTTCTGAAATCGCCCCACTATCATCTAGTTTATGCCCTAAATTTACTGTTATAGTACTAGTGCCCCCAGTACCAAATTTAGATGTTGTCTCACTAACACAAGTATACTTTAATTGTACTTTATCCCCTTTAATTAAATTTACAAACCCACTATCAACACTAACAGTACCATTATGTTCAAATATTGTTGATGCTGATGTAGCACTCATATCACAAATTGTAAATGTACTAGATGTTTTATCTATATCCGTTACTTGTAACTTTAAATAATCATTGGCTATACCATCATTATCGGTCCTTAAGACTTTATATTCAGCTAATGTACTTTCTGTACCAGCTGAAGAAGTTTTAACCAAAGATACCACAAAAGAGAACCCTAATATCCCGTTAGCATTTTTACCTCTTTCTCCTGGGTAGTATTTGAAGTTGGTGTCCATTAGTGCTATATTAGTTTCTCCAACACCCGCATTTATTAAAGAAGTGTTTATTAATCTTTTAATTTCATAGTTAGTGGAAGGATAGGTTCCAGTCATAGCGGAAGCATAAACAGTACTTAGATATTCACACCATTTAGTGTCTTTGTATCCCACGTTTAAGTGCCCTTTGTATGTTAACCTATACAGACCACTACTCTGAGCACTATATGTCATATAATCTGTCGAGGTTGTTTCATTTATAATTAAACCGTCATTATATACATTATAAAAAGCGTAGGGCTTATAACTCTCTGTGTAGTCACCAATTAATGGAATAGGTTTGTTTAAATTAAAATCACTTATAGGTACTACTGTGTCAGCCGAGATAGAGGCCCCACTAATAGTTATATCATAAGTATTAGTTATAGCTGATGTATGTGCGGAATATATCCCGCTATATCTTCCGTAAGTTGTAAAACAAAAATCTGTATTACTATTCTGTTGTATTGGAGTGTCTTTATATAAAAATGTTAATTTTTTAATGTTTTCACTTTTAGGACTTCTTTCTGTATATGGGTGGCTCGCCTTGCCAATATGGTAGTAACCAATATACGGACTACCGTCTAATAATAATTCTTTTCCTGTGGTATATAATCCGTTTTGTCTACCAGATTTTATGGTCCCTATCCTTGTTTTTTTACGTGGACATATTAATATCTCTTTTATTAAACCATCACTATCATAAGTAAATCTAACATCATTAAATTGATTTAATGTGGAACGTTTAATCCATTGTGATATATTAGAATATATCCTATTTACAGTTTTCGTTGACCCATTTTTATCCACTACATTATAAGTTTCTTTACTACCTATTTGCTGTTTTTTTAATTTTTCTATAAAAGCTATTTGTTGTTGGGTGTTTGTAAATTTTAATGATATACATTTATTAACTGATGAAAATATTTTATTATTTCTTATTTCACTTGTCCAATCAAGTGGGCTTATTTCTTTTCCGTTAAGTACAAGTGTTGGGGTTTCTGTTATTATCCCTTCATTGACTTCTCTACTAACATTATATGGTATCTGAATCTTGTTAGTCGTACCCAAATTGAATTCACTTAAATTTGCGTTAACGTTAAATTCATTTTCAATAGCGTATACCTGACTTGACATTAATTCTATAGCGTCTGCTGGTATATTTTGTTTAGTTAGTTGTTTTTTATAGTCGTAGATTACCTCGCCAGTACCCATATTACCATTATCTAGAGTTAGGTATGCTGTATTTAATTTCACCTTTTTTCTGGGCACTGTAACTTGTTTTGGTACACTTATATTTGGTGTAAACCCTTCTAATATAATATTGTCTGTAACATCACAATTAAAACTTAGTGATGTGGTATATTGGCCACAATTCTCACTTAGTATGTCCATGTCAAAAGAAAGTCTTGCTAGATTGTTTTTACTTATATTAGGTAGTATCATTTGGATTGGGTGTACCCTTCTTGTCTTACTGCCTGTTGGCAATTTTAATGCCCCTATAACTATACCTGTACGAGTATTCTGTGTATTATAATAATTTATATGAGATAAAAATGCCCCATATTCTTTACCTCGTACGGAATTAAAAGAATATTTCCCATTATCCCCTTTAAAAACTTCTAGAATAATATCAGAGTTATTAATACCTATATTGTCTAAATATTTTTTTAATTTTACCTGTTTACTGCTAAATCTTAAAAATAATCTTTTAAGGTTACTGTCTGTTTTAACAAAAATCTGAGCTGGTGATTGTGTGTTATATGTAAAACTAAAGCATTTTCTTTTTTTGTAGTTTTTATCCTTGATTCTTCCTGAAACATAGAATACGAATTTTAACTCATTACTGAGTACCCTAAAATCAACACTACTGTTATAAACTTTTGACATATAATTAATAATTAAAACTAGAGCTTTTTATGTTATAAGATTGTGCTCCTTGGTTGGTGTTATTACCAACAATGTTAGTTGGGGCTATATTATAATTTTCAATCCAAGCTTGTGTATTCGCTCCAAAACATTTAAGACCATCTATATTTAAAATATTATCTGTTGCTCCTTGTTTTGTAAATATAGATTGTGATAAGTATTTATCTTTGTTACTATGATATCTGTTAGCAAGTCTATTGGTTACCTCTCTGACTAATTCGCTCCCTGAAGCTCTGTTCTGATTATTTATATTATATTGATTTGCGTAACTAGATATTGGGTTGTATGTACCTCCACTTATTATATTATTAAAGTATAAAGAACCTGATGTTGGTGGTGCTGGTAAACTCATCATCATAGGAGTACTAGCCATTCTTGCTTGTGGGTAAGAAGTGTAACCACTTAAAGCGGGGCCAGTTATTAATATCTGAGGGATAATAGGCATTGTATTTCCGCTTGGGTTGAAACACCTATAAACAAATTTATCTCTATGAAATGCTGAATTTTCTACTTTCTCACCACTTGTCCATAGTGTGGTTGCTGGAACCATTTCTTCAACAAGTTTAAGCCAATATGTGCCTAACTCCCTAACATAACTTAACATTTTAGTGTACGTATATTGATTATTGTTAGCACAAACTTCTTGTAAGTATTGAAGATAAATTTGTTGTAGTACGGGATACCCTCCCGTTTTACCATCGTTTATTGTCATCCTATCTCTAACATCAATTAAAACTTTCCAGAAATTGTTAAGGAATCTTTTAAAATTCATATTTCTAGTGTCTATACTAAGCCCAGCTATTGTTTCATCAAAGACGTATATATAGTTTAATATAAGAAACTGTCCCGATGCTCCACCAGAATCATCTTCAGATACAAATACTTTAACATCCTCTAAAACATTACCATAAGTTTCAAATGTAGACATTACATGTGGACTACCATCAGCGTATAGAGTGTATATAGCTCCACCACCTTCTTTTAATCTAATTTCTCCTTTAAAAAATTTATCAACACCAGATGTCCAAACATTACTACCTAAAACATTAGTTCCTTGTTCAGTTGCACTACCTGAATTATTAGCATCACTATATACTTTAATATTTCTACCTGTAAAAAAGATGCTTTCTACAAAATGAGTTACGTTGGGGGGTGTGCTGATATCATTTGTGGTTAATGTCCCAGGAGAGAACCCAATTATAGTCTGTGGAGAAGTGTCGTTAACACAAACTTCAAACCTTAAAAGAGCCCCTTTTGACCTTCTAAAATTCTTATTTGAGGCAAATCCACCGTCATGACTCCCTGCTCCACCCGACCTAAATTTACTTCCGGTATAAGGTGTTCCGTCATCTGTTTGTCCTACAACTGTTTGAGAGTAGTTAGCTCCGAACCATTTACCAGTATCATCGATAGAGGTTTGGAATGTGCTGTATAGTGTGCCTCCGGTCATACTATTGGTGTTCGCACTAAAGAAACAGCCGTATTCTACTGATTGTCTATATACGTCATATACTAATGCTTGTCCTATATTTAGTGATATGTCAACATTTTTTACATTTAATACTAATCTTTCATCTTGGGTTTGATAATATGATGCTCTTGTATCGTAAACCCAGTCTCTTGTTTCTAGTTGTGGTTCTTTTCTATTCCATGATTTTTTATCGTCAATCATTCTTGTTAGACCAAACCCAAAATACATATGTGGGAACCTTCTAAACCTATCTAAATAAGGTGCTTTAATTCTATTAGAATATTCTCCTCCTGTCCAAAAGCCACCCCAAGTGAAGTTTTCAAATTTATTTACTATTGTTGGTGTACAACCCGTTAGTATCGATTTATCTCTATTAACTATTATATCCGATTTATGTTCTTCTGTTCTTTGGAACCATCCGGCCCCTCTTTGGAAGAAATAGTTATTTGTAACTCTTGGTCTTACTGGAAACCCTTCGTTGTCTATAGGGTAATCGCTTCTTTGGAAGTTGTGGGATGTGGCTCCTGTTTCATAATACCATTGGCTTAATGGCACACTGTAGTTTATTGTGGATGAGGTATACGTTCCTCCGGATAATGTGCTCCAACTTCTGGTAAATTTATTTTGTGCCTGTTCGTAGTGGTAGGTCCCACCTGTTGTCATTGCATTAAGACTATTATCGTCCCACACAAAACTTAATGGGGTGTTCATATTAATTTTAGTGTCCGCTAAAACTACATATTCGTTAAATTCAATTAAGGCCTCTGGTGCACCCACTAATGTTAGTAAAAACTCTATTGCTTTCCTTGTACCTTTAGATTTAAATAGATACCCCGTATTTAGTAATATTCTTCTATATAGTTCTATATCTAGTTCAGCTGGAGTCATACCAACACTACTACCAGAATAGGTTGGTTTGCTAACCCCTAATACGCTGTCTAAGAACCCTACTTTATCTAATGTACTTGGTGTTGACCATCCTAACGTTCTGGCAAAATTCTTAATTAACCCATTAGGTATATTATTTTTACCATCGTAGGTTACATTGGTCATATAGGCTATACCATCTACAAAAGTTTTTATGTCGTCAAAACTCCTACCGTATATTTGTAAGGTTTTTTCTACTTTTTGGTCTGGCGTGTCAAATTCTTTTAGTGTTGGTGATGTTAGAAATCTAGAGACTAGGTTGGTTTTTATATTGTCTAGTTCATCTCCTATGTCAGCCAAACCTTTTAGGTAATCAATATACGCAGAACTTACCACATCAAGATTGACATCGTCCCCTAACGGCCACGTTTTATTTATGTAATCATAAAATTTGACTCCCTCACTGGTTTCTTTAACTATTTTAAATTTAGCTGTATAGATAGGAATGACATTTCTAGTCATTAGAAAAGCTTCAACACCTTTTAAAGACCCTAGTTGTCTTTCACTTTCATCACCATTAGGCTTTAAGTAAAATTTTGTGGTGGTGGATGTCACTGCTGTACCAAAAGGGTCTCCCTCTACTATTATTTCTATAAAAGATGACCCTATAGTTTGTGCTATAAAGTCAACAACTTTATATTCTTGAGTACCGACATTATTATTAAAAGTTAAAACATAATCTTTATACTCATTTGTTATATTTCTTAATTTAGATACCTTACCTTCAGCGATTTTAGTTATTGTATTTGCTGTATTACCTAGATTTTCTAAATTTAATATAACTTCTTCTGGTGACAAATGTCCGTCTAATAGATTTCCATTTGTTGTAAATTCTATATTAAATGGGTTGGATATGTAATTAACATCACACTTAAAGGTTGTTCTATTTGTTGTGATGTTATAACTTATATTATACGCTGTAGTATATCCGGTTGTTTCATAGATATCGGTACCATCAAAATATAATGCTGCGGGAAATGTGTTGATGATGTTATCTACAGCAACATTTAACCTTTTCTTTAGGGAGCCATATAAAACAAAACTACTTAAATCACTAGTGTCGTTATTTATAAAAACCTCTAAATTATTGCTAGCTGTAGTTCTTGCTATCTCTAGATTAGCTATGCCTAGTGTTGATAATGTTATTGGGTTGGAGAAACTATTTATTTCGTACCCTACTGGCACTGGATTACTTATATCTTGCGCAAAAGAGAATGTGCTATTGGTCATTTGTGATGACCCGTCAGTTATTTGGTTTCCGACTAAATTATCACTAAATGTTTCACTGCCGTTTGGTGGTGCTGGAGGGTATCGGAATCTATTACTTGCCATAATTCCGAATTTAAACTTTTATATTACTAAAAATCTTACCGAAATCTATATTATTACCTCTATTTTGCCTAACCTCATATAATTGGTCGTTATATTGGTCTCTAACCTCATATAAGTCGTATTGAGCGTAGATGTTGTTGTTACCAGATAAATCATATAAAGTGTAAATACCGTCATCGATAGATTTAGTTTGATTACCGTAAGCTGCTATTGCTAATGTTTCAAAGTCGTGGTCTACCATTTCAATATCTAACACCAATGGATTAAAAAATGTATTAGTTATTATAACCTTTTGACCTGGTTGTCCAATAAATGGTATAGCGTTTGGATTATTAGAAGGTGCACTAGTTGGTGTTAGTGTACAAAAAATTAAATTAGTTTGTTTATTAGTATAAACATATCTTGGTGATATTTGATTTGGATTAGATAGGTTTGCTGTTACTGGTTCACAAAAAAAGTTAGACGTTACTACTCTGAAAAAATTATGTATTTTTTCGTTATTTAGTTGTAGGTATTCTATTCTATATCCAACTAGTCCGTGTGGTTGAAATCTACTTCTAAATTCTGTTGGTATGTTATTTAAGTCGAATACTAACCCTTTAACGTTTGGTAGTGATGATAGTATCCCACAATCAATAATTTCTGTTCTGATTTCTGCAGGTCTTATGTAGACAGTGTATATTCCTTTATTTGCAAAAATATTGGATGGGAGACTTAGGTTATATAATCCACCTAACACCTCTATTCCAGCAGATGCTGGACCCCCAGTGCCCCCTGCATGGTAATATGGGGTAAGTACCGAATTTGCTTGTAATTTAAATAGTGTAGTTGTACTGGTAGCGTCTCTATTAGGTGCTGCGTGTACAATCACTTCCATATCATCTGGAAGTACATCAGCTGGTCTCTTTATTCCGTATGCTCCTAATGCCATATATTAAGGTTGTTTGTCAATTTTATAAAATCCTCTACCGTGTAATGCTAATTCACCTAGATTCGGTACTTGTCCTAGTCTTTGTGGTCTCTCAAAAACACTAATTCTGCCTCTTTCTATGAATATATTCGACCTAACTTCTGGTCTCTCACATACATTCATTAATACCTCTTCTTTTGTTAAGGGTATTATACATCCGGTTACATCAACTTTTTGTAAAGGCATCGTTTTTTATTATAAATATCTGTGTACTCATTTATTTGTTTCATTAGGCACATAATTTCTATAGTAGTGTTAACGGAGTACCACAACTTTCACAACCCTCTTTAACACCACATGTAACCCATTGTCCTGTATGGTTATGAAATTGTACGGTTATAGTTCCTAATGTTCCTCCTGCTGCAGTAGTGTCATGTAGAACATTACCATAACCATCATTTGCCCAACTAACGTGACCAGGAATAGGACTTCCATTTGGGTAAACCGCTGTAGTTGTAGCCTCCCAAAAACAATCTCCTAGAACACCATTTTGAAATGGGTCTGGGTTACCTCCTGGGCCTCCAGCTACACAACATACACAACAGTCACCTGATAAAGTACCTGAGCCGTAATTGTAGAATCCACTTAAACCTGGGTATGTAAAACATTCGTTTTCTTGGAAAGCATACTGTATGGTTGGGAAACTCCATTGGCTACCTCCTAAATATGAATGGGTAAGTGGTTGTCCTGGTGCTAGTAAACCTGCTGACATTAAATCTGGTTCACAGCATCCACAAATTGTGTGTTCACAACAGTTTTGGGTACAACCAGTATAATCACTTATTGGCCATGCATCGTCCCACACATTAGATGGACCTCCAGTTGTTCCTGTCCCAGGAAGTATCCAACAATCACATGTTATGGGTCCTGTTGTACAATGACAAGGTCGAGCTCCACCCCATACCTCAGGACAACAACCTTGAGCACCTCTTGGAGATAATGTTGGGTCCCATATTTGACATGCAGGTCCTAAATTTGGTAATGGGCTCGGATTAAGGTATAAACCTGAATCGTTATATTTAGTAGCTGTCCCCAAAGGAAGTGTTGCTGCACAAGCAGCCCCGGTAATACTATCGGCATTACACTGATTCACACAAGCATTAAAATTAGTGGGACTTACCCATTCACAAGCCAGATTCCTCATAATGGATTGTATTTCTACGAAATCTGTACATGTTGATACGTCGGTATTGTATTCGGTCATCAATCCAGCAATAGTATCTCCCCAAGATGGGTACATAGCGAAGCCTAATCCCCAAGTCGTATGACAATGGTATGTACCCCCGTTTGGGTTTGGTGGATAGCCACTAGATGAGCTTGGTGGTGCGTTAGAATATGTGCTATAAAACAGATGGTCAGAAGAACACATGCCTCCGGTTCCCACTCCTGTTGGTGGTGGAATCGGGCAAGGAACAGTTTGTCCTGGTGACGATATTCCTACTGTATTGGTGTAAACACTTTGTATTGCAGGCTGGAAAGGTGGGGCAACGTTAATATGCCAGTTGATGTAATCCGTGGGAGTACCAACAACACCACTATGGTTAGTATTACTACATTTTGATTGAGCCCACCAATATGGACTACTATTACATAAGTAAGACTTACATAAGGCGTCACAGTCTACTTGATTCACAAAAACATCTGGGTCACTATAACTATACATCGCTTGAACACACCCACCAATATTTCCATCAATACATTTCCACGTTAGTGTTGGTGTACCTCCTGTACCACATGTAAAACATTTCTCATCAAGTCCAGTGGAATTAAGAAAGTGTTCAGTGTCACATGGCACCCACCATGGCTTACCGGCACCTTGACCCTGCCAAGTTGTTACGTTAGGGCTAGGTCCCATTGTATAGAGATTTAACCCGTCTGCACTATTACCAGATAACCAATTACACCAATGTTCTGATGGTGAGTATTGGTCTGGTAACATATTTGCTAAATGTTGTCCTGCATCCCACATCTGAGTTCTAACCCAACAACAGCCCGGGTGGAGTGGGTCTTTTACAATTTGTCCTTCTCCCCAATAAGGTTCTGTGCTTGACCACATTTGTACTGTTGTGTGGGGTATTACATTGGTTCCGTCCCAACCGTCAAATGTGTTTGGTACTGAGTTATCATATATCCCAAGACTACCATTCGATAATACAGTTGGATTCCAATAGCCAAGTAAACCAGCCTGATGATGGTACCATGATTTTTGTCCCACACACTGGTCACATTCTCCTGGCTCTATAGGTTCACAATTATTTGTTAATGTCATGCAACTATAGAAACTATCATAACAATCACGAGTACAAGTTGCACACCCCCAATCTAATTCACATGGTGTTGGTGCTGATGGAGGTGTACATGGTCCAACATTTATATCTAACCATCCACTACATTTACAAGGGTTTAATACTGAATTTGGGTTAGATACTATGTATTGGCTACCCATTGGATTTTGACATATAATACAACATGGTACTGGTGGTCCAGAAGATACAGGAGCAGAACCTATAGTTCCTAGATTAATATCTACGGGATTAACATCTGGCCCTAATACTTTTTGATGTACTATTTGCTCTGATACGAATCCTTCTGTTGTTGGATAGATTGGTACTGGGCCGTCATTACACTTGCCCATACTTACTTGTGTGTCGATTCCATTACAATTACAAGGAGCTGCTCCCTGCACTATATAGTAAATAATACCTGTTCCACGAACCTCTGGTAGATGTTTACAACATATTTTACAATTTCCTGAACTACTCCCACCGTCTGGGCATTCTACCATTGGTCCCGTGCCATCTAAAGACGTACAATACATTCGGCATGGTAAATTTTGGGGGTTTGGGTAGCTAAGTGTCGTACCTGCTACACAACCACCTTGGCCATCATCTTCACAACAACAACAATCCTGTGGACAACTAATCTGACTAATTCCCGCACAAACTGAGTTACATGGTAGTCCTGTTGGGTTGAATTGCGTCGTTTGTGTACCGTTAACACAGTTTCCAAATCCATCGTCCTCACAACAACAACATGGAGTTCCTTGGGTGGTGGGTTCACAACAGTATTTACACCATTCCTGACACTTTTCTAAACTAGAGAAAGGTGTACCACCACCATTATAACTCACTTGTGAACCAGGAGCTCCAGCGTCAGTACCCCAAACATTATCCCCATAAGATGCATTAGCTGTTATTTCAGTGTTTATATATGGGTATTCTTCTATACAATTTGTTATCTGATATGGGTATTGTGGGTTATTATCGTCACACCACCATCTTTCTTCATACACTACAGGAGGACACTCTGGGTCACATGGAATCCACATTAAATCAGTACCGTACGCTGGTAGTCCTGAAGTATTTAAGGCGTTCATATATAGATTATAATAATCAGAAGGTAACATTGTTGTATCATACAGTGCCCAATCCCCTGTACCTAAAACCATCACATAACAACAACCATCTTGAGTCACAACATCACCATTTATGTATGTTCCTCCATTAGCTGTTGGTGTTGGTGTCCATGACAAAGGTGTACTATTAAAGCTGGTCAAGGTAATACTATAAGTTAGTAGAACACCAGCACTACCCTCGTAATGGTATGTTATGGTATTATCTAAACATTTCTCACACTCACAACATCTTTGATTATTGTTTGTTGCTGCATGACAGCACGCTAAGGTGTAACATGGTGGTAATTGTACTGGATTAGTTGGTGCGGCTGTGAACTCACATTGGCACACACCATTACATTCAAATTGACATACCAGTTGGCAGTCAGCTTGTGCAGTAGGACCTACATATGGCCCAGACATTAAGGTGTTAATTACTGGGTAAACTATACATCCCAGTATATCATCACAATAATAATCTAGGTATATTTCTACACAAGGCTCCTCGGTAATGATACAATCAATTAGTGTTGCATAACAATCTGCTGCCATACAGTTGCAGTTTTGATTCATAGCACAATACCAGTTTAAATAACAAGTTCCTGGGGATGAGGTTACTGAGTCACAGTCACAACAAAATCTACAAGCTTCTTGACAAGCTCCTAGTGAAGTAAAATAAGCCATATTGTTTACAGCTCTAGTTACAGCTCCAACACCAAATAAATTTGTATCTAATAGTGTGCTAATATTACTCACACAACCACCCAAACTAGCACTGTAATCATAGTGACACCAGTACTCTGTTGGTGGTAATGAACAGTCACAAGGTGTTGTTGTTGTTGTTGCTAAGAAACAACCTAAAGCGTCCCAGAAAAAAGTACCAGCACAGTTAGATACATTTCCGACAAAAGTACATACAGACACACCATTAGGGTCGCAGCACCAAGTACACTCTGGTTGACAGTCCCCTAATGACGTAAAGTTTGTAGTTAGTGGGTTTTGGTACAGTGCGTCACCATCATTTACTTCTACACACCCAGTACCATCTACATTTACCACCGCATTAGGTGAACAATCAGAACTATCGTCACAATACCATTGTGGCGGTAATGGTCCGGGACAACAGTTTGGTAATAACGCATTTACTGGATTTATACCCATACATTCATTGTAGGAATTGTATGCGTAAACATTTGGTGGACAATCCGTTGGGATTGGACCAGATGCTAGAATTAATTCTTGTTGGTAAGTTGCACACATTGGTATGCAAGGATTTGTTCCTGGTATACAAAAACATTGTGCGTCACACTCATCACCACTACCATTATCACAAGTTGAGTTATTATAACAATTAAAAATATGTCCTGTTCCCATAGTAGTGTCACACGCACTTGGTACACATCCGTCTGGTGAACATTCCCAACTTGGTGTATAGGCCGGGTCACAAACATCACATGGGTCATAAGTTGCTGCTTGCCATATAAATGGTACTGGTGGGTCTCCTGGCGTTAGATTACAACTTACCCAACAGTTTGGTACTGAACCAGCTGGTGGGTCTCCTGGTGTAAAATGATTACAATCATATGTTGTTGGGTCTCCTGGTGTAGGTGGGGTTTGTGGTAATATAATAGGGCAATCACATCTAAAACAACAAAAATCGGTATCAGTATCACCCCAATAAACAGCATCATCTTCATCGTAAAACTGGAATAAACTATTCCAGGCTCCAGTTGAATTTACTGGTTCCGGGCCACATGCACAATCACATGTTTCATCTGTTGGGTCACAACATGTTGGAGTAGTAGCTGGTGCTACTGGTGGGCATAAAGCGTTAGTACAATCAAACATAAAACACCACGGATATGCGGGGTTAAATACATACCCAGATGATGTTGGGTCATTACATGGGGTAGTTGATATGTTGTAAGCCTGGTCGTATGAACAAGGCCAATCTAATATTGGTGATGGTGGCCCATTTGGGTACCAAATCATATTGAATCCTGATGTTAAGTCATCATCACAGTCCGCATAACAACATCCTTGATTTGCATAACAACAAGCTGAAAAAGTGTCATATCCGGTCCATAATGGGTCTGGGTCGGTAACCTGCCAATTATTTTGAGCTATAATTGTTTGACTAATCCCTTGTTTACAACCAATTAAAACCGGTGGTATAGTTGGTGTCGTTGTTGTACCTGTTTCTGTAAAGCAGTCCCAACCAAAATCACAAATACAAGCTGCTAGACAAGATGGTTGGTCAGGATAAGATGGGATTCCGTTTAATCCTCCTGTTGGGTCTGGACCATATGTGTTAGGACTTGTAGATATTAGTGTAGGACACATGTTTGGGTAGGAACTAGTACATGGAGTCATGGCATTACAATCACATGTCCAACATTCTATATTTACTGTACAAGCTGTAACACAGTCTGCCTCGGTTAAGTATGGACCAGTACCGGTTGGTGGTCCACCTAATGTATACCATGGTATACATGGACTCTGGTATGGTCCTGGTGTAGGTGGGTTATATACAATATATGGGTCATCACACCACCAACTACAAGGTACATCTCCAACTACATTTGACACACCAAAATATATTAACATATTTGATTCACAGTCACTTTGTGAAGGCCACAAGGTGGCGTTTGGGTCCATTGAACCAATAACTAGTGGTCCTGGTGTCGGTATACCACCCAAAGACTGGCATCCACTTTCACAATCCCAAGTCCAGACTGTATCAATACAACATCCTGCTATAGGGCCAATAGGTGCTAGATTAACTGGTGGTATAAATGTGCTTGGTGCATTAGATAGTACACCATTATTACAATCACTTATGAGATAAGGTGGACTTAAATATAAACTATAGTTATAAGCTAAATCAGTAAATGTGTTATTTATTGCGTTAACACTAATCATTGTGTTAATATATAAGGTAGCATCATAGTCACAACCTAATGTATCACAACAAGGCACTCCCATAGCCGCTGGTGTTGTACATGAATAAGCTATTGGTTCACAATAATCACTACATAGTGGTTCTGTAGCAAAAGATAGTGGTGTAAAATAAAGAGGGTCGTCAGATAGTATTGGGTAACATCCTTGACATGTATATTGTTCTGTACATACCCATCTACTATCAAAACACGTACCATCATTTAAGTTAGTATCACAGTCACCCCAAAACATTTCTCCGGTTACAGTAATTGGATTACCAAATTGGTCAACCGTATCTAAAGTTGCTCCCGATATCATAATACAGTCCAGACTTGTAGAACTTGGTAATGGACATGCTTGCCAGTGTGGGGATATGTCTGGTTCACCATAAGTTCCTGCATAGTTCCATTCAGAACAAGGAAAAGATGATGAAATCTGGTCAGTTAAACACACGTAACATACACCATTATAACTTACCGTATCATTCTCATTATAGCTAGCAAACGTAGAATCCCAAGGTCCCCCAAGCCATCCCCATGGATTAGAATTCATTTGCATGGCATTGAAGATACCATTTATTCCAATACAATCAACATCACAATCTCCTACTGGCCCTTCTATAGGACAAACCCAACTTACACACCCTATGTAATCCCATTGGGTTGTAAATTGCATTGTGTATCCTGTTGGTGGGTCTAATGTTCCACTAACTAGGGCTTGGTAACAATTTCCTTCTGTTCCTTCTACGAAGTCTCCAGCGTTATAAAAGTTACCCTGACTATAAAAGTTAGTTGGTCCTAGTGTAAAGTCGTTACATGGCGTATTTGTTCCTGGTGGACATGCAACACAATCTGGAGTACAAGCTTCCCATACATGTGTTTTAACACCACCGTCATTATATACCCCTTCTTCCATCATAACAGGGGCTACACCATACCATGGGTCAGATGAAGATATGTTTATTACAGCCATAAAACAACAACAAGAATTATATGTAACATCATAAACTATATCACCTATAGCATAGTTACCACTTGGTGACCAATCACCAATTACAGTACCTGGACCTATTGGTATTGAAGTTCCCATAATTCCAGGTATATTACCTCTATCCACATATTCATCTTTTGTTGTACAATATTCACAATCACCTGATGGACACGCAATGCATTCTTCTGCTCCCCACGCTAAATTATCTAAACCACAACTCGTAGCCTCAAAAATTGTTATCCCGTTAGTAAAGTCCCAGAAATTTATTGGTGTGTCACCATCAGCCCATGTACCACTAGAGTTTGCTGCGGAAGATATGGTGTAAGCTGTAAACACGGTAGTTGCATCTGTAATCACACCATATACACCAGTTAAAAATCCGTTAGTTATAGGGTCTAAAACATCACCACCTATAGGTACTACCACACCAACATTAAAACCTGGTGGTAGGTTAGGTGAGTTTAAGTTTGTATATGTTTGAAAATTACCCAAAATACTATCTGTTATTCCTGACACCGTAAAACATGGTTTACCAGATATAGCTCCAGGGCCAAAAGTCATACCACTGTATTGATTTATGTGGGTTGCTGAATCCAGAGGTAAATCTGGGTAGTCATTAAAATAACCTGTAGATGAACCTTGAAAACCACTTGGGTTACCAAATATATCATAGGTTGGTGGTCCCGTTAGGGGACTTGATTGGTCCATTTGAAATGGTGGAGTTGCTAATGGACCGGCCATAAATGGATAAGTCTCTAATGGTAGTGATAATATTTTTTCAGTACTTAGTGGTCCCCATGGTGAATCTTGTGTAATGGTCACCTTATATTTTGCTGGTGTTGTCGGATAAATCTTTATATCTTGTGTAGTTAAATTTGGAAAATACATGTGTTGCACTGATGTTCCGTCACCCCAGTCGATAGTATATGGTGACTTTTGTAATTGTTCGTAATATCCAAAATCAGTAGTATTACTTACTAACACACCATAACCACTGTTGGATACACCAGAATAAACAAAGTTAGCGAAAACTTCTTGTTGTGATATATTTCCATCCCAAACAGAATAATGTCCAATATCATTAAAATCTTGACTTAAAAAAATTGGTACTTTACTAACATCTGGACCTAGTTGGTCTAGACATTCACAACCAAAAGTGTTTGGTGTTATGTTAATAGGGTTATTATTACTTTGGCCAACATTTATAACACTCCTTGTTTGATTAAAACTATCACTGTATGTGGTTCCTAATAAGGTAACATGTAGCCCTTTAAAAAGTATGTATAAAAAACTATCTACACTGGTACAGTGGTTAGGGCTATTATTAGGCCCTGTATTCCACAAAATAACACAAGGGTCACTTGGGGAACAATGTTTTAGTTCTTCTGGGAATGTATTAAGTATGTCTCCATTAATTGCAGACATAACATCAACTCCAGTAGTATTGTACATAGTAATGCCAGAACAATTTGTACTAGTGTTTATAGGCCAAAAATTTGTACCACCACTACAAGGTATTTCCCAATATATATCTGGGTTTATTCTCTTTATTCTAAATTTTTGTACTTCCATTAATTATATTATATATTCATACCATGTTATAGGTTGTATAGATGTCATACCTTTTTCACCTAGAAAGACAGGGTTAAAAGGAAATCCTAATAAGTAAGCGTTATTATCAAACACCCTCACCTTATAACTATATTTTGGTGTTGTTAGTTCATTAACACTTATATTGACCTGGTAATAAAACCAGTTTGATGGTTCCATAGGTCCTACATTCCCACTTGGGTTTGCATTTACAAATCTATTTGATTTACCTGTTTTTGCATTAAAGAACTTGCATGACATGTAAAATGTTTCTATCTCAAAAAGGTCTCTATTTTTTAACCAATGTATATAGTAACTCTCATCTTTTCCTGTGTATGGACCTAATTGTACTTCTGGTAACCAAACATCGTACTGGGTAGGTAGTGCTTGTGATGCTAGTTGGTAGTAAGCTACTGGGTCTTCGTCTTTGTCTATATTTACGGGATACTTACCACAGTTAGTGGTTGGTAGTATGATAGTAAACATTAATTTTTGTTTTTCTCTTTCTGGACTGTCGTAGTAGTCGAACTTCCAAAAACTATTTGTAAAGGATTTTTTATTTCTATATAATTCAGCGTCAGTAAAGTCAGCATTATTAAAATTAACAGCGTTAGCTCCCCAGTTTTGATTAACTTCATCAAAAAATCTAAACTGATAAAATATATTATAATCCCCTGTGTCGTTACCATAATAATATCTTGTGGTTTCGTAGTCTTGGATTACATTTACGGCATCCTCCAACTCAACTTGTTCATAATCTGTAATAAGTTGTTCTCTACCAACTTCATCAAATATTTGACCTAGGGGTACGGTGATATTTTTTTCACCTGGGTTTACTCTTATTTGTATTCTATTCACAGACATCTCCAAATTCTTGTACAAAGTTTAGGGTATCTGCGCTATAACCATGTAATAGTGGTTCTACCATAAATTTAATCCCTAAATAAGGGTAATGTGCATCGTTTAAGTATGGATAACTAACACCAATTTTCTTAAAACCACCAATTTCTTCATAAAAACCTATAGGTAGTATTGGTCTCCATCTATGCGTTGCCTCTGATTGTAAATATCTAGAGTATTGTGGTGAAGTAGTAAAATCGTCATTTGATTGTATGGTGTCCGAAAATTTTCTTATCGGTATTCTATAATGTGGTTGATACTTTTGTTTAGATAGTACGGTAGTTGAAGCTCCTACCTCTACCATAGCATCGGTGTTAAACTTTAACGCGTGCCCTATTTCGGAGATAACATATTCTTTTAGTTCGTGTGGGTTATACTCTACAAAAGCTCCTCTAAAGATATCCCCTTTAACTGGTAAATTTATTCCGGATATACCATTTTGTGTTAATCGTGTAGGGTTAATTGCGTTATCTATAGATGGGTCTACATGACCCGTATGTCTAAAATTCCAATCCCAACCATACCCAGCTGGAGAAAAATTAGGTGCGGATACAAAGTCCCAAACTAAATTACGATTTGTGGTGAATATAGTTAAGTAAAAGTCGCTTACAGGTCTATTTAGATTATCGTAATATACTTCACGGTCTATATCTACATTACAATTCCATAAATATGATTTGAAATCTTCTCTAATAACTGTTTTAGTTGTATTATCTGGTGTCTTAGCAGCATGAAAAACCCTCCCTTCTTTTCTATATATACCTTCCTCAAAACCAGCATTATCTAAAGTATAATCATTACTGTTTGTAATTAATTTATGTTCATGTACATAGTATTGTGACATTGTTTCAGCACTATTTCTTATATTACTTATTCTTTTAATGGTACCAACGTCATTTTGTCCTATAATATTTACCGGATATCCTACCATGTTTATATTTAAAACATATTTTTTACTATTTGTTAGTGTGCTACCTAAAAAATCAACCTTAAATATATTTTCCTGTTTACTAAGTGGTACACCACCATAGGTGTATTCTACATCCAACGAACTAATTATGTTAGCTGCCCCTATTGGTGTTGGGGTTGATTGTAATTGTATATATTCACCAGGTTTAATATTATGTGGTACTGGACAGGTTAGTCTAGCTACTAGTTGGCCATCTGGTGTGTTACCACTAATAATTTCTGCCTCAAATGGTATCCCGTCAGCTGCTATAAAATTCATACCTGCTGAACCAACATAATCGCTATAATATGTCATTGATTGTCCTGTATTAGCTGAATATACATAAGATATGTATGTTACCCAATTATCTTGATAGGCGTCCATTGCTGTATATGTATTAGCTATTATAGATAACCCATATCTTTTTGGTGGTATAAAATCAAATGTCATTGCTGGTGGGGTGCCTATACATGGAGTTGCGGAACATCCAATCCAATCTGGTATAAAATACATATTTTCAAGATAGTTAACATCAGTTGATTCTCCACTTATAACATTATTGTAAACCACATCTATTTTACCATATAATCTATACGTACTAGAATATTCTCTTTCCGCTTCAAATTGGTCTACTAGATTTAATGAACGATTTCTATCACCTTGTATTAAAGTTCTTCTATCTGAAGTAATTAGTGGTGTTAAAGATACGTCTTTGTTTTGTGAACCAGCGTACCGTGAAGCTCCTCTAACTATTCTTATGTTCTTTTCGTTACTCATTACAATACGGTATTTGATAGTTCTTCATCAACATATTTACGTACGAATACGTTGAATGCGGTTTGCCCTGGTCTTAGACCAAAGTAATAAAATACTGGTTGTGAAAAATTTATATGTGTTGGTGATGTTGGGGTTAGTATTGGTCTCGCCATAGATGAAAACATGTCATCTTGGTAGTCTCCCACAATAAGTGGGTCTGTACCCCAAGGAGACATGTAAGGACCAAACGTACCTCCATTACCCCAAGTATCATAGTAATACTCACCCAATGTTCCATCCCAATCATTTTTCCAAGTACCAAACATATTACCTGGTGCACCTTCCATATGCCAAGGATAAAATGGCACTTCTTGTGAGGATGATGCTAAATCTAAGGTTAAACAGTCTATTAAGTCTTGTCCCGACATAATAACTTGTGTGGACGCGGTATACATAATTGGTTCCCACTTAATATCATACATTGGGTTTGTAACATTAATTGCGTTAGGTACGTAAGGACCACCTGTACCTCCTTGTGCCGGAGTGTTGCCGTTATGTGGTACCGGATATTCTAATTGAGCGTTATCTGCAGGTGTTGTTGTTGGTCCTGTTGGGCAATCACATTCTGTACCACTCGTATTACTTTCATATCCATATACGCCTACCATACAATTTTGCATTAATGCCTGTGCTACATCACCACCAATTTCTTTTTCAGGTCTTGGGAAAAATGTTCGTAGGACCATGTTGGGATTATCCATTTTAATGTTATATGAATCTGAAACTAAATCTGTTATGTCTTGGAATGAGGTGCTACCTAGTTGGTCTGTTACTGAGCATTCTGTGGCAAATCTTTCGTCTAAACATATTTGTTGTATACATTGATTTCTAGAGCCCATATCTACAATTGTTGTTGGAAATAGAATATGTCTATCCATATCTCCAGTTGAATGGTTGTAGGAACTATTGTTTCCTGCTTGCCACCAAGGACTATATACACCATCATCATCACCCATAAAAGCACCTGGGGTTGCTAGATTTGTATTCTGTGCTGGGCAAGACCTATAATAAAATACGTGGTCTATTGGGTGTACATATACCACTTTTCTACAGTAACTGGAATTTTCGTAAGTATCGTGAACATCACCTTTCTTATCAGTAAATCCATTTACAGCAAATTGTAGTTTTGCTTTAAACTGGTATTGGTATAAAAACCCGTTAACCCAATTATTTTCCCAGAAATAATTCATAATACCATTACATAATGCTACTGCTACTTTCTCTCTACGTATGTATTCCCTTATTACCTTCATGTTGAAGTTTTGTGGTAGACATGCCATGTTAATACATATTATTTTGACATAACATCCTCCACCAGCATATTCATTCCATCCGTCTACACCAGCAGAAGAACCAGTTCCATCAAAAGTAGAGTCATAACCATAGTTATCCGGACAACATATTTCATCATCTTCTTGATAATCTGGACAACAAATATCATCGCCCCAGATAAGAATATTAAATATGCTTGGACAATTTGTACAATCACCTACCGGACAGGGTTGATTATTAATCCCTGGTGAAGCTCCACCACAATTAGTATCCAATAATGAACAACACGTACTTAGGGAAAGGTCCATCATATCTGAATTCGCTCCCGCTCTACATTTACATCTCTCGCATTCTGGGTATTTCTGTTGGTGTAGAGAATAAAGGACTATCCCAAATCTAAATCCGAAATAACTACATCCGTCAGGTTCTCCTTGACAACTACTTTGTAGGAATTGTATCCTTCCACACCCTAAATCTTGTGCAAAATCATATAAGTCTGAGAAGGGGTACCAACTAAAACCCCAAATAGAAAAACCAATCGGTATTAGGAAACATATTAGATAACAGAGTACAGTTATAATTAAAAAAACGAAAAAGAATACTATACTTACTATTAGTGCTATAATAGCGGCTAGAGCTTGTAAAAAGAAAAATAGTCCTTGTAGTATTGTTAATAAAAACATGTACAACATTATTATGAATTTATTTCTCCTTACAGCACTATTTATAGGGAAAAACATTGCGCTTGTTGCACATTGTTGTGCCGCCTCCGGCATTATTTCTTTAACACCAATAAATTGCCTTCTACCAGAATGTTTTACGTGGTCATGAAATTGGGCTGGAGTATATACCCTATTAAAGGTCATATCATAAAAATAATCTTTAGCGGCCGGCATTAACTCCTGTTGTGCATGTGGTGGATAGTCAGAATATTTTACACTAAAAGCATAGGACCTATAATCGATACCAGGCCAATCACCTGCTAATTCTCTATTATATTCTCTTAGATTGGGTAATAAGTAGGAGGCTCTTCTAGCAAACCTTGCACTTCCACTTGCTTGTTCTGGTCTAACTCTAAACCTTACTCTAGCTCGAGTTGCAACACCAACTTCTGGGTCATAAGATAATACTAAATCACCAAATTCGTCTGTTGTTATATGGTCTAAATTCATTGGTATGTGCTCCAACCAAGCTCCGGTGGAGTCTATAACTCTACCACCATTCGCTAAATAATACCTTTCTAAAAGTGGTACTGTCCCTCCTGTAGATGCAGACCCATATCCATATGCCCACTCGTCAAAAGTTGTGAATGGGGTATATCGAATGCAATCTATTATTCCTGGTTGGGTTACCAAACTACACAGTTCTCCCATGTGTTTTTTAGGTCTGCAGTTTTTGTTTACGAAATCTTTATCTGTATCTGTTCCTGTACTGCCCATAAAAACAGCTGTCGGGTCTATTCTAATCCCTGAAACCCCCAAATCAAAGTCTACTCTAGTTATCGCGGCTTGGCATTCGTCTTCGTCACCCCAAAAAGGATTTACCTCAATCACTTTAGTTTGGTTAACTATCTGAGGTAGAGTGTCTATTTCATTATCACCCCTAAACCTTGGTCCGTCAAAATCTGACTCTGGAGCCCCTTTAATTTTAAAGTCTTCTGGTAACATAGAAAAACACCCAATATCACTTAAGTCTACATCCATTACAATTGACTGTGAACCAGTAGGTACACCATAAATCATAAAATCTCCAGCTTCATTTGTTTTTGCTGTGAATTTATAATATTTTTTAAATACGTACTCAACCTCTTGTTGGGTAAGTACGTCATTTAGTCTTGGGAAGGTTCCTACTGGTATGTGACAAACGAAATTTGGGTCTTTACTTAATAGGTTGTACCTTATACCTTCATCATTTTTATCAAATGGTTGTTTGTATGGGTATATTTGTTTAATTACCTCATTCTCTTCGTCCACACCGTCTAATGGTATGAATATAGAAACTTTTGCGTTAGGGATACCAAAACCACCGTTAACAATGACTCTACCACAAACAACACCAAAATCAGCACACATTCTAGTGTATACCTCTCTTTGGGTTAACGATAGACTTAAGATTTCTAATAAATCAAAATCTTGTTTTAGTTCAAATGTTAAATTTTGGTCTTTACCGACCTCGGTTCTTACCCTAAATGATTTGCTTTCTGACATACCTTACTTTAATAGATAAATAGTTATTCTACTAAAACTAATAATAAGTTGTGCTTATTTTTAGTAAAGATTATGAGAAAGTTGGTTTCTCTGGTTTTTTGATTCGGATAGCTATATCTTTATTAGGGATTCTAATTTGTAGTATCTCATTTGGTTGTGCGTAAATAGTGTCGTCAATTAGTTGTATTTCTCTATTTGTCTGTGGTATATAAGGCTGTGTAGATATGGATTGTGAATACTCCCCACCAACTTTATTAAATACTTTAATATCAACAATATTTATAACACCTGACTGTTCCATAATTAACGCTCTTAAAGAACCTAAGGATACATCAACACCCATTTCAGACCTATCAACATCAAAATAATCACCAACTTTAGTAATAACATTAGTAACTACTTCTCCTTGATTTGTTGATTGTTCTATTATTAAATCTATGGTAAATCCTATGTCAATAACTTTTGCTGAGCCCACACTAATGTAATCATTTAACATTCTATAATTAGATAAGTAGGTGGCTATATTATTTATAAGTGCTTGTGGTACCATAGATGTTAATGCCCCACTTGGTGTGTATGATAATACGTTTAACATCACTTTGTTTTCTATCTCAGTTACTCCAACCTTTGCTGCTGCACCAAATACTCCTGGCATTGTCCTTACTTTTGATACATAGTCATTTATGGTTACCGCTCTATTTTGAGCTGAAAAATTATATGTTATGTAATTTCTTATTTCTTCCATAGACATTTGGTCTGCACCACCAATTGCTGCTGTTATATTGGTTACCGATAAACTTTGGTCTACGGATTGATTTATTGCTTGACTTGGTCCTGCTACCACAAAATCGTAAGTATTTAGTGTGGTTATTGCTCCTGCACCAACATTCGAAGCTTTTCCACCACCAACTCTATATTGTACAAATATGGTACTATTAGCTTTAACCATATCACCTAATGCCATATTATTCAAGAATTTAGACATATCTATCTTAACCCCATTTTTACTAAAACTATCTAACAGATTTTGTGGTGTTTCATTTCCACCCCCAAAAGTTAAATGAAAGAATCCTTCTGGTGTGTATTCTGTTATAAACCTTTGGGTTGCTTTAAGGTATTTACCCACTTTAATTCCAACATCATCTTGTGGTGATGATGGGTCAATAACAAACACTTCTTCTTGTGCTAACGCGTCCACTTCATACCATCTGTTAGCGGTATTATCCATAAATTCAATATTGGTTGGTAAGCTCTGGTAGCCTGTTCCGTCTTTTTGTATCACAGCTGTAACACCCACTACATTATTTTCTGGTAAAAATAGTTTATAAAAAGGTTTAGTTAAGACGTCTGTTATTTCTTTTTTGAATACTTTTGTAACCCCGTTTACCGCTAGTACTTTTTTAGTTATAGTATAATTTCTTATAATCCCTGTAGGGCCTAAGTTAGGTATTTTAGTTCTATTTACAATACCTTCGTTATTGTATTGTGTTGAGAAGTCACAGTCTTCCATTAGTTCGAATATATTCCCACCACCTTTAAATTGAGAGCCTCTTCTTAGTAATCCTAGGTATCTAAAGTCTTCTTTGTCCCCCAAGGCTGGAACTATTATCGAGACTTCACAAACAGTCAAAGATGGTCTATTGCCTGGTATTTTTAACCCATAAGTCCTTGCTAAATTATATAAAGAACTCCTTTCTTGTGCATATTGCAAGACTGTCTCTTGGAAGGTTCTGTCTATCTGGAAATTTAGGTTGTCGGCTACTGCAGCATTTAAATCTAAAAATACCGAGTACATGGACGCGTCATTTGCGTTTTTAATTAAATCGGGATAGTATCTGTTAGTTAATCTAACCAGTTCGTTTCTTATCCCTAAGAAATCTCTTTCCGTGTATGCTATTTTTTTATCACTCATATTACAAATTTATAATTACAAAATCTCTAGCTTCAAAAACACCACTACCAATACTGTAATCAATACGTACCCGTAAAGTGTATTCATTGACTCCGTGTTTTTTATCAGAAAAACTAAATGTCTTTTGGTCTCTCGTTGGGTCTTCTTCTTGAATATCTTCTTCTCTTAGGTCTTCAGCAGATTTAATCTCTACATCGGTAATATTTAAATTAGGTATGAATTGTTTTACCGCATCTCTAATTTCTAAATCTATAGAAGTTCTGGTTCCTGTATCCAAAGGTTCAAATATATGTTTCATTAAATTTGTTCCGAATTCGGGTAAAAAATATCTAGAACCTTTTACTGATAAAACTAAATGAACTAAATTAGACCTTACTTCATCTTCTGGCAATTCGTTCATATGTAAAAATAGCCCTTCTTGACTATCTTTAAATGGGAATGATATACCGTATTTTGGATTGGGCATTGTTTTTTATAATAAATACTTCTAATCTAGGTTTGTTTTCTAGTTTAGTTATGTTTAACTTCCTTTCCTTCTTCTTTATGTCCACAATGTGGACATATAATTAAATTAGGTACTATTTGTTCACTTTTTGGTACGTTATTAGAAAACAAATGGTAGTCAGCAATTGACCACCATTTATTACATTTACCACAATTAAAGTGGTATAAAGTTTCTTTACTATATTTGTGTTTCACTGACACCCACCTCTTTAGTTTCCCCGTTAATATCTGATTTTATTGTTTTTAAATCAACGTCTATTTCACAATTTCCTCCCGAACAAGCTAATTCACCTGATAGGTTTGTGTTGTCATCTAATTCAACCACCTTAGTTAAATCCACATCTTTAAGTGATTTCATCATTTCGTAATACTCTTCCTCTGTAATATCTTCAAATGGTGCTTGTATATATGTTCCTCCGTTATATGGTAATACAGACAAACCATTATAAGATTTTCTATTTTTCCACATCCATTCTCCGGCAGCATCCCATTCATGGTCTCTTAATGATATTGTTGCTGAAACATTGTGTGAGTTTGAGCCTTTTCTATGTCCTGATTTTACCCATTCTGTTGCAACCTTTTTAACTCTTTCTAAAAGTTGGAAAGGAGATTCGGTTCTCATAATAGACCCTTTAGGTGCTTTTTGAGGGATACTGATTACGGCGGTGTCATGTGGTCTAAAATATTCATCTTCAACTAATTCAGGATGATTAATAATTAAATAACCATAAATTGCCTCATTTTTTCCTACTCTAATTCTTCTAATATAATAATCGTTATGCCATGCATGAATACCTGATGAAGTTCCTAGTGTTAAAGAAGTGGTTCCTGCAGGTTTAACTGTAGTACATCTTGCTGATTGATTTATATCGATTAGTTTGGATACCCTGGTGTTTTCTCTTTTAACTAAACTGGCCGCTTTAGCCATATCATAAGTAAGAACTTTACCTGACCCAATTCCTGTCATTGAGACCCCTATTAAGGCATCTTTCTCAGTTGTTTCTTGCCATATTTCTCTTAAATAATGAAAAGAAGTGTATCCTGCTTGGAGTGTTCCTATAAATGCGGCTGTTTTTACTCTTTCATTTAAATCTTCTTGTGATTCTATATTTGAAACATTTACTTCACATAAATTACAAAATTGATTTGGTCTTAAAGCTATTTCACAACAAGGGTTTGTTCCCCAATCTTTATCGTTGTTTAGATAAATACCTGGCTCTCCTGCTCCTGATAATTCAACTCTTTTCCACAAATCCATAAAAAATTCTTTAGTTATTTTATGTCTCATTAAACATGCTGAATTATTTGCTCTACCTCTCTGTGAATTTAACTCCCACCAATTACCAGTCTTACAACTAATCATTTCATCGTCATCTGCACTAAATAAACTAATAAGAGCAGCTCTACGAATACCACCAGCCAATACTGCATCAGCAATATAGCATATAATATCATGTGTTTCTAATGTTGTTAATTGTTCTCCATTTTCTTTTTGATTTAATAACCCTTCTATCTTAACTAAACATTCTTTAAGTGGTTGTGGTCCAGGAGCTTTACCACCTGAAGTAATTAGTCTTGCACCTTTTGCTCTAATATCTGTATAATCAAAGTCTACTCTAGACCCACCCCCATTCATATATGATTTCATAAGAACTTTAATCGAATCTGCCCAACCTTCAATTGAATCTCCAATTAAAAATCTTCGTTTTCTTTTTGGGTATGGTTTGCTAATGACGGGTAGTTTTTCTACGTGATGTTTTTGTACTGAGTAACCAACTCCCGTTCCTCCTAGTAATAAAAACATTGTTTCACTAAAAGCGTCTATGTGGTCTAATGGTACGTAAGCACAGTTATATATTCTATTTGGGCTAATCTCAATTGGTTTTCCTCCGAACTGCATTGACCTCATGGAAGGTAAAACTTTTTTAGTGTACACTAATTTATATTTTTCTTCTATCTCCTCTTTTAGTTCAGGATATTTTTTAATATGCATATTTTTATTACGTGTTACTAACTCTTCCCATGTTTCTCTTCTGTTTAATTGGGGAAGGTACTTAGCGTATTTCATATATACAGTAATGTCCGATAGAATCTTGTTTGATGCTTCCATATTTTATTTTTTATTAGTTATTTTTATTTATTACTTGTTCTCTTCTTTGTAGAGCTCTGGTGACTCTTTCACGATTTCTATTTGTTTTTTCTTCCTCAAAACCTAGGAATGTCGAAGTTGCGTCCGTATCTATATCTAGGGTGGCATTATCAAATTTACAATTTTCAAAAACTACACCGTCTTTACCTAGTCTAGATTTAACAATCGCGATTGTTGCTAGTCCCATTTCTTTTTGTTGTAATGTTTTAGCTACAGATATGATAACATGACCTACTTGAGCTTTCTTAATTGACCCACCCATTTGGTCTGTTGTTACAACGTCTGAGGATATAGATGACCTATTACCTTGTGTAGCGGTCCATCCAGCTAAATTTAGTTCGTGACACATACCTTCAAATTTTCTCATAACAGACCCTTCACCTTTCCACTCATCATTAAAGCTTCTGTCTGGTATAACACAATCAATATAATCTATAAGAACCATATCTAGTTTTACACCTTCAGATATTATTTTACGTACTTGGTTTTTTATTTGTAGCATATTTAATTCGTCAGAAGGTAGTTTTTTTAATATCAGTCTACCACCTGTTTTTTTCATTTCATCCGCTTTATCCAATACAGTGTCTTTATGTTCACCTAAATCTTGTGAAGGAATCCCGGTCCAACAAGTAAAATGTTTTCTTTGGATTATCTTAGGGTTATCTTCAAAAAATATTTGTAGTACGTTACACCCCATATTATAAGCTGTATTGGCAAATCTGGTCAATAGTGTAGTTTTTCCTACCCCTGTAGGAGCTAAAATAACACCTATCTCACCTTTAGCTAAACCACCATTTAAAATATTATCTATCCCGTCTATACCAGTAGCTAATGGATGTCTATAATCTTCTTCTAATAATGCTTCTAGTTCACTGAATATTTCAAAATCTTCATTGCTTAATTCACCTGCACTAATAGCATCCCTAATATATTCTTCACACATATCATAACTCTCAAAGTCACCTTTTTCCATTATACCTTCCACTTTTCTTATAGCTTTTTTAAGTTCTTGTTGTTTACAAAATTTAATAGCTTTTTCTTTTATAAATAAATGGTCCTCAAATGAAGCGTCTTTAACTTCTTTTAACATATCAAAAACATATTTTTTTGCCATTTCTGAAGATATCTCAATCCTGGTAAGTTGGTCTAAAGCGTCAAATGATGGTGAGATTTGATAATTTTGGTAATATTCTTTTACCAACTGCATTATTAATTTAAAATACTGATTATCAAAATATTTTGGTAAAATTACGTCTATTATTGACGTAAAGAAGGTCTTATCCGTTATTATTAAATTTATTAGTTTTAGTTGGAAGCTGTGTCCCAGGTATCCGAAGTTTTTATTCTCATTCATTGATTATTTCCTTTTAAAATAAATACTGTATCGCTACACATTAAGTGGGTAATCTTGGTAGTTACATGTAACTTTTTGTTGTGATAAAACTTGTGTTAGTTCTCTTAGCATTCTGGACATCTTTGGTCTTACGTCTACACTAAATCTTACCTTTGGGGGATAAATATCTGCACACGTTACTCTAGTGTAAACTTCTTTCGTTCCACATTTTATGGTTATGGTAAAATAGTCCATACATTTATTGAGATTTAGGTAGTCTATATTTTTATCATTAAATGTACTATCTAACAATATTAAGGTTTTATATTTTAAATCTTCTTTTAGTTCATTCATTATATCGGTAACCAAGTAATGTAGGTCTATTGATTGTGATGCGTATTTGTTAAAGTCTTTAACTGTGAAATATCTTTGGCAAACTATGTTATTACCTAATTTTAATAAAAACTCACATTTTTGTACTTCACCATAATTCTTATTTTTCATCTTATTTTATTTTATTTTTTGTTTATAAAAGTCTTTTTCTATTCTAGATAATCTTAAAAATGGTTTTACAAAATCAACCCAAGAATCATCATACTTAGGTAAAATATTAAGAATTCCATCTGACATCATCAAGCCTAAAGCGTTTTTCCAGTGTCTCCCTTCGGGGTCTATAGCTTCTTTTACTAAATCTTTTACACCAACTAAGGCTGTTTCTGTTAGAAATTGTTCCCCTATTCCAATTATTTTATAATTTGTTTCTAGAATGCCTACTTTATTTTTTTCTTTGGTTTGGTGTCTTTGCGTAACTTCTTCTAGTATGTTTTTTTCTTTCTTGGTCGGTTTATCTTTACTCTTTATAGTATCTATTATGTCTTTTAGAGTAACTTTATGTTCTAGTATTTCGGGTTTTATTTTTACTAGGGACTTTATGCCTACCATTTTTATGCCATGTATGTTATCTGAAGAATCTCCACATATAGTCTTAACTACCCTAACATTTGTTGGTGGGATGTAAACTCCGTTTAGTGGTACTTTATCACCAAATTTAAATAGTTTGTTTAATGATATTACGTGTAGTGATACTTTTTCTGAAATTAGTTGTAGAAGGTCCCTATCTGAAGTTAAAATTATAATTTCTTCCTTTTGTGATTTTTCACAATAATGTCCTATACAATCGTCTGCTTCACAAAAATTAAAGGAAGATTGCCTTACATATAACTCTTCTAGATATTGTTGTATTCGTAATTTTTGACGTGAATATGATTCTATTTCGTCTGTTGACTTTGTTTTCTGCCTCCTATTTAATTTATATTCGGGGTATATTTTGGTTCTAGGTTTTATGTTGTCCTTACCATCCCAGAACACAACAACCTTAGTTATTAGATAAGTGTCTAGATGCTTTCTTAAAGTGTTTAAGAAGTGATATAAACCACCTATGTGGTCATCACCATTATACATATTTTTAATCCCATGAAAGCCAGTATTCAATAAAGAGTTTCCGTCAACTAATAAAGTTCTTGTCACAATACATTTATAAAAGGTTAAACAATTTTTTTACTTTACAACTTCTACTAACTCTATTTCAAAGTTTAAATCTTCACCAGCTAAAGGATGGTTCATATCAAGATTTATACTCTCTTCTTCTATTTTTACAACTTGTCCTTGTACTGGTCTCCCTTCGTTATCCTGGCCTTGTATAAACCCGTTAAGTTCATATTTCATGCCTTCTGGGAATTCTGATTTAGGCACTGTTATGACAGCTTTATCTATATATTTACCATATGCTTCTTCTGAAGTTAGTGAAATAGTTTTTTTATCACCAACTTCCAGTTCTTTAACCGCGTCATTAAAACCTTTAAGTAATTTACCGTCATCTATTGAAAACTCTAACGGTTGGTTTTTGTCTCTAGAGCTGTCGAATACTTGCCCTTCTTTAATTGTACCTACATAATGTACTTTAACTTTGTCTCCTGTTTTTAATTTAGTCATTTTCTTTTTCTATTTTTAAGTCGAACTCACCACCCGACCCTAATTGTTCGGACCAAAAGATAGCGTGTTCTTGTTTATAATTATCTATTGATTTCTTTTCCTCACTAGCTTCTCTACCGGATATAAAACCATGTGGTGTTATAAGGATTTTTCCGTCCTCATATCCCAAACCATTTACGTGGTTTTTCATGATTGTTATTTTTGTTCTAGTAGCAAACTTTACTTTCCTCTTTTCTTTAACTGCTGAAATATTTGTTGTTCCAGCATTTTTTTGGTTACCGAATCTAAAAACTAGGGTTGAGTTTAGCCATAAGGATTCTCCTCCTTTGGCCTTAATCTTAGGTTGGCCGAATGGGTTGTCTGGTAATTCTACCCATGGTTGGTTTACCACAACTAGAGTATTAGTATATTTAGAGTCCTGTCTTCTGGACTTTCCTATTCTTTGGTTAAGGCCCATTCCAATCTTATCGGCTAAAGTAGCTGCGTTATGCATTTTACCACCCTTACCATCAAAAGTCATTTTACATGGTACTGACCCTACTGAATCCCATAAAAATAATAAATCGTATTCTAACTCACCATTAAGTTGTGCGTCCAATAAAGTGTTGATATAGTCGGTGATTTCTTCTATGTATTGGAAATCGTTATTAAATAAGAAGAATCCATCCCAATCTACCTCACCAGTAGATTTGTCTACCACCTCCTCACAATCAAACCCTAAAAGTTTAGCGTGTTCAAATCCCCATTTTTGTTCAGTAATAATTAGTACAGGTAAAATTCCTTTATTTTGTGCATCAACCGCTGCCTTTATTAAAGCGGTAGTTTTTCCAGTATCTGAGTGCCCTAAAAACATCTGTAGATGCCCCATAGCTGGACCAGGTAAACCTGTAGCATTAAGGAAAGCTTCCCCTAAATCAAAAAATCTTTCTGGTTTAAAGTTAGCTTTCTTTGAGAATTTGTTTTTCAAGTCAGCGAATGTCCTTTTTTTCAATGCCATATTTCTATAATTAGAATGGTAAGTCTTCGTCTACTTTCTCGTTTGCTTGTGGGTCGGTACTACCTAAAACTGTAGTGTCTGTGGTGTTTTTTACCGCGTTTGGGTCATCATAAACATATTTCTTAAGTTCTGAATCCCATATTGGGTCTAATCCTTTAGCGATAGCTTCAAGATACTCTACTGGTTTTTGTGAATATACATCTTTCCAAGTTCTTTCATCTTCAGTCCAATCTTTTATTTTTTGTGCGTCATCCGAAAGTGGTGTTGGGTCTTCGTACATAACTGTTGATACTGTTGTATATTCTCCTCTACCTCCTGGTAATGGTACCGCTTGTAACATTAATGTTAAGTCTCTACCTTCATTGGCGTCTGCCACATCACCTTTCTTTTGCCAAATAGGAATGATTTTATCGATAGGACCATCACCTTTCCAATTATGTTTAAATCTCCAAAATTTAACACCGTCTTCTTCATTGTCTCTATCAATAACTTTTACAATATAAAATTTTTGTGAACGATAAGAACGCGCTAATTCTTTTGATTGTGCGTCTCCAGCTAATCTTAACGCTTCCTCAACTTCATTTAGTGGGCTTCTATCACCAGAAGGTTTTCCTTCTTCATTTTTACCTGGGTCATATAATTTTGTCCACCTTCCTTGTACTTGTATATTATGGAAATATACTTCTTTGAATGGGGACGTTCCGTCTTGTGTTGGTAGTATCCTTATTGTTTTTTCTCCTGATTTTGTTCCTTTAGGTAACATGATAGAAAGGTATTGTTTAAGTCTATCTTCTTGTGACATCATAGGTTTCGATGAACCTGATGTTTGTTTGTTTTTTTCGTACTGGGATAGTACAGCGTCTAAACTACTCATAAATTTTCAATTTTAATGTGTTAATAATATATCTTCTTTGTTAAATATAATAACATATTAATTAATAGTCAAACGTTATAATAAAAGGATTTTTAGTCTTCGCCGAAGCTTTGTTTGATTTCAGAATCATTATAATTTTCCACTTCTTCTGGTGTTAAAATATACTCTTGTTTACCCGTTTTGTCAAAAATTTCTTTTTTATCAACGAAAAAATCTGTTAAGGTGTTGTTAAATGGACCACTATCGTATTTTCTTAAGTCCAGCTTTTCTTTTGCAGTTCTTGGCCTGTACTTTTCTATCTTATCTTCAAGGTCGGAAATTTTATCTACCATGGTGTCCATAGAACTTAAGTGTTGTTCTAGGTCGTTTAATTTATCCATTAGGTCCCCTAACCCCTCAGTGTTCTTTGATAGAATATCTTTTTGTGCTGTAAGTTCATCACTTATCTCATCATCTTTACTAACTAAGTCAGTAACATCTAATTCGGTTGTATTGTCTGTTGGTTCTTCCATGTCCATCAAATCTTCTTCTCCTTGTTCTTCGTCACCAACAACCACTTCTTCCTCTTCTGCAGGAAGTTCTCCCATCTCAGCTTCAGGGTCTGCAGATATTTCTACTTCATCTGTTGTTTCGTCTTCTACTGGTTCCTCTACATCTTCTTGTTCACCCAAATTAATATTAAACTTATTAGCCAATCTTTCTACATGACTTCCCATGCCTAAATTTTCCATCCCCATTGATTCATTTAAATTATCAGCGTTGTGTCTTAAAGTATTAAATCTAATTAATTCTTCTAATATTTTTCTATCCATCTTAGCCATTTAATAATTGTTTTACTTTTCCTGAAGGTGATTCAACATTAACCCGTCTATTCACTCTGATACTGTTATCAACCCGTTCTATTAAACCATCTCTAGAACGAATGGTATAACATACACCGGTATCTAAGTCACAGACTTCTTTTCCGTCTTCATTTTGTCCGTGTTCAACTATATTATCCGTCTTTTTACCCATAAAATTTCCTAGTTTTTCTAAAAGTTTGTTGTCTGTAATCATAGTATTGTAGTTTTTCTCATTATATAAATATCTGATAAAGTAATAATAGTCACCATTAAGAATAATATTTTGGGAACAGAAGTACTGGGTCTAAATAATGTTCTACTATTCTACCTTTACTATTTACAACGCCTCTTATAACTTCAACATGTAAGTGAGGCCCTTTAGACATTCCACTATTCCCTAACTTACCTATTTTAGTTTGTTGTAAAAGAACTGCGGTTGTGTCAAAATTAGCTATGGCATCACCCATAGGTACAATCCCATCTTTCCTTAAGAAACCATATATTACTTTGTAGTAAGCTGTCTCACCTTCACTAGGGAATTCTAATATATCTTTTTTGGTTATAACATAATTACCGTATTTTCCACAGCCATTATCTTTTTCTTGTGGGTCGCAATCACCTTTTCTATCAATAACTATACCAGCCATAATTGGGTGTACTGCTATTCCTTCTGGACTACTTACTTCGTCTGTCTGAGCTGGTATTGGTGTTATATCAATTCCTAAATGTTTAGTTTTTTCATTTGTGATTTGTTGTGGGTTTACCAAACTTTCGTGGATTGGCGGTTTAAATTCTATTGTATCTGCCGACCAAGGTGTGTTACCTAAATCTAAATAACCATTATCTTCTGGTGTTAATTTTAATTGTTTTGGTGTTGCGTTATTATCATCGTAGAACACATTTTCAATCTTTTCTTGTAATTTAGTTTCTGCTGCAGCATACAGTTTTTCATTAACCCTTTGTACTAAATCTGTTATATTTGGTAATTTAGGTATTGGTACTCTTACCCCTTCAAAACTTGTTTCTATGCTATTAGGTGTTATATTATGTTCTACATTTATGATTAGGTAAGGCCCATTAAACATTGGTAGGTATCTTAATTGAAAATATTGTGTTGGTTGTATGGTCACGTTACCCACACAACTAACTTTCGCTGTGTAAGACCTACTTGCGTACACATTATAGAGTGATGATGATGCCATACTTGTAGAGCCAGCACCACCAGAATCGGCCATTTGTTGTAATATTTTATAACTCTCAGAAGTATTTTGGAATTGTTCTTGGTCAAGAGTTATGGATTCGAACATATTTTGGTTTGGTATACCAAAGTCCACTGTAAAGCCCATAACTTTATTAGATAGTTTTTTATCTCCACAGTCTGGTCCAGCTAGTGGGTTGTTACTTACTAAGTTTAACGCAAATCCATCATTTGCATAACCATTATTAGGAGCTTTATTGTTTAACTGAGATGATGGTTTACCTACATACTGACATAAGAATACCGGTGAAGAATCTAGGTAATCTACTGTTTTGAATGTGCCAAACATAGCGTTACCTTGTTTCTGTGAATTATCGTTACCAACACTATAAAAGTTTATGTAAGATGGTAAGGGTATATAGTTAAAATAATTATTTGCTAAAATTGTACTTATATAACTAGAAATACTCTGTGTTAATGTTTTATCGTTACCAGCATCAAACGGTGTATCAAGTTTTATTATGTCCCATATATTAATAATTGCTTGGTCCCCAATATCTTTATTTGCTCTATCAAAAAATAAGAATCTTTGGAATAGTGTTTGGCTTTGTAATTCCAGACCTGAAATCCATCTGTCATTAAGTGTTTTAAACTGATTATATAGGTCTAATTTTAAATCGTCCCCTTCTATGCTGGTTCTGCTATCAGCCATATCTTCATTTGTAGTTTCTTTGTCGTCACTAATATTATCATTATTTGTTTTTACTAGTTGGTCTATATATAGGACTTCTTTTGACCTTAGGTTATCCAAATTAGTCATAAATGTTTGTAAGTAAGTGCTAGCTGGTATCATACCGTTAAGTGAACAGTGGGTCGCGTACAACCTTATAAATGGAGCAAATCCTTGTATGTTTTCGGAATTAAATGCAATTCCATTATTTTTAATTGTGTTAAAAAAGTTTAATATTGGGTTTGCTAATGTATTTGATGTTAACATCATAAATTGAGTGTCGAACTGCGAGTAGTATTCTCCTACAAATAGTGCTACATCATTATATTCTTGAGACCCAACTACCGGTGGTATAGTTGTGGCGTCTAACGCCCCAAAATTGTATTCGTCATTTCCCGATTCAATATCTTTTAATTTCTGTATTAATGTTGAGTTATTTACTACCTCACCTAAATTTGTTGTGGTCTTGTGGATATAACTCATTTTCATATTTAAGAATTTACCCATCACTTTTCCAAATTTCTTAAGTTGTGCTTTGGCAAGTAACCCTTCTAATCTAGTTACTGATTCTGGGTTTTCTACCCATTTTTTCTCAATAACAGTAATATCTTGAATAATTTGTTTCATGCTACCTCCTAAGTTTGCGTCCCCGTCTACACTTGAGAACTTTAAGAATAGAGATTCGAAGAAATCTAATTGTTCTTTATTAAACACTCCCCTCAATTCGTCTATTGTGGAATAATCTGTAGATGGGCTTAACTCCCAAGAAATTTGTTTATTTTGTGTACTATCTATCCGTTTAAAGTAATTGTTTGGTAGTGGTCTGTAACTTGCGTTATGAGCAAAATAACCGTAGTTTGACATGCCCCACAACATCCTACACCCACCGTTATTTAAAGCGGTTACTTGTGGTGAAGAATAACTATCAATATCAGTATCTATTAAAGCACCTGAAGATGGGTATAAAATATAATATTCACGACCTCCACCTGCTGCACCTAATAGTGGGTTGGTTATGTTGCCAGAGTCTAGAGAAACGTCAAAAAACTTAAAGTTACTATTACTTGTTGTTATATTTGTATTTTGACTTATTGTAAGTGGTGCTCCCACTCCAATTATATCATTTAAATTTGTTACAATATTTGACATTATTTGTCCGGAAGCAATGTAGTGTACAGAAGTTATTATCTCTTGGTACACCCCAAAATTAGTGGTAGAACCATTATAGTTTAGAGATGGCCCACCCGTACTATCTGTATAAGTAAATGACGCGTTTATGTTACCACCAAGTGGGTCGTAGGCCCACCCCACACCTACAGGACCACCTAAGTCGTTAAAATCAAAACCAATTAGGTCGGTACCGTTCTCTATATTATCTTTGTATCTATGCCATATAGAACCTATTCTAAGTAGTACTGAAACTGGGACATCGTGAATAGCAGGAACCTGGTTAAACATCTGAGAAACATATGAACCAAATTCGGTTTCATTTTCAGTCTCACCTTTTAACAACACTTTTTCTCTAAATGTCGGTAATGGTAATGAGTTTAAGAAAAGATACGCTGCGGATGTATATGGGTTAGGTACATCAACCATGTCACCTGCTGCCCCTACATTAATTGCATTAATAAAATAAGGTGTGTTTAACATGGATGTATATAAGCTATAGTTTGATGTTGATGTTATGTTTCCATTGCTTGGGTTTGTCACTGTGGTATCATCTCTCCTTATAGCTCCTTCTGTAATCCCTAAAGGACTAGAAAAAGTATTTAGTTCTGTATAAAACTCTTCTGTTTGTGTACTTAGTTTTTTTGGTACGTTATTAAACCTTGCCAAAGTATCTATTTCAAAACTAAAACAATATTTTTTGTCGGTTAAGTACATAACATTCCATTTATCCCTTACATTAAATGTGGAACCCAAATTATAATCCAACCCCTCACCTATATCGTAGAACTCCCCTATTTGGGTGTTGAGTCCATTGGCATAATTGACTTTGGCCCATGGACCAAATATTGTTGGGGCTAAATCATATACTCCAGTAGCGTCTTTTAATTTTTTTAACCCTTTTATATTTTCTGTAAACTCTTCCGGATTTACAGTATACCCTAGTTCTGTATAACTATAGTTATAGGTTTTGGTGTTGGCTTGCGGTGTTATGGTGTCACTGTCTACGTATAGATTATACTTTTCTGGTTCATTTGTCTCTAAAAAATTATTTACGTCTGAAAAATTTTTAACGTTTTTAAAAAATGTATTTAATGAAAATGAGTCACTAACTCTTTTGTAAAGATTTGTTCCGTCATATGTTCCTAATTCTAGTATGGTGTTGTCTATTTCTTGCCCTACTGTGGTTCCCATCATAAATCTTGTACTTAAACCACCATACCTTATTGTTTCTTGACTTCTTAATTTTATTTCCCACAATAAATTTACAAAATAACCATCATTATATGGTTCGTTTATGGTATTCCAGTCGTATAGGTTTATTGGGGTGAAATCTTTAACGAATGCATTATTTGGTGTTTGTAGGTTGAAGTCAGAAGATTTATAAACACTTGTTTTAGTGTATTCTTCAACAAAATCTACTTCTGGCCACACTTTTTTGTTATCTGCTCCAGTACTTTCTATAACATCTTTAGCTCCGGGATATTTTAAAACTGAAGATGTTGTACATTCATCCTCTTCCTCAACTACATAGTATTGTGGCCACGGAAATACGGTATCACTACTTTTACTATCCTTAGATATTTTTAATCTTTGTGGGTTACTTTTCTCTCCCATAGCATTAGTATGAACTATATCCATTAACCTTAGGAACGTATCCGCTCCAGCAAGTATAATAGCAAATATGTTTCTTATAGTTGGTTTGAATCCGAGTTCATCCTGTAACCTTTCATTTAATATATTGCTTACTTCTTTGGACATTAATGCAGCTTTTTTTTCGAATTCTGTTTCGTGAGTTGAGTATAGTTTGCCGTATGTCTTTTCTGGTCCATCTATAATAAACCAAGGTTCTAAGTCTGTAGATAACATTGATGCGTCGGGTATTCCTAGATTTTCTACTTTTTGGTCCTCTAGTAGACTTGGTGTTGGTCCACCTCCTTCCAATGCATACCTCTTATTTAGTCTGGTTGATACTAAATATTTTCCACCACTACCGAATGTTTTATTTGTTTCCGCTTCTTCTATAAATGTATTTATAATTCCTTGTAGAGACTCATTTGCTTTCTTAACTACACCTTGTTTATATTCTACAGGGTCTTCTGTTGCTGGAATTGTATCAATACCCTTTAATGGGTATGCGGTAACATTAATTGTTTTACCGGTTTGGGAGTCTACTGATGGGATTATTGCTTGTACAGTCACTGATTTTTTATTATCCAAATATCTATCTTTCCAACCATCTTTCTCTTTAAAAGATTTATTTAAATCTTTAAGTAATGCCTCGTAATCTAACCTATCGGTTGTCATCTGTAAACTACTTTCACCAAATAATTTACCTAAATTGTTATCTAATAATTTTAACTTTTCAATAAGGTCCACTAAAGTAATTTCAGATGTTATAGGAAAACTTTCACCAATCAAACCTTGTTGTCTATATTTTTTATACACTTCTTTCAATACTTGTTTACCTCTTGTTTCACTAACACAACCACTTGCGTCACATTTAGTTGGGTACATGTATGGTGCGGTTAAAACTTGATGCATATTTATATCTCTTAACAGAGCCACATGATTACCAATAAAATTACAAGTGACTAGGTAATCACCACTTGCTGGGTCAAACCTAGACGAAAACTTCTGCATTGTTAGTTGGTATTTTACAGCTTTTCCGTAATACCCTTTAAGGGTTAGGAAGAATGTTGGGTATGGTAAATGAAAAAAAGCTGTGTAGGGTGTATTTCCTCTAGCTTGTTCAAATAAAGTTTTTCCTCTTACATCGGTAAAATTAATACTTACTTGGGGTATGTATGAGGCGTTTAATTTAACATTTATGGATGTTATTCCAAATCCTTGGAAGTCTAAAGTGTTTTGTGTTGTAACACCTATTGTGGTGCCTCTACTGTCTACCGTTTTAACTTTTTTATTTACGTCTGGATTAGTGAAGGTTTCGGTCCAATCTGAATTTAAGAAATCTGAGTTTTTTGGTTTTAAAAAGTTTAGTTCACCATTAAATATGTCTACCAATATTCTATCTCCTTGGTTTTGTGAACCAGAAATAACTTTGCTCCTAGGATAAATTGTGGCGGTAAGATTGGCGTACATCACCATATCTTCATGGTCTACTAACCTATCTTTTATAGTACCATCAACAACAATCTTATTTGGGTCTACGACAACAAGATTATTACCAACAGCGTTTGTATATATGTTACCAGTATTTAATTTATCTGCCATAATAGAGGAAGTGTGTATCTACTTTTGATTTATATTCCTCAAGTGATGTCATTAATGGACTTGGTATTCTTATGAGTGTTCCATCTGGAATATTCCATTCTTGACCACCGTATTGTGGGTTGGCCTGCATAATTAACCATCCATAATATGGAGTGTCGTAGTATTGTTGGGACAGTTTGTCCATCCTTGTCTTACCCACTTTATACACAGTTTCTCTGTCACTAGATTTTATATCCAAAATAATGCTAGGAACCATTATATAATCTCCATTTACAACAAATTCGCTATATCTATCATAATAACTCATAATTAACTAATATATAATTGTCTTATCATCTTATGGTTAAATGTTGTGGTTTGTGAACCAACATTCCTACTTTTTAACTCGTTTCTAACTAAATTTTGTGCGGTAGCTCCTGTATTTACCCCGTAACCCACATCATATGTGGAATTAAAAGTTTTCAAACCGTTTTCCAAAGTTTCATACCCAACATCAAGTGTGTTGTCAAACCTACTTTTTGTAAGACTTAAGTCATATGTCAACCAAGTAGTTATTATAGTTTGTAACAAACCTTTAAATCTCCTTTCTGTTTGGTGTCTTATTCCACTCACACAATTTTCATCTATTTTAAGTAATTTATCATACAATTCCCCATTTCTATATTTTAAAATATCTACAAGTTGGGTTTTATAACCACCTATAAAATTAAAAGCCATTGTCTTGTTTGTACATAACCTATTAATGAAAAATAGATATTCTTCTCCTCCAGGATAATTTTTACTAAACGTTGGTGTCACATCTTTACTAATATAGTTATCTAATACTAGTGCTGTATCATTATAGTCTGTAGTTAAACTAGTTAATTCTGTTGCTCCAGTTAGTTGGTAGGCTTTAACTTGTCCACCAACGGTGGTTAAAAATTCGCCGTCGTAGTTATTTATCGTAACTAAATTTAATTTATCTACAGTGTTAACCAAATTAACTTGTTGTTGTCTAAAACTATTTGTTGTAGACATAACTATATTTGTTATATTAGTTAATTCTTCTTCTAAAATATTTAATAATGTCAACTTAACATATAGTCTCTCTTTGCTGTTAGTGTTTAGTGTATTGAATTGTGTCTGTATAGTTGTTGTCTCTGAATTAATGCTGTCTTTTAAAGTGGTGTACTTGACCACGATATCATCTATTATGAATTGGGGTATCCCAACTAATTGACCATTTACATTACCTATGATTCCGTTTGTAAAAATTCTGTCAAACATGAATTCTTCCGTAAGTCCCATACTTTGTGTGAGAAACATCTTACTTAAACTATTTTTAACATCCAAAGCGTAAGCATTTGTGAGGTCCACAAAAGAATTTAATAAGTTTTTATATTTTATTTCGTTCGCCATAATTATTTTAGTGCTCCACCTGTTAATCCGTCTACAGTGTTCTTTAAGCTATCATACTCATCTATAAACTGACTGTTTGCTTGAGTCATTCCGTCTAGGATTGCCCCTTGGGCATTTTCAGTTTCTAAGATTAATTTAGTGTCTGTGACACTGTTTTCGTTATACACTTCCGTATTTGCAAAGAAATTATTAGATAAAGCGTTTTGTAATTCTGAAACTGGTTTTTCAAGACCTTGACCTCCAATATATTTAAAGTTCATCGATACGTTAGCTATCATCGGTTGTACACCTATTCCTTCTGGGTTTAAATCAAAAATAAGTGGGTCGTAACTAAAACTTACAGAATCTATAGCTATTTTGGTGTGGTAGAAATCACCAATTCTCATCACACATATTGGTGGTGCTCCAAAAGCTGTGTTTTCTGCATCAATGTTCTGTGCCCCTCCTTCAGTTTCTGTTGGTATTGTTCTTCCAGGTCTAGTACATTGTAATAAAAATGATAGTCTATTATTTAATCCTTCTGGTGTCATAGCATGGAATGACGGGTGGAAGTATTTTAATTGTCTTTTTAGTGAGTTATAAACAAATTCTTCGTTTTCTTCTAAATGTTTAAAATAATTTTCTTCTCTCATTAAATTACTTAAAAGTCTTTTAGCGTTAACGTGTCCCCCAACAGCTTTCTTATAGAAATCGTTTGATGTTGATGATGGGGGCGGTGAAGTTTCAGTTCCTTTATCCAAATCTAACTCAGTAGACTCACCCGAAAAGTCACCACTAATATCTGTTGATTCCTTATCACCTTCATTAACCATCGTGTTTACTGTCTTATTATCTGGTACTTCTATGGTGTTCTGTATTATTTCTAAGTCTACTGCAGATAGTAAATCACCATATTTATCCGCTAATTCATATATATCAAATTTTTGACATCCAGCTATAAATGATTCTAGTATTGCGTCCGCTGTAGTATCAGGAGCCTTTGTTAGTTCTTTTGACGCAATTACATCCATTATAGAAGAATGGTCAACCACTACTTTAAAACTTAATGTACCAATTCTTTCAGTATAATTGTAAGTATAGATAGGTTCTGGTCTGCCTAGGAAAGATACTGAATTCCATTGAGCTGAGTTTGTGTCGCCGACATTTATATCATAAGGTGGGAACCACATTATCCTCCCTCCGTTTGGTCCTTTCTCGGATGCTGGTAAAAAATCTAATTCTGGGGCACCTCTCCAAGCTAAATTTTCAAGAGAGAACATATATTTTTTAACCCCTTTCGCGTCCACATTATGCCCCATATTTGGAGCTATGTTTAAATCGTAAGTCTTTGATAGTACAGAATCTGGAGTGCCTCGTAGTAACCCATCACTTTTTTGTAAATTACTAAACGTGTAATATGGATTATCTTTAGTCCAAGTTCTACAAAACTCTGTTGGGCCAACACCACCAAATATACCCTTATCAATAAATCTTGCTCCACTACCTTTGGATATATTTTTATATCCATCATTAAATATTTTTGATGTTTGGTCTATAGCGTGGCCGGCATGTTTTCTTTTTGCTCCACCCATTAAAGGAGCAGAATCTATTAATTTTTGTGTTTGGTCTAGTATCCCTCCAACCCTTTTTGGTTTTATAAATGACCTACTAAATAACATCCCTGGAGGTGCATTAAGTGACGCGATAGAAGTGCTACCGAACCAAGTAAATCCTGCCGCTAAACCACCACCATCTGTATATGCCTTACCTTCTAAACCAAAATTATATTTTTTCCATAATGCAACACCGTTAACTGTTTCCAATTCTTTAGCGACAGCACCTGGACCGTAAACTAATGATTTAGTTTTTATACCAAATTTGTTTGTTGGTGTCGCGTTATTTGGACTCTCGATATTAGATGGTTCTGTGCTTTTGGAACCTACATAGTAATATGGTGTTACATTGGTTACTTCTGGGTCTAGTTGTACTCTACTGTAGTCTGGCCTGTATTGGTTGTATACTAGATTGTCTTGGAATAAACTTTTTTGTTGTTGAGCACCCATATGTGATATAAAATTATCGCTTGGGTTGGGTACTGATAAGTCGTTTTGTGGTATATTATTACCGTTATTATAATATTCTCCTATCGCGTCTGCGGTAGCTGATATATTATCTGTTACACCAGCATAATTAACACCGTTTAATTGTAGTTGATTTATGTCTGGAATAAATTGTAGATTTTGGTATTGTCCTGTTATTTCAGAGGTTCCGTCATAGTTACCGGATAACCTATTTAAATAATCTTCACCTTTAAGATATGTTAACCCTGGTGTTATACTTATATTATTACCATTTTCATTATCGTATATATTAAATGTTTGATTTTGTGAAAGATTTAATTGGAATAGGGGGAGTGCCGCTATCATTAGTGGACTGTCAGACCCTATAGTTGTATTTTCACCAGTATATAATTCATATGTCCCATAACATGAAAGTGTAAACCCGATTGGTTGTAGTGTGTTTGGTGTTACATATTCTAAATGTGTTTCTGTAAATAACTTATTGGTGTTAATACTGAGTATGTCCTTGTATCCACCTGCGGGACCATACCTATTATCTAGAAAACTAACCCCTTTCCAGTATTCACCGGAATCCTCAACTGTTGTTTGGTCTATTACTGATTGTTCAACCGTTTGACTTATTACTTCACCTCCGGGTCGTTGTACACCAAATGGTGGTGATATAGGGTTGCCATCAGACAAATAAGAACTTTGTAAGTTCTTGCCTAATAAAAAAGTTCTTAGGGCTTCTGTGGAACCTGGTGTTGGTTTCCAAGGTCCTAAAGTTCCTGCACTTTTAATTCCTGTATTGGTGCCTATAGCCATATTATTTTATTTTAAACACTATTTAGTTGTGAATACATATCTTGTTTATTACCTGAAGGTAGTTTACTAAACGCATCCATAAAGGCTCTAGCATTAATTTTAGCGGATTCACCTTCACCTTGTACTGTTATTGTACCACCAACTTGTAGTGTTCCACCACCTCCGCCACCTTGTGAACCCATTAATGCTGATTCTAAAGCATTTATACCTTGACCACCATCCATTTGTGTCCCAGTAACAATAAAATCACCAGCTTTAGTTTTTCTAATCTCACCATCGGGGGAAATAATTGCGTCATTTAATTGGACTGCGTCTTTGAACATGTTAGTCACACTATTTAGGAATTCTCCACTGAAGGAGTCCAATATTTCCTTTTTTTGCTTTTTCTGTTCTGCAAGTAATTTGTCTAAGGCATCTTGGTCGGTGGTACTTAATGTTCCTCCTCCCTGCTTTTTCTTTTCTTCTAAAATATCAATCTCCGCTTTCCTACCTTCAAGTTCTTTCTGTTGTGCTGGTGTTATTTTGTTGTCTGTTGGTAATGTATCGGCTAGCATTTGCGAAGCTGTCATCGCGTCCACATCAGTTGACTTGCCCCCCAGCACCCTTATCTGTACCCGAGCTGCCGCTTCAATACGGGCTAAAGCTTGTTCACTTTTTTCTGCGACCGTAAGTTGTTGTTTATATATATCAGTATCTGACATGCCCTCCTTTCTTAATAGCTCCATTTGTTCGTCAGTAACATTAGCGACATCAACCATTTCTTCAATACCAGGTATTTTAACTTGTGCGGTACCACCTTTCCCTATTTGAGCCATTGATGCTATTAACTCTTTGTCTGTTTCAGACATATCCCCAACAAATTCTAATTCTGAGAATACTGCTGCTCTTCTAGCAGATTTTACAGCTGTATCCGCTAATTCTTGATAACTCATCCCCATAGCTTCCGCTTGGTCCCTTAATTGTCTTCTTGATTCTGGTGATATTGTAAATTTACCTTTTTCTTTATCGAAGGTAACAGCTGCAGCAGCGGTCTCCACAATAGCGTCTTGTAATCCTTCTAGGTCGTTAGTAGCCATATACATTAACTTAAATGGGTCGGCTAGGTCTCCTACCGCACCACCAATTACCTGCATTCTAGCTGCAAAGTCTATCGCTCCTTCCGGGTCTAAGAATTTTTCTGCCATACCGGTTACAGTAGACATTTCTAAACCAAGAGCTTGTGAACGAACAACCATTCTCGCTAACCCTTCTACACCATTTTCAAATCCGTATGTATTAATTAATTTTATATTACCACTAACATCCGTTAAAAATTGTTCCATAGTAGCCCCTAACTCTTGTCCTGTTTGTATTACCTCTGTAAGGGCTCCATCAGCATCATTAATTCCACCAATAGCATCATCTAATGCATAACCCGCGGTATCAAAAGCGTCAGCAAATTTAGCAGCATCAAAACCATCTAAAGTTTTAGTTAATAATGCGGTTCTATCCATAACCTCAGGTGAAATATAGAGATTTCTCCCAATTTCTTGAGTCATGGCTTTAAACACCGCTAATAACTCGTTTGCTTTTAGTCCATAGTTGGCTCCTTCTGTCGCAGCTTCATTAATTAACTCTATTTGGTCTATTAGTTGAGCGTTGGATAGTCCTATGGATTTAGATAGGTCTAGTCTTAGGGTATCTTCATAAGCTAATAAATCTAGTACTTTCCCCATATTATCTGCTGTCACTAGAGTACCACGACTTATATCAGTTATAATCTTACTTATCTCTTGTATGTCACCAACAGACATATCAGCCATAGGTGTACGTTGTTTGTTAAGTTCGTCTAAGGTCTTCCATAACTCAGCATGTAAACCTGAACCAGTAACACTAGTTCTCTTAGCGTCATTACCTATATACCGTTGTAATTGTGCAACTTCTTTTTCTAATCTTGCAATTTTATCTGAGTCAGACTCTATAGGTGAAAAATAAGAAGGGATTGGGGTTTCTATACCTAATAATAAGGCTAGTTTATATGATATTGGATTACCTTTCTTTCCGTAACGTTTTATGGAATTTACTCGGTCTTTGTAAGTTGGTTCGTCTTTAGTGTTAAAAATACCTATTGGCACTCCTAATTCAGGGTGCGAAGCTAAATAAGACTTAGCTCCAGATAAAATACGTTCAATGGATAATTGTTTTAACAAACTAATCATAATAATTCTGTTTATTATAAATAGTTAGGATGAGGATTTCCTTTTGTTATTTGCTTGTTCTATTGCTTCATTTTTCTTATTAAACTCATCCGTCAAGAAATTAACATAAAATCTCCTCTCAAATGTAGGCATAACCAGTATATCACTCCAAGGGATATGTAAGTGCCTCATAAGGTAGTAAAATTCTTGTAATAGGGCGTTCCTATATGCCGTAGAAAGGACGAAAAAACTCAATTCCAAAGGCTATTCTAGCGCCAATCTCCTGGTTGGATGGGGTCTTAACTTTAATGTTAAGGTCTAGTTCTGGGGCATTTTCTCTAACCACTTTTCTAATGGTTTGGGAATCTTTTATAGGCATAATCTGAATAGTCTGTGATAGTGTCATTGGGTCTCTAACACCGTCTATCTCTTTCACCACCATCTCTAACTGTTTTGTTATATAAGGGTTAATAGGGTGGTCTTTATAGGTCTCGTTAATTTTTTGTAAGGCTTTTTCTATTTTAGGTGAAATTAGTGTTAGCTTACATTTCTTTTTTGATATCTCTAAGTAATGGTCAAACTCACCTTTTTCATCTAATTCAACACCAACCTCTTTTGTTTTTAATACAGATAGGTCAATAGTTGTGTCGAACTCTTTATCAGTTTTTGGGTCTTTAATTGTCACCTTATAGTCGGAACCAAAAGCTGTGTTACGTAAGAAAATTAATATGGCTTCTTTATCACAGTCAGCTAATTCATCTACACGTATATCTTTATCTAATATTTTTCTTTCTAATAAGCTATTAACTAAATTAATACTACCGACCATAGATGGTGTAGATAATAGATTCTCGTCAGAAGCATTTAGGTAAGTTACTTTAACACTCTTTTTATTTGTTGTATAAAAAACCCCTTGTGATGGTAAAGCTACCATATCATAAGGTAATATTGACTCTTGTGGTTGTTCTGTTTGCATATTATTAATATATTTTAATTGCTTTAATTGTAAATACTTAGATTTATGTTTTATAAGCTATTGCAATGATATTATTACAAATACTAAAGTCAAGACATAAGATAAATTAATAGCATAAAAAAAGTCTCTTACGAGACCTTAATTATTTTTATGTAAAATATATTAGTAAACCAAGATACATCTATCTGGTCTTAAGGTAGCTGATATATTGGCTAAACCATCATCGCTATAACTTAAATCGTTAAAGTTAACGTCAGTTAAGAAAGCTCCTTGTAATATCCATTTTTCTACTACCACCCCTGTTGGGTCTAACAACTCTAAATCTATATTTTTCTTATATCCTGCGGCATAACCCATTCTACCTGTAACTGACTCTGAATGCATTCTTACCCACTCCATAAGTGCTTGTGCTGCTGAAGGACCGATAGGGTCTCTAAAGGTTACGTTGATTGTTCCCCAAACAAATCTACCAGCAACATATGTTGATGTGTTTAGAAAAGGTACCTCTACGGAGTTTATAGTAATTTGTGGTCTAGATGTACTTTCCACATACCATTCATTGATGCCTAAAGAAGAGTCAAATCTTAGGATAAACCTATTTTTCTTTTTAGGTTCGTAAGGTACGGGCATTTTCATTAACAAGTCAGCCATTGTATTTTATTTTTTTTTAATTGTTATTTTTTTACTAATAGGAATAAAATCCTTTTATTATAAATATACGGTTATGGGAAAAAATGTGTGTTTAACCTTTCTTAATTATAATTTTTCCATATCCACCTTCAGATGTGTCATAAACAATAAATGACATTTCTGGAAACTCGTATTGTAATTCATCTTTAATATAGTTAACCATAGCATTTACATTACCTAAATCATCATCACTAAACCCTATAGATAATTTATTATATTTGGAATTAACCATTTTATTTGCCCCGTTCATAACTTTCCTAACGTAACTTCTAAAAGCTAATTTTTTATTTTCTTCTGGGTTTATAGCTGAACTATGTTCTATACCAAATTTATCAGCAAACTCAATAGATGATACTGGGTGGTATTCTATATTATCTAAATATACCTCTAAAGTCTTGTCTGGTGTTAAATACTTAGTTTCTGGATAGGCTTGTTGTATGTTGGTTAACATATCAGACAATTCATCTTCATTAAAAGTTCTAGCTATAATTAAGTCCATACCCTTTCTCAATGTTATTGGTTGGTGTCCTCTGGCTGTTATAATAGATATTGGGTTTGCATATATTAAAGCTTCTTTAAACTTATCGAAGGACGGTGCAAAAGATTCCTTTTCTATTGCTTTTTTTAAATCTTTAATGAATTCCTTTTCTTCTCTAAAATTATAAAATGCGTCATCATCTAATTTATAATTTTTATCATTTCTTACTTTTGAGAATTCTTCTGTGGATACTTGTGTTGCCTTCCATTTACCATTTTCGTATTTAACCATTCTAATTAGTGTGGGCATATTAACTATGTTGTCGTCCCAATCAAAAGAATAGGCTCTAAGTGTATTATCCACCTCATTGTTTTGTTCTAATAGTTTAGATAACCATTTAACTTGTCTTTCACTAATTATTATTTTTTGTTTCATATAATATAAATACTATTTTATTTGGTTAATCTATATTTTTTATTTATCTTTGTAGTAGAATTAATAATAGTAATGATGTAACCTAAACCCGAATTAGTTCGTATATATATGTAAGAAAGTATTAACCACCTAAAAAAATAATTATGACACTTGTAGAAACCTTAACCACTTATTTGGTTTGTTCCGAAATATTAATGATGTTTTTCTTAATGATTAACTCAGAAGAAATTAAAAAGTCTTATATCTCGTTTGAGGATAAGAGAAATGAGGTTCCTTCTGGTAACTGGTATACTTTTTATATTCTAACCCACATTTTAAAAGCTCCTTTATTGGCCCCGTACATCGTAATTCTAATATTGCTTAATGGTGGTAAATTACTTCCTGACGAAAATTAAACCATAAAAAAAGGTCCTAGTGGACCTTTTTAATTTAAATTCTTGATATTGGTTTAATAACCTGTTTCATTTTTTTGATGTCTTCCTGAATCAGTCTTTCCCTTTTATCTTCTTTGGTTTCTTCTATATTCTCAGAATCATGAATATGGTCATAATGCATGTCATCTTCTAAATCGTCTATATGATATTCACTGCCCCCATCATGTTTTAAGTCATAAAGTTCTTTGTCGTCATGACCTTCGTCTCTACCGTAATTCATCGCTTCATCATGACCAGAATCTTCTTTAACTTCTTTAGAAGCTTTTTTCATTGACTCTTTCTTGTCTCCATCACCATCAAGGTCTAAAAAATCCGGTTTTACACCTTCTTCTAATTCTGGATAAGGTAAATCGTCAGAAACATCTTCATAACTTCTAGGGGTTCTTTGTGATGAACCTGACCCTATTAATTCTGCTGTATAAGTCATAAAGTTTCCTAATTTAGTGATTGAGTTTGCTAACTTTCTTCTAGTATCACTATCCTTAATCATGTCATAAGCTTTCTTGATACCATTAATAACGTTTTCTATACCTTCACCTGCGGCAACCCCAGGATTTCTATTGTACATTCCTTGTTCCATGATAGTATCAGTATAGTCCTTAATGTTTAAATCTAGATTTTCTTTAACGATAGCTTTACGAATCAGTCTAAATGCATCACTAATTACAGATTCTACCATAACAGGATTATTAACTTTACCCAACAACCTTTCTAGTTGTTCCTCACTAATAATCACATTCTGTTTTTTTCCTTCAGTAAAAGTTTTTTTACCACTTAATTGTGACTGGATTGTTTCACTTAACGTTTTTTTATTAAATTTCATGTTCTCTTTTGTTTATAAATATACTTTAAATACGAATGGGGACATTTCCCCACTCATATTATTAATTATTCTAAATGTCCTCAAATGATGCCCCTGTAGGTGTTACTAAGAACTCAACAAAAATGTATTCTAATGCTCTGGTAGGTTTAATGTATATTTTACCACTCATTTCATTTCTATCTATTTCTTCTGGGTCACTCGAAAGTACTACTCTAAAGTCAGTTAACCCTCTATCTCTTCTAATAGAATCTAATATTGGATTTACTAAATCTAGGAATTGTTGTCTTACTATGTCGTCATTTTGTTCAAATATTAACCTTACTGAAACAGCTGATATTAATTTTCTGGTTTGTAATAACAATCTTCTAACATTAATTCTATCTAAAGCAGATTCTTTAAGTTGTAGTGTTTTATTACCCCAAATAATTGGTCCTACATCACTAAAGGTTGCGATAGGATTAAGTCTACCAACATATAACGTATCTCTTTCATCTAAAGTTAACTTCTTTCTAGCTTTAACAGCGTTTACAACACCTCTAGTATAACCAGCCGAAGCAAACCACGGGAATGATACATTATCAGTTAATGCTATATTTCTCATAACTTCTGCCGTTGGTGGTATAAAGATTTGTTTGTTATTTGCTGCGTCTCTTATTTGTATCCATGGGTAATAAGTGGCTGTATAATTTGAGTCTAGTAATGAGTCTTCCATTCCGTCTACAGCTTCCTCTGGACTTATCATATTAGTAGCGTCAGTAGTGTTTGCAACAAACATATTATAATCTGGTGTTGTTGTTACATATAATGAATCAGCTCTTTCGTCCTCAATCATATCAATAGTTTCGTTGACTAGCCCTAAATTATCCACATAATTAATCCCTGGTGTTGCGAAAACATTAATGTCTACAGCTTCTGGATTACTAAACGTGTTAATACCTCTTAAGTATGCGTAATAATCTGTGTTAGCTTCAGTACTACTTAGTTTCTTAAATGACCCGTCTCCTACACCAGCAAATTCTGATGTCGGGCAAGTTCCGTTTAAGAACCCGGTTAATCCCATTCTGTAATCGTCAGTGTTAGACCTTGTTTTTCTATATATATCCCATCCATCGAACCCACCATGTGGTAATACTGTCCATTTACGAGCTCTTAATTTTTTATATGGGTCCGTACTTAGGGTTGGTTCTGTTCGGAATGTCGCAACCCCACACTGGAATACAGATTTATTATTTAGTGTTGTTGATGACCAAGATATATATGTCCCTATACCACCTCTAATAACTGTTGCTCCAGAGTCCATATGGAATCCTTGTGTTATTGTATCCCAGTCTGTACCTTCTGTTCCAGTACATATAGTAGGTGGTTGTAATGATTTATAATCAAAGAAATCGGTGTCGTATCCCACTCCCGCTGAATTACTTATACCTAGATAAACTTTTGATAGTTTGTCTCCACCACTTAGAACTTTATTATTCCCTGTACCTGAACCGAATGGTGGGTCATAAATCGCTTCACCCGGAGTAAAATACTTAGTTTTATAATTTATCCAAGGGTTGAGTGAACAATTATAGGTTCTAAATCTATATCCTTCAAAACCACAAGGTAATGAGCCTACGTAAGTACCGTCTAGTACACCGTCTCCTAAAAATAACATAATATATTTAGACTTTAACTCAAACTCACCAGTAGAAGTACCTACTTTTCTACCCACAAAAGAAACTTTCGTTGGGTCCATACTACATCTAGTAAATTTCTCTAACACATTAGGTGCTGCATCACTATCATAGAAGTCTCTAACTAAAATATCAAACTCTCCTCGTTCAAAAGATAGGTTAGCAAATGATATTTTTACTTCTCTGTTTGCTGAAGTTCCGTCGGATATTGAAACGCATTTAAATAGTCTGAACACGTCAGTACCTTGTAATTCAGATACAATCCATGGTGTCTCTGGTGTTCTCCATTCATTCATCTTCCAAGCGATTGTATGTGTGTTTGTCGTTGCTCTTGCTGATGGCAAATATTGTAAACAACATTGTAACCCTCTAACCTTACCTTTATTCCATAAGTCTTTTAATAATACCGGATAAGTTTCTTCAATAAACAATGGAACATCCTCTTTCTTTTTATCAAAAGGACTAACCCCAAATACCTTAGACACATAATCTTTAGATGTGTTAGTCATGGAAGTTTTAAATGTATATATGTTTCCAGCCGCTGTTTGTGCACTAATTCCAAATGGCTTAAATGGGTCTTCTAATACATCCGCATAAGTTCCTGAACAATCAAAAGTAGTTGTGTCAGCAGTAAGTTCATAAACTGGACCTCCTGATGATGTAGTACTTATACCCCTGGACCTAAGTGTTGCTACGACAACTCCATCATATTCAGTGTAAGCTGGAACATCACTATATAGTTCTACATTCACAGTACATGTTGCTGAATAAACTACTGTTCCTGATAACGCTCCTGCTGTAGAGTCTGTAGTTCCAGTCCCTCCAGAGTAAACAGTTCCTCCGGAATAATTCCCATGAGTGTCCGCTGATAGTCCCCCGTGATATAATTGATATGACATACCACTATAGGTTCCTCCACTACAACAATCGCTATTTGAGTATGTAAATAACCCATAGTACCAAGGGTCATTTTTATATGATGTGTAATCTGTGCAGTCAGTACTTAATCTGTCTGTTATTACTTGTGTTGTGTAACCACTAGTATTTCCAGTCGCTATTGTGGTTGCTGACGATGTCATACAACCATATTGGTATATTCCTCCATTGTATGCCCAACAACTGCCTGTTGTTGCGGAACAAGTTGCGTTATATGCATGATTGGTATTCGTTACAGTGGCTGTTATCCAGGTTATTAAATCTGCGTTAAGTGTTGGTAATGTGGAACCGTTATTTAATGTAATTGTAGATGTAGCGAAACTAGTGTCTACTATAGGTAAAGTTTGTATTGTTGATAATGTACCGTCAGTGTAAACATCTGACCCTAAAGCTGTACCACTACTACCAGTAATTGGTACAAATATATTAAAGAAAGCCGAATAAGCAGTGTCCGTACCTCCAGTATTCCCAACCGTACCACCAGTAGCTACACTAAACTGAGAAGAATCTAAACTCCCTAAAGTTTTTATAGACCATGATGGTCCTGCGTCAAAACCACTAAGACCTAACACTCTTGTTACAAATAGTTGATTTGATTGACTTAGGTATGATTTTGATATGTACCCTAATTCGTATTTAGGTATTTGTGAACCTACATATTTTGTTGGCGATGTACCACCAAAACGTGTTATGAAATCATCGTATGATTGTATGAAAATTGGTTCGAAGGCTGGCCCTTTTAATGCCTCACCTACTAACCCTAATGTTGTAACACCAACACTTTGTGCTACAAATGTTAAATCTTTCTCTGACGTATATACACCAGGAGAAACAAATACTTTATTACCGTCTGCCATGTCTATTATTTTTTAAAGTTATTATTATTCTGTATTTTATTAATAAATACCTAATCTAAACCCAAAAGTTTTTTGAAATGGATGTATAAATACATCAGGTAGGAAAAAATTCATACTATTTTCATATTTTCTAATAATTATAGTAAAATACCCTCTATATGAAGGCAAACAATAAAAAAGAAAAAGAGATAAAAAATATTAAGATTAGTGTTGAGTCTCATCACTTACTTAAAAAGTACTGTAAAAAACACGGACTTAAAATGTTTGCTTTTGTAGAGCTTTTAATAAAAGATAAATGTAAGTCTGTTAAAGAAATCTATTTTGAGTAGTCTATCTTACTAGTGTTTCTGTTATTATAATGTAGGAAGAGGTGGTCGTGGTATTTTTAACTATAGTAATATTTAATGTGTCTCCAGGATTAACCATTACGGGTTCAGTTAATACAATATTATTAATACTAAACTGTACCCCATTAGTATTATATGCAAATGCGTCGACATTTTCTGTCCTAGCTAAAGTAATGTTAGTTTTATAGTTATATGTTCTTGTTGTTGCAGTAGTAACCGAGTCAAATTTAATTTTATGGTTAACTTTATTATCGTCTTTTTTTCGATTATGTGTTTTTTCACCACCCATTAAAACTATCGTTCTACTAACAGCTGGAGTTACCTCAAATTCATCCTCATCAATTAAAAATCCTTGTAGTTGGAATTGATAATTTTGTTGGTAGTATCTTCTTTCTTCTGTGTCTATCACCGACTCATCACCTATGGTCTCCATAACAATTGGGATGTAGTGTCCTTTAACGTATGTGTATGCTTGTCTAGATGTGAATTTTTGTAACACTACTTTATTAAATTGATTTAGTTCTCTCATTCTATTACAAACTATTTTGACGTCATAGGTGACATCCACTGGGACTGGTTGGGGAATAGTGTATATGTCATACCCCTTCCTATTACCGTCCCACGTTGGTACTTTTGCGTAATGTACTTGTTTTCTATTAGGTATGGTGTATTGTAACGATGGGTTAGTTCCGTATTGTACATCTGGTTTTCTAACTACAACTATAAATGGTAATGACACATTTTTATCTTTGGTGGAGAATGACCATGTTTGTGCGAATTCCCCCCATCTTTGTAATGTTAGGATTCTGTCTATCACCGGTATTTTTTTACCACTAACTGTTGCTGGGATGTCATCTATAACAAAATCTAACATACCTCTATCTAAATCTGCGTGTAAAACAGATTTTGGTAAAAAAGTTCCGTCTTCAGTAATTAAATCAGCTAGTTCTTTTCTTCTTATTGGTGTACTTACGCCGTCATATCCATAAGGGTAATGTCCTTGTACTTGACCTGGTGTTATATTTATATTTTTTTTAATTGGTAGTGCCATTTTATATTCCGTCAAATTCATTCTCACTAACAAATGAACATTTTATTGTTCTGTAGAAAGCTTTATACCCACCTATTGTGTGCACATTATCAGATGTAACCCTACCATCATCTGTGACGACATAATATCTCATTCTTTCTTCTGTTTCATTATACCCAATATAATCTCCATAATTTATATCTATGTCTAATTCCTCTAAATGTTTCATGTACACGCTAAAAGTTAAATTCCCTGGTTCCATTTGATTTACAAGTCCCGAAGCATAACTTTTATTTTGTGCTTCTGATATATCAACATAACCTTTAATTTCCACCGGAGCTTTATATCTAATTTCCTCTTTGCCAGCTTCACCATAAACATCGTCAACATCACTAAGTTTTTTATCCACTCTAAATAAAACCAAAGTAAAATGCATGTCGCCATGCAACCACTCCATTCCAATATTTTGTTCTAAAGCAAAATCTTCTGAACCAAAAAATTTAGATATTCTTGTTATAGGTACTTTTTTATTACTCATATTGTATAACTCTTTATTATAAATACATTTTGACTTCCTTTTCTCTTTTTATTATATTTTAGATTATGGATATAAAATTACCAGAAATTATAGCTAAAGATAAATTACTGTCTTATAGTGGGGCTAATAACTATATTATTGGTTTAAGGGATTCAGTTAAATCTGGTAAAATGTCTATCCTTACCCTAGAACAATCTGAGTATATTATAGATAATTTTACTTCCGTACCAAAAATTGTGCGTAGGTGGGTTGATATCGATGAACCCTATTCTAACGAATTACTGGCCACAAAATTTTTATCAAAAGCTCCCTCTAGTATCTGGATTGAAAAGTTATTGTTATTAGGTGATGAAAAGTACCATGTTTGGGGTAAGATTCTGGAGGATAGTGCTTTAACGTCATTTTGGGTTCCTAGGACACAATTAATTTCACAAGTTAAAAAAGATGTTGTTGTGGATTTTAGGGAATTTTCACACCGACCCCCTTTTGAACACCAAAAAGAAGCTGTAACTAAACTAGTGTCTAATAAAAAATATATTTTGGCGGATGATATGGGTCTTGGTAAAACTAGTTCCGCAATTATGGCAACAATTAACTTAAAATTAAAAAAAGTTTTAATTATATGTCCCGCGTCTTTAAAAGTTAACTGGAAACGGGAAATAGAAAATTATAGTGACGACCAGGTAGGTATTGTGGAGGGTAAAAAATGGGAAGACGGTAAATATGTTATTATAAATTATGATATTTTAAAAAATTTTCATTCATTACCTAGGGATTCGGACAAAAAAACTAAGCTCCTGGATTCCAAATTTGATTTGGTTATAATAGATGAAGCTCATTATGTTTCTAATGGTAAAGCACAAAGAACTAAATTAGTTAACAATCTCACTAATAAAATAAGTAGGTTGTGGTTATTGTCTGGTACACCTATGACCTCTAGGCCCATGAATTATTATAACTTATTAAAACTGGTTGGTTCTAGGGTTGCTAATAACTGGATTAGTTATGTTAGGCGATATTGTGATGGTAAACAAATTTTTAGAGGCTATAGAAAAATTTGGTTGACTTTTGGCGCTACTAATCTTGAAGAATTGCGTGACAAGACTAACGATAAAGTTTTGCGTAGATTAAAAGAAGATGTTTTAGATTTGCCTGATAAAATCATAACCCCTATATATATGGAGTTAAAATCAAAAGAATATGAAGATGAGGTTGGTGAGTATAAGGATTGGAGACGGGAGAATAAAAATAAGGGTTTGTCTATACAGTTATCTAAATTAATGAAGGTTAGACAAATAATAGCTTTGGCTAAGGTTGGGGAGACTTCGCAACTCATAGAACAGTGTTTACAACAGGACAAAAAAGTTATTGTATTCACAAACTTTACCGAACCGTTAATGCAGTTACATGAAAAATATAAAAAGGAATCAGTAATACTTAACGGTACTATGAAAAAAGAAGCTAGACAAGAAAGTGTGGACAGATTTCAAAACGACGAAAAAATAAAAATATTTATAGGTAATGTAAAAGCTGCTGGGGTTGGTATTACGTTGACCTCAGCGGAGGTGGTAATATTTAATGATTTGTCATTTGTGCCTTCAGATATGTCACAATGTGAAGACCGGGCATTTAGAATAGGGCAAGATAAAAAAGTATCTTGTTTATACCCTATATATCAAAATACTCTAGAATATAAAATATACAACATTGTTAATAATAAAAAATCTGTTATAGACACGGTAATGGGTGATAATATAGGTGACGAAGATATTATGTCAGAAATTGTAAGTATATTGTAGAAATGAGTTATTCGGTATATTTATAATAAAAACAAATATCATGGGCAAAAAAGAACTAACAAAAAAACAACTTAAAAAAAGTCTTAAAAATATAACCGAGGGTTCTGTTCAAATGAAGGGCCATTTAAAAACGGCATATAACGCAATAAAAAAGTTAGATAAAATATCGGTAGGCCAAAAAATTAAAAATAATAAAGGTGATAATGTAACTGTAACACCAAAAGATAATGATAAAATTCTTGCAGCAATGAGAAAAGTAGAGGATATATATAGAGATATTATTGGTGGTGAGATAAAAGATAAGGAGGATAAGGATGAAAAAGAAAAAGCTACAGAGGTAACAGCTAAAAATGAAAAATCTGAAGGTCACGGAAAAATGCCGAGTGAGGTTGTTGGTGAAAATACCGTTAAACTATCGCAAAAGAAATTAAATTCTATCATAAAAAGAGTAATTATAGAAAGAAAGAAACAACTTAATGAGCAAGCAGAAAAAGCGTCCCCAGTATCGAGATTGATATACGATGCACAACAAATGGCTAAATGGGCAGATGAGGCTGGTGGAGCAGTATCATTTGATGAGTCGTTATTACAAGATGGTGAATTTAATAAACTTGTGGTGAGGATTAAAGATGCAATTAATGATGTTAAACTATAAAAACTAATATATTATAACATATTTTATTAAAGGTCCTAAATAAGGGCCTTTTTTAATGCCAACTTCCAAGTATTTATATAAAAAGGATATATTATGCCAGTAACAATTGACCCAATAAAAAGAGAAAAATTATTTACTCAAGTAAAGCATTTATTAGGTGCTCCCTTAAGAGGGGTTGAGCTTGAGGATGAAATGTTAGATACGGCTATAGAATTAGCTGTTCTTGATTATGGCCAATATGTTCAGGATTGGTTGATAGAAAACCAATGGTCTGCTCTATATGGTCAAGACCTAGATGTTATTTCTTTAACTAACGCTTTTTTAACTAGGGACTTAAGTTTTGAAACGTCCTTTACTTATGCCTATTCCAAGATAGTGGGGTTACAAGCTGGTGGAGGTTATGAGTTAAAACGAGACTTTGTAGATTTAGTTACAAACCAACAAATATATACAATACCAGCTGGAAGAGAAATAAATGAGGTTTTATGGTACACAAGAGCTGAACTAAATGAAGCCTTTATAGACCCATTTTTAGGTGGTTTCGGTGGTCTAGGTGGTAACTTGGGTATGGGTGGTGCTCAAATGGGAATGCAAGGTTCTTACTTTATGATGCCAGCTTTTGACATATTACTAAGAATGCAGGATAGAAATTTAAAAAATAGGATGATTGGTGGTGACATGACTTATCGGATTACTGCTGGAGCTGGTGGTATTCATGGAGAAAAATTCTTACACCTTTACAATGTTCCTGGTGGAAGATTTGATTTTGGTAATATTATGACCAACCAACACAGAGTTTGGTATTGGTATTATGATTCCGGCCCTGAGACTAGGAACGAATGTTTGTTAGCTAATAAAGATATTGTTCTTTTACCCAGTGATGTGACATTAGATGAAATGTCTTATGGTGACCTTAATGCCCCAGCACAATCGTGGGTTAGAAAATACTTTTTTGCTAAAGCTAAGGAGATGTTGGGTCGTGTTCGTGGTAAATTTTCCGGAGCTTTAAAGACCCCGGGAGCTGAATTAACTCTTGAGTATGATGCTTTATTGTCAGAGTCAAAAGATGAGGTAGCTAAACTAGTAGAAGAACTTACCCTAAGACTAGAGAGATTAAGAAATGATAAAATGTTAGAAAGAAAAGCTCTTGAAGCTGAAAACTTAAATAAGTCACTTGGGTTTAGACCAATGAACCCAGGAACAATATTCACAATATAATATGGGGTTTTTTACTAAGATTGATTATAATAGACAGTTAAGACAAAGTGGTGGTACAGCTACTTTTTCTGGTAGTACACATATGACAAATGATTTGTCTTTCGTGGGTCACTTATCAGGTTATGTAGCTGATTGGCAAAGTACTTTAGTTGCTGGTTCTGGATTTCCATGTTCTACTGGGAATACTTTTATTGTTGGTCCTCATGATGCTACATCTGCTTCATGTAATGTAAATATAACTTCTTTTTCTGGGGTAAGTGGTACAACCGCGGTACTATCAATAGGTCAGGTACCGATTGACCCTATAAGTGGTGGTTCCGTAAATCCAGGTATTAGTGCTAGTACTTTACAAATTAAAAACACTGGCCTTATGGATGCTGTTGGTAGTTATAGTGATTTGTCTATTGATACGTCTGGTAATGTTGTTAAGGGTGGTAGTTCATCACTAAGATACAAAACTAATTTGGTACCTGTAGAGTCAGGTAGATATATGGGATTACTTAAGTTGAGTTCATATAGCTTTAACTACAAATCAAGTGGCATACCTAGTTTTGGTCTTATAGCTGAAGAATTACACTCTCTTGGTTATGATGAATTAGTAATGTATGACGAAAATAGGAGGCCAGATAACATACATTATAAATTGTTGTCGGTAGCTCTTTTACAACTCATAAAAGATATAAGAAAAGATATGTATAGTGGTGATATTGGCGTCAATATACCAGAAAAAAATACATTAACTAAGGTGGTTACAGAAGATTATACAACTAATGGTGAATACCTACTAGTGAGTACGTCTGACTCAACTATAACTCTAAATTCTGCTGTTGGTACTAAAGTAAGGATAAAATCCTTATCTAATACTAGTGTGGTTCCTGATATAGGTCTTATTGATAGTAGGTGGGAAAATGTAGAATTAGATAATAATAGTTCTGTAGAATTTGTGTTTGTGTCGGAGTTAAACTACTGGGTAATTGTTAGTTCAGACGGAATTAAGGATTCCTAATTCTTCCATAAAATAATTTTCACTTAATTTTAGTTTTTCCCAAAAAACTTTTTCTTCTACAGATAACTCAAGAATGTTTTCTAAAGTATCTTGGTCTGCTTCTTTTCTAGGTATGCCGTTTATTAGTGTGCATTGTGATTTTGTAAAATACTCCCTATCTTCTGGTTTAGCTTTTAGTAAGCTTTCCCTAACTTCTGGTTTAAAACAAACTAACAATGGTTCTACACGCTTGTTATATATAGAAATATACCTAGGGACATTATATTCACCCTTTTTATCTGAAGTTAAATCAACTTCCTCAATCTGATAACAGTTAAGTTGTATGATATCTTCTTGTCCAGCCTTCTTTTTTCTTTGTACGTCACCATGTGACTTAGCTTTACCATTATTAACATAGTGTATTGTATCACCTAAAGATACTGGTATGTTATTATTAATAACTAACTCCATATGTGCTTGTCTAGCCATTAACGCTCCAGACTTGCTTCGTTGGCCGCATCTTTTTTTGTAAGACTCTACGGTTTGTTTTACCCTTGCTTTATTAGCTATTTGACTTAAAGGAATTTCTTTATTGTATATTATGTTTAAATATTCGTAGTAATACTCAACAAACTCATCGCCCTTACCGTTTAGTAATAACTTTAAACCTTTATCAATAAAAATCTCCATATAACCTTGTATTTTTTTAGATTTGATTGAGTTTCCTGTTAATTTTACCTCGTAGTCTGAAGTTAATAAAGCATAATTTTTTCTTGCAACGTTAATACATGATGGCCATTGCCCATCAGTATCTAGACCCATTTCTCCTCTCATAAACAAATCGTTATACTCTGCGACATCAGCTTCACTCCCAATATACAGTTTATCTTTAATTACCAGGCCATTATTGCCCAAACCAATATATTCTCTATCTTCAACATTACTAGGGCAAGAAAAGTTTACCCCGTCGGTATCCATAACTAATGGGTCATAACCTTTCCCCATAAAAAATCTAACCATTTGTCTAAGATATTGTCTTGCGGTACAAGTAACTTTTTCACCCATATCCATGTCACCCCAAGGAAATACGTGTGGTGCGGATAATGAACCAAACATAGAATTTATAAAAATCTTAATTGGTAGTTGTTTCCTACCAAAGGATTCTGATTTCTTTTTATCTATAGAATAGTATTCTGACGCTAAGTTTTTGTATTTAATCCTTGCATCTCTAAAATATTTCAACATACCTTTCATCGCTTCACTTATATCACATTCCGGAAATACGTCATGGACCAATTGTATTGATGGGTATAGTGAACTAAAGTCTAGTTTTAGTACATTTGTTGAATATCCGGTTTTAACTAGTCTAGATAATCCACCAACAAAAGGTCTTTTAGATTCCTTTGCTGGTATTGCTAGTCCAGTGTGGTAAGACCACGCCAACATCAACATTTTCCATAAAGTTGCTGTTCCCATTGTTGATACTCTTTCGTATGTGGTAGGTACCATTCCGGCTAACAGAAATGAAGCTTGGTTGAATTGTTCATCTACCACCATAGTTTCCCAAAGGTCGTCTATTAAATACTGTTCTACAATATACTCACCGGAAACTTTTTTATATACTTCTGGAAATTTTATATCTAGGTCTTTTAGTTTATTGTCATCTATTGATTTATATACCCCATTATCAACATTTAGATAAAATTCTTTATTCTCTTTGTATGTAGAAGCAATTTTATTTCCGGGAACATATACACGGTTAGGTTTTTCAGCTTTTGCAAACTGAGTTATATACTTTAACCCCCAACTTTTTATTTCTGAATTAATGGTTTGTGTTCTTCTAACAGAATGGGCTATATCAATAGAATTGGTTCCCCATATTTGTACCTGACTATACTTTTCCATTTCTGCACCTAATTTAAGTACCCCTTCTTTTATCTTATAACCTTCGTTTGGGTTTAGTGTTTTAAATCTTGTTTTGTCCATCCCAAGTATGTCAGCTCTGGTAAATAGCCAGTTCCAGTCAAAGTTAGAGGAATTGTATCCTCCCACCATGGTTGGTTGTATCTTGCTTACTTCATCAAAAAATTCGTATATTGCCTCTCTTTCAGATTCATCATTATCTGATATTTCTATAACTCGTTCATAACCCCTATTGTCTTTCATACCAATCATAAAAATTCTACCTTCCTCTGGAGCTAAAGAAGTTGTCTCCAGGTCAAAAACAAACCTATGCACTTCATCATAATCTTCGAACCCTTTAAATAACCTCTTTTTTTTCTGAACTAAATATTGTTCTACCGGTGATAATATTTGTATGGACTCTCTACTGTTCTCACCCCAAGGATTTAAACCGCCTTGTGTAAAAAAACTAACTAAGTCTCTATATGTTTTTGTTGTTTTAACTAAATAACATAAACCGTTTTTTAGTCTTTCGTTATCACCATCAAATAACCTTTCAATCATAATCCCGTATTTGGATATGGCTTCTTTCTGTAAAGCTTTGCTTCCTTTATAAAAATTTTTATCTTTAAGGTCCCCAACCCAACAAAAAGGAATAAAAGTATCACTTTTAATTGACTTTCCTTTTACTGGGTCTTCTATGATTTTATAGATTTTACTTGTTCTCCATCCATATTCTATGGATACAATATATTTTTCTGGGTCATTTCCTTGTAGGAATTGTTCTATTTCTTCTGAAGTTGGTTTATTCATCTTATATTTTTTCGTTTGTAACATTATCTTCATACACACATATGAATTTTACTTAACATTCAAAAAAATATAACAAAATTTTGTTTAGTAATCAACCTATATTAACAAGGAGATTTTACAAATGAGTCGGAAACAGTTATAAATAGGTCTTCTCTTATTGGGACTATCAATTCTGTATTATCTGAATGAAAATATATTATAAATTGCCCTTCGTATCTACCTACTTTATTGACATTGTTTTTAGTCCATTTATAATATATGTAATATTCAGTAGGGGCGTTTGGTGTTGTTGGTACTTTAGATACTATATAAGCCTGTTTATTGGCAACCTTCAGTATGCCGGTATCAACACTTTTCATTGAGAAGTATATTGTGGAATTAGCTAACTTATTATGAAAGTTATTAAAGTCATTTCTTCCGTCTAATACTAATTGCATCTTTAGTATCGGGTCTGTTGAGTCTTTTCTTATAAAAAATTCCATTATTTAATTGTTTATTATAAATATCTTGTTTAACAAGAACTGTCACATGCGTTTGGACAACACGATAACCAAGCTGGGTTTGTATCTGGTGCACCATATTGTGCGAAGTCAGAACATTGGAAATACCCACCAACATTCATTGTACCACATAAGTAACAACAACCATTATAGATTACGTTATCATTTTCTTGGTAGTTTATGAACGCGCTGTTGTACTCACCTCCTGACCAACCATATGAACTAGTGTTTAGTTGAGCTGGGTTTATCAGGCCGTTTATGTTGTTAGTTGCACATACATCACAACTACTTAAACAACAACTATAATCTGTACCCCCCCAAATGTTAGAACAGTCTGATGTTGCTATTGGGTTATATCCAAAAGAACTGGCGTCTGTACATCCTGATATGGATGTAAGTGGTGTGTAGGTACAACAACTATAATTTGTACCACCAATAGTACTAATACAATCGCAAGTCGCTTCATTATTATAATTAAGTGCCGTTATATCCGTACATCCAGAAATACATACACCTGCTCCACCATATTCACAACAGTGTGTACTACTTCCACCCCCAACACCCCAACAATCACATGTTGCGGCACCATTATAGTTAGATGCTGTTACATCCATACAACCAGGTACACAAGGTGGGTCAAAAATACAACAACTAATATCATAACCACCATTGTTATAGTTTACACCATTACAATCACAATATGGGTCAATATTAGCGTTACCACCCACACCATAATTAACAGCGGTATAAGCCATACAACCACTAGGACAAATGGTGTCACATCCTGGACCCAAATACTCAGTACATAAACAACAATTTTCAAAAGCTGTACCCACTGAAAGTTCATCCCATTCACCAACCCAAGCAAAGTCACCTGAATTATTCCATGGTAATGTTCCTCCTGGACTATTTGAATAGTATCCCCCACTACTTGACGTCATATTTACAATATTAGTAGACGTTGTTGCGGTTAACCCCAAATAAGTAAAACACGCCCAACTACCATATAGGTCTGGGTCAGAAATTTTAGTTAGATAAGCCCCACCTAAACTAGTCCCTACTGTTGGTTGTCCTACTGAGTCCCAGAATAAGTTACTGTTATTAGTGTTACAAGGCTCAAACTCATTGTACCCTGGTAAAGTATCGTCAAGAAATACAATTTCGGTGACACCTGAAAATATTTGCTCTAATGTTCCTCCAGAGTTTTGGCCTTCAGTCTCATTCCACTGCACAGAGCTACAGTAACTCCACATATGTAAATAACAGTTTTGTGGTTCTGGTGGTGGTTCTCCTGTTGGTACTGGTAATTCACAATCTCGACAACCTCCTGGACAATTCTTACATTCCTCACAATCAATTAGCGAATACCTTTCTTTATTTATTAAAAAATTATGATATACCTCATCAGCTGTTAGAGGTTTAATATAATACATCATTTGTGATATTCCCCCTATAAATGAACCAGCAAAGAATTGTGATATTAGGTCGTTATCCTGTAGTACTGGTTTTTTGTTCTCTCTATATCCCCACGCTCCACCACCCCAAGACATATTATACGACACGCCAAATTGGCTTTCTGGTGTTTGATTTGTATGCCTAGGTATTATTTCTTCGTAGTCATTAACTGTGTGTACAATTCTACCATTTACATAGAATTTAAGTGTACCCATTCTCAAGTCTTTATCTGTAAACCAATGATATATGGTATTTGCGGAACAATATAGATTAAGTTTTCCTGGAATAAAGGTGTCACATATATTATTAGCGGAATAAGGGTAGGTTCCAGTTATTAAGTCGTTAATACCACCCTTATTTAATAAATCACAATCTTCTAAATATATATTTCGGTCAAATACAACATCTACTTGTATCCACGTATCAGCACAATTACCACTTAGTTCTGTAATAAAGGGGCAAATTGGTTCGGAATAAGATTCTTCTAACCCCCAACCGCAAGTCCATTGGGAGTTGGGGTTACATTCCCCACTCGTATCAATACAATCACCAGTATACCTTAGAGTCCTATAACCAATCCTCATATCGTCAGTTATTCTAAACCCTAAAACATTACTATAGACATCTGTGGTTTGACCTTCTCTCAATCCTTTAAAAAAGAAAAATCCTGAATTATTTGTTACACCAGTGATTATACTACTTGAGTTCTTCCAGCTATAATTCGTTAAGTTGTGAGGCATGGTGTCGCTCATACTATTAGGTGGGGTGTTACTGCATAATGTTGTTGAGCTTATCCCATTATATCCACTAGCGTTATAACAGTTCTGTAATTGGTATCCTATGGTATTCAGTTTTAAATAACTGCTAAATGACCATCCTTTATTTGGTCTGGTAGGTAATACCTCATAATCATATCCGTGTAGTTTATAGAATCCTTGGTAAAACCCTCCTTTTAACTCTTGGTAATATCCTGAACTATCGTAAGCATTCATTATTGACGTGTCGGTAAAATAAGAGATTCCTGTTAATGGTAGGCCATATCCTTTAACCTGACTCATTTTAAACCTTTTATCAAAATGTAATTTGTTAAATGTGGATGCTATAGGTATTTGTTTGTAAATCTCTACACAATCAGATGGGGGGAGAAGTTGCACATTGGCTATATTAATATCATTATATAGTCCATTACTTCTAGCTGTCTCTGCTATTATTAAATCACATTTTTTATCCACAGTTATACCACTACAATCACATACTGTTTTTGCACTTAACCAGGTAAATTTACTTAATATTGTAAAAGGTTCTGATGTTTGTGGTGATGCTGAAAGTACTGGATATTGGGTGAAACATGTTGTTATTGGTTGAGATGAACTGTCTGAGTCATTTAAGTCTATTAGTACTGGTAATACTGTAGTATCACCTAACCCTATGATGTTGTTTGACCAAACCACTTCTGTATTAAAATCCTTTTCATCGGACACTAAAAAGAAGTCATAGTAGGAGCTATAGTTTAATTTAGCGTCAATCCTATTAAAATTATAATTGTTTAAATTTTGTGTTCCCATTATTAATAAATATAAATGTAATACTATTTAATTCTTATCGATATTTATAATAAAAGTGAAATGAAAAGAATAGACGCTATATCATATGTAATTACTAAATTAAACCTTTTAAAAGAGGATTTAAAAGGGGGTGATTCTATATCACCCACAGAATTTATGAAATTGTCTGAAGTATTTAAATTTGGTATTATGCCTGTTAAGGATAGGTTTACAGCTACAATACTAGATGAGGCATCTAAAACTACAAGTGATGCCGAACATTTAGATATGATAGATAGTATGGTAGGAGGTATAGTTGCTGGGGAAATAGATGAATATAACGAGGAAAATGAGGTTGCTGATGATGCTCCTGAAGAACAAGAAGGTGAGTTAGATGAATTGGTGGATTATGATGGGTCAATTATGAGTAGTAAAATCCCTATGGGTAGTGAGACAAATCAAACTATTGGTACTACTAAGACTACCGACGATATTAGCAGAGCGACATCACAGTATGGTGTTTGGTCTAATGGTGGTAATTTTTTCAAAAGGTATTACGGTGAGTCTGTGGAAGAAGTTAGTGAAATAGATAAGACTGGTGTTTTAGGTGTTGAAGAAACAGACCAGTTGGATTTTGATGGTGCTGTGGAGTATTATGAGAATGAGTTATCGATACCCAAAGATGAGGCTATAGAAAGGGTAGAAAAAGAACGTGGCCCTGAAAAGTTAGAAAAAAATAAATCTGACGGTTCTTTCACTAGACATAGGTTAACCGAAAAGGAGCGTTTGACAAAAATTGCTGAGGATAAAGCTAAAGATATGTTAGAAGTGTTATTGTCAGATAAAGATGATTCAAAGGAACTATCTTCTTCCGATAATTTATTAAAAAGTAAAATTACCTCTTTAATTAAATTGGCTCAAGCTAACAATGTTAGTGTTGAGGACCTAAAGGATATGTTTCCTCATAGTTATGAATAGTGATTTAAAACATGATAAGTATGTTTTACCTGATGAATTAGTAAGTACCCTTACAACCAATATAGGTAATATGGAGTCTAACGATAAGGGTTATGGTAGAATTAAAAACCTATTAGATGATGGGCATTTAAAATATAGTCAAGCTAAGAAGTTTAAGCATGAACTAGAAAATGAATTAGAAGGTAATGACTATGAAAATGTTTGTGGGGATGATATGTTGTCATTCATAAATGATTGTTTAGATGCTAGGAGAGATGGTGTTAGGTCGGGTAAAAAATCCAGAATGGATGCTGGTATGGAGAATCAGTTTTTAAAGACACATAAAAAAGATAAAAGTAGTAGTCCTACAAAAGTAAGAAAAATAAAAGTCGCTACAAAAAGTGATGACATAAACAAAAACAGAGCTATTTATGAAGAAATAAATAGAATAAAACAACTTTTAAAATAAAAAATTATGGCAGATTTTAATCAAAAACAACCGGGTGAAGCATTAACTAATTCTTCTGATAAATTTAGAAAACAAATGATAGTTAAAAATATTTACCCAACCTCCGATACGGAAGGTTACAGTCCTGGTCACCCAAATGCTTTATCAGATGGGGATGATAAGGGTAAGGGTAATGCTATATACCTTGGGGTATATGGTGAAGATATTGGGACTCGTACGGATATTATGGGTAATGGTGAAGCTAATACTGGTAGAATGAATAACTTAAAAACTAATTTATATGGCAAAGATAACGAGTACGGGTCTGGAAATATAGATTCTGGTGAAGGTTACGCTCCCCAACAATAAATTACATGAAATTATTCAAAACCTTAATAACTCTTTTAACTGAGGGTGTTAGTAATAGTGTGATAAAGGACGCTGTAATTAACAAACACACTTGTGACTTAAGGTATTTGGATGATGAAAAACTACCTGGAGGTGGGCAACCTCGTATAATAGAACCGGTAGCGTACGGTTATTCGTTAAAAAATAACCCCGTAATAAGAGCATACCAAACATCAGGTCCTTCACTTAAGGTGAGTAAAGATGGTATTCCTTTACCAGCGTGGCGATTATTTAGGACAGATAGGATAAAAAGTATGAAACCAATTAAAGGTGATGATAGTTTATTCTTGACTTTTGGTGAACCGCCGTTATATGATACTACAGGGGATAAATCTATGAATAGAATGATGTATAACTCAAAATTTTAAAATACTATGGCAGACATTTCAACATTACAACAATCATTAATAAACGCTAAGAAAGTGATGCAGAAGGTAGACGGTGGAAATTTCACTAAAGGTAGTGGGTCAATGCCCAATGTACCAGCGGACCAATTAATGGAATCTTTACCACCAGTACAAGCACTACCAAATGTGCCTCAAGCAACCGCAGCTGACAGACAAGATTTAACACCCAAAAAATATATAACTGAAGAAAGAATTAACAACTCAAAATTACCTGATGTTATTAAGCAAGCGATGATTAAAAGTCCTATACCAGAAATACCATTTAACGGTGGTGTTGGTTTAACTGAGGACTTTTTAAGTGGTGTTAAAGAACAGATGGTTAAGCAAGATATTCCTGTTTCATCTAGTTCTCTTGAGTCAACCATACTTAAATCTAGTAAGTCTGTTGGTCGTACCAACAAAAAATCAAATAAATTAACTTCATCTAACCTAAAATCCATTATAAAAGAGAGTGTTCGGGAATTAATAACTGAAGTTGTTGACGATAGAATAGATGAAGCCATAAACATGAAAACATCTTCTGATGAAAACTTTCAATTTAAGGTTGGTGACCGTATTTTTTATGGTAAAATTACATCTAGTAAGTCTGTAAAATAATCTCCTTACCCCTTTGACTATTTAATTATTTCGTGTTATTATTTTAACATGACAAATAAAAAATATAAAATCTGTGTATTACCTTCGGATAGGACGGGAGTTTCTAAATTTCGTTCGGTAGACCCACACATATACTTACAAAAAATGTACCCAGACGAATTCTGGGTGGATATAATATATGACCCACCATATCAAGATGATAGCTTTTGGAAACAGTTTGACTTAGTACATTATCATAGGAGTGTTGGACCTAATCACGAATTAGCCAAAATGGTACAAAGAAAATTAACTAAGTGGGGAATTCCGCATATAATGGATTTGGATGATTATTGGTTGCCCACTTCTGACCATCCAGCTTATATGATGATTAAAGAAAGTAATTTACATAAGCATATAATGGACAACCTTAAGTTAGCTGGTCATGTAACTACCACCACTCCAGATTTTGTTACTGAGATTAAAAAGTTTAATAATAATGTATCCATATACCCCAATGGTATTGACCACAAAGAAAAGCAGTACGTTCCTAAACCCACTATTTCTGATAAAATTAGAGTTGGTTGGTTAGGTGGTTCTTCACATATAAGGGATTTGGAAATTTTAAATGGTGTTTTTGGTAGGCTTCATAGTGAACGAGCTGAGTCATTTCAAACAGTACTATGTGGTTATGATTTACGAGGGACTATGACTGAAATGGATAAAGTTACTGGAAAACAAAAACAAAGACCTATTTTACCAATTGAGTCTGTCTGGTATAAATATGAACAGATATTCACCAACAACCACCAAAACCTATCTGAGGATTATAAGAAAGAACTAATGGAATTTAAAAAGAAATCTATAACTGGTGATTTGGATTCTGTTTATAGGAGGGTTTGGACTAAGCCTATAACGACCTACGCTTCCAACTATAACTACTTTGATGTTAGTTTGGCTCCCTTAAAAGAACATATTTTTAATAAGGTTAAGTCTCAGTTAAAGGTTATTGAGTCTGGATTTCATAAAAAAGCTTTAATCGCACAAGATTTTGGTCCTTACCAGATAGATTGTGTTAACTTATTTGAGCGTGGTGGTAAATTAAACCCAAAAGGTAATTGTTTATTGGTTGATACAAATAAAAATCATAAGTTGTGGTATAAGTACATAAAGTACCTCATAGATAATCCTAACGCGGTCACGGACTTAGGTGAAAAATTATACGAAACCGTGTATCCAAAATACTCACTAGAAAAAATTACAGAAACTAGAGCGGAGTTTTATAGGGAGTTAATAAAAAAATCATAAATAAAAAAATCATAAATAAAAAAAAATGGCAGTAGAAATTAATATAATAGAGAATGGACCTATATTGGTCAAAGGAGAAACTACCGTAACAAAAGGTGGTGAAGAAGTAGTAGTTAGTGAAAATTATGCGTTGTGTAGATGTGGTCAATCCAAGAATCAACCAATGTGTGATGGAGCACATAAATCATGTAATTTTAAAGGATAAAAATATGTATTATCAAGCAATCGTTGCATTCGAAACCGGAGTTATGGATAACGAAGGAAATGCTAAAGTTAAAAAATTTAAATATATTGTAGAAGCAGAATCTCTTTTTGAGGTTAATAAAAGGTTGGCGTCATATCTATCGGAAGATACGAGAGATTCAGAAATTGTGTCAATTGTTAAAGCTCCTTTTGAGGATTTTTTACATCCTCAATTAACCCCTAAGTATTATAATCTTTAATATGAGTTTAAAAAAAGCGTCAACACCGTCTAATAAGTTTAATAATGAAGAAGCTATGTTTCGTCAATTAGGGATAGATGACGATATGATTAAAAAACTAGAAGAGGCGAGTTTAGATGCTGCCCGAGAAAAAGTTAAAATTAGTGTTAGGTATGTAAATACTAGCGATAATAGCGACCTTTCTTACAAGTATATTGATGATAGTGGGATGGACCTCCGAGCTAATTTAACAAATAGTTTAGTTATTAACCCAGGTGAAAGAATTTTAATTCCGACGGGGATTCATTTTGAACTACCTGAAAGTATGGAAATTCAAGTAAGACCTAGGTCTGGTTTAGCTATAAAAAATGGTATAACTGTCCTTAACACCCCAGGAACTGTAGATAGGGGTTATAATGGTGAAATTAAAGTTATTTTAATAAATTTAAGTAACGAAAAATTTACAGTAAATCATGGTGATAGAGTTGCTCAAGCTGTCATTTCTCCAGTCATATCTGGTAGGTGGTCAAAAATAATAAAAGTCGACTCGTTAAATGACTCTAGTAGAGGTGACGGTGGATTTGGTAGTACTGGAATAAATTAATTATGTCATTAACAGTTGTATTTAGTACAAAAAAAATAAACTTAGATTTTGTAGAAATAATAAAGGCAACATCTGGTGTTCATAACATAGAGATACTTCCTTATGAAAACCCTGGAAAATACTCATTAACTGAAGTTTATAATATGGGTATTAAAAAAGCTAAAAACGATATTATAATTTTTTGTCATGATGATATAAAGTTTGATACAAAAAACTGGGGTAGAAAAATATTAAAATTGTTTAAAAGGCATTCAGAATTTGGTATTATTGGTGTCGCTGGTAGTAGGTATATGCCTGAATCTGGTAAATGGTGGGAGGATTTCTCTAAAATGCATGGAGCGGTATACCATGAACACGAAGGAAAAAGATGGTTGTCCAGGTATTCCAACGATATAGGAAATTATTTAGATGAGGTTATTTTAGTAGACGGGTTATTTTTTGGTGTTCATAAAGATAGAATTTCACACCAATTTAATGAAGAGGTTGATGGATTTCATTTTTATGATGTTGACTTTTCTTTTTCTAATCATTTGTCTGGGACTAGAGTTGGTGTGTGTACAAATATAAAAATTACTCACTTGTCTATTGGGCAAACCAATTCTGAGTGGGAAGAAAATAGAATTATATTTGCGGAAAGATATAAGGATTCTTTACCCTTAAAAATAAATCGTACCTTACGAAAGAACGAAAAACTAAACATACTCATTGGTTGCTTAAACTTTAATGATTATACTGGTTCTGAACTACATGTATATGAGTTAGCTAAAGGTTTAAAAAAGTTGGGTCATAACATTACTATATGTTCTAATGTTGGTGGTGACATGAAAAATAAAGTTAACTCTTTAGGTATTCAGACTTTCCCTCTTAACGAACCACCAGGATTTAAATTAGGTGATGGGAAAACTAAGATTAATACTCCTGAAGGTGTTAAAATTCCTGCAGAGGGTCAACTATACCAAATAGAACCAATAAAATTTGACCTTATGCATCTACATCATAAGCCTATAACAGAACACTTATTAAAACTATACCCAACCACACCAACTGTATGTACTATACATTCCGAAGTTATTGATTTAGAACACCCAGTAATAGATGGTAGGATTAAAAAATATATTTGTATACGACCAGAAATACAAAAATTTATAACTGAGGACTTTGGTATTGCGGTAGATAAGACCAACGTAATTTATAATCCTTTTGATGTTGATAGATTTAAAACGTATCCTAAGCCAAAAACTGATAAAGAGAGGGTTTTGTTTATTGGTACGATAGATTACTTACGTCAAGAAGCTATAGAAGATTTAATAAATAAAACCAGGGAGGCTAATCAAGAACTATGGATTGTAGGTAAAAAAAGGGAAGATTTTTTAGATGATTTAGATTTACCTCACCTTAAGTATTTTGACCCTACTTGGGATGTTGAGTCCTATATTAAACAGTGTCATTATACGGCAGGGATATTATTAGGTAGGACCACCATTGAGGGTTGGTTGTGTGGTAGAGAAGGGTGGATTTACGATGTTGATTCTAGTGGTAACATTAATGGAGTTACTTTGAATGGGGTTCCTTCTGATATGGATAAATTTCACTCTAATAATGTTATGGATAAGATATTAACCACTTACGAAGAAATATTATAGTATGAAATTATTAATTAAATTTCCAACTAGAGTAAGGTCTAGAAAATTTTTAAAGGTGTTAAGTAAGTATGTGCGATTACTGGACGACAAAACAACCCAAATAATAGTATCTTGTGATGATGACGACATTTCTATGAAAGAAGAGTTTGTTACCGAGGTAATTAGTCAATACGATAATGTTGAGGTTCAGTTTAACAATAATTCTAATAAAATAGAAGCTATAAATCATAATATGGAAAACTTGGATTTTGATGTGGTTTTACTAGCTTCTGATGATATGGTTCCTAGGGTTAAAGGGTTTGATACAATTATAAGAGAAAAGATGTTATCTCATTATCCAGATACTGATGGTGTATTATGGTTTAATGATGGATATAAAGGAAACGAACTAAATACTTTGTGTATCTTAGGTAAAAAATATTATGAAAGGTTTGGTTACATATACAGTCCGGAATATAAGTCTGTCTGGTGTGATAATGAGTTTATGGATGTATCAAAGTTATTGGATAAGGTAACTTATTTCGATGAGGTTATAATTAGGCATGAACATCCTGACTGGGGGTTTGGTTCTAACGATGCCATACATATGAATAATATTAAACATGAAAGTGCTGATAGACTTACCTACGAAAGAAGAAAACAAAAAAATTTTGGTCTATGAAACAAATATGTACAGTATCAGACATAAATTATCTCAATAAAGGATTAACATTATACGAGTCTCTTATTAAAAACACTAATGATTTTATTTTACATTACTTGTGCATAGATGAAGCTACACATAAAAAAATACTACCTTTTGCATGTTCTTCTTTAAAGGTTTATGACCTTAATGATTTGTTAAGTGGTGATAAGTTTCTAAATGACCTTAAAAGTTCAGAGTATAGTTATTTTTGTTGGTCCTTGGCTTCCTATTTTAGTAATTTCTTACTTTACGCGATAGATGAGGATATAACTTATATTGATAGTGACATTTATTTCCACAAAAGTTTAGATATTGTTTTAGATGAAATTGGGTCTAGGGATGTAGGCATTTTTAGACATCGTCAATTTCCTTTAAATTTATATAGACCTGAAGGGTTGTATAATGTTGGCGTTGTACATTTTAAATCAACTGAATTAGGCATTAAAACTTCTGATTGGTGGAAAGAATCGGTTTTGCATAAAAGACACCCAGAGTATGCTACTTGTGGTGACCAAAAATATTTAGAGTATTTTCCTATATTATGTGATAAAGATTCAATATATATTGATGATAATGTGGGTCATGGTGCACCATGGCATTGGCAAACATTTGAGTTTTTAGGTGGTGGTAAAATAAAGTATGGTGGTCAGGAACAGGATTTGGTATTTACTCACTTCTCCCAATTTTCTGATGACGGTGAAACCTACATCCCATCAAAAATGCACCATATCTACACACCCCTTAAAGAATACTCAAATAACCCACAACTAAAGGCTATTTATGATGAATACCATTTAGAATTAAATAAAACAAAAAATAAATATGGTGAATAATAAAGTGGTAAAAATACCAGCTCATAAATTAAATCCTCTTCTTGATACCATACATGGTCACACATTTAGAAGTGATTTATTAACTAAAGGTGGCTATGTTCTAGACCTAGGTTGTAATGATTTTGTATTTTCTAATTACATGCTTAGTATAGGGATGAAGGTAATCGCGTTAGACCCAATAAAAGATTTACGTATCCCTAGTAATTTTAAACATCTAGAAAATAACCCAAATTTTACATACCTACAAAGAGCTTGTGTTGGTGTTAAGAATGGCGATACCGCGACATATTACGAATATCTCCATTGGGGGGCAAACTCTTTAGTAAATAAACCAGAGATGTTACATAGGAGTACTAATGGTGGTCATGCTAATAACCCCTATAAGGCATCATATGAAGTTCCCTTAACTACATTAACAGAATTAATGTCAGAATTTAATATACCAAAATTTGAATTTATTAAAATTGATGTTGAGGGCTCTGAATATGGTATTCTCTCTACTTTTCCGCATGAATGCACAAAACAATTATCGGTAGAGTTCCACGCTTTTCTAGGTTTAAATCCGTCAGATGATGTTGAGGGTTATCATGACGATTTAACTAATAATAAATTATCGTCCTATAGTCTTGAATTTGAGGACAAGGACCTGTTGGATTCTTCTGGTGGTGAGTACGGAGAGGTTTTTCAAAGAAATGATGTTTTGTATGTATTAAAAAAATATACCTAATGAAAATAGCGTTTGGAATGATAGTATTTGAAGGAGATTATGTTCTTAAACAATGTTTGGAACAGGTTTACCCGTTTGCTGAACAAATACTTATTTCTGAGGGACCTGTATCTTATTGGCAAAAGCAGGGTAGGACAACATCTTTAGATAATACTAATAAGATTTTATCCGACTTCCCAGACCCAGATAATAAAATTAAAGTTGTGCATGGTCAATTTAATGAAAAAGATGACCAATGTAAGGCGTATATGCAATATATTAATGACGATATAGAGTATATATGGAATTTAGATTCTGATGAAATATATAAAACTGATGATTTAAAAAAAATAATAAGTTTTTTAGAGTCTGAGTCCCCAACTAGTGTTGGTGTTAGGAGTTGTTCTTTTTATGGTGGTTTTGATGATTATTTAACTGGTTTCGAATTAAATAGGGATAATTTTCTAAGAATATTTAGGTATGTTAAGGGTTCTACTTGGTTGACCCATAGACCACCCACAATTCAATACCCTGTAGGTTCAAATATTAGTAAACATCACATAGATAGTGAAACCCTTTATAATAAATTAGGGGTACAAATGTATCACTACTCATATACCTTCCCTGACCAAGTTTATAAAAAAGTTAATTACTATAAAGATAGTGTTAGTAAAGATAATTGTATTGATGATTATTTTAATAGGGTTTATCTTCCGTGGGTTAATGGAGATAGAACTCGTATTGAAAAACAGTTTCTAGGGGTTCACGAATTTAAACCTCATTCAAGAGGAGAATGTTTTACATCTCCCTTTATTTTATCACACCCCGAATCTATAATTAATGATATGGAGGAATTAAAAAATAAATTTAAAAAACAACTAAAAAAATATAAATATGTTAAGTAATGAAGAGGGTAATAATTTTATAAAGGAAAAGATTTTATCTGGTGAACCATTTATAGCTAGTAAGATGGGTGGTGTTGAGCAAAATGTAATTTTATGTAATATGAATGGTAACTATCATCATATACGTGAAATGGCTTCAACTAATGCAGGAATAACACCAGCTGACGATAACACATTAAATTACTTCTGTGAACGATATATTGATGCGTTGGGTAAGGTTGACATATTAGGTCACATGCCATCACCACAAGAGAAACATATACTATCAACATATGCCCCACAATCTAAATTTTCAGAGTTAAGGTTGTTAGAACCTTTTTATTTTGATAATCCTTGGAGTGAAACATTAAAAGGTAAAAAAGTGTTAGTGATACATCCATTTGAAGACACCATATTAAAACAATTTGTTAATAGGGAAAAATTATTTGATAACGAGAAGGTGTTGCCAGATTTTACTTTACTAACCATTAAGTCTGAACAAACTAATGGTGGTGGTACCGGAAATAATAAACCATTCAAAGAATCTATGGAATTAATGGAAGATAAGATTCTTAAATCTGATTTTGATGTTGCTATTATTGGTTGTGGTGCTTATGGATTACCGTTAGCCTTAGTTTGTAAAGAGATGGGTAAACAAGCAATTCATATAGGTGGTGGGTTACAAATACTATTTGGTATTAAAGGTAAACGTTGGGATGTTCACCCGGAAATAAGTGCTATGTACAACGACTATTGGACAAGACCTATGGATAATGAAAAAACAATAAACTTCCAATCTATAGAGGGTGGTACTTATTGGTAAATAAATTTTAATATGAGGAATGTCTTCTTAATAAATGTTAGTGAAAATCCGTTAGTGGTAAAAAATCAAATAGATAATATTAAAAAATTTGTATCTAACGATGAGGTTATTGTGCTACACATATCTAATACAACTAAAGATAATTTTATTAACGACTCTAATACCCATAATTTAGATTTCTATAATATGGAATCTGATGGTATATATGTAAACCCAACAAATATACCTACTCAACGAGGTCATTTATTGACTGATGCTTTCTTATCTAGTTTCGATTTTATAAAAGGTAGGGTGGACTTTGGTAAAGTGGTTTTAAACAGCAGTAATCAGTTATTTTTCAAACATGGGTTTAAAGAACATTTAGATAATTATAGAGTTGGTTTATATAAAATAGAAACATTGGGTCCGTCTGGAATGTTCCCAAATGCTAAGCCGAAACCATTTATTACTAAAATATTTGGTGAGGAGAGAAAGAGTTATTGGTCATACCATGAGGGTAGTTTTTTTGATAAGGGTGATTTTGAGACTATTAGTGATTTAATCAAAGACAATAATTTTGACGGAACTAGTGAGGAACAAACAATACCCACTTTATTCCATAATCTATATAATGATAAAGACCTTAAAATCTCCCCAACATCAGTGTGGATGAATCTTTATTTGTCACTTGATGAGATTTCAGCTATGAAACTTATATTAGATTCTGAATATGAGAAATTACGTGGATATGTACGTTACGGTTTAGCTGATAGTACTAACACCCCTCTTAGAGATGTTATGTTGTCTGGTGATTTTTTATTTGGGATTAAACGGGTTGGTAGGACTATGGATTGTCCAACCAGGTCATTCATTAACGGCTTATGATATGAATAGTATATTAGGCTTAAAGGGAAATTCAGGTTGTGAGTTAGCTATTTTAGGAGATACGATTCGAAAGTCTTGCGAACGTAACTATAACGATAGGTTAAAATTACAGTGTAAAAAACAAACTGATTTTAATAATGGTATATTTAGTACACCAAAAGTTTATGAATCTGGTATAGACAATCAAGGAAAATTCTTTTTTAATATGGAATTCATGCCGTGTAAAACGTTTGATAGGGTATTTAATACTGCAACTAAGGCTTATTTAGATACTATTATAGGAAAACTCTTGGATTTCACAATAGCGAATACTAAAAAAACAACGGATTTTTCAAGTAAGATAATAACCACCAAATATGAATCAGTAAAAAATAACATAAGGGCACAGAAAAATATTGATGTTAGCTATTTAGACGATATTTTTTATTCATTAGATGAAACTATAAACATACCTGAAGGTTATTGTCATGGAGATTTAACATTTTCTAATTTATTATTCGATGGAGATAATATAGTTTTGTTAGATTTTTTAGATACCTATCTAGACTCACCAATGCAGGACATTGTAAAAATTAGACAAGATACAAAATATCATTGGTCTATAAGAATGTTAGATTGTAAGTTTGATGGAGTAAAATTGACTCAGTGCCTAAATTATATTGATAAAAAAATAGATTATGAGTTCTCAAAAAATGAGTACTATGTAGAATACTATGCAGTTTTTCAGATTCTAAATTTACTTAGAATAGTACCATACTGTAAAGAAATAAAGAATGTTAATTATTTAATAAATGAAGTAGATAAGTTATGTCAACACTAATAATACCATGTGCAGGTAGAAGCACAAGATTCCCTAACTCTAGGCCTAAATGGTCTCTTACCCATCCTTACGGAGACTTAATGTTTATTCAGTCGATTAAGGGGTTAGATTTAAGCAAATACTCAGAAATAGTATCAGTTTTTCTAAAAGAAGACATCGAAAAGTTTAATTTATTAGATGGGCTTAATCAGTCTCTTGGAGAAATAGACGTGAAAACATCAATAGTTTTACTTGAGGAACCAACATCTAGCCAAAGCGAAACTGTTTCAGAAGCTATAAAGGCATTAAACCTTAAGGGAGATATCCTAATAAAAGATTGTGACGCATATTTTACAGCTGAATATAGTACTGGAAATTTTGTTTATACTTCAAATCTTAGAGATGTTTCAAACATCAAAGCAAGTAGTAAGAGTTATGTTGATGTGGATAAGAATGGAATAATACAAACAGTAGTAGAAAAAGATGTAATTAGTAATGAATTTTGCTGCGGTGGATATGGATTTTCAGACGCAGAAAAGTTTGTACAGACCTATGATAAGCTAAAAGATTCTGCAGAAGGAGAAATTTATATTTCACATATAATTTTTCAACAACTACTAGATGGAGAACAGTTTATTACTTGTAGTACTTCAAACTTCAATGATTGGGGAACATTAAAGGATTGGAATGAGTATAAAAAACAATATAAAACTTTATTTTTAGACTTGGATGGTGTATTGGTGGAAAATTCGGGAGAATATATAGGAAAAAGATGGGGCACCACTGATGCTCTAGAATCAAATAAAGACTACATAAACAATTTGTATGAAACAGGCAAGGTGAGAATAATATTCACAACTTCTAGAAAGAGTAAATTTAAAGGTGAAACTATTTCACAACTAGAAAAATGTGGAATAAAGTATCACAACATAATATTCGATTTACTACATTGTCAGAGAATATTAGTGAATGATTTTTCTAGCAGTAATTCATTTCCAACAGCTAAGGCGGTTAATCTTCCAAGAAACAATGACAATCTAGAACAATATCTATCGGATAGTTTTTAAAAATAATTAATTATGAAAATACCAGTAATTTTAATACATAAAGGATACCAAGACTACTTGGGTTGTGCAATTAACCAAGCACTTAAAAATAACCCGGTACGATTAATCGGTGATACTTCACCACCCATAACACATGATAGTTTTAAATTTGTTAACCTAAATAACTATTGTTTAGAGTGTGACGAATTTAGGTCACATTATGAGCACTTAAATACCACACCTGTTGAGTTTGAGATTTTTTGTTACCAAAGATGGTTCATATTAAAGAATTATATGCTAAGCAATAATTTAGATAAGATATTTTATATTGACTCTGATGTATTACTTTTTGCGAATATGACCACTGAGTGGGAAAAATTTAATCAGTATGAAATGACTTTGTTACATAGGACAGCCGCTATATCTTCATTTATTACTTTAAGGGGGGTTACAGATTTTTGTAATTTTTTAATGTCGACATATGGAGATAAAAATACTTATAATTATAAAAAAATTGCCTCACATTATCAGGTTAGAAAAGAATGTGGTTTAGCTGGTGGTGTTTGTGACATGACACTCCTAGAATTCTTTCATTATTGTTCTGAGTGTGGGGGTGGTCCTGGTAAGGTTGGTGAAATGATGCAAATAATAGATGATTCCACTTATGACCATAATATAAATGTTCCTGACCAAGGATTTGCATTTATTAATGGTAGAAAAGACTTCAAAATAAAAGGAGGCATTCCCTATGTTTATAATGAAAGATTAGGTAAGGAGATAAAATTTAATTCTCTACATTTTCAAGGTGGAGCTAAACAATTAATGAGAAGTGTGTATGACCAATGTTAACGATTCCTGGAAAAATAAGAATGTCTTTAAAAAACAATTAAATTTTAATATATCCGAATTATCTTCTAAATCCACATACCCAAACCATTGGATTGATTTCATAACATTAATAAATCTATTCAACCCTAAGTCGATATTGGATGTAGGATGTGGATGTGGTGCTATATACGAATTATGTAAAAAAGAACTTCCCAATTTACAATATTATGGTGTAGATTATTCTGAAGACGCGATAAATTTAGCTAAAGAGCATTGGAATAAGGATGTGTTTAGTGTTTGTGACTATAAGGATTTAACCAAGTCATATATCTCTAATTTTGACCTTATTCATCTTGGGGCTGTATTAGATGTGTTGGATAATGGTGATGAAGCTTTGGAGTACCTACTTTCATTATCTCCTAAAAATATTCTAATCGGTAGAATGAAAATAACGGATAAAGATAGTCACTACACAACCTACCAAGCTTACGATGAGATAACTACTTGTGCCTATTACCATAGTAAAAATAATTTCTTATCTTTATGTGATAAATATGGTTACAATATACGTAACATAAATGATAATTTTTATTTAAACAAAAAAATATGACAGAATTTCTAGAAAAGTGGGATAGGGTAGATTTGATAAATTCTTTAGATGAATTTAATGAATTATATAAAAGTAGGCCCATAAAAGATAATGACGGTGGTATGAAATCACCCCACATGTTTTCCGCTTGGTTTATTGTAAAACAACTTAAGCCTGAATATCTAATAGAGAGTGGTGTTTGGAAGGGTTTGGGTACTTGGTTCTTTGAGAAGGCTAGTCCTGAAACAAAGATAATTTCTATTGACCCGGCACCACATTTTAGAAAATATACAAGCCCTAATGCCACTTACCAAACAGAGGATTTTTTGGTGTCGGACTGGAGTCATTTACCTAAAGAAGATACTTTTATTTTCTTTGATGACCATCAAAACTTTCTTGAGCGAATGAAGCATGCTTATAGTCTTGGGTTTAAAAAAATGATTACGGAGGACAATTACCCTTACCAACAAGGAGATTGTTATACACCTAAAAAAATATTGGCTAATTGTAAGTATGTTATTGATTTAGCTGGTTCTAGAACTTGGTATGACAAAGTAGATGAGGACAATGAATATTTTAAAAATAATGTATCTGTGTATCAAGAAATGCCTCCAATATTTAAAGGTGAAGTGACTAGGTGGGGAGATTTGTGGGGTGATGATTACCCAACACCAGAACCACTTTTAAAATTAGAAGATAGTATAAAATACTCAACTTTTTTTGGTGAAAAGGATGATTATACCTGGATTTGTTATCTTGAGTTAACATGATAGGGTTATTTAACATAAATACCCATACCTTAGATACGTCTAGGTACACCAATTTACTTCACGATAATATCGTTACTGAGTTTGAGGATTCCATCAAAAGTTATGTGGGGGCTAAATATGCTGTTAGCTTTAATAGTGCTACTAGCGCTATTTTTCTATCTTTATTAAATAAAAATACAATTTTAGATGTTCCTAGTATGATACCACCAGTGGTTTTAAATGCTATAGTAACATCTGGAAATAAATATACCTTTAACGACAATACGGGTTGGGTTGGTGATTCATACGTCTTACACGATTTTGGAGATTATAAAATAGTGGACTCAGCTCAAAAATTAGAAAAAAACCAATTTAAGTCAGAGTGTAATGATGGGGATTTAATGGTCTTTAGTTTTTACCCTACTAAACCTGTTGGTGGGTCTGATGGTGGTATTATAGTCTCCAACGATATAGATAAGATTACGTTATTAAAGGAAATGGCTCTTAATGGTATGACTTATTCACATAATAACTGGGAAAGAAAAATTAGGTTTCCTGGGTATAAAATGTATATGAACAGTATTCAAGCTGATATAGCTATGAATAATTTTAATCTGTATGAGGAAAAGTTATCGTCACTTAAAAAAATTAGAGACATATATAATAACAAGTTAGGTTATTCAAATACTAGTAACCACCTATATAGAATAGAAGTGGATAAGAGGGAAAATTTTATAGAGTATATGAAAACAAATGGTGTGTGGTGTGGAATACATTATGAAGCTGCTCATCTTAACTCAGTATACTCTTTGGGTAATGTTAACTGTCCATTGTCAGAGAAAAAAAGTTTAAGAACTGTTTCTATACCTTTTCATGAACGATTGACTATTTCTGAAGTTAATATTATCATTAATGCAGTAAAAGAATATCGTGAAAAATAATATAAAGTGTACATTGGATGTCTTCGAGGATTATAGGGGTTGTTTATTGCCTATAGAATTTACTGGACTAGGTTTTGAACCTAAGAGAGTTTTTGTGGTCAATAGTGTTCCTGTTGGTGACATTCGTGGAAATCACTCACACCATAAAACTAAACAGTATATAATTTGTACTAATGGGTCGGTTAATGTTATGTTAGATGACGGTAAAACTAAAAAAACAACAAAACTAAATAGAAACCAGTCTATTATGGTTCCAGAGTTAGTGTGGGATTCTCAAGAATTTTTAACGGAAGACGCTGAAATATTAGTTATATGTTCAACAGAATACAACATAGAAGATTATATACTAACCTATGATGAATTTATTAAAGTGATTAACCAAAGATGAAGAAAACAGCTTTAATAACAGGGATAAATGGGCAAGATGGTTCATATCTAGCTGAGTTACTACTTGCTAAAGGATATGAGGTCTGGGGCATACTAAAAAGAAATTCTGTAGCAGAAAATCAAACAGCTAGAATTCCAGATGATGTCTACAAAAAGTTAAATCTAGTTTATGGTGACATGACTGACATACCATCACTAATTAATGTAATCCAAAAGTGTAAACCACAAGAAATATACAATCTAGCTGCTCAATCACATGTTAGAATAAGTTTTGACCAACCTATTTATACGGCTCAAGTAACTGGTATAGGCACATTAAATTTATTAGAGTCTGTTCGGTTAACGGACCCTAAAATCAAAATATACCAGGCTAGTAGTTCAGAAATGTTTGGCAATAATATAGATAATGATGGTTATCAAAGAGAGACAACTCCATTAAATCCTGTATCACCTTATGGATGTGCAAAAGTATTTTCATACAACATAAGTAGGAATTATAGAAATTCTTACGGGATGTTTATTTCTAACGGAATACTATTTAATCACGAATCCCCTAGAAGAGGTGCTAATTTCGTAACTAGTAAAGTATGTAAAGAAGCGGTTAAGATTAAATTAGGTTTGTCTGATAGGTTAAGTTTGGGTAATATGGATTCTAGTAGGGATTGGGGTCATGCAAAAGATTATGTGGAGGCTATGTGGTTAATATTACAACAAGATAAACCAAATGATTTTGTTTGTTCAACTGGTATATCACATACTGTTAAAGATTTAGTAATATATGTTTTTGGTGAACTTGAACTGGATTGGGAAAAATATGTTGTTCAAGATAAAAAATACTTAAGGCCAGAAGAATTAACTCACTTAAAGGGTGATTGTAGTAAAATAACTTCAGAATTAGGGTGGAAACATAAATACACATTTGAGTCTATGTTAGATGAAATGATTGGCTATTGGTTAGATAAATTAAAAAATAATAAAAACGATGAATATAGAAAATAATAAATTATGGTGTGAAGAAGGTCATATGAATATAGACCAGGCAAATTTTATACAAAAATTATCAAAAGAACAAAAGCCAAAATATTGTTTAGAGACTGGTTTTTGTACTGGTAGAAGTTCATTATCTGTAATACTAGGTAATGAAGATAATATTGAAAAATTTATAACAATTGATATTAACTTTGATTATTGGCCTCCTTCTAGAAAATCTCTTGGTGAATTTGAATCTAAATATAGTTTTTATCGTGGAATTGAAAATAATTCTGCTGAAGTTTTAACTAAAGAATTTTTTGAATCAGAGTACCCTAATGGAATTGATTGGTTTACTGTGGATGGGGACCATTCATATGCTGGTTGTAAAAATGACTTATGGACGGCTCTCCCCCACATGAATAAAAATTCAATCATGATTATTGATGATTATGAATCAAACACCCCAAATGGTTGTCCAATACCAGAAGTCACCAATGCGTGTGATGATTTTTATAAAGAAAATTCAGATAAACTAAGTAGAGAAAAATGGAATAAGTTAGGTAAAGGGTTTTGTGTATTTAGAGTTAAACAATGAAAGGTAAAAAAGTTTTAGTTTTGGGAAATAAACCCTATAGTAATTTCAAACTCAATAATATTATTGATAGCTTTGATATAATTTACAGATGTAACCTTGCTTGGCCTGGTAAGAACAATGGAACAAAATTTGGTAAATTAGCAATGTGTAATCATATATATGAAAATTTCGTAAAAAAATCTGTTAGTAAAGAACAATCCATCAAGCCATATGAAAATGATTATGATAATGCATATTTAAGTGATTGGTATGATTGGTTTCAAGTAAATAAAGAAAATTTTGATGAGGTATTTCATCAAAATGAACAGACTGGTAATCAATGGAATGAAATGCTTAAAAACTATGGCTGTCCACATAAATTTACAAGAACACCAAGAACAGGATATTCAACTATTTTTAGAAATTTAATAAACAATAATAGTGAAATATATGTTTCATCTTTTAGTTTGGATGATGATGAAATTAGAGAATCAATTGGGCTAAAAATTGATAAAGCAAAATCAGAAGGTAGCGGTTGTCATTCAAAGTCAGACGAAACAAATATATTAACTTGGTTGCATAACAATGAAAAAATTGACGCGTCACTGTGTATGCTTGAAGACACTGAAGAAATTAGTATCAAAAGTAATAATATGAAGTTTTCTAAGTTTATACTTGATTTAGTAAAAAAGAAATAATTATGAAAAAGCCTTTAATTTTAGATTGCACAATCCGTGATGGTGGAATAGTAAATGATTTTAATTTTGACATTAACTTTGTTAAGAAATGTATGGATACAATAGAAAAAAGTGATTGTAATTATTGTGAATTAGGATATATACATGATAAAAAATATATCAATTCATATGACACGTTTTGGAAAAATATAAATATTGTGGAGTTATCATCAATGCTTAAAAAATCTAATATTAAATTATCTGTAATGGGTGATATGGGAAAATTTAGTTTAGATTTAATTCCAGAAAAAACATCTAATATTGTTGTAGACTTAATTAGAGTAGCTGGAACAGAAGATAAATTACTAGGTATGTTGGATTTAACTAAAAAAATATCGTCGAAGGGTTACGAAACATCAATCAACTTAATGGCATCTTCACATTATTCTAAAGATGATTGGGAACGCATAGTAGATATTGTTAATAAATCTAGCTTCAAGCCCACATTTATTTATTTTGCAGATAGTTTTGGTAACTTAAAGCCTAGTGATGTTTTAAGTATAGTTAATAAACTTAAAAAATTAAACGATGTCAAAATTGGCTTTCATAGCCACAACCAACTACAATTAGCTTTTGCTAATACATTAAAAGCAATCGAGCTGGATATAGATATAGTAGATTCAACAATAACAGGAATGGGAAAAGGCCCAGGAAATTTACCCACTGAATTATTATTAGGATATTATAATCATGATTTGAAATATGTTAATAAATTTATTGACAATGAAATGAAATCACTAATGAATAAATATGAATGGGGTTATTTACATAAATATTTTATTTGTGGTTTATATAATGCAACACCTAGATATGGTGAATTCATTATGCGAGATAAAAATTCATCCTTGAATGATGTTGTTGATAGTGTTAAAAATAAATCTTTAGGTGATAAAATTAGTTATAAAAAAGATATTTCTAATGTAAGAATAACAGCTGTTATACCAATAAAAATGAACAATGAAAGATTACCAGGTAAAAACACAAATAATTTAGGAGATAAGCCTCTGTGTCAATATATATTTAATACTTTATTAAAAGTTAAAGAGCGTTATAAAAATTTAGACATTATAGTTTATTGTAGTAGTGATGAGATAAAACAATATTTATTACCTGGTATCAAATTCCTAAAACGAGATAAAAGACTAGATGAAAATAATACAAACTATACAGATATATTTTCTGAATTTATTAAAGAAGCTGATAGTGATATATACATTTATACGCATGCAACTAGCCCTTTTATAAAAGCAGATAGTATTATAAATTCAATTAAAAAGGTCTTAATAGAAGGTTATGATAGTTCTTTTTCAGTTTTGAAAAAAAATGTTTTTTATTGGGCTGATGACAAGTCAAATTATAACACAAATAATGTACCTCGAACCCAAGATTTGGACCCTATATTTATAGAGACCAGTGGTTTTTATGTATATAGAAAAGACGTTTTTGAAAATACGGGTACAAGAATAGGAAAAACTCCTTTCCTTTATTGTGTTGATGAAGAAGAAGGTATCGATATAGATGATAAAAAAGATTTTGTACTAGCTCAAAATATAATTTGTAGTGTTAAATAGAGATTAAAAGTAATAATAAACTAATGGGAAGAAGAAGTAAGAAATTATCTAGAGAAGAACAACGAGAGGTTGAGGAATGGATTTACCAGAATAATACTGAAGAAACTAGAATGACTGACACTATGACTATTCGTGTTAAGTGTAAAACAGAAAATCAGAAGTCTCTAGTTAACGCGATTAAAGAAAAAGAAGTAATTATATGTTCTGGGCCTGCTGGAACAGGTAAAACTTATCTAGCGTGTGCTGAAGCTTTAAAATTAATTAAAAAATATGCAAAATATAAAAAGATTGTAATTGTAAAGTCAGTCACTACTTTAAAGAATGAAGAGATTGGTTTTTTAAAAGGTAATTTACGTGAAAAAATGGAGCCTTTTATGTTTTCTTTTGTTCATAACTTTGAAAAATTGGTTGGTCAGTCTATAACTTCTAAATTAAGAGAATTAAAAACTATAGAAGAAATGCCTATTGCGTACATGAGAGGAATCAATTTAGATAGGTCAATTATAATAATAGATGAGGCACAAAACATTTCACAAGAGAATATAAGGACTATTATGACTAGGTTAGGGAGAGACTCTAAAATGATATTTCTTGGTGATGAAAGACAGCAAGATTCTAAGGGTGGTAACGGATTAACATTTTTAATGGACCACTTTCAAGACATAGAAGAAATAGGGTGTGTACAATTCACTAAATCGGACGTGGTTAGAAATCCATTAGTAGCTAAAATAGAGAGGGTATTTGATTCTTTACAAAAGAACATTAAATAATTAAGTTTAAATATGGTAATTAGTGTAAGTATAAATGGTGTGTTAAGAGATGTTCTATCTAGATTTGAGGATGTGTATAACAAATACTTTGAGGATGGTGTAAAATCTGAAGTGGTAACCTCTGATTTACTTAAGTACACCCATTTTGAAACACCTGAAGAGTTATTTGAGTTTATGTATGAAGAATCTCCTATGGAGATATTTGGACAGGCTAAGGAGACCCATATCAACGTAATGACACACCTAACAGATTTATATAAAGAAATGCCTAAAGGATATAAATTGCGTGTTGTTGGCGATGATTTAGGTAGAGCTAAATCATCAACCTTGTGGTTTTTAGCTAAATATGGTTGTTCGTGTGATGAAATATCATTTTACAACACTTCTACTATAAATGAAATATGGGAAAAAACAGATTTATTTATAACATCTGATTTAGATATTATAAAATCTAAACCCGAAGATAAAACATTAATAATCGTAGATAAAGTTTACAATTCCGATTTGGTTTGTAATTTACGTATAAACACAATTAAAGACATTGAGTCGTTTGAAAACATACATGAAAAACTTGAGTGCGTTAAATCTTAGAATAGGTAATGAAGTATTATATTATGATGTTGATGAGTTTATGAACCAAGTAACATATAAACCTATTACAACTGATGAAAAAACTGTTGTCGTTGATTCGGATATTAAAAATACCGACATAATGTTACCTAAGTTTGAGTTTTTTAAACTTATGATTGATACGACATGTAATGTAATAGAAGATGTTGACCCTACTTTAGGTTCTTTATCTTTAGAAAAAATGTCGGTGTCTTATAAATTAGCCCTAAATACCTTAATAAAGTATAAAATAATTAAAAAAAAATAATAAATAATGGAACAATTAGAACAATTAGAAAATGCCTTGTCTAAACTAAAAAACAAAGAGTCAAAACTTTATTTTTTAACCCAGGACACCGTTGGTAATGCTGCTGCGTCAGTAAACACCAATTACCAATACGTAAAACATCTTAACGAGGCGGGGTATAAAGCGTATATACTACACGAAAAAACTGAGTATAAAGGTGTTAGTTCTTGGTTAGATGAAGAGTACTCGAATCTACCTCACGCTAATATTGAAGGTGGTGAGTTAAAGGTGGGTCCACAGGATTTTGTGATAATCCCTGAGCTGTTTGGTCATGTTTTAGAACAGTTAAAAGATATGCCTTGCACTAAAATTATGTTATCACAATGTTATGATTACATATTAGAAACTCTACAGCCCGGTTTTGGTTGGCCTAATTATAATGTACATAAATGTTTAACTACAACAGAAGAACAAGCTGCCCACATAAAAAAATTCTTTCCTTCAGTAGAAACTACGGTTATAACACCAACAATTCCAGAATATTTTAAAGATTCAGAAAAACCTAAAAAACCTATAATCGGTGTTCATACTAGAGACCAAAGAGAAACTATGAAACTTATAAAAGGTTTTTATCTACAGAACCCACAATTTAAATGGGTCACATTTAAAGACCTTAGAGGTTTATCTAGAAAAGATTTTGCTAAGAGTTTAGGTGAGTGTTGTGCTTCTGTGTGGGTTGACAGAATTAGTAGTTACGGTACTTTTCCTTTGGAATCTATGAAGTGTAAAACTCCGGTGATTGGGGTGTTACCTATAATGAAACCTTCATGGTTAACAAATGAGAATGGTGTTTGGGCTTTTGATGAATCTAAACTTATCGAGGTCTTGGGTAATTATATGAAGAACTGGTTGGAGGATTCTTTACCTGATTCTTTATATGAAAAGATGGCGGAGACCGTGAAAGCCTTGCCTAAAGACTCTGAACGCGAGGGCATTATTTCTTATTTTGATAAGTTAGTGTCTGATAAAATATCGGAAATGGATATTTCTATAAATAAACTTAAACCTGTAGAGGAAACTATTTAATATTATGAAAAATGAAAATGTTAGTGTAATTTTACCGGTACACGATGTATCTGGTGATTTTGATGTGTGGTTTAAAAAAGCCATAAGAAGTGTTGAACAATCAGTGGTTAAGCCTAGTAAGTTACTGATTATCTGTGCTGATAATAAAGAGATTAAACAATACATGGATTCTTGGGAAAAACCTACCGATTTAGGGTTATCCATACTATATAATGATGATAAGACTGATTATTGTGGTCAAGTAAACTATGGTGTTGATAAATGTGAGACAGAGTATTTTTCTATTTTAGAGTTTGATGATGAGTATTCCAATATCTGGTTTAAGAATTTTGATGAGTACTTAAAACATTATCCCGATGTGGATATGTTCTTGCCTTTGGTTGTTGATACTGATGAGCAAGGTCAGTTTCTAGGTTTCACAAATGAAGCTTTATGGGCTATGGGATTCTCAGAGGAACAAGGTTACTTAGATAATAATACCTTATTAAAATTTCAGAATTTCCAAGTAAGTGGTTTTATCATGAAAAAAGAAAAGTTTGAGGAAATAGGTGGGATGAAACCTTCTATTAAATTAACCTTTAATTATGAGTTTTTATTAAGAGCAACCTATAATGATACTACCATTATGACCATACCTAAAGTAGGGTATAAACATACTAACCAAAGAACTAACTCTTTATTCTGGGATTATAAGTATTCAAATGAAATCTTGTTAAGTCCTGATGAAGCTAAGTTTTGGGTTGATACAGCAAAAAAAGAATATTTCTTTACCACTGACAGGGAAGTATCTTTTAATTCATAAATTAAAATGGGTAGGAAACCTTTAACTAAGCAGTATTTTGGTCCACCTCAAGAAGAAGCGGTAAGAATATTTCTTACTGCGAGTACCTGGGATGAAAAAAACTTAGTATATAATGACTACCTTAGGGACCCATTAATTAAGATGATTGAAAGTATAATAAGAAGGTATAAGCTATATAGACCAAATATGGATTTTACTGATATACACACTGACACCCTATCTTTTCTAGTTACTAAAATGGAAAAGTTTAAACCCGCTAAAGGAAAAAAAGCTTATTCGTATTTTGGTACTATCTGTAAGAATTATCTAATGGGTCAAATAATGAAAGACAATAGGGATAGAAATAGAAAAATTTCTTATGAAGATATATCCTATAGCTTAGAACAAAACGAAAAGTATTCCTACACTATTCTTGATAATGATATTGAGGCTGAGACTGTGATGTCTTCTTTAGTGGAAGAACTTAAACAATTTACTGTTGATAATAGGTTAAATGTTAATGAAGAAAAAATCGGGTATTGTTTAATCGACGTTTTTGAAAACTACGAATCCATATTTATTGCCGGGAAAGGAAACAAGTTTAACAAGAATATAATACTTTACCAATTAAGAGAGATGAGTGGATTAACTACAAAAGAAATTCGTTCCGCTCTTAAACCATTTAAATCCTTATACAAAGAGCTTGTAGAGAAATTGGTAAATAGATAATACAGATATTTATTAGTATGCCAAGACCTAAAAGAAAACAAATAAATTTAACTAACGAAAGTGCTTTAAGTTTAATGCAGGAAATTTATAATGAATGTGTTGAACAACGTACTACCGCTATCCGTATCCAAAATAAAATGATTGGGTTTATGAAAGAAGCTGCTGATATGGCTTTGATTGGTCCTGTATTGAAGGAACAACAAAAAATTATCGACTCCGCTATAGACAAAAAATTACAATTATCTAAACTAATGGCTACTATTATGAGTAAAAATAATGAAGGTAAGATTGCTGGTTCTGTCCTTGACGGTGATGTTAGAGAAACTTTAACGGAGTTACTTAGTGATATTAGTAAAGACACTAAAGATGATGGTGATAATAGTTTAGAATATAAGATGTAATGCCAGATACTCAAAACACCCAAAAAGACATATTTTCAAAAGTAGAAGGTTTAATAGCTTTTTTAGATACTACTGATGAGAAAAAAGTTCGTGAAAATACTAAAGAATGGCAAGATACCCTGGAGGCTTTAAGGGATATAACAAATAATCCTCTCCCTTTTTTGTTGGGTTTGTTAAAAGAATTACAAGAGAGTAAGTTTGGTCAGAATGTTACCGCTAAAATTAAAGGTTTTAAAGCGGCAAAACGTAAAAAAAGAAAAGGTAAGGAGGGTGATGCAGATTTTAAAGAAACTAAAAAATCTTTTAAAGAAAAACATTTAAAAGATAATTACGCTAATGTATGGTTAACTACACTCAATAGGTTAATTAAGAATGCGGTATTAACTGTACTGCCAAGAGTTAAAGACATTCTGGTCGAAGAAATAATAAAAGCTTTCAATTGTGATTTAACAACTTTAGTTCCTGTTGTGGGTGATGGGTTGTCTGGACCTCTTGTTATTGAGGTTGCGGAAATAGACTTACTTAAACAATTGTTTAATGACCCTTTACCAACCGCTGTACCTCCTAATCCTGCAGCTAAATACATGTATGAACAAAACCCACTTAATGGTGGTGCATACCCAGTTGGTACTAGCCCTTATCCAGTTAATCGTTTTTTACGGGACTTAATATATAATAACGCTACTCTTATAGGTAACGGAGTTCCTGCAGCACCAAATACTATTAGAACAATATACGGTAAGAGTGGTAAAGCTTTATTTGATGTTGAGGTTCTTGCTGTGTTAGGTAATCCGACAATCCTAAAGATATACCCTTATTATAAAACTGAAACGGGTAATACCCAATTTGCTAATGCTCCAGGGTGTAACGGTACTCCCCCTGCTGTTCCAGGTCAAGGAAGTAAATTTACTTTTATAGACTTCTTACACGACTATTTCAACAATATAGTGTTAATAGAATTACAAAATTTAGCGGGTGCTTTGTTGGAGATATTAACTGGTTTTATGAGTACCACAAATAAGGCTTTCAGCATTCAAGATTCAAAACACCTACAATGGTTTGTTGGTTTTGTTGAAAATGTTCTAAAGGCTTGTGATGGAGATGATTTAATAGGTCCTAATAGTGAGTCTATTGGTCACCACGCAGAATTAACAGATGAGGACAATTATTTTAACTTTACAGTAGAAGAAGAGCGTGCTATGATGTTAGAGGTAAGTCGTAAACAAAATAATGTATTAACCTTACAAAGTTGTGGTTCTTTGGATATCCCTATAGATAATAGTATGGTGGATAAGGCTGTAGATGACATGCTAGCTACACAAGTAATGGAAGAGAAATTGCAAATATTTGATTTGCTACTTCAAAAACTGGCTAGGTCCTCAGCAAAAAAAGCTGGATATGATTTAGGATTAGGCACTATTACTTTACCTGTAGAAATTGATTTTAAAGAAAATATAATAAAAAAATTACCTCAGATATTGGTTTATTGTATTATGAACCCTAAAGCCGTCCTTCCTTTAGTTATAACCGGTAAGATATTAAATCAAAATGGTCAATTATGTAGTTCTATAGACTTATTTGCAAAAGTATTTAGACGAGTTATTATTCGTGTTATCAAAGAAATACTTCAAGAAGTAACAAAAGAAATTATGAAAATGGTTAAACAGTATTTGTTACAAAAAATACGAGAGTTGATTAGAAGGAAATTAAGTGAACAAGCAAAGAAAAAAATACGAATGATTCGTAGATTATTAGATTTATTATTACCATTAATAAGTGCTTTAAATAACGCAAAAAACTGTCAAGAAATATATAACATATTATTAGGTTTACTAATGGCTAATATGCCTGACATACCCTTTAAAGTGCCAGCATTTTTAGTTTCTGCTGCAGAACTGAGAGCTGGAACCACTGCTTTAGGTACGTTTGAGAGATTTTTGACCAAGTGTCAACAAGATGGTATTCCTATAGGGGATTTACCTGATGGTAGTTCTAATATGATATTACCTGCATTTCGTAAAGCTTTTGAGGCTAAGGAAGAGGAGGATAGTGACCATAAAAAACTATTAGGTGTTATACCCCAAGGTCAAGTTATTACAGCTTTTGGTCCTGCGTCAATTGTGCCATTTACAAAGGTAACTGGTACGTCAGCTTAAAAAAAATAAATTATGGAGTTTTTTAAAATATATAAGGAAAAATCAAATAAGGAGTTATCTGATATGTTGACTAACTTAAAGACTGAGTTTGATAAGACTAAGTCTTTATTAATTGGTTTGACACACCATTTAGATGATATAGAAAAGAAATTTAAACTTATCGAGTCTGAATTAAAAAAACGTAAAGTTAATTAACTATGAAGTACTATTTCCAAAAATCTGATGATAGTATGTTCTCTAAAGACCAAAATAGAGGGGCTTATGATGTTAGTTATAAGTCATTTACTTTTGTTGTTTGTGTTGATAATGCTGACCCATTGCGATTAGGTAGAATTCGTGGTGTATCACCTTTCGGTGGTGGGACTACTGGAAGTAGAAAAAACGACCCTACTGTTGCAGATGCGTCTAGAGATGAAAATGGAAATAAAGTAAAGCCATGGGATAAAGACGACCCTTATTTGTTTAATTCCCTATTACCTTATAATTTAAACGTTATACCAATGGTGAAAGAGTTATTTACAGCATTTTCTCAACAGTCACCCAAAAGTAGTCTAAATAAATTCTATATTGGGCCTGTAATATCCCACCCATCTAATGTTAAAATGGATAAATGGACTAACGCTTTAAGTATTACAGCATCTCAAAAACAAAATAGTCGTTTGGGTGAACCGTATTTAAAAGGTACTCCTAGTGCATCAGGTGAGACCTCGTTGGTTCCAATAATTAGTAAAAAAGGGGTTTTTCCTAATCCTGAGGATATAGCTATTGTTGGTAGGTATAACACAGATATTGTTTTAGGTATGCGAGAATACTCCTTGCCTGACGATAATGAAGGAAGCGAAGTACAGAACTGGTACCCTCAAATCCTTATTCGTTCAGGTAAATTTAAAAAGGTTAAGGGTAGTGAAGTTCCTGATACTAACCCTAAATCTACCTTTATACAATTAAATACATTTCCTACTACAATGGAACGAGTTGAAGTTGATGAACCGGAAATTAGTAGCAACGACGATAATCTTAGAACTATGATTGTTTACCATCTAGATTCGTCTAATTTAGTGGATGGGGCTGGTTTAGAATGGGACAACCTAACTGGTTGGGTTGCGGCGTATAGTATGATTAGTAGTGTGAGTGGTACTACCGTTGGTTATGACCCAGGTTCTGTTAAATCTTATATGGCTGGAGATTACGATTTAAGTCAAGATGTTCCGGGGATAACAACATCTCCAACACCACCTAATCCAGATAATTATTGGGTTAAGTATTCTTTTAGTGGGTTTAATAAAAAGAAGGTTGCAAGCCAAATAGAAAAATTTATTTCTTATATCGATGAGGGTGAATGGGATAAATTAACAAAGATGTTAGATAGTAATGCTGCCCCACCAGAAAAAATTAAAACTTTACCAAAAATATTTCCCATGTATTTTAGGCCTGATAGAGCTACTCTAGATATAATGGATAAAAACGATAGTGCTGTACCAACCCCATTTTTTCAAGCTAAAAAAGATGTTGCTAATTTTATAAAATCTAATATTGAGTTGGATGGTGTTACTACTGAAGGGTATGGGTTAGCTTTGACCGAAAATTCTGGGAAACGAGATGTTGAGGTTAATTCTACCACTAGGAAAGTTTTTAAAGTAAATTCTGGTCTACGTGGCCAACAAGGTATTGTTTCCGTTGGGTCTGAAAAAATCTACCTGTTGTCACATTCAATAGATTATCTGGGTAACCTTAATCTTAAAGATAATCATTATGGTGTAACTCAAGAAACTTATATAACTGATATTGACCCAAAAACAAATTCTATTGTACGTGGTGAAGAATTAATAAAATTATTAGAAAAGATTGTAGATTTTATGCAAAATCATTGTCATGCCTTCCCTGGTTTAGCTCCAGTTCCTCAAGCCCATGGAGGAACTAGAATTGAGGATGTAAGTAGATTGTTGTTAGATGCCCCTAAAACAATCCTAAATAAAAATATTAGGATTAACTAGATATTTATATATAAACATAATTTAATGTCTATACACAGGTCATATTTCAGTAAAAATAATACAATAATATCTAATAGTGCTACTAACACTGGTAGAAATCCCGTAACTCAATTATTTTATGGTAGAAATAGTTCACGATGCAAATTTACTGGATATAGTGGTGATACTTGTAATGATAAAACTGGATTCACTAAAACAGCTATTCATGGTTATAGTAGATTTATTTTTGATTTGGATTTATCTGACTTAAGAACTAAATATACCAATTGTTGTATGCCTTTAACTTCTTGTACATATACTGGTGTATATGATGAGGCGGCGACCTTTAATTTTACATTTACATCTACAGGAGATACCATTAATTATATGAGTTTAGTTGACTCTGTTGGTTTAACTGTTAGTTATGTTAACATTTCTGCTAACACCGCCACTACTATTAATGGTTCACACATTACTGATGGTGGTGGTAACCTATATACACAATTTATATATAATATAGGTACTACGTTATCAAATCAAGCTACAAATTTTTGTTTAGCTGTTAATGGTGTTAGTGGACATAATGGTAGTATTTTATGTACGTCTGATGGTGCTAATGTTACTTTAACACAAGCAGGTTTAGGTGCTTCAGGAAATACTCCTGTGTATCCTGGAAATCTTAGTAATTTAAGTGTTAATACTGGTAATTTTCAACTTATCTCAGATATAGTATTTAGTGCGACAACAAATCCTTGTTCTAACGAATTTTGTGGTGGAGGGATAGGTACGGGCTTTGATACTTGTGATGGACAACCCTATTATTCAATAACTTACAACCCAGACGTTAAACACACTTTACGTATGACAAATACGTCTAGTTTTGATGACCAATTGATAAATGGTAAGATTTTAGTTAATGATACTAGAAGAGCTACATCATTTACTCTGATGTTATATAAAGTGCCTACTTCAAAAACTTCATTATGGGATGAAGGTGTTGGGTATGACTATGAAGTACCTGCTGTTTCTCTTGAACCTGAGTATAACCTCACACAATCTAATAGACCTAGTAATTGGATTAATAGTACAACTCTTTCGACTTGGCCTAACCCAGGAACTTATAATAACTTACTTCCCTCTTCTTACACTGTTTTAGCCACCCAAAGTTTTGATGCTGGTAATGAAGACATAGCTTTTAGTAGTATAGCTTTAAATAATGAAATTGGTAGTCAGTTAGCATCACCACAAACTGGTGTTACCTATGGTATAGCTTTTTTACCACAATTTGAATTATTATCTGGTTTAACAGAAGCTTATTCTGTTGGTTTCTTTTCTAGGCACACCCAAACATATTTTGAGCCTTTCTTGGAAACTTCTTTTAATGATTATATAAATGATAGTAGGAACCACTTTGAGGTTGGGTGTGAAAATAGGTTATTTTTATACGCTTATGACTGCAATGGTGACCCTATGTGTTTCACACAGGACCCTGTGGTTTATATTAGAGATTGTAATGATATTGTAACTTCTACTATAACCGCTTCTACATTAACGTGTGGTGCTTACTACGTAGATTATACGATATTACCACCGTTACCACAGACGCCGCCTGTTCAATACACAGACGAATGGTCTAACCTTTTTGTGGGAGGCATATCACAACCAAATATAACTAACGAGTTTATAATTCACACTAACGGTTATACTATAGGCACTACTGTTGTGAAACCAAAGATATTTGGTTATTCTGTTTCTGGTATTAAGAACGATGAAAAGATTAAAGCTGGTGATACTAGAAAAATATTTGTCTCTACTAGGGTTCCTTATACGGTAAATCAAGAAGTGTTAGTGGATAATATACAATATAGGATATATGTTAAACAGGGTACTACTGAGGTGAGTGTTATTCCTTGGTCTAAAATAAACAAAACTTTTACTGATAATTACTTCTTATTAGATACTTCCTGGATGATACCTAACGAATATTACCTAGATATAAAAGCAACTTCTAATCAACAAGTAGATACTTATAGTAAAGTGATAAAATTTCAAATAACTAACCAATTATGAAAAATATAAAAATAACTGAAAATGAATTAATCTCTCTTATAGAGAAAGTGGTTAATGAAAATCTAGGCTCAACACCATCATTAAGTGCTCATGGAGGTGGTTTTGCAAATTTAGGAATGGCAAAACCAACTGATAAGTATAAAGACCTATATGAAGATGATGATATAGAAACTGAAGTAGATGAAGACTACGACCAAGACCCTGAAGCTGAAAAATCAGCTGATATTACAGTAACAACACAACCTGGTTCAGATGATGAGGATGCGTGGATGGAAAGTATTGTTGATAGATTAAAAAGTAAACTAACCGAGGGTAAATGTCCTAAAAGTGGGTGTGTAACTAAACGTGGTAATAAATGGAGAGTCATTAGTAATAAAACTGGAAAACTGTGGGATGCTGAATATGATAGTAAAGCTGATGCGGAGTCGGGTTTAGAGGCTTATCACGCAAATCAATAATAGAAAATATATATAATAAATAAAACCTAAAAAATTAAAAATTATGAAATGTGATTGTCAAATATGTAAGTGTGGTACGACATGTGACTGTACTTGTTGCGACTGTTAAATAACAGTTAATTAAAAAATAAAGATATAAAAAAACCACTTATTAGGTGGTTTTTTTGTTTTTATATATCATCATGTTCATCGTGGTCCTCGTAATCATATTCATGAGTTACTGTTGTATGAGACGGTTTTGGTTCTTCCGGCTCTACTGGTTCTGGTGGTGTGTTACCAAAATTTTCAGATGCTGTAAACCCTAACCCAGCCATTACAATCCACTGTAAAGATTCAAACATATTGGATGCTACTTCAAAATTCCAGAACAGATTAGCTACATACCCTATTATCATAAATAATAGACATATAAATGTTACAACTCTTTTACTAGAGACTTTACTCCCACTACTTAACATGTTTTTAAGAAAATGCATAATATTTGTTTTTAAACTTTTGAAGCTGTTACATTGTCACCAATATAAAACTGATTACTTCCTTCTAGTCCTTGCCACATTGCCTGACGTACATCTGTTGCTTCATCAAAAACAACTTTAATTTTTAACGTATAGTAATTTGGGTAGGATATGTATAACCCATTTTGTGCCATCTCCTCTTCATCTAATAATGCTCTTGCTACATTTGTTTTAACCGTTCCAGCTTCCGACTTTAGTATCATCGCTACATTACCTTCAGTTATATATGCATCATCAACTGGTAAGTCATAACCTCCAGCCTCAAGACTATAATAATTAGTTTTATGTCTTCCACCTACTGTACCTGTTATTTTTAAATTCTTTGAGCTGGTATCGTAAACAAATAAATCTCTAGGTAGTCCATTCAGTAAGTTACCACCTAGGTTTCTCTCTACACCTGCTTCCGGGTCCGCCATTACGTCTACATCGATTTCTATTTCTGGTTTTCTGTCCTCAACTTCAGTTAATACTGATGTAATTCGGTTATCTTTAGACTCTACTAAATGTAGCCCTCTAATCCTGTTCTTTTCTTCTTCTGTTAAACTAAATATATTTTTCATAATATGGTTTATTTATAAATATCTAGTAGCAATAAAAAGGTTAATATGTTTGGTTATTAAAAAAATTATATTTATCTTTGTAGTACAATTATCGGAAGTTTAATTATAAAATCAAAAAAAATGAATAAAAAGAAAATTTTAATATGGTCAGTTATTATAATAGCTCTAGTATATTTTAGACATGCAATCCTTGCTGGTCTTGTAATGGCATATATGTATCTGTTCCAAGCGGATAAAATAGATTCTATAAAAAATATAGAATTTATTCCTGTAGAAGAAGTGGAAATGATAGATACAATACCTACTGACACTCTTATTATTAATACCGACACCTCAAATTTACAATAAAAATGAAAAAAATACTTAAGTGGGTTTTCTATGCCTTAATTGCAAAGATAATGTTATTTATTAGTTTTATTATTCTGTCTTTAATATTAACATATATTACTGTGGATTCGGATGCTCAAGGACCTTTTAATAAAGAAATTTATTTAAGTGATAATGGAATACACGTAGACTTAGTTATACCTGATAATGGGAAATACATTGCTTATGGATGGGGAAGTGAAATATTTTATATAAATACACCGACCTGGGATGAACTAACTATAAGTAATGCTTACAAAGCCTTATTTACTGAACCTTCTAGTGTAATGCATGTAACTACCTACAATCAAATAGAAAGCTCGTGGATAAAAATAGAAGTAAATGAGAAACAATTATCTAATATAAAACGTTTAATTAATAAGTCATTTAAATTAGATGATAACAAAAATAGAATAAGGTTTGAAGGAGCAGGTTATTATCATAATGATGAATTCTACAAAGCGGTTGGTCGATATTCTTTTTTCAGAACTTGTAACTCATGGACCAACGAACTACTTAAAAAAAGTAATATTAAATCTTGTTATTGGACACCCTATAGTTTTGGTGTTGTTAATAACCACAAAAATTAAATAAAATGAAAAAATTATTATTGTTATTATTCCTATTAGTTTATAGTATTAGTTATTCTTCGGGTGTGATGGATTCTTTACATCCTGTTAAAGTAACTCTTTACACACCTCTAATGTCAGAAAAATATCTTCCTGGACATATAGAAGCTGAAATACTTAATGTAGATGGTTTACCTAATTCTATAAAAATAAATTATGATTTCACAAAAAGTCCTCAAAAAGGTGGTGATTATTATTATGTAAATTACTGGCCTTCAGGAAATAAAAAACCAGAAGTAAATCCTAGTAAAAAATATAAGGGTATAAAAACAATAATAATATATCTTAACGAGACACAATTAGTTAAATTTATTAAAAATGCTAACAAAATTGCTAAGGAAATAACCAATAAAACATTTGGTGACTATAGGGTGGGTTATAACTTAATAAAGAATAATTGTGCTGACGCTTTATTACTTTCGTTAGGTTTAACCCCTAAACCTTACAAGTCTTTAGGCATTACCATTCCTGGTAATGTATATAATGGAATCGTACTAAACTTTAGTGATTACTAAAAAAAAAAGCCCTCTTACGAGGGCTTTTTTTAATATATTAGATTAATAACTATCTAAGTTCTCTAACATCAAACGTTCTAACTCCGTCAACAGTGATTCTTCCGTAGAATCTATTGTTCACCATTTTCTTAGCGTATCTAGTCATGATACCTTTGATTGGTGTAAAGTTGAATGGGTTATACATTGTAGGAGTTAACTGTAATGGTACATACGGTGCGTAAACGTACCCAGTATCCAATAAAGATGTTCCTTTATGTCCAATTAACACTTGGTTAGCTGGGAAGTAAGGGTCTCTATATACAGTAAATCTTCCTGATAATGTTCCAATTTTCTCAATACCCATATTGTATTGGTCTTGGTCCGCTGCTGCGTTAGAAACGTGGAAGTATTCCAAGTCATCAAATATCGCAGAAACTTCAGAAGAACATACAATCCAGTTAGCCCCACCTCTTAAAGTAGACTTGTGGATTTGAGCTGAAATTTGGTTAACCGCTGTGATTAATGTTTGGTTCCAGTCTTTTTGAGTATATGGAGCTTGACCAGCTGAGAATCTCTTCCAACCGTTGTAGTCCCATCTTAAATCCCAAGCTGCACCTTTTCTAAGGTCTCTTAAGATTTCTCTATCAATCTCTGCAGCAACTTCTTCAGATAATAAAGCTGTTAATTCAGCTTCAGCATCTATGTTGTGGAATGCAGAAACGTCTTGTGCAAGTTCTGGTGACCATTGAGCTCTTAATTTTCTTTCACTTACAGAAACTGTAACACCTTGAAGGTCGAAAGAAACTTCTCCCATATCTTCTTCAAATTCTAATGTAGCGTATTGTCTCCATTCTGCATTGAACTCAAAGTTTGCACCAGTTCCAGTCATACCAACATAACCATCAACTGAAGTACAACTAATACAAGCTGGACAAGAAGTATCAACCTCTAAATAGATATCTCCATTTGCGTCACACGTATCAGCTCTATCTACAATACCAAAACCGTATTTCTGTGTAACAACACGGAATAGGATTGGTGTTTGTGTTCCATACCCTAACGTTGAAGCTGCAATCTGATTACTTGTAGTTGCCGTAACAGAGTCACAACAAGATAAAATGTTAGCTGTAGTTAATTGTAATGAAGATAAGAAATCTTCTGTATCTTGCTCATTTCCATCAGGCCCAGTTAAAGTACCAACACCTGTTTGTGAGAAACCAGATAACTTAACAATAACACCTCTAGTACAAACTGTTACATCTCTTTGACCATCACTTAATGCTGGTGGAACTGCTCCATTCCAGATAACCTCTACAGTACCTGCCGTTACGTTAGTGTATTTACCTCTAGAATAATCATAAGTACCATTATCCATTTCTTGTGGTGAATTACCTGCATAGTAAGCGTCATATAGATTTCCTGTCGCTGCTGATACTGGATTAGCGTTGTTTGGATTTCCTGTTGACCCCATTGGTGCTCCGTGAGTACCTGTACCAGGAGGTCCTACCTCTGTTCCTGCTACTACAGTTCTAGGTGTAATTTTAGGTACGAAGTAGAACAATTTACCAATTGGTAAGTTCATAGCTTGTACAGAAACGATATCGTTAGCTAACAATTTCGAGAATACTCTTCTAATGATTGGAAATACAACCGTTTCGAAGGACCCTGAATCACCAGCCGTCGTTGCTTCGTTTATTAAATTTGTTGCTTGGTTTTCATATAACTGTGCAACATTTTCTTTGACATGCCCTTTAAGTCCATCTAAGAACCCAAGACCATCCCATTTTTTTAAGGTATCTTCCTTGATAACTTTAAGGTGTTTTAAACCTATGTTACCAACCATACCTGATTCTAATAGTGCTCCCATAATTTTTTTAATTTTTTTAAGCGTTTATTTATTATTATAATTTAGACATTAAGTCTTTCATTCTACTAAATTGAGGGTTTTCATATACTTTTGATTCCAAAAGTTTTCCGCCACTCCCACTAGTAGATGATTTAGTAATTTTTCTTTCAACAGCTTCAGAAATAGTTTTGGTTTTATCCTTAACTTCTTGTGAAAACTCTTGTCTGATTACCTTATACAACCCTTTAGATTCCTTCAATGTTTTAACATTGTCGAAACGCTTTAAGATGTTGATTTTCTCCTGCTTAGTAGTTGAATGTTCAGTGAATACTCTGGTAACGTAAGCAAGGTTAGAATTAAACACACCCACTTCATTCAATTTATCTTTAAAAGTAATTAATGCTTTTTTATACTCAACATTTTTTGATTTTAAAGAGTCTACTTCTTCTTTAAGAAGATTGTAGGACTTTCTTATACGACTTTCACCTAGGTTAGCTTTTCTTGGTCTACGAGATTCTCTTTGTTTCCCCCATTTACCTTGTCCAGCCATTCTAGAAAATGAACTATTCGGTCCAGCTTTTAATCTACTAGTTTCCTCTATTTCACCTTCCATTTCATAATCCTTATAATGCCCATCGACATCACCAGATTTATGACCCTTAGTTCTTTTGTACTCATCTTTCTTACTACCCCAAGTTTCTTCAACTTCACCTTCAACATCATCGCCTTCTCTATGTAACATACCTAAAGATTCGTCTTCTCTATCATCATAACCTTGTTCACCTCCAGATAATCGATGTAAAGCATCTGGTGTTTCACCATAATGTTTTCTCATCCCTTCTCTTTCATGTCTTCTATCACCATAAGATTGTCTTTCGTCCATTTCCATTGAGTCGTCTGTTTCGTCTAACTCATCGTCATATGAAGATAAAGCTCTTTCTGATTCAGGAGCATCTACGCCCATTACACCAGTTTCGTCAAAATCTTCGTCCATCTCGATTTCATAGACTACTTCGTCAAGTCCTTCTTCGTTATCAGTAGTTTCGTCTTCAGTCTCAACCACTTCTTCTGTGTCATTAATGGATTCTTCTTCTCTCATGATTTTTGATTTTTTAGATTGTTCCAACTTAATTAGGTATTCAGTATCCGTATTTGTATCGGTCAAATCGATTTCATTATCGTCCTGTTGGATAATAATTCCGTCTTCGTCACCCATGGCTTTGAATACTTTTAATACTTCAGCATCTGATGCTAATGTTAAATCTAGAGGTGGTAACTCTAGTGATACTTCGTCGTCTTCAGTATCGTCCTCCACATCAAGTCCTAAATCGAGGTCCATTGTCGGTTCTTCTAAATCCACCGTATCGGCTTCATCTTCCAAATCTTCAATATCTAAATCGATTTCAACTTCTTGTTCGTCTTCTTGCTCTTCTAGGTAATCATTTTCGCTTAATGATTCTTTTACTAATTCATGAATTTCTTCCTTCATAGTTGATGAAAGTATTTCTTTTGCATTAGACCTCATAGTTTCTTCTAACTGTTCGGCCTCGAGCAACGCTTTTTCTAAGATTGTTTTACTCACGTTTTTTATTTTTTTTAAAAATTGTTAGGTGCATACATAGTATATGCACGGTTTTATTATAAATATAAGTTTATTGTAAAAAATCCTTCTTAGGATTGAATTAAAGTGATTTACTGACTTAAGAAATTATTTAATCTATTCATTAGATTAACTGACTTGTCAACATTTAGTGATTTGTTAGATTTTTTTGTTTCTACTACTGGTAATTCTTCGTCAACACTGTCAGGGGTTTCGTCCTCTTTAAATAAGTATGAACCTGGTGTAGATGGTGACGAAACTAAATCAAAACATACCAGTTCAAAGTCTTCCTGGACTTCGTTGTACTCACCATTTTTTGTTAGTGAGCCCACACCTCGAGATGAGATACCTAATGTAACACCTTGTCTTAGTAGATTAGCTGCCATATCACCAACACAAGAAATAACACCTTCTTTAAGATATCCTGGTGAAGTTAATAATTTTAATTTGCCTACTAATCTATTTCCGTCCCACCATGTCTCTGTTATTATATGCGAAGCTCGGTCTAAATCAATTAAAGATGATTCTGGGTGGTTCAATTCTGATATAGCTCCCCCTTTCTTTATAACTTCTTGATATCTCTCATTTTCTCTTTTAAGAATACTTTCTGGATATACTCTACCATTTCTGTTTGGTACCCCGTATTTTTGTAATATAGCATTCATATATATCTCCCCGTCGAAGTTATCTTTTGCCATCTCTTTAATTATGCCCTTATTATCTATCGGTGAAATATAACCATCACTTTCGACTAATATGCCGTGACCTATCTCTCTAGCTTCTAAAATTTTCATATTTCTCTTTTTTTATAAATATAAAACTAGATAAAAAAAACTATTAATGTTTAAGTATTGTTTTAAATTATTTTTTCTTTTTGTGAAACTTAAATGTGTTGGTTGTAGATAGTGGCCCATTTATGACTTTTCTGGTTATTTTGTTGATTGTATCTGATAATATTCTGGATTTTATGTGGTATTTATTTTTATAATTTAAAAACATTGTCACCTCACACCTCATAAAACTACGTTTCCCTATTTTCATACCACTAGCTCTAAGGTCTAAATCTACTATAGCTTTTTCTTTAAATTCAGTATCTTTTAGTTCTTTGTGTATAAGATTATCTATGTTATATTTGAACTTTTTTATTGGGGTTGCCCAATTATCAACTTCTTCAAGCGGTTCTACCCAAGTACTTAAATTTAAGTATAATGATTTTAATGTGGTAGAGTCTACCGTACCATATGATGTTCTAAATACATCTGAAATGTTAGTTCTAACTTCTCTTCCTTGTTTTCCCATAATATTAACTTTTTACTTAAGTTAATAATAACAATTGTGATGTTTTAGTTCAAGTCCTCTAAGAAGCCCCTAACCCTAATGTAGTTAGTTTTGGAGCTTGTTAATGTGTTAATTTCGTTCTTGGTTTCGACTAATTTAGCGGAAATATTGTCGTCTTTTGAATCGGATAGAAGTTTGTTTAATGTGGTAATTGCTGTATCTTTTACATTATTAAATTCTTTTATTATACTATCTTCAGTCATTAATAATGTATTTTTAAGGATGCCTTTTTCCGATTCAGTTAATTTACCACCAAATTCCTTTTCATAATTTTTAGAAATTACGTGTGCCAACACCTTTGGTGTTATGGTCTTCTTTATTCTCTGTTTGGTGTTTTTCTGAATCATGGCCTCAGATAAGAATTTTTTTGATTTTACATTATCCTCTAACCTTTTTACACTATTATTAAATATTAAGCTGTCTATCTCTTCGTAAATTTTATTGGTTGTGTTGGTGCATAAGTCTTTTCTATCACCGATAATTTTATCTAGTACGTTTTTAACCTTAGTTAATTCTTTTTTATTTCTTTTAAGGTGTCCTAAAGCTTCAGATATATAGACTCTACTATCCTCGATAGTCTCAAATCTTTTACTTTCTATTTCATTGTATAGGGTAAAGAATTCTCTAAGTGGTTTGGAAAATTTCATAGCTCCCATAATTACAGAAAGATTTTTTTTAAAATCTTCTTTATCTCCATAAGAGTTTTCTAAAATATTGTCTAAATTTTGTTTGTATTTGGCAAATCCTTTCATAAGTATGGTTTATATATAAATATACCTAATCCTTTAATAAGGTGTCTACTTCAGTGTTAATCTTATCTATGTTCTTATTACTTTTATTGATAGCGTCTTTTAAACCCTCTAAATCCATACCTTTTCTTTCCATTAATAATGGAAGTCCTTTTTCTACATTATATCCCTCTGCAGCTGGTTCAGGTATTTCTACATCTGTTTCTGCTGTGTCTGTTTCACCACCGGTATCATCACCCATACCAAAATCCATTCCAGCATCTGAGTCATCACCAACATCTGCACTATCATCTGTAGCCCCTTCTTCACCTTCTTTTTTAGGTATGCCATATAAATTATCAATATTACTAAAGATTCCAGTTTTCTGTATTACTTCTGCCGTTTTTTCTAATTCACCAGCTAAAGCTTTTTCAAATCTTTGTTGTTGTAAATCTAATTTAATTTCTTCATCACTCATACCTAAGATTTCTTTCTTAGCCCAAGTAGTAGATACAGCCTGTAGGCCATTTCCTGGGTCAGTTACAGCGTCTCTATATAACGCGATTCTTTCTTTCCATTGTTCTATTTTTAATAGGTCTGTTTGTGTAGATGGGTTAGATAAAGCTAATTTAAAATTAGTAAGTTCATCCTGAAAGCCTAAAACATATAAATGTATTATAGCAATTTTATTTAATTCTGCCACAATAGCTTTTTGTATTCTATTAATTGTTCTTGCAAATCTAATGTCTAGTAAAGCTAAATTTTTACCTTCACCGACAACTTCCTCAAAACCAAGAAAGGCTTTAGGAATTCTTAATGATGCAAGTAACTTTTTTTGGATGTATTCTATATCTGCTATTTCACTTAAATTTGTAGCTCCTGGTAAGGTATCTATCGGACTTGCCGCAGCTGGGTCTCTAACCGGTATAAAATAATCTTGGTCTACAGCCATCTGATTCATTCTTAAGTCCACATTTCCATTCTGTGGGTCTACAACAGCGTCTCTTTTAAATTTATTAGCTACTTTTTGGATGTATGCTTCAACATCTTTATCGTCCATGTTACCCACAAATACTTTAAATACTCTTCTTTCAGGAGCTCTTGACGTTCTATACACCAACATTGCGTCTTCCGCTAACAATAACTGTTTCCAAATTCTTCTTGCTTTTTCCAACATAGAAGTACCATAAGGAAGTCTTCTATCATCACCTAATATCCTGAAATGTGCTATTTCCCATGTATTAAACTCTAACTCTTTTTCTCTCCACTTAAATTCAACCTTAGGTTCTTTTTCATCTTGTTTTTCTCCATGTAATGTAAAATAGTTAGATTGGTCTCCTCTTTCCATTTCAATATTTGGTAACTGGTTACATCCTATAATACCTTTTTCTGGGTCAATTTTAAGATACACAAAATTGTCACCATATTTACATGTGTTTCTAACCCACATAGCTAAATTAGTATTGACGTCCAATATATTATTAAATAAATCTGCTAATATAGATTTTATTCTTGCTGATTCGGAAAAAATTGTTAATGTGTGACCTTTTTCTGATGGTGTTGTACATTCCTCAGCATATATATCTAAAGCTGCGGATATTTCTGGTGTAAATTCCATAGATTCATAATCGTAATATGAAGCTAAACGAGTTGGTTCATAATATATGGATTTAGTATATAGTTCATTATCTACTTTTTGCCATTGGTTGGCAAGATAGGCGGCTTGTTGAAATTCTAACTTTTTTTCGTCGTAATCTTGTTTATTTGTAGTTTTAAGAATTTCTTGTGACCCTACTGTAAATTGTTGTATAGAACTCTTTGGTGCTGTTGGTCCTCCTGTCCCAAAAAGCTTACCTAATCTTTGATATATTGTGAATTTTGCCATTGCTTGTAATAATATATATTATATTATAAATAGTATACCTTTCCCTAACGTCTTTTAGTGAATAGCCAGCTATTTTCGATATATTGTTTTTTTATTTCATTATTGCCTGCCCCTGTAACCCCAAATACTGGTTCAGAAGAAGGCATGTCACTATTTTCATGAGAATTTGACGTCCAACCGTCTAACATTGCTTTGGTTAAATCATTTGCCTTATTTAAATCTGTAAATGAATGTTCTCCAACATATAAGGCCATAGCTAGTGCCATAATCAAATCATCGTGTTTTCCTTTCATATGGTTAGGTCTACCGTTTATATAAACGAAGGTATACATCTCATTTAATAACCTTTTAGACCTAACTATAAAGTCATGTCTTAGCGCTTCTTCAAACGCTGATATTATTTGTACCCTTTTATTATTAAATGCTAACCCTGGGATTTTATTTTGTGTGTTATTATTGTATTTCCATTTATCCGCGGTATTAATCCCTTCAACATATAAATCCTTATACCCCAATTCTTGTAATTTACGGGAAGTTGCTACTCCCATACCTCCGGTGATATCTGTAACCACGTACGCGTTATACATACCGCCCCATTTGTATATTATATCTGCTGCAAGGTCTGGTGGTATTTTGCCTAAATATTCTGCTACTTGGTGTCGTGTATCGAAATCAATAATAACGATAGATGTAAAATCTTCTGAGTCCCCTCTACTTACATCACACCCCAAAATGTATCTATGACCCTCAATAGGTTTTTCCCATATCCACATTTGATTACCAACAAACATATCGTCCGGTTCTCTAATATCTTCATTTTTTATTTTTTCTATTGTTTCTACTGGTACCACATTATCCCCGGAACCTAAAAACGCGCTTTCTAACTCTTGTTGTACTTTTCTTCTATCATATTTAAGTTTCTTAACCATACTTTCAAACCAAGAAGAACATGGTTTATACCCATTTCTCCCTAGTTCTTCAAATTTTGTTTGGTCTAATTCATGGATAAATTCTTTTTCATCATAATCTTCTCTATTTAATAGGAAGTGTACTATGTCCTTTGTTTTTACCCAGAAAATATCTTTTGTAAATCTAGGGTCATTCTCCCAATGAAGTTCTGATATATGAAAACTGTTTAACCCTTTTACTGATTGTTCGTATATTTCATAATAAATTTTATCATATCCGTTTGGTGTAGATATTACTATTACTTTTCCTCCAGTTGATAGTGATGCCATACAAGCTGCCCAAAAATCGTCTCCCGCTTCAATATATGCAGCTTCATCAAATATAAGTGTGGTTGGTGTGTACCCTCTTAAAGCATCTACTGATGTAGCCACAGCTTTAACTTCACACCCATTATTTAATTTAAAGTGTTTTTGGGAATCCTTGTCTTTTGAAAATCCTACATTAACCCAGTCAGGCCATTGATTCAAAAAACCTCTGACTTTATTTGCAAACTCAGATGCTGTATCTAATTTATTTGCTATAATTAATATTTTTTCTGGTCTTGTTTTGGGGGCAAATTGTAGATTTTTAGATACCCAAGCGGCAGTAGCGGTGGATACTCCCGCTTGACGATACTTTTTTGTTATGTTGTCATTATATTTATCGAAATTGTTTAACATCATTTCCTGTTCGGGAAATAATATAAACGGCACGTATTTAGATTTGGTATTGTCATACGTTTCTAAATAAGTCTTTATAGCGTATGATGTGTCATTATAACATTGTGCGTATTCTTGTATTAATTCTTGTTGGGTCATATATTATAAATATAATCGTTAGGTAATAATAGAAAAGGTCCGTAAGGACCTTTTAAATATAATTGTGTTAATTAGAAATTATAAATTATATAAAAAGTCTTTCTCTTCTTGTGTTAAAGACTCCATTCCAGTTTTATTTATTTTGTCTAAAATAGTGTCCATGTCTAAAAATACCTCTTCACTATCAGGTATGTCTATTTGTGGTTCTATAACTTCTCCTGTGGCATCCTCATAATCCTCATCTTTTAATTGTTTTTTAATATCACCAACAATTTTTGCTACCATTTCTTTACCTCTTTGTGACCCCGATAAAATTTCTTTGGCTAAACCGATAAATGGTTCTGGTTCTAAAGAAACAATATTATAATATAAATAATTTTTTATTCTACCATAATCTTCACTATTTAATAAATCCTCAGGATAGGACTCTAAGAATTTTTCCCAAATAATCGGCCCTAATCTTAAATCCCATACCTCAGCTGGTAATGTATCTTCTGTACCAATTACTTCTTCCGCGAATTCTGGGTCTGAAGGTAGTCCATGCATTGAAACGTACTCCATAACACCTTTCCATAATTCATGTACTAGAATAGGAAACATTATTCCTTTTGCTTTAATTGTTGGTGGGTCGGTCTCTAAATCTACCTCTTCTCGTCCCGCTGCTAATGAGTCACCACCACCAGCACCTAACATACCTTCCATATCAGGCATAATCCAATACATTAAATCATTTACTGCCATAATTAAAGAATATAGATTTACTAAGTCTGGGTTAATTTCATTCAGTGTTTCATTTACTAAATGATACATATAGTGAGCTTTTTTTGATGAGCCTTGTATTAAAGAATTAATTAATCGTCTTTTTTGTTTTTCTAAATCTAATTTTGCTAATCTTTCAGCCGCTTCTTTATCTTCGGTATCTGGTTGTTTAAACTCTAGTTCTTTTTTCTTTTTTTCTTTAGGTTTTTTCTGCATTCCCTCTAAAGTGGGTTTTTCTAACTTTGCATCAAATTGTAAATCACCTTCTGGTATTGACATTTGGTCAACTACTAATGAAACCGCTAAATCCTCTAGTTTTTGTTTATTTTGGGACTCTATTTCCATTGTCCTTTGTACCGCACTCATTAACATTGGTTGTAATGACATTGCTGATTGTGGGTTTATCTCTTCTAACCCAGTAGCATCTTTAACTTTATTAATAACATCCTGAAATCTTTTTGAAGCTATAATTTCCTCAAAATTATTCTCATCTCCTTCTTCCCCAGGAAATGCTTGGTGACCGCCTAGCGGGTGTTCTCTAGACCTTAATTTTCTTTCAATGTCCGGCGACATTCTCTCTGGCCTATCATTATAGTCTATAGGGGGTGCTTCGGTTAATTTTATCTTCTTAGACATATTCTAATCCTCTGTTAAGTTGTCAAATTTTAGCCAATCAGGTAATTCATTGTCCCGTGCTTTAGGTTTTGGGTTTGTGTTTGGATTGGGCACTTTAAATGGCCCTCTTCTTTTTTTTTCTCCTGGTTTGGTGGTTGGTGGTGCTATAGTCGGCGTTGGGGTTTCTAATGGAGATTGTTCATCCAATTCTTCTTCACCAACAACAACGCCATCTAAGTATACTTCACCAGATTCTTTAATAAGTAGTTCTATTACTTTTTTTTTAGATTTTAAATACCCTTTAATATTGCCTTTAATATTTTCAACAACAACTTTCATTGGTGGGTCCATTTCTTTAGCAGACTCATTAATCATTTTAAATGAGTTTTTCTGTTTATCTATTTTTTTACCCTTCCTATTTTGTTGTGCTTCTTTTACTGTTTTAACAAACTTTGATTTTGTTATCTCAGCTGGTTGATTCTCCTCGACTAAGGACATAATCCAATTTTCTAATATTTCTTCTTCATTAACTCTTTCAGGTAAATCTTCGTAATCTTTTTTAGTCATTTTAGACGCTAATTTTTCAGCAGCTGCTGGATTAACAGCGTAAAGATATCCTTGTTGTGCTTTAGAAGCGAAATCTTCACTAATCTCAGTATCGTCACCAGAATTTAATAATGTTTTTTCTTCACCATCAGGATACTCAAATTTTGTTACAGGGTCTCCATCTTTGTCAACCTCTATTTCATCTGCTTTTTCCTCTTCAGGTATTTCTAATTTTAATGCGTCTAACTCTTCTTGTTTTGCACTGATTAAATCTTCATAAGCTTGTTTAGTTTTTTCTGTAGTATCTTGTTCAAATAATATTTTTTTACCTAATACGTTTAATTGTTTGTCTGAAAACAAAGATAGGGTCCTATGTGTGAACCCTTCATTTATTAACTTTGTTATTAATTTTTTTCTATTTTTTGGCATTTTCAAAAAGTTTATCAAATTTTAATATTATATCTCTAGAATATAATTTATCTTTAACATTCTCTAGCTCGTCACCGTAGTGGAAGACTAGTCTTTCTTCGTTATCGTTTTCATACTCACCATCATAACTTTCCCAACCTAAAGCTACAACATTGTCTAAAGCATGTTCCATTCCAAAGTAGTCAGAGTTCTGAACTAAATCTAATTTTAGACTTGTTCCTTCTAAAATCCCAACTTTTTTTATATACACCATTTCTGGTGGTCCTGGTTTTCCGTGTGCTGGACTAGAATCCCAATCTTCACCCCATAATTCATCTGAGTTTTGGCCAAATATAAATTCGTAAATATTTTCTTGTTTATAATTAGGGCCTAATTCATTAATGAATATAAGTTTCATTACTTTATACTACCTTCTCTCGTAATAAATATATTTTTGTTATCTGACAATATAGCTATATCACCCCTTTTAGTTACCCCTTTAAGTTTAGAATATTTATTTTCGTTTAAATATTTTTTAACACCTAACTCTTGTTCAACAGTTTTAGATAACTTTTTTATAGTTTCGTTAGTTTGGTTTTTTCCAATTTTTTCTTTTATGTACTGTTGTGGTGTTTGTTTTGTAACATAAGATTCTAATAGCTTTGATACTCTATTTTTTAAGGATTTCATCGCTACACCTTCTTTTACAGCTGCTTTTCCTCCGTCTTTTGCTTTATATGTCTTTATAATATGTTTAAGAGCTTTTAAGATAACCCCACCTGGGAACACTAACGCAGCTGCTTCAATCATTTTAATTTGTGCGGCAGTGAATTTTTGTATTGCTTTTTCATCTTTAGCTTTTTTTATTAGTTTAGCTAACTCTGGTTTTACAAATGGTAACATTGGTAGTACTGGGGCCAGCAGAAATTGTTCTTTAAGAGGTAGTTTTGTACCTTTCGTAAGAGTTTTCCCTACGAATCTGAGTGCTTTTTTACCTTTTTTAGATTTTAATGAGTCAACTGCTTTTAATATTGCTGTAATCCCGACAAATATAGGTCCTGATGGAAATGCGGCTAGACCTGCCGTTAGTAGGGCTATCTCTGTCTTAGTTAGTGTGGATGCATCTTTCTCACCTTTAGCAATTGCGTCTTTGAGTTTCTTACTAATAAATTCTAACATCTTCTTAGCCATCTTATGTTGTTCTGACATAATATTTTTACGTCTTCTCCTTGATTCTGGTAACATTACGTCCATATCAAATTCTTCACCTTCACCTTCATCCTCAAGACCTTCCATGTCTTCAGTATCATCTATTGCTAACTCATCGTCATCTATAGCTAATTCTTCATCACCTAGTTCTTCATCACCGTATGCAGTTTCGTCTTCTTCGAATCTTGATAATATATCTTCTCTGTCTTCGTCATCTAACACATCTAAATCTACAGCGGATATAACTGAATTTATAACATACTTTATATCTGCACTTCCTATCTCTTCTCCAGCGTCTCTAAGTTTTTGACCTAATTTACCGGTAAGTTTTTGAATTGGTTTCATAAACCCTTCCATTTCTTCTTCCTCCTCACCTTCTTCATCATCCATCGCTAACTCTTCATCATCCATCGCTAACTCTTCATCATCCATCGCTAACTCTTCATCATCACCTAAATCAAAATCCTCTTCACCACCAATTTCGTCAGTTGTAACATCTACTTCAGCTTCAGGTGTTTTTAAAACAAATTTGTTTTCTTCACTAGCTTGTTCAAATATTGGGTCTGATTCACCATTATTAAATTCTTCATTTATTGGTTTAAAAATTAAATTCATTCTTTTTAATGCTGAACTATAACTTCTAAATCTATTTCTTTTTTTGTTGTGTAGTCCATCAAGATAATCTAACTCCGATTCATTAATCCCTCTTTTTAGGTAGTATCCATCTTTTTCTTGAATAATAGCGTACGTGTTTCCATCACTAGCTTTTTTACTAAACGATAACGTTTTAGTGTGGTAAGAATCATTTTTCTTTGTCTCACCATAGGTCGCGATTTCCATAATTCTCTTAATCTTATCTTGACCTGTTAATTTTTCACTTCCGATTGGTTTTAATCCCATTTTAATTTCTTTTTTTTATAAATTATTATTTTAACTATTTAATCCTTCACCTCCTATTATTGTTGGGGCGTACATTTGTGCCCCAGAATATGTTACTGATGATGGTGCTGTCGTACCTGACATTGTTGAATCACATGAGCAGTCGTAACAAAGAAATATTGCTTCTGCATGTGCCGTATCTAGTAGACGTGGTTCAATTATTAAATCTAATTTCGTCCCTATTGTTGCCATAGGTATCACAACACCTTTATACGTAAATGTAGCGGCTGCACCAATTGATAACACTGAAGTACACATATAATTTGCGTATGTTGTTGCTTTTCCAGTATTTAATGTACCTCCAGCAATAGGTGTTGTTGGTATTGAACTTCCTCCATAGTTTCCTGCCATAACTAAATATTCTTTTGTTATAAATAGTCCTAACTATCAGAAACGGAAGTTTCTAATGTAAGACTTTTATCTATTAATTTATTTTTTAAATCGTTTAATTTGCCTAAATAACCATTTCTTCTTAAAAATTTAAAACTTAGGTTCTCATAAGAGTATTCTCCTTTATCTTTAAGACCTGTACCTCTATATTTTTTTAGCTTCTTTTTTACTTCGTTAATAGCGGACATTAGAGATTCCTCATCCATCCTTTCTATATTGTCTTCAATGTTATCAATAGCTTCAATCCATTGTTTAGATTTACTTAAAATTTTATGAGAATCTAATACAACATTTTCTAACTCAGGCTCTACAATCCATTCGTCAAACATAACTGAATACACACCACTAGCAAAATGTGGTTCATCCATATCTTGTACATAAATTTCTACTTCAAATCCCTTAACTTCTATGTCTCGTAAAGAATTCCAAATAATTCTACGACTATCTAAATATTTTTTTAGTAAGGAATCCTTGTCACCACCAAAATCCAATAATAAATGTAAATCAACATCTGAGAAGTTAGACCAATTAAAGTTAGATAATGAACCTGTGAGAGTTATGTTTTCAATATCCATATCCACATCAACAAAATTACTAAAATCTTCTACTATTGCCAATAAAGAATCCCTAATTTCTGGTTTCATCTTATAACTTCCGTCATCTAAAAACCAAATATCAGGGTTTAATTCATCATGCACTTGAAAGCTGTTCAGGATATTTTTTGAGTTGTTTGCCATATTAATAAATATATGGACTTTATTACTATACCAATTTTTTATATTTGTAAGTTCTAGATATATTTTTAGAAAAATATTTACCTTGGCTTTCAGCCATTCTCATTTTAGTAAAAATAGCTATGGGCACTTTTTCATAAATGTATGACCCTCCTTTTGCAAACTCCACAATCAATTCATTTGTTTCTGTATTATATTTAGTTTTACCTAAATTTGTAGAATTATATTCATTTATTATAAATTTGCCTTCTATTTTTTCTGATTTTATTGCCATTATTGTTGTGTTGCTTGTTGTGGTATTGGGTGTGGTGGTGGTGTTACATTAGGTGTTGCTGATGCATTTACCTGTTGTTGTAAAGTTTGTAATGTTTGGTTTGTTTGATTTAGTAATAATGTTATATTCTTAACAGCATTATTTACTTGGTCTATCCTTTCTTCAAACCCTAGTCGTTTCATTGGGTGTTCAGCGAAATGTTTAACTCTAGCAATTAGTTCCTCTGCGGTTCTAAAGTCTCTATTTGGCATCCATATTTCTTCTTGGTAAACAATTGTTGGTGTCATACCTAACCCAGTAATTCTAATTATTTCGTTCCAATCACCTATATGTTCAGAAGTAATTATTTCTTCATATTCTATTTCTGCTTTTGTTAACTCAGTTTTTATTTTATTACAGTAATGACATGTCGGGTTTGTATATATTTTCATTTTCATAATCTTTTTTTTTTAATATTACTAATTTATAAAGTGAATGGGAAGGTATTCCCTCCCCAAACACATATTATTTTTACTTAACTTCTTCAAATTCCACATCTGTAGAATCCTGGGGGTCATTCTCCGTAGTATCGTCATTAGATTCTTCGGTTTGCTGGTATAACTTTGTACTAATTTCTTGCCATACACTATTTAATTTTTCTGACAAGTCTTCAATGCCTTCCATGTCTTCTGCCTCAATAACTTCTTTAAGTTCTTTAATGGTATTTTCTAATCTAGATTTATCTGTTTCCTCTAACTTATCCCCAAAATCTTCCATTTGTTTTTCTGTTTGAAATATTAGTGCGTCAACCTCATTTAATTTATTAATTTTTTCTAGTTTTTCGTTGTCGGTTTTAGCGTTTGCTTCAGCCTCTTTTTTCATTCTTTCAACTTCTTCATCTGATAAACTACTTCCAGACTCAATTTTAATATTTTGAGACTTACCAGTTCCTTTATCGACCGCTTTAACATCAATAATACCGTTTGCGTCAATATCAAAAGTAACCTCAATCTGTGGTATCCCTCTGTGTGCTGGTGGTATGTCGGTTAGTTGAAATCTACCTAATGTTCTATTGTCTCCAGCCATTGGTCTTTCCCCTTGTAGTACGTGAATATCTACTGCTGGTTGATTATCTACCGCTGTAGAAAATACTTGACTTTTGGATGTTGGTATTGTTGTGTTAGCGTCTATTAGTTTAGTCATTACAGCTCCCATAGTTTCAATACCTAAGGAAAGTGGTGTTACGTCCAATAATAGCACATCATTTACATCACCAGCTAATACCCCTCCTTGAATTGCTGCTCCCATAGCTACCACTTCATCAGGATTTACTCCTTTTGATGGGTCTTTTCCAAATAATTTTTTAACGGCCTCTTGTACCGCTGGAATCCTAGTAGAACCACCAACCAATAAAATCTCATCTATGTCACTAATCTTTAATCCAGAATCTTTTAAAGCTTTTCTACATGGTGTTAAACTTCTCTTAACTAAATTACTAACCATTGACTCAAATTTTGCTCTGGATAACGTGCGTACTAAATGTTTAGGTCCTGTACTATCTGCGGTAATATACGGTAAATTAATTTCTGTTGTTGTAGAGTTTGATAATTCTACTTTTGCTTTTTCAGCTGACTCTCTTAACCTTTGTAGTGCTGATGGGTCTTTAGTTAGGTCCATACCGTTCTCAGTTTTAAACTCGTCAACTAACCAGTCTATAATTTTTTCGTCAAAATTATCTCCACCTAGGTGAGTATCACCATTAGTAGATTTTACTTCAAATACTCCATCTCCAAGTTCTAAGATTGAAACGTCAAATGTACCACCTCCAAGGTCATAAACGGCAACAGTCATATCTTTATCTTTCTTATCCATTCCATAAGCAAGGGCTGCAGCAGTAGGTTCATTAATAATCCTAAGAACTTTTAATCCAGCTATTTCTCCCGCTTCTTTTGTTGCATTTCTTTGTTCGTCATTAAAATAAGCCGGTACAGTTATAACCGCTTCTGTTACTTTTTCACCCAAATAATCTTCAGCTGTCTTTTTTAAATTTTGTAATACCACAGCGGAAATTTCTTGTGGTACATAAGTTTTATCACCAACCTTTATAGTTACAACATCTTTTTTTCCTTTAAGTACTGAGTAAGGCATTTTTTTTAACTCCTTACTTATTTCACTAAACTTACTACCTATAAATCTTTTTACTGAATATATAGTATTTGTAGGGTTTGTTACAGATTGTCTTTTAGCTGGGTCACCTACACTTCTATCCCCGTCTTTAAACGATACTATAGAAGGTGTTGTTCTTCTTCCTTCTGAGTTTACGATTATTTCTGGGTTTCCACCCTCTATTACTGAAACACACGAATTCGTTGTTCCTAAATCAATTCCAATTACTTTTGCCATTTTTAATTTTATTTTTAAATTATTGTCTCTTTAAGTATAAGACATTTATTGTTATTTGTCACCCCCATATAAAAAAAATTTATATTGTTTTGTTGGTTAACATATTTTTATTACTTTTGTAGTACAAATAGTATACCGTTGGTGTACTTTTAAGTAAAGTGTGTCATAATGTCAATAGTTGGTGACAGTTTGTCAGTTATTGATATTTGTAACTTTTTATATTAACTTTAAATAAAAAAATATATGATAGAATTTAGAGATTCAGATGCAGACGTAGAGGATTTAGGTGGTCCTGGGCAACCGGGTAAAGAATTGCCTAATAGTAGTACCCCTATTTTAGATAATTTTTCTAGGGATTTAACTTCCTTAGCTATTGAAGGTAAGTTGGACCCAGTGATAGGAAGAACGGAGGAGGTTAAACGTTTAGTTCAGATTCTTTCGAGAAGAAAGAAGAACAACCCTGTTCTTATTGGAGAACCTGGTGTTGGTAAGACTTCTGTTGTAGAGATGTTAGCTACCATAATTAATTCTGGTAAGTGTCCACGTACTTTATTGGGTAAACGCATTATTTTATTAGAATTATCATCTTTAGTGGCTGGAACTAAATATAGGGGTCAGTTTGAGGAGAGAATGAAAGCTATAATAGATGAGTTACGAGATAATAAAGATGTTATTATTTTTATAGATGAGATACACACAGTTATTGGTACTGGTAATTCATCTGGTAATTTAGATGCTGCAAATATCTTTAAACCTCCTTTGGCGAGGGGTGAAGTTCAATGTATTGGTGCTACCACATTAGATGAATATAGAGAAAAAATAGAAAAAGACGGAGCTTTAGAAAGAAGGTTTCAAAAAGTTATTATAGAACCACCTTCGGTTATAGACACAATAGAAATATTAAACAACATAAAATATGTTTATGAAAATCATCATAATGTTAGTTATTCAGAAGAGGTAGTAAATTTATGTGTTAGATTAGCGGAAAGATATATTACAGATAGAGCTTTTCCAGATAAAGCTATTGATATACTGGATGAGGTTGGAGCTACTGTCCAAATAGAGGTTAAAACCCCCAAATCTATAACAAAACTTAAATCGGAAATAGAAAGTGTAAAACAAGAAAAGATTAATGTTGTTAAATCACAGATGTATGAGAAAGCTGCTGACCTAAGGGATGTAGAAAAGAAATTAAAAGATAAGTTATGTAGTGTAACCAATAAATGGGAAGAAAAACAATCTGACAATAAGATTGCCATAACTATTTATGATGTTATGTCTGTAGTATCTAGAATAACTAGAATACCTTTAAATAGGATGGACCATGGTGAAATAAAGAATTTATTAAATTTAGATAAACAATTAAAGAAGTCTGTAATTGGTCAAGATAAAGCAATTGAAACTATAGTTAAGTCTATAAGACGAAATTCTGTCGGTATAAAAGAGTTAAATAAGCCTGTTGGTTCTTTTATTTGTCTAGGTCCTACTGGGGTTGGAAAGACCCATATTGCTAAAAAATTAGCTGAATTAATGTTTGGTTCTGAAGAATCTTTAATCCGTGTTGATATGTCCGAATTTCAAGAAAAACATTCACTTTCTAGACTTATAGGTTCTCCTCCTGGTTATGTTGGTTATAGTGAAGGTGGCCAATTTACAGAAAAAGTAAGACAGAAGCCTTATTCCTTAATATTATTTGACGAGATAGAGAAGGGGCATAAAGATATATTTAATGTTCTATTACAGATATTAGATGATGGTTATGTTACCGACGCTTCAGGGAGGAAAATTAATTTTAGAAATACTCTAATTATGATGACATCTAATATAGGAGTTAGACAATCTCAGGACTTCGGCACTGGTTTAGGGTTTGCAACTAAAGCAACTCAGCAGACAGATAAAGAACGTGTTAGAACAATTATTTCTAAATCATTAAAGGATACTTTTAATCCAGAATTTTTAAATCGTTTAGATGATGTTATATTTTTTGAGTCCTTAGAGGGTGATAGTATTAAAAAAATAGTAAGATTAGAATTATCACACTTATTAGATAGGTTAAGGGAAAAGAAATATAATATTAAATTTGGCCCTAGTGTGGTAGACCATATTAGTAAGATTGGTTATGACCCCAAATTTGGGGCTAGACCATTAAAAAGAGCTATACAATCTGAGGTTGAAGATTACATCTCTGAAGAAATTTTAAGGGGCACTATAGTTGAGGATATGTCCTATTCTATTGGTTATAACAAATCTACTGAGAAGTTTAAACTGACAGAAAAAGGTAGATAGGGTGATATTTATTGCCAATGAAACTAATAATAACACAAAGACAATCTAACCTACTAATAAAGGAGGCTATGGGGGTACCCAAACCTATCGAATTCTGGGTTGACTCTTTATCTTCTTTAATTAGAGATGGTTTATTAATGATGGTGTCTTCTGATAATACTTCTGAATACTTTGATGGTGAAGATGTTCAAGAAAAGGTAACTTCTTTGGGTTGGAATACTTCTAGTGAAGACTTTATAAAATTTCCTCTTGCCGAACCAAAACTAAAATTAGACTTAGTTATTGTGCCAGATGAAGACATTAAAATTGGTGATGATTATATAAATAATGCGTCCTTTGATACTGCCGATATGGATATCAGGGATGCTACCTTTGACGATGGAACCACAAGACCTTTATTGGTTGGTGGTACCATAACCATAGAAATATCAATCCCACAATCTTCTTACGATAGTGCGACATTTGTTGAGTTATTTGATACTGAAATTAAACCTTATGTGGAATCGGTCTTATTTCACGAACTAACCCACGTATATGAATTCTACAATAGGTTATTAACCTCGTCTTTGGACCCTAGTTTTGAGAATATTAGTAGTGCTTCTTCTATGGTTAATAAAATGGGTTTAGTAGATGATTGGGACGAATTGATGTTTTTAATTTATCTGCACCTATCTTTTGAGTTGAATGCTAGGGTGTCTGAGGTTTATGGTTTAATTAGAAATAAGAATATTCGGTCTAAGAAAGAGTTCTTAGATTTTTTAAAGACTTCTAGGGCTTTTTCTTACGCTAAAAGGTTAAGAAACTTCAACTCAGAAACTTACTATAATGATTTTGAGGTTCCTCAAGATAACATAGATAGGGTTAGGCAGTATGATGGTAAAGAAACCCCAATAGAAGAAATAAAAGAAATAGTTATGCAACAACTGGTTGATAATTGGGTTGTGTCGTATAAGCAACTATTAGATGATTTTTCCGATGATGAGACTTTGTCGGTTCCAACCCTACCTTCTAAAGCAACTTCTTCACCTAAAAACTTTTTAAAATTTTGGCAAAAAAGATTTAATAGAGCTGGTGAAGACTCAATAAGAAAAATTTCAAAACTATATTCGTTACTTTAATATTTTTTTTATATCTTTGTATTATACAATAAAAAAAATTAAATATGGAAGGATACATTTATTTAGGAGAACATTATGATGTTCTTAATCGAGAAATAGGTATTTCTGATAAAAAAATAGGCTTGTCTATAGACCCTATTAGTAGAGAAAACTCTTTAACTAAAACTAAATCCCCTATTAGATATAGAATTGTTGCTGTTTATAAAGTAGATAATATGCGAAGAGTTGAAAAAATGTTACATAGTATCTTAGACAGTAGGAGGGTTTTTGGTGAGTGGTTTAAAGATGATGACGATACTTTAGAAGGCGACTTTATTAACTTTATGAACGCATACGGGGCGGAAGTTTATAATATACAAGAAATTAAAGAAGAAAATATTTTATTAAAAGAAGATACCAGATTATTAGAAGTTGTTAAAAAACATGGAGCTCCCCTTAATTTAGTTAGAAAATATCTAGGAATAGAATATGATGTTTTACTAGATAAGAATGGTCTTCTACATTTTAATGGTGATGTTTTTGATACCCCAAATAAACTTTACAACAATGGTATTGTCTTTCACGTTAAAAAGAAACGAGGTGGAAGTGGTACTAACAACTTATCTCAATTTAAAATCAAAGAAACTGGCGAAAGATTAGTAGATTAACTTGGTGGTGTCATTTATTTTTCTTATCTTTGTAGTATGAATTTAGAAAAAACACGAAATATGGCACTTAAACTAATGAGACAACACGGTCTTATTAGTTATACTTTTAAATGGGATAGAGCGGTAAGAAGATTTGGTTCCCATAATGGAGGAAGCTGCACTATTTCTCTTTCTAGACCTTTAACTTTACACGAAACTAACGAGTGTAGAGTTAAAAATACTATTTTACATGAAATCGCACACGCTTTAGACCACCAACAACGTGGTTATTCTAATCACGATGCTAACTGGAAAAGAATTGCAAGGTCTATTGGGTGTAATGGTGAAAGATGTAGTAGTAGTTCAGGTGTAGATAAATCTAAAATATTAAAATGGGTGGCTACTTGTCCTAGTTGTGAAAGAAAAGTTTACTACGCAAGACAAAAAGCAAAAGATGTAGCTTGTGGTAAATGTTGTAAAAAACATAATAATAACAAGTATACCCCTGAGTATAAATTTAATTGGAAATTAAATAGAAATGTCGTAAAATATATATAATGGAAAAATTACAATATAAAATAAAAAACGGACCAAGAGTAGAGTCTCTCAATCAATTTGAGTTGTCTGATGGTACCATAGTAGCAATCTTTCAAGGTTTTAGGGGTGAAAACCCTGACTTAGACTTTATTGTGAAATATAAAGAACCTGGGAAAAGATTAAGAACTCCGTCACATACTCATTGGATTGTTGATTTAATAGTTAAGGGTGAAATTAATAGACCTAGTACATTAGATTTAGTTAAAGAACTAATAGAAGTTTATGATGCTATTGACCCATTTCAGACTGTAGAAGAAAGGGATAATTATGAATTGGTATACGCTAGTGAGATAGCTAGAGATTTTTCATGGTTAGATGGAACCGGTTCTTTATCATTAGAATTAATAGGTACTTTAGTAGAATTATTCTCTAAATGTGAAAAACAAACAACCGGTGCATTTATGTTTAAAAGTATGTTAACCTTATCAAAAGATTATCTGGAAGGCAAAAAAGATTATTATCAAATAATAGGAACCTCAAAAAGAGTTTAATATGATTAAAGAAAAATTAAAAGAATTATTGGCTATCCCAACTAAGACCTGGGAAGAGGACCGACTTATATCTTATTTAATAGAACATTTTGAGGCTCGTGGGTATCATTACGAATTAGATGAGATGGGTAACTTATATGTAACTAAAGGCATTTCCGAATACTATCCTTTAGTTTTAGCTCATACTGATAGTGTGCACGATATTAAAGAAATGGTAGTAAAAGAAGAATACCTACCTAATTCACAGGGGGATAAAAAACTAGCCCTCAAAGCTTATACTAAAGACGGTAATCTCCCTACTGGTATAGGAGGTGACGATAAAGCAGGCGTATTTATTTGTTTACAACTTTTAGAACGGTTTAATGTTATTAAAGGGTTTTTCCCAGTCGCAGAAGAAACCGGATGTCATGGTAGTAGAGGAGCAAAAGAATCATTCTTTAATAATGTAGGTTATGCTATCCAGTTTGATTCTACCGAAAATGATACTATGTCACTCTCACTTATGGGTACGCAGTTATTTGAACAGGATTCTGAATTTTTTAATAAAGCTAAGAGTTTAATATTAGAACACGGTTTTACTGAGTGGAAACATCATCCGTACACCGACACAATGGTGTTAAAAGAAAGATTTAATTTTGCTTGTTTAAATTTTGCTGCGGGATATTACAACTATCACTCAGATAACGAATATGTAATTGTTGAAGATGTGTTGAACTCTATACTTTTAGGTGAGAGTGTGATAAAAAAATTAGGTAATAACTTTTACGAATTTAGGGTATCTAAAAAAGATTCTTTTGATTGGTTTGATTAGTAGTCTTCGTGAGGTGTAACATCAAAAAATGTTTTTGAACTTTTATAATTATCTAACTTTAACCCATGTTTTTCTTCTGATTTAACAACATTATTTATCCATTCTGAGACAGGTTTATAGATAAACGTACCGGAATCACCAAATATTTGTTCGAAATCCTCATATTCAACCGTACCCTTTTCTGGGTTACTTTTGAAGTCTATTTCTGGGTATAATCCTAGTTTTTCCACATCTTGTATCATATCCGCGATTGTAGACGATAACCAATGACTAACATAATTAAATCCTTTAGCTTCTCTTAATCTTTTTACTAGGGTTTCCCTCCACTCTTTATCTAAATAATTCAATAAATAAAAATCTTTAGTTTCTTTTCGTTTTTCTGGAGTTAGAACTAAGGTTTGTTCTTCCATTGGTAATTTTCTACTTATGTCCTCTAGCCTATTAAGTGCTTCTGGATTCCAGCTAGAATCTTTATTAACAAAATGTAACATTATAGCAGTTTTTTTATCCACATCCAATATTTCACTTATATTAGTTATTTCTATAAGAACCTCATCATCCGAATTTTCTACTATTCTACCTACCTTATCTAATATTCTACTTAATTTACCCATACTTATTTTATTATAAATATTTTGTTTTATATAATAATTTACCTATATTTGTACTATATATAAATAAATATTATGCCTAAATCAAGAAATAGAAAAAATCACAGTAAAAAAGTTTTAGCGAGAAACTTAAGGTTAAAACAACAACAAAATTCCATGAATAAACAAATGGAGTTGATGAAAGAAGAATATATAAAAAAAATGGCTGAAAAAGCTAAAGAAAAAGAAACCGATGCTGGGGAAGTACCTTTGACATTGGGTTAGAATACGGGGGTGACTGGAATTGATTGGCGTCAGTCGATTAATGTCAGCACGTCGAGCCTGAATTAAGCTCGTAAAATCTGATTCATTTTTTTAACTGGCAAAACAATTGCTAAGTTGGCGACTTTAGGACTTGTCCGTGAGGGGTCAACAGTGGCTATCGCGTAACTAAGTTACGATATAGCTCCGTTTTCGTTAAAGTCTCTTAAGATTTGTAACTTTATATATGAAAACGTCATTTAGACAAATCGACCCCACCCTCTACTGTTTGGGTGGTAAAATATAAGATGGTCTAGGTTACTTTGAGGGTTGTTTATTCTGTAAAAGTAACTGAATAGTTAGAATAAACTAAACGTGTAGGATAGATGTTAGTAGAAGATGAACAAGACGGGGGTTCGATACCCCCCACCTCCACCAAAAAGAAAAGGACCTAACGGTCCTTTTTTTATTTTAATAGTTTTCCTAAACCAATAACCTTGGTTTCTAGTAATGTTCCCAAACCAACCGTAGTTATATTTTCTTGTAAAGTTATTTTACCATTACTATCTATGGTGATGTTTTTAACTTCTTTAAATCTATATGACCCTCTATTATTTTCTGTGTTTAGTAAATACTTTCTTAAAACATCAATATGGTTTTCTTGTGTGTAACCACCAGCGTTCTGTGACAATCTAAGATGTATTATAGGTAGTGTTAATTGTAATTTAATATCTCCAAACCTTGGAGATGTTAAAGCTGTCCCTTTAAAAAATCCTAGGTAGTTTCCATTAGGGCTATACATAACTAAGTCACTCTCTTTACTAATATTACCTTCAGAGGCTCTATTTAAAGAGTACCTTCTATAATGTAAGATAGTTAAAGCTTTTGCTAAATCTTTAACTTCATCCGCTGTGGGTCCGTTTGGTGAATAAAATCCTTTTTCAGTACTTATTTTTGTGGTTGGTGGCGACATATTCACTATAGCGGCTATGGCATCCTGATATATAGAATTATATTTCTCTTCAAAAGATTTATAACTACTATTACCTGATTCTATTGCTTGTTTTCCTGTAATACAATTACCCCCACCTGTTTCGTGACAAGTATCCTTAATACAAAAACAAAATTTATTTACTAAGTCTAAAACTTTAACAAATCTACACCCATAATTAACTGTTGCTAATGGGTCATAGGGAGTATCAACATGTAAGGTAACATCCTCTGGTAGTCCTTCGGGATTTACCATACAACCTCTTATTTCTTCAACTGGTGCAACATCACCTTCTTCAATTTCCTCACACTCACACTTACTTTTAACCCATTTGAAGTCTTCTCCATTCGATATTAATGACTCACAATCTTCCTTTCTCTTATTATATTCTTTATCTCCTATTAACTCTTTACACGTTTTCTTTTTTACTACATTATCTTTACATGCTTGTTTTAGTGTTGTTATGTATGAACTAATATTGTGACCATCCCATACACGTCCCGTTACCGCTTTAACTAATGTATTGTAAATTAAACATAGGTCTGCAGCTTTTTCTTCACCCATCTTAGCCTTTTTAACCTTTTCTATTGCTTCATTAAAAGTATCACCTTTATCAAAATAATTACCGTCTTTTTGAATTGTTGCATGGTCACCAATGTCCGTTTTGGGTGCAATAGACTTAATACTCGCGTACGATTTATTAACCGCTTCCCCTTCTGGTGTACAACAACTTAATTCTCCTAACTTTGCTGCCATTATTTTATTTGGTGTTTAGTACATTTATTAGACCTTCATATATGTTTGGGCTTGGGTTCCTTCCTTTTTCTTCTTTTTTATCTTCTTTTTTATCTTCTTCATTCCATTCGTTTATTTGGTCTCTAACAGCACCAAACCCTCCCTCCTGAAACGCTTTCGTAAGGTCTTTTATTATATTTGAGAATTCTAGCTGAATGTCTTTGATTGCTGCACCACTTCTCTTACCTACATCCTCATGGTCAGGGTCTGTCGTAAAATAAACTTCGGGACATTTACCCCCTGTTTTATTACAACATTGTCCTTTGTTAAAGTCTTCAGAAGTTAGTCCGTTTAAAAACTCTTGGAAGTCGTTGGACCACTTATTAGTAGCGTCTCCTTCTGGTTTATAATCATTACACATTGCTAACCTAGATAGATTATCTGTACTAATTAGAGCTTCTGGTTTGTAACGACCATATACTGTTTGACCACGTTCATTTTCTCTTGTTTCTGCGTATTCTGGCCAGAAGTCTGTCAACATTTTTGCTGCTTTATCCAGAGAATCATCGTCCGAGTCCGAACCAACTACCCACGACTTCTCCCCAATCCAATCCAACGCGTCACCTTTATCTGTTGTTACCAGATTTATCAGCAAACCTATTAGTGGGATTTTCTTATTCATTAACCCTAAATCATCTATAAATTTAGTTTTTCCAATTTTATTATAAAAGAAAACTATTTGTGACATTGCTAAAACTGTTGGTGCGGCATCTATAACCGCTTCAATACTCCAGTCATCCACACCAGTTATCCATTTAAGGAATGTGTTTGATTCAAATACCCAAGTATCACTATATCTTGCCATCTCACCTATAAGTTCCTTTCTAAAAGCTTCTCTATCTTTGTTTGGTATTCCAGCTATTGTTTTTTTGCCCGCGTCATCTTCTATCGCATATTTGTTAATTAATTCTGTCATGTCATCAGATTCATCAAAATCTCTAACAACCATATAACCTCTAAGGTAGACATGTAATTTGTCAGCTAGTGCTTCTGCTTCAGAGTCTGATAGTCCACCCAGTTGATAAATAGCGTCTTTATTCCCTTGGAATTTTTTATATAGTTGTTCGGTTGCACCAGCTATTGATTTATTACTAGCTGTCAAGGTCATGAGTGATTGGATAAGTTGGTCTATAAGGACAGCTCCAGTTATCCCTAGTGCTGTATACATGAGCCCTTTTTTTGTTTTTGGGATAATTTTAAGTAAGGTACCTCCAACAGTAAATTTGTCTTTTAACATGTTTCTCAACATTGATATGAGGTCAGTGGTTGCGTTCTTTTCTCCACCTAACAGAGTTCTAAGTGCGGCATCGTCTAGTGTACCATTTTTAGCTGCTCTACGTGTTGCTGCATCAGAGTTTTTCCATATTAATTTAATAATGTTATCTTGTTGGTCGGACCTTGATAGTATCCCTATCAAATCATCAAGAACTTCAGGTGGTATCACTCTGTCTTTTTCAATTGCCCTACCTATAAGAGCTACTAGTTCATCTACCGACCTTGGTAACGTGTGAGTGGACTGACTTGCTAATTCCGTTAATTCTTTTTGTAATGATTTAAGGTTAGTAACTCCATTTGTTGGGTCATCTATCCAAGCCTTAAATACTTTTTGTTTAGTTCCACTAGCACCTGCTGATTTTGTTTTCCATATAAAGGCTTTCAAATCCTTAGTAAAAGTCTCTAACCATGTGGTTGATTTAAGTGTAGTCAAGTCAACTGCTTCTTTTTCTGCCTTTTCAATTGCTTCTCTTTCTGCTTTCTCAATTGCTTCTCTTTCTGCTTTCTCAATTGCTTCTCTTTCTGCTTTCTCAATTGCTTCTCTTTCTGCTTTCTCAATTGCTTCTTTTTCTAACTTTTCCGCAATTTCTTTTTGTACTTTTGCTTCCAAAAGTTTCATTTGTTTGCTGAATGAGGTAGCAAATCCATCTCCATTTTTTAAAAAATATGGCATCCAGGCTAAAAAATCATCTAACTGCTTTCCACTAAGAGACCCATCTGCCACCTTAGTCATTACCTTTTTTATAGTTGCCATGTCATAGAGTTCTCCGTTTCTACCAACTAAAGCTATAATAGTTTCTCCATCAGCAGCAAATTTAACATTAGCTTTTCTTGTCATTCTATCGAATACGTTAGCTACTGCTTGTGAACCTTCCTTTCCTACAAGTTTTATCATCCTGTCTGCTAATGCTTGTGAGATTTCTTTTCCTCCTTTTTTAGTGAATAGTTTTTGGAAAAATTTAACTATATCATCTCTTTGTTCTGTTATTAGGTTATTAGTAGGTTGTTTTAAGCCCATTATTTCGCGGGCTCTTTCTAATTCGTATATAATTTTTTTATTCATAATTGTTTTTTTTACCATAGAGGGTTGGATTTACCTCTACTTGGTTGGTAGCTGTCTGCCCATTTACTATTTATTATTTGGTTTGCGCTGCCTCTGGTTATTCCACTTTCCCAAACACCGACTGATGCTGTACCAGCACCCGCTCCATCATCAGATTCACCTGTTCCTGCCCCATCATCCTGCTCCATAAATTCTTCTGGGGCATAACTATCTTGTGGACCATCACTATAAAAATCATATGCTTGGTCTTCTTTAGAGTAGTTGGTTTCTGGTTCTGTAAACCCTTCTTCATCTAGTTCTGGTTCAGAACCTAAAGCTCCTTTACTAGTAAAGTTATATTCACTTGCACCATCTGTATCCGCGTAACCACCTTGTAAGCCAGACATAATATCTTCATTTAATGGTTCACCATCAAACATTATTTCCTTAACTCTATTTATATTTTCTTGTAACGACTCACGCATATCTATACTATATAAATATAAATACCGAAAAAGGTGGAATAATCCACCTTCAATTTAATAATCTAAAACTCCTTTATTTTGATTAATGTATGTGATTAACCCTTCACTAAGTTGTGATTCATCTACATCATTTTTAATTGTGGTTACTTCCATGTCGTCATCACCATCGTTAAACCATTCTCTTTCATAAAAAAGGTCGCACAATTCTTCTAATTCTTCAAGTGGAATTTCTAACTCATACTCATCACAGATATCCTCATAACATAAGTTAAATTCTACAAAAATTGTTCCTCTGTCCTTATATATAGAATAAGAATGTATTTCTTCAATTACCATAATATCTTTTTTAGTTTAAATATATGGTATTAAAGTAAAGTGCTAAAGTCTACGGGATTTTAACCAAAATATTTCTCTTCCGGCTCTAGTTTCTAACGCTCTTAATTTTTGTTTAGACTTTTTCATATCTAAGTCTTTGTTGGTGTCTAAATCCAGCATTTGATATTCGTTAAATTCTAATATGTCCGCAAGTAATTCTTCAGTATATTGTACTCTGTCTTGTAATTGTTCTATTTGGTCTTGTTGTAAGCCCATAATCTCTTCTGGTGATAAGAGTTGTTCTAACTCGTCCTCAATACCACTGATATCATCTTCAGCGTCATAAACCTCCTCCCCTTCATCATTAATCATATTAGCTCTATCTAAAACTCTAAGAACCTCATCTTCACCGGTCTCTTGTTCTAGTATGTTCTTAAGCACACCATCTAATTGTTCTTCGGAAATTTTAATTCTTTTCATCTTTGTTTTTATTATAAATATAACCTAATATTTATTTGTCAATTAAATTATTTTTATTATCTTTGTAATATGAAAGAAAAACTTAAAACACATAAATTAGTGGGAATATCCGATGATAATCAGGAGAGACTTGTTAAAGCTGGTAAATTAGTGCAAAAAGGTTTAGCACAGAGAGCTTACTGGAGTATGGACAAATCATACTACTGGGTTAAACGAGGAAATAAAATATAATATTATGACAAGTAATCAAGAAGATACCATGTATACCATCCACACCCAAGTGGAAGAATTAAATATATCTAAAGAATTTCATATTCAGGTAGAAAAAATGTGTACCCAAGATAAACATAAATGGAAAGATATGTGTGAGAAATGGGAGTACGCATTTAATAAAATTAAAAATAAAGCAAAATAAAAACCTTGGCCGTCACCAAGGTTTTTTTTTGCAACACATAAGTTATCTAAAATCCGTTATTAGTTTCCATTTTTTGGTTGCGGGAAAAAACTTTCACTAATTGCAACCGTTTCAAATTACTTATCCTGTTATCCTGCTTTTTAGAATCTGTATGATAAACCAAGATTGAAAGTGCCCTCTCTTTCTTCGTTTTCATCTTCTTTTAATCCCATACTATAGTTTGGTTCAACATTAAGACCTTTCCACACATTGAAAGAATATCCGATTCCAACAGTTAAGTTGTCCATCATATCTTCTTGTGGTGCTTGTAAAGAAACATACGCATTGTTTTTCAAATTGTATCTTCCCCAGATGTCATAAATAGTTTCACCGTCTACGTCTTCACCATTTTGAATCAAGCCTACAGTCCATGTGTCGTTAACAGCGTAACCAAAACCAACGTTTTGAGTTAACTTGTCCATAGTTTCTTCTTGGTCTCCATCATAAGTTGTTACGACCGTAAAGTTCTGAGCTGAAGCAAATAATGTTGCGAATGCTATAGCGGATGTTAAAATTAATTTTTTCATTTAAATATTATTTTTTTTAACTTTTATATTTCTGATTTTTTTATATAGATGCTCAAAAATAAACATCTTCTTTTTACTGTTATGTTATTTCTTAACAAAGAATGAAGAAAGTAATACTAACACTACTAATCCTACGAATCCACCATTACCTAATGATGTGATAAGTGCTGTTAAGTTAGCTACTACATCCATTCCGAAAACTGAACCACCTGTTAAGATGTACCATAAGATTGTTACTGGAAGAACTGCCATTAAGACTGTTCCTAATCCCCCAACAAATCCTGTAATTTGTTTAATTACGTTATCCATAATTTTTTCGTTTTTTTAAATGTTTATATCACATAAGTTCCGGTTAACTTAGTGATGGTTGTACCTTTTTAACCCATGTTTTTAAAGGTTCTTACAATACATAGGTTGTTTAATTAAAAAGTCAATAAAAGTTAAAAAATCTGTGTTTTTGGGGTAATATTGGGTATTATAATAGTAATTTGGTTTAGGTATTACGATGTATCGTACTTGATTTTTACGCTTTTTTAGCTTATTTTTAGTAAAAATAGCTTATGAAACTCAAAACATTAAAGGACCAGAACAAAAATTACAACCTATCTATCATAGATTTTATAAAACTTTTAGACCCTAGTAAGAATGGTAAATTTCTTAGAATTTTATTAAATGAATTAAAATTTTACGATAAAGCGGTGACTATATCACAAGGTAGTGTGTGGGAACTAAGTCACCAAGTAGAGGTTACTCGAGGTGTAAATGAAGAGATAATAAACTTACTTATAGAGTGTTTAGGTGGTGTTGATGTTATAAATGATTTAGAGAAATTTGAGGTGTTGTGTGATGAAAATTTGATTTCCGTTAAAGATGTTCAAGAATATAGGTCTTTGGGTGAAATATCTTTGGCGGTTATAGATGCTGAAGAAAAACGGTGTGGTGCTAAACCTAGAAAGGAAATTGTTTTAGAAAATTCCAATTATTTAATACTTAAACCTCTTAATGTATTTGCTTCTAGAAAGTATGGGTCTTCTACAAAGTGGTGTACTTCTAGTAAAGAACCTAAAACTTTTTATGAGTACTCAACTAATGGTGTCTTACTTTATATTATATCAAAACAAAATAATGTAAAATGGGCTGTATATTATGATATAAAAGCTAAAGAATTATCGTGGTGGGATTCTAAAGATGTTCTTACGGATGGTTATCTAGTAGATTTACCAGAAGAACTAAAAAAAGATATATTACAATATATTTTAAATGAAAATAAATCAAATAGCTATTATTTTGATGAGGAAACTAGATTACTTTCTGAACAAGTCTTTGTTGGTGTTGTTGATGTGGATGGCGACTATCAAGAGGTTTTAGCTACACCAGAACCATTTACTGGTATATGGCGTAATGGCACTAATGGTCCTACCTGGAATCCTAATTACACCACTACAAATGATAAGATTGATGGGTTGGTTAATAAAACATTGGAGTATTACTATACTATAAATGCTTTAAAGAAGGGTGGGGAAGAGATGTAGTTATATTAACTAATGTAATATTTTAATTTTTCTTCGTATAAGTATCCTGGTTGTACTCCCTGCATAGATTCTTGCACTTCACCATTTTTGATTATCGTTACGTTTGGAATCCCTCTTATACCATATCTTGCGGCTAATGATTGCATTTTATCAACATTAACTTTTAATATGTTATTTGGGTATTGTTCTTTTAATTTATCTATTGTTGGTGTTAACATCCTACATGGCCCACACCATGGAGCCCAGAAATCTACTAACACAACTTCTTCACTTTTTAGTTTTTGGTCAAAAACCTGTTCACTAATTATATCCATTTGTTTTATTTTATATTAAAAATACTTATTTTATTCATATAATAAATAGTCATAATATTTTGTTATGTCAACCCATTTAGTTATCTTTGTACTGTAAATAACTCTTATGATTGTAACAACAAAGATAGATTTTACGTATATAATAATACCAACTAAATGTATGGTCTAACAAATAAAATTAAATGAAAAAATTAACCACAATATTATTATTACTCCTTTCCATAATTTCTTATGGACAAAATAATGTAGATATGCAAGCGTTTAATAAAATAAATGAATATCGTATATCCAATGGGGTGTCTGCTATTGTCCTTGACAGTACTATATGGAAAGGGGTGAATTATCATAGTAACTATCTAATAGATAATGGTTATCCGTATAATTACCCATTAGATAATCCTCATGATGAACTGATTTTAGCTCGTCCTTCTGACAGATTATTTCAATATAATTTCGTTATGAATGGAGTTATTAGAGAGTGTATTACGGTATTTACCTGTGTTCCGGATATGGAATTAACAACGGATTGGGTTATTAAGAACTTTGATAAGTCCACTCCTCACAAAGAAGCTGTTTTAGACCCTAGGGTAATTAGGGGTGCAATTTCCTTAACTTTTTCTGGTGATTTATGTTATGCTACATTAATTGTAGCAGAATAATATCTATTTAGCAGCTGTTTTAGTAGTAATAGGGATACCACATTTATTTAATGTTAATAGTTTTGTGTTGGCTAAATCCCCTCTTTTCATTTTAATAGTAGGTTGTCCATCATAAACTTCCCCATTATAATTTTCTATAGTAACCCATGGAACATCACTATGACTACCCGAAAACCCTAAATTTAAATTTACATCCCCGTAAAATGCACAAGTATTATTAAAATTCGGAGGGGCAAACCCGGAAGGAGCGGGTGATACACCAAAACAAGGAGGTACTGATTCACCGGCGGACCCTACTTTTTTCATTACGACTAAAGCTTGCATTGAAAGTATTATCTCGTCCTCTGTTTCTGCCATTATTTGTGTAGCTTGTTCTGGGGTAACAGTAAATGTTACAGCTCTACTACCACCAAATTTACCATCATCTATACCGTCCCTATCTCTTGCGGCATATGTTGAAGCTAACATTTGTCTTGGTTTTAGGTCAAACTGATTTCTCCAATCAGGTATTTCTCCAATCATTTTTTCTCCCTCTTCATTAGTAAACTCCATAGGTTCTTGTGGACCATAACGTATTGCCTTTCTTAACATTTTTCCTATGTCACTTTTCTTTAATACATATCCATTCTTGAGTTCAGTTCCAACATCATTTGCTGTTACGTATGCCGCAGGAAGGTCATAATATGGTATGGAATTAGCTGCTTCAGGGGTAAATACATCTAAAGCCCCATTATTTAGGTTTGCTATTCCTAAACTAACACCATTCATTTTAACATCAAAAATTGCTTCATCACAAAAATGATTATGTTGTCCTTTATTGGTATAGTATCCGATAGTACATTTTAGGTGTACTAAGCAGTCTTCTTCAACTTCATAGATTTTTTCAATAAAAGAGAATACTAAAGTGATTATTAAAGCTTGTCCTTTTTTAGGTGCTTTAGAGTCTTCATTGTTATCATCTGTAGCTCCTCCAGTATCAATAATAAAACCTTCTGGATTTGTAGATAATTTACTAACATCTATTTTTTCCTCTTTAAACAATGGTATTATTGCCTCGATAAATCTCTTAGCTCTCCTAGTAGCTAAATCTTTGTTAGCTTCTATATTTTCACTTTTTTCGGTAAAAAAAGTTCCTGGGTATGAGCCTGCTTTTTTTAATTCTAACCATTTTTTCCAATCACCTTTATAACCATCTTTCGCCGCTAATTCTTCCCATCTTTCATCAGTAACCTCCACTAGTTTTTTATTGTCCTCACCTACGAAATCATTTCCTATTTCTGGTATCATAGGTTTCCTCCAGTAATTACTTGCTCCCGCTTTAACGTCAATAGAGTCTAACTGTAATTTACCGGCTTTTAGTAGGGCTGCGTGTTGGGTGTTACTATTAATTTCTTTGATAATACCTGCGACTACAGTGTTTATGAATGGTGAAGGGTCGTCCACACCTGTTGGGTAATTATATTCATACCTTAAGGGTATTTCTATATCTATATCGGAGACTAGTTTTCTTATATAAACCATTTCTTGTTCTCTAATAAGACCCATAATCTCTCTAGCTCTGTTAACCTCAGATAAAATATTCTTTTTCATATATTATAAATAGTAGAAACATTAGTTAAGTTATACCGTATAATATAATACAATTAACTTGGTCGTTTAACTTAAATTTATTATCTTTGTAGTATGAAAAAATTAATCACAGTATTATTATTATTCCTTTCCATATTTTCTTATGGTCAAACTAAGTTAGATTTACTTATTTTCGAAAAAGTGAATAACTATCGTACACAAAATGGTTTATCTCCGTGGGCATGGGATAATAGGGTTTTCGTGGTGGCTGAAAAACACAATAATTATCAACTAAGTGTAAGTGATATTTCACATGACGAATTAGTTGATGTTGTAGGTCATGAAGAAATTAATAGGTTAGCTCATCGTTTTGACGCTATTTTTACTAATTGGTTACGTTGTGGGGAAAATATTGCTGTTGTAAACACATCTGATATGACATTAGAAAAAATTGCTAATACAACATTAGAAATGTGGATTGATTCCCCACCGCATAATAAAATACTTTTGTCTGCAACTAAATATTGTGGTGGAGCTATAAGCTCTCACCACAGTACAACCTGGTCACGTTCTAAATATGCTTCTCACAATAGTTGGGTGTACGTTACCTTAAATTTGTATGGTGGTTCTATATATAACTAATATATCTCGAAACATTAGTTAGATTATATCGTATAATATAATACAATTAACTTGGTCGTTTAACTTAAATTCCTTACCTTTACATTATGAAAAAATTACTCACAGTCTTATTAACTATTTTAACTTTCTGTTCATACGGACAACAACGTATTGTAGAAGCAGAAAAAATCATTTTTAGAATGGTAAACGAATATAGAGTGTCTCAAGGGTTAGACGCTGTTGTATGGTCTGAAGACGCGTATAATGCAGCGTATCACCACTCATCTTATATGTCTAATAAAGGTGTCCCTTATGCACACACTGAAACTGTTGATGTGGATGGTCATGAGGAGATAAGTAACCCTCAGATGAGAATAGCGAAGTATTGTAGCCCTTCTTCTTGGGGTACGGAATGTATGGCGGGTCTTCCTTTATTATCGTGGACCGTAGAACCTTGGGATTTAGAGAAAGCGTGTCGTACAGTAGTAAATAATTGGATTAATTCTCCCGGACACAAAAAAGCTATATTATATGATAAAGAAGGTAACGGTAACCTTAGTATTGGAGCTGTGAGCGTAATTAAGTTAAATTATTGTGAGAGTTCAATCCCGGTATTAGTCTTGGTGAACAAATAAACCCCTTCCTTTATGCTGGTTTGGTTAGTTGCTGTGAGGCATCCTTACCACATTTAACATTTAATCCCCACGCTGTACCCCCTAATGGAGCTATTACCTGTAACCAAGCAGTATCTGTACCTTCAATTTTATTAAAGGTTATCTCACCATTAGGTCCTATCATACCCTCATCAAAACCTAATGATTCCAGCTCTGCATTAAATTCTTTTGTTCCACCAATATTATTAGAAGCATACTTTCCTCCAGTACGTACATTCCACTCCCACTCCTTCTTAGATATGTTAGCGGATTTTATTAATTGTTCTATTCTGTTTTTATTAACATTTATTTCATTTAGTATAATCTTAAGTTCATTTTCTAAATCTTGTACTACCTTCTTTTTTCTATTCGCGATTTCATTTTCCTTCACTGGTATCTCCTCCTTCATGGCCTCCAATTCATTTTTCTGGTTCTTTAACTGTATCGCTTGTAGTTTTTTCATTGTGATAAAGAACTCTTTAAGGTCATCTTTTTTGAATCCCGTTTGTTTTTTGTTCCTGTTATCCACCAATTTATTATAACCAGTGCTTTTCTGTACTTTCGACTTATTGTCATATGGGTAAAGTTTGAAAAAATTGGTAAACCACTTTTCATCTAGTTCTCCCGCTGCTTTTAAATTATAATAAGCATTGCCAAGGTATTGAGCTCTCTTGTATTCTTCTTGAGTTTCATTGCCTCCATCTCTCTTACGTACCAACTTGTCTGACACATCATCATCTTTATGTACAAACCAGTAAACATTAGGTACGTTTCTGTTAGGGTAATCCAGATAGTGGGTGATATACGAGCCCCATTTCTTGCCATATTTTTTATACTTTGAATCCCCGCCCAGACCTATAGGAATACTAAAACCATACTTTTCTATTTTCTCATTAATCTTTTCTATTGATAACTTTAGGTTTTCCTCTTCCTGCTCTAATTTAGCTGTTATTTTTGCTGCTTGCTCTTCTGTAGTTGAATCTATAATTGCTTGTGCTTCCGCGTTTTCAGTTTCTAACTTTTTCACCTCCTCTTGTGCCTTTTTTAATTTTGGTTTGACTAGGTCTAACTCTTCTTGAGACATTTTTTTAAATAAGTTTGAGACAAACCCTTCCTCCCCAGTATCTGGGTTTGAACTAACGTATTCTTTGTCATCATAAGTTAAAATAAACTTATCGGGAACAGTATACGCGTCAAACTGTAAAGTTATCTTTCCTACTCCAGCTCCTAAAGGTAATTCCATTCCATCACCTGGATATATTTTATACTCAGGACCTTGGGCTTGCCCTCCTTCTTCTGGTTTAAACTTTTTCTTACAAAAAGCTGGTAACGCTTCTAATACTTCTTGAATACCTGTGGCTTTAAAGGAGATGTTCATCTTTTGTGCTTTAGTATAATCATCGTGGTCAGCTCCTTTGTTTCGGTCCCAGGGTACAGTTCCTAAAGTAAGAATGGGTTTTGGGATAGTAACATTATCAATACCAGCCTGGGCTAATGCATTTTCTAAATATGTCTTTACTGCTTCTGTTCGTTTTTCCGCTAACCACATATTTCTTTCTTTTGCGTCTTTAGTCTCCCAGCCAGGCATTCCCATTTCTTTTGCTTTCTCATCTTGGATTGGTACAAGTGAGGCTCCACCTTCTAGTACAATCTCAAATGTTATGCCTTTTAAATCAGGAACACTAAAAAAAGTTACCATTCTTTTTGCTAGGTCTTCGACCGCGTCTAGAGACTTATCTTTTAGTTCATATACTGCCGATGCGAATTTTTGTCCTATATTAATTGGCGGTAACTCGGTTTTTATTATATCAACTATTCTTTGCTTTTTACCGTTTCTAATAACAACATCACCCTTTTGGTCTTGTTGTTCCATAAGAGGTTTTAAACCCATTATTTCACGTACTCTATTAATTTCATTTAAATAGTGACTTTCTTCTACTTTGTATGCTTCATTTATTTCTACGTACTTTCCGTCTTTAACTAGATAAAGTATTTTATTCTTATTATTTCGGTAATATTTACCTTCCTCTGCGTTAGATACACTAGGTGTAGCTCCGAATGGGTTTTCTTTAGTCCCTTTTTCTTCCTCTCCTGTACGTACATTTTCTCCTGCTCCTATTGTGTCATCTTTGTCAGACTCGTCTGAGTCAGACGTGGATTTTACATTGGCCTTATCATACTTTTCTCTTTCCTCCTTGGATTGATTCTTTTTTCTCACTTCGTCACACCACTTCCATATATCCGCTTCGGTTTCTTTATCATATGGATTTTTCGGGTTATCCCCAGGAGTGTACATATGGTTCGCGTCCTTTGCCCATGGACATACTTTATCTCCTCCCCTCAGTGCTAACTGCTCTTGTTTCAATTTAGATAGGGTGCTGCCTAAGTTTTGGTCTAGGTTATATTTCTCTCCTTCGTCAAAATTCCCTGAAAGAACTAATAAATCTACAAATTTTTCGGGTTTATTCTCATTATCAGAATCTTTAAATGCAATTTGTGTTAAAGTATCTAATTCATCTAGACCCATATATCTTGCCTCACCCGTCAAATACTTTATTACACTGGATTCATCGACAAATATTCTATCCAACTTATTAACTAATTTCGCGAACATCCTAAGTTCATCGTCTCCAAATACTGGAGGTGTCTTCTTTCTATCACTATCCTGTATCCAAGCACTAGTTTTTCTCCATTCCACACCAGATTTAAGTATGTTATAGATATCCTCTCTTCTTTTCTTGCCACCCCATAATCTGCCCCACCAATCTTCATTCAAAAGGCCCATTATTTCTTTGGTTCTATTAATTTCTGTTAAAATTTGTTTTTTCATGGTTTTTATTTTAATTCCACATTACTGTTATAGTTTTATCGTCTAAATCAACGTGTAGGTTTGTAGGTAATATAGTGTGGTATCTTTCATTATCTTTTTCATCATAATAATACCACATATCTGGGTCATCACTTTTAAATCCACCCATGTCATCTACATTTAATTCAATTTCTTTTTCCACCTCTACCTTAGTGTAGTCTTCGTCATAAATCTCAATCGCTCCTTTTATCACTACACTAGTCGTGTAAATGCTTATATCTTTAATACCCCAACTTCTTACGTCTAAATCAAACCTCCAATTTACAACACAATCTAGATATGATATGTCCATATCTCGGTCTTTATATTCCGGGAAATAGTTTTGTAGTCCAGAAAAATCTATATCATCTACTTGTGTGCTAAATGAGTTTGGGTCGTCGTCCCATTGTTCTGTTATAACCTTATCTATTATTTTAACTAATTGGTCTTGTTTAAGTGATATTTTTTTTCTCATAGTATTAAAAGCTAATTTGCTGGCTTGCTTGCATATAATAAATATAAGCATTATACTATAAATATTAATATATTTTTACTATAATTAATATATGAAAAATTTAATTCTTTGTATGGTAGTTTTTGTAATCGCTCAGACTATGGTGTGGTTACAACTAAACGGACAATTTGTCTGGGAATCTTTTCGTAAATATGAATGGGTGTTAATTCTTTTCGGACTCCCAATTAGTTGGTTGTTTTTAGAAGCCACTAGACATGGTGTAACTGCTTTTGATGGGTTGCTTTGGCCCCAAAGATTTCTTGCTTTCGCTTGTGGAATTATTATTTTTAGTTTATTTACTTGGCTATTTAAAGGTGAAGGTATTAACACAAAAACAATGATTTCTCTTGGTTTGGCTAGTTGTTTAGTTTTAATACAAATTTTCTGGAAATAAACTGTAACTACACTAGTATTTATATAATATGCAAACGACATTTAAAGACATATTATTAAAGGAAGATTATACAGGTAATATGATTACCGGAGAATTAAGTAAAAAACTCGATAATACCCTTTTTACCCTTATTCATGTACTTGGTGGGTTCACCACCTCAGACGTTATTAACTTTGCAAGAAACGCAAACTATAGAGAACGTAGACTATTAGATAAGATGGTTAATGACTTACCTTTATCGGATAGACCTTTTGATAAGGAGATGATTAAAAATTCTTCTAGATATCGAGCTTTAACGGTTTTTATTCAAGTTATAGGTGACTCTTCTAATGTTAATGAATCGTATGTAATTAATAGAGATTTACCGGAACATATAGATAATCAATTATATTTTCTATCACACTATATAGGTGGATTTACCACAATGGATGTTGGTCGTTTTGTTAACAACTCTACTCCTAAACAAATTAAAAGACTTGGTCTATTACTTAATAGGATTCCTTCAGACCAATATGAATTAATTCCTTTAGCTGGAATGTACAAATCTATATATGATAGTCCAGACTATCAAAAACTAATATCTTTAATTCTAGGTACCTTAACTGAAGATGTACAATATGACGCAGAGGGGTATCCCACCACAGACACTAACCCATATTTTACACAATACGTTACTCCTGAAATAAAAAAACAAATATTCGGTTATTGGGGCAAACATGGAATCTGTTATGATTGTTTAAAATATTTTGGTGTCGATGTGGAGGAGGAGGATATGGAAGGTTATACTGATTTTAGAAATATTAGTGATATTGTATACCCACTATTAGTTATGGAGTATGGTGGTGGTCTAGAAAGCTCTGAGTTTGCAAAAGCTCCGTGGAAATACACTAATGAGATGGGTTTTAATAATCTAAAGTTTAAAGTAGAACCTATTAGGTTTGACTACATGTTTGATGAATCTGAAAATTTTGGTGAGCATGGTTACGCTTGTTGGGATATTAGGGTTCTTATAGATAAGGATGGTGACTTATTTACTGGTGAACAACCAGCATCATGGGATGAACCATTTATACAGTCTTTATTCCCAGAAAGTGCAAGAAACAAATTAAGTTCTTATAGAAACTATAATGATGACCAAATGGAAACTATAGAGGGACTTTGGGAGTACTACCATGAAGAAGCTAGTGAATTATCCTCACAATTCTGTAGGGTTGAGGTTGTTTTGGTTTAACGTTCTACTTTCGCGAACATTCCTTCGAATATTTGTTCAATAGCACCAATTACAGCATATTGGTCGTCACCCCATTTAGATTTATGTTTATCAATAATTTTATCTACGACAAATCTTAAATCCTTCTCTAATAAATTCCATTTATCGTCATCAGTTGGTTGCCAATAATCTTCTTTTAACTGACTATTAACAATTCGTTTTAACTGTTTTTCTGATATAATTATTTTTGTTGCCATCTTTTATAAGGTCTAATATAATAATGTTTAAAAAAGGTATTAATCTTTCCCCAACCTAACTTTTTTCTTAATCTATTCTCCCATATTGTTAAAGGACAAACCAATACTGGTGAAAATATTAAATGCATAATCCACGTATTAAGTGGTAACCACACCCAAAATGGTTCTTTAATCATCAATAATGGAGCTGAAACTAAAAAACCTAAAATTCCTAAGTGGTGAAATAAGACCAAAAAGTACAGACTAATTTTTGTCACTAGACTAACACTTTTTGGTTTTTCTTACTCTCTTTTTTCTTAGATATAGATTTAACTGTTTTAATTAATCTGTCAAGTCTTTCATTAATCTCACTATACGACATCTTTTCTATATTTTTATTCATATTATAATAATTTATCTATTTTAACCGTATGGGTTTTTCTTAACATACCCTAATTCTCTAAATCTACTTTCTTCTCTCTCAACCGTACATTGACCTATATTAACTTGTAACAATAATTCTCTGGTTAAATAAGCTAACGGACTATCTAGGTGAGTGTTGGTTCCGAACGCATTATATAGTGGGAACCATGTATCTCCTTCAGGACAATCCTGTAAACAGCTCTCTACATTTAATGGTCCTGATTCAATATAAGTGTATTCGTATCCTCCTGGAACTGTTGTTATAAGACTACTACAACACATAGGGATTGGGGAATAAGCTTCTCCTTCACTCTCAGAGAAACTAACCCCGTTTACTGATTGACCGAATTCACACCACATAAACCCAGCACAACCGCTATTTAAACAACCTTCTAGAGAGTCGTAATAAATACCACTTGATGGTTTTACGTCTTGTGGTGTACATGCTTGTTGTGATTCACCTACAACTGGATTTGTAGCAGTATTACAGGCGTAATAAGTAACAATAGCATCTTGAGCACATCTTGATTCTTTATAAATACAACCATTTGCTGTGTAGTAATCATCTGTTTGGTTGTCTTCACATTGTACACAGGCACCACCACTACTAATCTTAAACCTTTGAGTCTTGTTCGATTCCCCTTTTGGTGGTTTTGTTGGTACGTCTATTGTGCGTCCATCTGTTGTACTAAAAAGTGTTTTTGTAGTTGTTATCGCGCTTGCTTCTATATCTAACACACCTCTTGCTAAGGTCCAATCCACACTTTTATTATCGTAGTAATCCTCACTACGCATCTTTTGTATAGCCCAATTAGGTGAACAATTACAATTAATATAATCCCAATGCCATCCCCAAGGACAAGGTTGTTGGTTACATACACACCTACAAGCGGTGTAACTCCAATGATATCCTAAAGCACAAATTACAGTAGGGTAACACGTATTTGGTTGGCAAGGTATTTGTAAACTAGTTCCAGGGCATTGACATGGGAATGTATTCGGTGTCGTCATAAAGACGTTACCAAACTGGTCCTTACAACATTTCTTACATGATGCTGGTGGACAACATAAGGGGTCACACTGAGCTTCTGTTGTGTACTGTCCTCCACCCCCTAGTACTGGGTAACAACCACATGGTTTTGCAGTACAAATACATGGAGCTTGATAAATGGTTATCACTGATGACGTTGGCATGCTAAAGTGTAAAGCTATTTGATTTACTACAACGTTGTAGCTGTTTGACAGACTAACATTTATCCCAAGATTAATACATGCATTTATAAAGTATGCCCAAACATACATATTTTGGTTGCTGACTATAGAACATGTAAAGTAAGCTATTCTCCATTGTGGGTGTGAACCGCCATTTGTACTAACAAAACAGTGTCCTGGTTGAGGGGCTCCTGCTTCATAGGATATCTGGTCAAATGATGCACCTTGTAATCCGTTTGCTTGATGTGCTATCCATTTTAGTGCGGAAGTTTTATCAAATACTCCTGGCCATGGTAAAAAATGGATAACAGACTGGCATTCAGTACCTGTTGTACCTGGGTCACAATTCCACGTTATTACACAACCACCAGCACCAGCAGTTTGATTTTGGCAATTAAAGAGAGCATTAGGGCCTGTGTAGGTTCCAGTACCATTACCAGGGTCTACACAACCAGCAATATTTAATTGTGGGTTTATTTGACAATTAAAGGTAATTGGTGCTGTTATACCTGAAGCACAGGACATTTCTCCTGCCATATTTGAAGGCCATTGTACATTGTCGGCCCCAGTTACTTGTTTGGTTACATTAGTAGTAAATGGTATCGGTGAACTGTGGGTTGGTACTGGTGCAAATTGTAAAATTGGATTTTGCTCTAGCTCGTAAACTCTAGCGTCGTTGGTTATTCCGTAAACTGAATCGGTGTTAGAATCTACGAATAAAGAATCAAAATAACTTGTTCCTGTTAAAATAGTGTTTGGTATTGTTGCCTCGTCTATTAGTTGCCCGCTCACTGTAAATTTACCTATCTTATGTGTTGTACTTAACCATGGACCAGTGAAAGGAGCTGAATATAATACTAGGAACATCCCCACACCTGTATTTCCAACAGAGCCAGTATAGAGTAAATCTCCGGTACAACTATATCCAGTTGGTAATGAAAATAACGTACTTAGTGTTCCTGTGTTAGTTGGGTTAGGTGTTATATCAACAACTTGTACTTTGGTGTTTGCACATACTAGTTTATTAGGTCCGTAGAAAGTTAATCCTTTTCCTATATTATAACTCGGTACGGTAATTACCCTATTATAAGTTAGTGTAAATGGTGATAGGGTTATATTATATTCTTTAATATTTGTCTGATTTTGCTTATTATGTACTAAATACTCTTCAGCAAAATATGTGTGAGTACCTTCTACTTCGAAGTTATACACAGTTTGGTTACTTATATCACTTTCAATACTTGTAATTTTATGTTTTGACCCGTCTATATGGAGTAACTCATCACCTACTTTTAAGTTACCAGCGTCAACCCATTCCCCATTTACATAGAAAGGGTGTTCAAGTGTTGTGTTGATTTTATTATTTATTATTAATCTGTTTGAGTTGTTTGGGTGAATAAATGTTTCCGTTACGGTTGAAGTTTCCACTTGGTTAGTTTCAGTATTGAATGTTTTAACGATATCACCTGTTTTAATCTGTTCGATAGCCATTTTACCGTCTGGGGTTTCAATCATCGTACCTGCAATGAAACATTGTGTGTAAATCCATAATTTGTCATACCCTACCGCTATATCATACTGGTCATAAGAATTATCACTAAATAAATGAGTAGCTACATTAGTTGTAACATCGTAATGTAATACACCTTCATCATCACCAACAATTAACACATCACAAATTTTAATACTAGGGCCACCACAACAATCATTGTCACATTGTGTTTGGTGTGTCCAATGGTACGCGCCAGTATGTCCTGTACCAATTACTTTAATACATTCACAATCTGTGCAATGTATATTACAATCTTGTAGTGAACTATATGGGCCTAATGGACTAACAAAACAGGTATAGTTTATTGGGTCACAGTCCCAACAAACAGCTCCACCACATCCTTGACCGACATAAGTACAACAACTGTTCCACCCAGTATTAGTTGTCCCCAAAGTTGAACCATCACAATTTTCTGTAGCCGTTGGGTCGTAGTTTGTTGCTGAACCGTCGGTACAACCGGCTATAACACCACTACCTGGGCATCGTGTATTTAAACTTTTATTTACCAAATACACATCATTAAACATACTAACCCTATTTGGTGCGTTATCTGGATATGCTAGTGGGTTAGTTGATGTTTGTAGTCCCATTGCTGCTGAATTTGCGTTAGATTCAAACCATGGTCTAGCGTTAGCGTAGTCCATTATACTATTTGGCATTCCACAACCCCATAAGAAATTTCGTATATTATCCCAACTTCCTGAAGCAAGAACATTAGTCATTCTTGTTCCGAAACCTGAAACAGGACTTGTTATGTATTTTTCTTTTAGTTCGAAACCACCTAATAACATTACTTCTGCGGTTGGTGGTAGGGATGGTGCGTATATTTGTTGTTCCAGACAATCTGAACCAGCCATATTGCAGCTGACATTTTGAAAGTGTGGTGTGAGTGACCCATTATTGTTGAGATATATTCCTGCAAGGCTTGTATTACCAGCTGCTATCATAGCATTGTAATAATCTTGGTTGGTATATGTATTTTGTGATTCCGCGAGAGCTATTAATTGCCATTTGCTCATTGAGGTTGTGAATCCACCAGCCCACCCTTCTGTAGAAGCAACCAAATTAAACCAGTCAACTATCTCTTGGTAATTATAAAACCAATTTGGTGCTGCCCATCCTGCCCCTCCAGCCACTATTAATGGACCATAAATAAGATTATCTGGGTCTCCAAAATTACCTATCTGTGCGACGGTGTATCTCTTCAGACAATTACCAGGAATATTAGGGTCTGCACACTGGGTTCCCCAGGAACCAGAGGAACAACTAGAGTCTGTAGTATAATACTGGTTAAAATTAGCTGTTGGTCCATATGTATCACTAATGTACTGCATGTAGGTATTAGGTATTGGTTGTACAGAAGATGTTCCGTATAAACCTGGTGGTATATAATTATTTGGGTGTTGTATTAAACAATTACAACTACAATTATATGTGGAGGTTAGTCCACTACATTCACAACCCGTACCTCTTGGGTCTTCTTGGTAAGTAGGTGTTGTAGGTGTTTGTCCTCCCGGTTGTGGAGATATTGACGTTAATGATGTATGTCCTGTAATAGGTATTGCTATTATACCGTCTAGAAAACTAGCTAATGACTGATTTGATATCTTGTCGTAATACGGAAAGTGTGTAGATATGTATTGATTAAATGAATGTACATCAACATGATTAGTGGTTTGTGGTAGTGTCGTACTTTGGTCCCACCCTTGAGGGTCATCCCATAAATCAATTTGTGAAACAGTTAGGTTTCCGTTACTAACTGGTTCGTTTAAACCTCTAAAACCACAATAAGGTAACCCTATCTCATCTGGACCAATTGGAATTATATTGTTGTCTGGTAGTATCCATCCGGTTCCCCCAGCACCAATATTATTTGGTGGAAATACTTCTGTAGTTCTACCAGCATGTAATAAACCGTGTGGTCCACAACAGTCTTGATTAGAAGAAGTTGGTGGATTTGATGTAGTAGGTGCCGGTATTCCCAGTATACAGTCACTACAATTATTTGAGGTTCCCGCGGTATGCCCAATGTATCCAGTAAATGGCCACGTCCCTAAAGTTTGAAAAGTAATACACGTTGGAGCAGTGGTTTGGCCACAAGTGTTAGTATAAACACAGTTAGTCCCACACATACTAGTTCCTGGACATGCAGTACAAGTCCCGTTGTTAAACGTTGTTTCGTCTATAATCTCTCTAACTTCATAACAGCGTATATTAGTCATTGGTGGTTGAGTTGAAGTTTGAAAGTGGAACTTTATAGTCACCCAATCACCAACTGCTGGGTGTACTCCCTCCAGTGGACTACCAACATCCCAATACGATGATTCTAACATCATACACTGATAGCTTGGGGAGGAGGTTAGGGTACAAACTGAATTATTAGTTACCCACTGAGAAAAAACATAAGCTCTTTCACCTGCTCCAGGTACATTAACTTTTATATCATTCCAAGTTGCCATATTTTATTAATTTATTTCTTTTTTATTTTTATTTAACATACACACCCTTCTCCATATAATCTAAATTCACCATTTAATGTTCCAAAACCTAAAGGTGTGCCTAATAGACTAAAGTTTATTTCATAAGGTTGTACACCTAACATATCTTCTATACAAGGTTGTGGATTAGGTGTACCAGCAGGGAATCCCATTTGAGTGCATACCGCTGGATAAGTCATCACCAATAATTTTATTAACGCATACCATGAATGTTGTGGTGGAACTAAAACTGCTCCACTAGTTCTATCAACAACACCCATACCTGTAGGTCTCCACCACCTACCATTTGGTGATGTACAATAGTTATTTATGTTTGGACCAGTTAGTACCGATTCTGGCCCTATAATTGTAGTATCCATTTTATAATTACTTATGTCTTGTAATTGCATATTATATATACATCCCGTGGTACCAGGATTCGAACAAGGAACAGTACCATTAGTACTAGTAACCGTATTTAAAAACTGCGGATACAAGGAAGTGCCATATGGTACCCCTAGAGTTTCAGGGTTACCAAAAAAGTCTATAATTACATTACCTGGTTGTACAGCTTGTGCCCATTCCCACATAGTGTTAGCTGGCCAGTAAGGGGAAGATGAACCAGTATTATTTATATTCACATTAGTGCGAGGTTGTGTATTAGTTAATCCTAATGCACCATATAGGTATTGTAAGTTTCCGAAAAATTCTAACGGTATTAGATTTGCACAGTTAGAGGGTATATTTTGATTATTACAAGCCCATTCCCAACACACAGCTTCACAATCTAGTAATGCGGATGCTCCTTGGAATTGCCCGTATCCACCACCTGGGTCGACACAACCATTTATTGTACAATCATAAGTATCGGTTACTACTTGACAACATGGTGGTATACATAATGAGTATGTTGGGTATTGTCCTGTAGTACCGGGTACTTCAACACAATCACAATCTGTAACAACACAAGTACAATGAGTTGCCATAGCTCCAATCCCCGGAAAAGGTACTGCTACTGTGTCCCAGGTAATACCCCAGTTAGGGTCAGTATCTCTCATCATTTGTTCAATATCTGATAAGTCCATTCCTACGAAGAAAGGAGTTGTTGTAGTTTGTGAACCATTTCCTAAGGCTTGATATGTCGTATTAAGATAATCCAGTGTGTCATCCCAATTTGTATTCGACACCTGAATGTTAGCTGCGTCGTATATACCACCTGGTGTATACCAAGATGGTCGAATATCAGTTCTAAAGAAGTATCCAGTAAGTGTGTCTAAACAATAATTAGGTCCTGCTCCAAAAGAACTATTATGTAGGTTGTACATGTCGGCGTAATTTACTTGCCAATAATTAAGTAAAGCCCACTCAAGAGCTTGAACTGGTGCCATTGGAACTCCAGGGTTAATATATGTAGATGATGCGTCACAGTTAGGTGAGTCAATCCCAGCTACTTGTTCTATTGCTGGAACACAATTCCAACTTGTATCTCCAGTACAATTTATTATACATAATTGCCAAGTTGCGGATGGTCCCCATGGGACATAATTACACACACCAATAGTAGCTGGTGGTTGTGGTGGTGTACAATCCCAACCCATTGGTACTGCTGGGCAACAAACTGTTAAACAGTCTGGTTCGTTTGTATATGTCCCTCCTGGAGCAAATAATTCATAACAATAACAACCCTCATCACGACAACAATTAAAAGACTCTATCTTACAGGCGGTAGCTCCTCCTAGTTGAGACCCTATTTCAGCACATACGTCTAATACAGTATCTGTAGGTAGAAATGTTACTCCAGCTGTTGTAACAGCTCCAGAGAAACTTTGCCACGTATTATATTTGAGTCCACCATTTATAGCTGGGTGGTGTATATTTGCTACATACTTATATGGGAAGAAATTATTAGGAACCTGATAATGATAACAATCTTGCCAATTCCACGCTGTCCCCATAGCTGTTTGTACTTGTGACCAACTTAATGGGTTAATTCCAGCGATATTAGGTGTTGCTAACACAACTTTGGATAAACCGAATTGTGTTGTAGCAGAATTTATTCTAAAATAATCTAACGCATTAATATCAGTATTGTACATACCTATATAATCTTTGGTTAAACAATTAGGTTGGTACGTTGCCCCGTTTTGGCAATTCCATGAAGTTCCTGAATTACAACACACTTCTTGACAGTGTGTTTGTGATGTGTAAGACCCTGTTCCGTCTACTAATTCAACACAATTACAAGGAGTGTTAGTACAAATACATTCTGTTATTCCGTATTGTATGTAAGAAGAACAAAAAGCTGAGTAAGTTTGTATTTGTGTTTCTATAGTCGCTGCTGGCATTCCTACTGTTAAACCTAATATTGGCCCATCTGGAGCTGGTATACTTGACAGGGCTGTTATAAATGTTGCCCAACTTGTATAGTTGTTTGTTTGAATGCCGGAATTATCTAAGGTTATTCCGGTTAACTTAAACAATTGTCCCCCGTTTGTGGGTCCTGAACAAAGAGTGGTGTTTATTGGTGGTACATTACTTTCATAGTGATACCCACTAAATGTGTTTGTACCAAGATTAATAGACATATAGTTATAAGCGTCTAATGTGGTATTATAAACACCAGGTAGTAAGGTTAACCCATCACAAGTATTTGCTTCTGTGGTTGTTTGACAACTCCAAGTAGTAGCGGTGGCCCCTGTACAACACACTTCTGTTGTTGCGGTAGAAGATGTGTACGAACCATGTGTAAATGATGGTAAAGGTAATTCGTCTATGCACCCAATCTTACAAGGTTCAGTCTCACATTGACACCATTCCCAATCACAATATATATGTGGACCAACACCATTTATAACATCTTGCCATGTACTACTATAAGGTAATGGTGGGTTAACCCAACCCAAGGTGTTACACGCATCTATAAAACTTGCCCAACTATAGTATGGGATAAAAGATAACACGGAAATTGATACGGACTTAATTCTTGCCCAGTGTCCTATTGGTGCCACACATGGGTTTGGTGGTAATGGTAGTTGTGTGGCTAGAACTCCTGGAGCTGGACTATAAGCGTTTCCGGTCATATCCCACCTTAAATTACCAAATTGTGTTGTTTGCCATGTAGGGTTATTTGCTATAGCCGATATTTGTCCTTCGAATGAAACATTTGCTATTCCTGTTGGTGCTGCGTTTAAACAATTTGCATTAAATGTCTGTCCTGCCCCAGTATAACAATACCAATGTTCTTCACAGGATGCTGTACACGCTATTTCTGTTAAATGTGTTGACCCAGTATTAGGGTATTGTGTACAACCTGGAACTGGGTTTAGTGGTGGGGCTGGAGTACCTATAGGTACTGGTATCGGGTAATTTACGGTACCACAAGGATTATTACATTCATAGGACTGACATTCTCCTGTACAAGCTGAATAAGAAGCGTCGGTGCCCAAAGTTTGTTGTAGTTCATTATAATATGTTCCTCCTGTACCTATTTGTTGTAAACACCCATCTTGGGCTGGTGACATGTTAATTGGGTCCCAAACACAATTAAATGAAGTACATAACCTATAACAATCTCCTAATATGGTAAATGTTCCACCTGTACCACCTAATGGGTTAGGATATAGGGTACCTGCAGGTGCAGATGTTAATCCATTATGGACTAACATTTGTGGGTTAGGATAATTGTAGTTAAGACAGCCGTTATCGGTAGAACAACTCCATGACTTACAACTATATTCATAATTAGGGTCATTACATTGGTCCCAGGTTAAAGTACCTAAAGTGGATAAAGTACAACCAGTATCTGTACATGTGTATAGTTGTTGTCCTGGTGTACAATTACAACTACAACAATTTTGGTTTGCGGTAGTACAAGTTTCACATGAATATGGGTGTGTTATAGATACGTTCCATAATGTCTCTGCTGATGTACATCCTCCACCAGCACTTACCGAATTATTATTCTGGGATAAGAATAATCCTAAGTCATTATCGAATCCATGTGAAGTAAATGATGCGAACTCTATATTGTATCCCCATCCTTTAGCTTGTAGGTTTCCAGTACCTCCAGAATAGTATGGGTTATTATAACTTAACGTTTGTAAGTCTGCTATACCACATAATGGTGGAACACCACCTGAAACCCCTCCCGAAGCGGCCGTTCTAGGGTAGGTGCTTGTGGAAAAAGTCCCGTCTTTAACTGGTTGGTCCCCTTCTGTTATTGACGCAGCTACCTGTAAAGCAAATGTAGCATTAGAAGACCATATTGCTTGTAATGGGTCTGTCCATACTGGGTATACAAACCCTAGTGTGGTTCCTGTTGATGCAGTAATAGTTTGGTGGGCAATTGTCCACAATCCATAATCAGTATCCCACGCAGATGTTGGTTGGTAGGACACTGTATTGCTTCCTCCTGAATACACTGGAACATCATTAACAACACCATCGCCGTTATGATATCTACCCGCACCATTATTAATATAAGTTACACCATCTGCTTCATCTATAAAACAAAGTATTAATGTATTTCCTGAAACTGCTGCTACAGGTGGTGTCCCTTTACTGGTTACACTACCTAAACCAGATATGTTGTTAGTGCCTGGTACTTGGTTATCGTACCAATATGCTGCTTGGGCTGTTGTTGCTCCCCACTGAATAAGTTGACATGTTTGCCAGTTATTTATTAGTGATGGTGTTTGTAGCCCGCTTTCTAATAGAAGTGATGTTGTCCCGGTATAAACAGCCCTACCCCAATTTAACCAGCGTTCATCATCAATTGCTATGTGGTATGTGTCTCCTGTGTGTCCTGGTATTGCATTTACCCAAGCCATAACTGAGTTATGAATGTTTTGACTAATAGATAAAGGAATAGAAGAAGTGTCGTAGAAAACATATATATTAGTGTCATTAGCTATACTGCTTTGGTCACATCCCCACCCAACACAGAAATCTTTACATTCTTGTTCAGTTGCATAATTGTTAGGTCCCGATACAAATGCTCCTGGTTGTGCAATACACCCAGCTAGTTGACATTGGAACCATCCGCCACAATTATTTGATGCAAGACATGCTGCTTCATTACTGTGTGTGTGTGCTGTATTTGGATATTTTGAACATGGGGTTGGCGGGTTTGTATTACAATCCCAAGAAATACATGAAGCTGTACAAGCACTTTCTGCTGAATAAGTTTGTCCCGTACCAATATATTCTACACAACCATCTGTTGTCCACATTAAATTAGGTGGAACATAATCACACTTCCAAGATGTACATTCTTCATTACAATCATTTTGACTTGTATATGTTCCTCCGGTACCCCCTAGTGGTGAGTTATAAGTTTCACAACCTACTGTAGTACAACTCCAAGATTGACATCCTGGAACATCTGTCATAATTCCAGCAACCATCATAACTGTCCCTCCGGTACATGCTGAGTACGAATCAAAGGTACCACCAGTACTATTTAATACACATCCAGTATCTGTACATTCCCATTTAGGGTCACACACATCTAAACAAGCTGTTTCTGAAGTATAAGGGTAATTTACGTTAGTCGAGGTTGCTGCCGATGTACACCCAGTTGCTAAAATACTACTGCCACCAGTTAAAAAACCTTCTAAATCATTTTGTACTAGTAGGTAATCAATTACCGGGAATTCTACGTTGGCACCAAAACCGTATTGGTCTAGTCCTCCAAACCCTGCGTCCCAATAAACATTGCTGGTTTCTAATTGTGTTAAGTCTGCAATAGAGCATATTCCAGGAACACTACCACTTGCTCCACCCTGAGAGGACCTTCGTGGTGCTGTACCAGCTGACCACAAACCATCTTGTGGATATGGTAATCCAGTCGACCCATCAATATAATTGTCCATATTACCACTACTGATTGCCGCTAAAACTGAGAGTGCTTGGTGTTTAAATACCATTTTTGTACCACTACCCCAAGCACTATAGTTTACTGGTTTGGTTGGGTATACAAAGTTTGCGACACTACCGTTATTTAGAGTCACCGCGTTCCAAATTCCTACCCAATAATTGTAATCATTTATAAATGGTGGTGTTGGTTCTGGTTGATTGGATGCTACAGCTGCCCATGATGGGGCGTTAACACCAACCCTATCAACATCATAATATATTTGGGTGGTTCCAAATTCATTACCTCCTGTTGCAGCATTCCATAATGGTGAGTCAGACTCATCTGTAAACAATACATTTAATACTGGAACAGAATAATCTGGAGAGGTAAAACTTCCACCAGCATAAGGTGGGTATCCTCTAAATTGGTATGTTCCAGCTAAAGAACCAGAACTAATATATAGATTTCCCATAGCTGGGTCCCAACCATCATACCAATTAGCTCCGTTAGGTTGTGATTGACCCCAAGCTGTTACCTGAATTGGTCTAGGACAACAATTTGCTCCTGGACACGAACTTGAGGTGTATCCATTACCATTATTAGTCAAACTAATAGACCATGCATCTTTAAGTCCTCGTGGTGTTGGTTGTTGGTATGGTATTCCTGCCCAACTTACCCACCTTTCATCAGACATATTAATATGATATATATTCCCGGTCCAATCAGGAATGAGAGCTGTCCAATCCATCATTGCATTATGAGCGGTCTTAGTGTTCGTAAAGCTCATTGATGTGGAATCATAATATACGTAAATGTCCGTAGTTGGAGCGACACTCCCTGCATTACAAGACCAAGCTGTACATACTGATGTTGCTGTAGCTGCGGTACAAGCAGTATATGCGGCTGCTAGAGTAGCTGCAGTAAATGTACCACCGGTACCATAGTATGGTAGATTAAATATAGTACAATCTGGATTACCAAAACCATCATCGCCACAAACATAAGAAAAACATGAGGCGGTACAGGTAGTGAAATTTGTAAAAGTTCCTCCAGTACCGTTTTGTGGGAAACATCCATTAGAGGTACAATTGTGTGATACACAGACAGCTTCACAGTCATTTAGTGAGGTATATTGGTGTGAAGCTAGTGTAGCTGGAATACAACCATCATCAGTACAATCGTAATAAGGTGGTATACAGAACTCATCACAATCATTACTATCAAGATAAGTGTTTGTAGCTCCCGTACCAGGTATCTCACTACATGTGTAGGTGGTGGTATTACAAGAGTAAGAACGACATTGTCCAGTACAAGCGTCCAAAGTTAAAAATTGTCCTGGTGGTATAGTAGTGGAGGAATATACTGATTCACAACCATTAATTGTACAATCGTATGTATATTGAGAAGGGAAAACACAGTCTGGTGGTTGGGAACCACCTCTAAAATTTAATTGTTGTATATTAGTAGTACATAGTGCACTCCCATTACCTGTCGCAGATGGAAGAGCACCAGCAACTGCAGTTGGTGCTTCAAAGCTATCGATACCCATTGTTGGTGAAGCGGTGTTATACCAAAACTCATAATCTATGTAATTACCGGTACCATCCACATTAATTGGTGCATATAAGGTACCTAGAGTATCATCAGCTTCCACATTAATTGCTGATAAATATCTTTTTCTTTGTGCTATTAAATAGTAATTATCTGACATTGGTTCTTTAACAATAGCGACAGAACCACTAGGTGTTGTTGGGTCACCTAGAAAAGATGGTGGATTACCACCTGAGGCTGGTGATTGTGCACAAGGAGTGGTTGATACCACAAAAGTATTTAAATCAATTGGGTATTTTACTACGCTTTTACCTGATTGCATTAATGGTGGGGCACTTGCACTTATATTGTCGATTGTTATAGCAACAGTCGGTTGTCCACCTTGTGAGGCGTCATTAGCTATAAATGTTAAATCTCCTTGTGTTCTAACAGGTTGTATATTAGTCCCAAACTGAAAGTGTGGATAATTTAAATCAATAACCTTTTTACCTACAACGGTATATACCCTATTGTTTGTTAACTGAGAGCAAACAGACCAACCATTTTCTAAGTTATGTACATGTCCTGGTCCGGGCCATGCCCCAATTGCTGGTGCGGTAAATTGTGTGTATGTCCCCGGGACGTTTGCGTGTGATGTTTGTCCCAGTCCTAAATTTGGGTTTTCAGAAGACCAAACATTGGCCCCCATATAATAGTTGTCTAATTTTACGTACCATATATTACCAACTCTATCATCAACTAGAACTTCCGTATCACTAATATAACCTATAGCGTTACCTATACCAGCATGACCACCTAGGTAATTAGTTCCAAGTAGTGATTTATTGGCTGTAGCACCGTAACTTGGAGCACTTGTATTAGCTGCGGTTGCTGAGTTACCAATACCTATTAATTGCCCGTTAGTTCCATCAGCAACTACCCTATATGTTTTTAAAGCTATTCTTGAGAAAGAAGTTGCTGAAGTTGGGTCAGAAAAATTATAGCTGTATTGATTTAGGGTTAAATTAGTGTACTTACAACTATTGTTATATTCACTACATGACTGTGTACCGGCCATATCTAGCTTTTTCCTACTGGAAAGTCCGTATTCACACCCAGTAATAAATGTACTGTTCCCCATACCAATATCACTTCCTTCTGTTGGCATTGACCCAACATAGTAAGCTTTATTATCTGTTACGTCATATGCCCACAACCTGCTTTGTACTTGTGTATACCCTGATTCTACACAGTCAAAGTCATTTGCACTACTAGAACTACCATAAACAAAATTAAATTTGTTAACCGGTAATATCTGTGGGATTGCAGTTGTCATGCTGGAATCAGCATATCTAGGTTCGTTAAATCCTGTCGCTAGAGCCCCAGATGGGCCAAATTGTGGGTAGTATGGTGGCCACATGTCGTTGTTAGTACCACCATTGTCGTTCAACAACACCCAACATTTATCTGCCATAGTTTGTTTGTATTTAAATTTTATTGGATATCTCCATTATAAAATAAATATCCCAAACATTGAGTTTAGGATATTTTACAAATCAAACTTTTAAGTTATTTTAGATTTCTTCTAAAATTAGATATAAATAACTGTCCCACACTATCCCAGCATGTGAACCTGATTGTCTTATTTCTAATTTAAATCCACCACTATTATCTTCAATAACATCCATATAAACATCCCAGCTTATCCACACACCACTACAAGTTAACGTTGTTAAACTCATAGTTAATGTTCCCATATTGTATGTGTAATTATCAATATACATTGTCATGAAATTAGGTGCAAAATCAAGAGCGTGTGTTGGTGACCCTGTACTGTTTTGTGGGTATACATTAACTATAAATAAGTCATGACCTTCATTAAAATAATCATTATTAAAACTTATAGTACTTGTAGATAAAAGTTGGTGTGGGTTGGATGTGTAGGTATAGGATGTGTCTACATGTGATGAGGTTAATTCACTACAATTAATTTCAAATCCAGATTCCACTATTTTCCATGTTTTGCCTTCACCTATAAATGTAGTAGATGGTGTATTTGTATTGTTAGTTGTTACACCATAATCACTAACAACCAACTCTTCTTCTATAGACTGTATAACAACAGTATCACCATTAATGGTTGTGGTTGTGTCAGTATTTGTACTTATGTGCGTGTTTGGATTTTGGGGTATTGGCTGTATTAGGTCGTCTTCTTTTTGGCAAGATGTTAGAACTAATAATAGTGTGACTAAACTTAAAAGGTATTTTTTCATAAGGTGTGGGATTTTAAAGGATTTATAATTTTATTTGCACTACAAAGATAATAAAAAATAATTAAATAAAGAAGTAATTATAAGTTTTTTTTAAATTGTTTGAGCTATAGGTGCGGTATCAAAAATCATATATTCTACACCATTTTCTATTGTTGGTTTTTCACCTGTGTTGCGGAATATCATAACGCCATCCCTACCTGCTGTGTTAAAAATATAATAGTTTACTGTTTTTGTGGGGTATGGGTATAACCCTCTAGATTGTATTTTCCATTGGTCGTCGTCTAACATTATTGCGTCCACCAAAGGTTTAGCTTGGTAGGCGTGCTCTTCACCGCTGTTTTTATTTATCATAATAATATCTGCTCCAGTTAAAGCGTCTCTAAACATTCCTGGTTCACCATCCCATTCTGCTCCCCAATCATCACCATATAATGTTGTTAGATATTCCACTGCTTCACCTTCATTTTTAGCCCCTCTATTCCAAGTATTATGATTTAACGCAGCTAACTTTTTCACCATTGCTGTGTCCTTCCCAAAGAGTGTGTATCTTTCATCAAATATCCAATTAAGAAACTCACCAATTTTAAATTCACAAGGCTTATACGTTTTTGACACCCACCAGGAGTATTGTTTACTGTATTCATCTATAAGAGCTTCCCTAACATTTCTGTGGGCGTTAAAGAAATTCAATATGGACCAACCAAATGTACTACCATTGGCTACCTCATATCCAACAACACCACCACTCGACATGTGTTTTTTTGTTGGCCTTTCCCACATATCAGAATATACATCCCGTAATGATTTATTAATGGTTTGTATCATACCTTTTCTCCACCCACTATTTTTGCCCCAATATTTAAGATTCTTGGCCCAGTTAAATGAACACTGAGTTTGTTCTACTAATATTTTTTTAATTAGAGTTTTCATTTATATTAGGTCATTTTTGCCCATGTATCTGGACCAACAACACCGTCTTGTTTTAACCCATTCTTCCTTTGGTATTTCTTAACGGCTAGTTCGGTTGTTTCACCGAATACTCCATCTACTTTTATCCCTAGAGCTTTCTGTAGTTGCTCAACTCTCTTTGTATCTTTACTCCATAATTTTAACTCTACTGGTTGTTTTTTCTGTTTTAGTTCTACTTGTGCGACTATAAAATCTTCTACGGTGGGGTACTTCTTTTTATCAACCTTTTTACTATTATAAGTCTTGGTATAATTTTGTTTTTCTTTTTCTGTTAACTTTTTGATTTGGTCTTTAACTTTATCTTTAGTTATGTTTTTCGTTGATTTATACGCTTGTCCTTTAGCTAGACCCGTAAAGAACTCTTTAATTTGTTTTATTACGAGGTTACCAGATTTAATAAACCCTGCTGGTAGATAAAAATAACCAAATGATGCTGATTTTATCATACCGTTAACTTTTGGTATTAGTGTATCCAGAAACGTATTTATGCTTTTTGCGTTTTTGGCTATCGCTGTATATATCTCTTTAATAGCTCCTTTAACTTTACCACTTCCTTTTGTTAGAAGACTAAGAAGTATATTCGAAGCTGCTTTACCATTACTTGTCATTTTAGTAAAAACCCTAATTAGTGTTGGTCCTATAAGTTTATGTAATAATTTAAATGGGGTTGCTATAATAGAACCTACGAAAGGGACAGCAGCTACAAATGATAACCCTCCCAGTATCCATTTTTTTCTAAACAGATATAGAGTTGCGTTGAGGGCATCAAATAAATCGCCTATTCCTGGAATGAAACCAGCGTAATCTAAAACGGCTTGTACGTCATCTATCCACCCTTCAGTTAATAAAACTTTTCCGTTGTTATCATAAACCTCTAACAATTGATTGTTCCTATATCCTTGTTGTGGCACATATGTCATACCTTCAAAAAGTAATTCTTCTTGGTGTGATGTTTCTTCTCTTATTATTTGTAAAATTCTGTTATTTGTCACAGTGTATTATATATTTAATTCTTCTTTACCTTTTTCAGTTGTTGGGATTCCTAACTTTTTAGTGAGTTCTGCTATCTTATCTTTTAAAGGTTGGTTATTAGGGTCTTTTTTTAACTCAGTAAAAAGAGTTATCAATTCCTTATTTTCTTCCTCTTTTTTTTGTTCCATAACAACTCTCTCCACAATTCTTTTTAGTGTTGATTCGGTTAATTTAATTTTTTTCATCTATATATTTTACTATAAATATTAAGGATGTGCATAAAAAAAGACCCGGAAGAGTCTTTTATTGTTATTCGAGATTTATTCGATGTGATTAGTTCTATACTCCTGACCCACTAAGTAAATTAGGTGGGATACATCCCTTAATTTTAGACAAGGTCTTCATATCTATGTTTGTTGCTGCGTCATATATGATTTTTCCTATAACTGACGCTTCGTCTAAACACTCACTACACTCAGGATTTATTTTTGGTGGGAACATACCTACAGTTGGGAACATGTAACAGTTAAAACAACTTAAGGGGAATTCTACCTCGGTGTCTTTATCTATAGTTCCTTCTAATGACGTCTTTAGACATGCTGCTATCTCTTGTAGTTGGGCTTCTGTTGGTGTTGATGCTGCTTCTTGTTCTTTTATTGTTGATGCCTCTCTATGTAATTGTCTCATTCTTTCTTTTTCGTCTTCTTCAGACAAACCTATCATGTCCATTAACTCATCAACATCTAGAGTCAACTCTTCAGAGCCGTCAACAATATTATCTTCACCCTCATAATCAGCTTCAAGCGCAGAAGCTTCACATGGGGACATAGTTTCTTCTTTCCATCCTAATGGTTGTGAATAAGAACCACTTGCTGAAGCTGTGGTAGCTTCATATAGTTTTCTTATCTCTCTTTTTTCTTCATCCTTAAAATTAGCGATGAACGAGTTTCTTTTTGTGTATTTCATATTTTTATTCAAAATCCCAGTGACATGGGTCTTTATCTTCACCACCACTATATAGTATTATATCTGACGCGGTGTCAAAAGCTTGTTTCATGATTTTAGTTCTGTCGTAATTCTCTTGGAAATCTCTAAATATTCCTTCAGCACCTCTAATATTCTTTTCGTTAAAATATTCTTTACCTTGTTTTTCCATAGTTTTTACAGTTTTACCATAACTTCTTAAAAAACCTCTAACAATTCCTTTTACAGGGCCTTTTAAATATTTGGTGTACATCTTAAGTTTGTTGATGTAAGCGTCTAAAGATATTAGCCCTTTAAGACTATCATTTTCAGCTGTTTCTGGTATGTGCCTATCATTACAATCTTTACTACTTCTAATAAAATAAGCTATTGCTGATATTGAACCGTAAACTGTATATAATTTATTAAGAACTAATTTGTCCATAATCTTTATATAATCCTTGCCTCCGTCTTCTGTTTTGAATTCTGCTGCGTTAACCTCTGCCGGTGTTGGTAATAATTCGGCGTACCAAGCTGGTGGTTCCGCGTTTGCAAGGTCGGTAAGTAATGTTTGGATTGAGCCTCCTCTTATCTTTTTTTGTCTTTTCTTTTCACCTTTTTCGTCTACTTCAAAATCAAACTCATCAGTTTCTATCTCCTCCTCATCTGGTTTAAGAGCTTTCTTTAAGGCTTTCCTTCTTTTATAGTTTTTGAATAATTGTTCGTCCATCTCAGAAGCTTTATTTTCTTTTACTATTTGTCGAATCATTTTTAAAAGTTCTGATTCACTTAACATTACTTTTTTTCCCATAATTTATGTTTTTTATATAAATATCTATAAGTAATTAAAAATTACCTAATAGTCCTTTTATTACTAATCAAATGTTGGTGGGGGTTTATACTCATCTTCTGTATCCCCTTCCTCCCTTTTCTTTAAAAATTCTTTCATTGTCTCAGTCCAATATTCTTCAGGAACATTTTTTCCCACTAGAAACGCTGTGTCGTATTGTAGATTTGAGTATACCCATTGTAATAATAATTCATTATCTTTATCGCTACCGTCCGACATAAAATATTTTAGTAACTCTTCGTTAGTTAATATGTCATTTATCCACTCTTTATAAGCTTGAGTACGCCACTTTTTAGCTACCAACATTTTTCCTTTTTCATATGGGTCCCATCCATCTTTTATGGCTTGCACCATTAACTCACCATCTGTTGCACTACCGCTAGACTTAAACATAGCTTTTATAAAATCCCAGTTAGTTTCGTGTTCCGATAGCTCAGCATCATGGTCTGCTAATTTTCTAAAGAATTTACCAACTTTAACTGTAGACTTATCATCAGGTTCTTTCTTCCATAATTTCCTTATTAAATCTTTTGGTCCCAGAACCCCACTTTTTGCTACAGCGTCATATATTTCGAAGTAGGTATATGCCGCTCCTACCAGTGGTGCTGTGAATTTAGCAAACTTTATAATGAAGGCTTGTTGTTTTGCGGTGTACTTTTCAATACCTTCTATCACTTCTTTTCTAAGTCCTAATTCTACACTTTCTCGTATCAATTGTTTTTTTACTTCTACTTCTAAAAATTTTTGATTGACTTTTGAGGTTAGGGCTTTGAACTGGTATTGTTCCAACTTAGACGGTATTTTTCCTGACACAATTTTTGCTGCCATTTTTTTTGCTCCTTTTTTACCCCATTCTTTAACAAAAGGGAATTTTTTAACTACGGAAGGAACAGCAGGTAAAGCGGTAAGGAATAGAACTAAACCACCCATTTCTTCATCACCTTCAGCAATATATAATGCACCATCTAAAAAACCAATACTCATAGAAATAGCTAAGGCTCCTGCCCACCCTACAACAGGTATGAAAGCTAATGCTAGCGCAGCAACTTCTAGAACGGGTAAAACACAGTGCTTCCAGTCAGCACAGAATCCTGGTTCACCTTCTTCAACATGTTGGACGTATTCATTCATCGTCTTGGTCCATCTAGTACATCCTCCTGGATAACCAACTGGTTGGTTTGCCCATTCATTATAGAAATCAGTGTCTGATTGTGTCCAGTTCTTAAATTTCATTGCAACTATTTTTCTTGCTAATTTAAGTGCTCGTGCTTTCCTAATATCACATGTGCTTTTTTGTTTACTAATATTGTCCATTCTTTCCTGCTCGAACCCACCTATGTCTAGAAATTGTTCTTGGATATCAATAGTTTGTGACACTACAGCTTCAATTAATGTGGAATTTAATGATATTTTGTTTTTTTTGGTCATTTTTTAATATGTCTATATTATAAATACTTGCATTGTGGTAAAAAAAAAAGCCTGATTTCTCAGGCTTTTTAATAGTAAATCTGGTTTGTTCTAGCCTAGACATGTTTTTACTAAACTTTTGTGTGATTTTTCTAATTTATGGTGTTCAGACCATACATTATCCAATCTTTTGTCTAGATTACGAATGTTGGTATCTTTATCTCTACCCATTTCTCTATGGATATGCTCAATGTCGTCTTCTAGTTCTTTTCTAACTCTTCTGATGTCATCGTCAATATCCATTCTAGCAACTTCCAAGTCATCGACCCTTCGGTTCAACCTCATTACTCCCACAACCGTACCTATTAAAGACAAGACCCCAAGAGTAATTAAAACTGTTAAAATTGTTTCCATGATATTTTATTTTTATAATTTATGCCTCAAGGACACTGTAATATAGTTAAAATAATGGTTAAAATGTACAGTTACACAACATAAATCCCTAAAATAGGCGATAGATGTGTGTGTAAAAAGATTAGAAACTGTTCTATCTGACTATATTTACCCATTAACTTACGAAGATATTCGTGATTTTATGTCCTAGAACTGGATTTTAGCTGGTTATTTAGTATTATTAAGGTATGACTACAACAATAACAACAATAGTATATATTCTAATAGCGGCATTAATGTCTTATAAATTTAGTGAGTATACGAAAAAAAAATAAATCACTGAAAAACTTTTTAAAATTTTCTTTAATATGGTATAGCCAACAATTCGCGATACCTTTTTGGGTTGTTGGTCATGTACACCTTCATTTAGTTACCTATCAAGATTGGGTGGAGTTACTCTGTTCTTTGTTCCTACACTTATCTGTTCTTTCTGGTTTCTTACTAGATTGGGTTAATTATAATAAAAGTCAAAACTGATAGATGGTTATATTAGATTGACTGGCCAATAATTGGGGGTGGGTATTATCTGGGTATTTGCTACTTTGTATGATATTTGCTTATAGGGATTTAACTAAAAACCGTTAAGGTTATGGGAAAAGCTGACAAACTAATAAATAGAATATCGGAGTTTCAACGTGAATTAAAAAAAATTCAAGATACTTGTACTCACCTACAAAAAGAGGTTAAATTTGTTAATTCTAAAGAAGGTGTTAGGTGGGTTTGTAAAGAGTGTAAATCTTTACTTGGTTGGCCTGCTCAGGACCATATAGATAAATGGTCTAATAAATAAATTTCAATGCTTAAGGGTAAGGACAATAAATTGTCTTAGCCTGTGTTCGGTGGAACATTAATACTTACGGACCAACCACCATTTCTTATCACTATACACGCACCTAATCTACACTCACCCTTAATTTCTGATTGGTTAAGACAACCACATTTAAAGTATTTTAACTCTTCTTCGGTTAGGGGTCCTTTTTCTATTAGACTTTTAACCTCATTTTCAAAGTAAGTTCGTGGTCTATTTCTTTTATCACAAAGATAATTATAAATTTCACGCGACATTATATCTGTAGTGTATTTGGTACTGTCCCAAGTTATTATACTTTCTCCTACTTTACATCCCATAGTTTTTAATGTTTATTAATAAATATCTTACATAGAACAAAACGAGATTAAATCATTAT